AAAAAAAATTAGTCTATTTAATAATAAGAGAAAGTGAGGAAAAGAGCTATGAAGCGGACATTGGGAAAACTACCTTTTGGCGATAAGATTCATAGAGATACAAAGATAAGTATTCTCTATCTGTTGAAGCTCCTTCCTGAAGATATAGATATGTATGTTCAATGGAACGGAGAAATAAGGGCTATATGTGATTATAATACCGAAGTAGAAGTAGCTGATAAAGTAATGAATACTATCAACAATAGTTGCCCGTATGGTATAAGGTATAGATGGTTTTCGTTGATTGCTTCTATGTTGTATCTTTATCATGCAAAGAAGATGAACTTTGATTTTAAGATGTATCTGTTCTTGCTTAAAAATGCAACATATTGGTATGACTACATTCTGTTTCTAAAAGCTAAAAAGTTCATCAATTCTTGGGGAACGATTTAATCAATCTAAAAAGAGAACAATATATTATTTTTTAATTCAGAAAAGTGTTGACAATCCAAAAAGGATATGTTATAATCTATTTGTCGGTAGGGGGAAGGACAACCCCCGAAGAGAGTTGAGGGTGGCTCTCTCGCTGACTCCTCCGTATAGTATTGTTTGACACCTCCTTTCTGTGATAAAAAGCCACCCAACGGAAACTATTGTCAAACAATCTACCCTATAAAATCCACAAAACAGATAAAGGAGCGTTGCAGGATGAATACTATTGAATATGAATACATTGGTGTTGGGTTCGACAATAATGCGCCCTCCTTCGTTTTTGTGAAAATACACTCAACCGATAAAGTTGTAAAAATTCGCTCAAAGCTGTATAATAATATATTTATGAAACTTTATCACATTATTGAAGCGGACAATGTTTTCGGTTTTGTAATTGTGGATGAAAATAATAATAGGATTAAATATTATTCCGAAGATATTTATTAACTCCACAGATAGTCAGACATTATTGTAGAGGTATAGCCAAGCGGTAAGGCACGAGAATTTGACTCTCGCAGTCGTAGGTTCAAATCCTACTACCTCTGCCAAATAAAAATAAAATGGTGGGGAAGAATTTCGATTATCCCCAACCAATATAATAAGACTCGTACAGCAACTTTAACAAGATACGCCAGGAATGTATTAATAAACGAGTCTTGACTTGGGAGTATGGTGGAATTGGCAGACACGCAAGATTTAGGTTCTTGTGCTTCGGCGTGAGAGTTCAAATCTCTCTACTCCCACCATAGAGAAAATCTTATCTGATAAATAGATAAGTTGCACAAAACATAGAATCATCTTCTTCCTGTGTGTAAAACGGTGGAAAGATTCAATCTAACCTTGAAAATTAAATATCTTGAAAATTAAATATCCCGTGTGATTTTTGACAATCGCTTATGTGTGGGGGGCATACGACACATAAGAATATATAGGCATCATTCACATTACTTCATTCATCGACAATCACATTTATATCACACGGGTTATATGTAGGCTTTAAAAGGGAGTGTGCCTACATTTATATATACATTCGACTATCGACTTCCTAATATAGATAAAGACTTTCCTAATTATAAAAAAAACACTCCCTTTTCTTTATGCACTCGTAGCGCAATCGGATAGCGCATCGGACTTCTAATCCGAGGGTTTTGGGTTCAAGTCCCAACGGGTGTGCCAATAGAATAGAAAGTAGGCTAAATAAACCGCCTGTAAAACTTACTTCAATATAGAAGTACAGTAGGAGTTACTATGATATAGTCTTTCTATTCATCGAGCGGTGGTGTAAAAAACAACACGCTCCCTGTGGTGGGAGTAATTTAGGTGTAAATCCTAACCGCTCGACCATTCTTTTTTATAATATGTGGGTATAGTGTTTAACGGTTAGCACATAGGTTTCCCAAACCTAAAGTACGGGTTCAAATCCCGCTACTCACTCCAAAAATTAACCTATTTAATAATGAAGGAGTAATAGAAATGAAAGTATATCTTGCGGGTTCTTGTAGTTCCGATAATAGAACACTTATGACCTCTATTGCTCAAATCATTAGGAGCTTTAATATTGATTGTTATTGCCCCTTTGAATTAAAAATTCCTAATGCTTGGGATATGTCACAAGAAGAATGGGCAAAGAAAGTATTTGATAAAGATGTAGAAGCTATTGATGCTTGTGACCTGATGATTTCTATTTCTAATGGTAGAAAATCAACTGCGGGAACAAACTGGGAACAGGGTTACGCTTTTGCAAATAAGAAAGCTATTTGGGTGTTCCAAATCAATAACGAAGATACTTCTTTGATGACTTATTGTGGGTGTGACTTGTTTTTTAACTCCACGAAAGAGTCTATTCTAAAAGATATAGAGCTTGTTCTTTCGTGTGGAAAAGCAATGCCGCTTTTGAAAAAGAATAATTGTAAATCAACTCTTACCTAAATTAAGGAGCTACTATGATGGAAATAACATGGTTTGATGGCGTATGTATCGCCATAAGTGTAGCCACAATAGCTGTGCTTATTGCATTAGTAATAGATGGTATTAGATGGTAAATAACATCTAATTGAGCTTCCTTAAAAATATATTAAAAATAATCCATAAAAAGTGTTGACAAACAAAAAATCATTTGGTATAATAATACCACGATAACGCTCTTTGACAAATAAATATTGAAGGTAAAAAATATGGGGGCGTGGCGTAATGGCAGACGCAGCGGACTTCAAGATTATCTAAAGAGAGGAATGTTATGCAACATATCCTTGAATTCTAATGGAAGTGAAATTGGGCATACCATTAGAGCCAAATAATTTTGTTTGGTAGACAGGAGCAGATAAGTAGGAATACTTATGCTGAATGGGTACTAAACGGTGAACCCTTTCCCAATGGGAATACCGTGCCAATTATTGAAAAATAAGTGTGTAGAGACTTTACATACCCTACCCCAACTGAAATAAGTGGGTAAAGATTAAGTCCAGACCACAAACACTTCAAGTGGTAGTGAAAACTATAGTGGTAAGAAAATCCGTTGGTTATTAACCGTGTGGGTTCGAGTCCCACCGCCCCTACCATATAAGACACATACAGCAATTTTAAAATACAATTGGGTTTTTGTAATAAAGTGTCTTGATAATATTTTACGACTCGGTAGTATAAAATGGTTGGAAAATACACAAGCATATCACGCTTGTAATATGGGTTCGATTCCCATCCGAGCCGCCCAACAAATTGTTTGAGTTATTAACGAGGTATAATCAGTTCTTACGCCAAGCAATGTGCTTAAACAATTTAACCTATAGCAATCATTCTTTAGCTATGGTTGCTATATATGCAGATGTGGCGAAATGGCAAACGCGGAGGTCTCAAAAACCTTTGGAGAAATCCTTGTGGGTTCAAGTCCCACCATCTGTACCAAATGCGGGTATAGTGTTCAATTGGTTTAGCATATCGGTCTTCCAAACCGAAGGTGAGGGTTCAAATCCCTTTACCCGCTCCATTTTTTCCTTTCTGCGCTCATAGAATGAGTTGCAGATGTTCATTGTTCAATGATGAACGGGGATATATGTTATGGTAGAACCTTTGACAAATATCCCCCTAAATCATCTTCAGCGTGTGGCGCAGTTTGGTAGCGCGGGTGATTTGGGTTCATCAGGTCGCAGGTTCGAGTCCTGTCACGCTGACCAGTGGGTTTTATCCCTGCCCGATTGTGGACTTTTGGCGACAGAAGCCGAATGTTCAGCATTGAAAAGGATAACCCTTCAAGATAGCCGAACGGAGTAGTAAAAGGCTTGAACCTTTTAGTAGACTGTCGGAGTTGGACAACATGAATCAATCTCGTCAATTGTGATTGTTGGCATAATCAAAGGGTGACAACCTTTTTATGTGGTTAAACTTGGGTATTCCTATGGGGTTTCAATTCCCTATGGGAATGGCAAAACAGGTGAAAAGGGAAATCAGTTTTTAGAACTGATTCCGATTAATAAGAGAAAAGCGTTTCAATTCCTTGTTGGAAGGACGAGCCAAAGGGAATTGAACAATGGGGATGTAGTCCAATCGGTAGAACAGCGGACTGTTAATCCGTATCGTGTAGGTTCGAGTCCTACCTTCCCCGCCAAAGTATTCCCATTGAGGGGTACTAAACTCGGAAAAATCCGATACAGGCGTGATATTCGCCCGTCAATCACGGTTTGCGATATACCGTGACCGTCTGCTGAAACGGCTGAAGATGGAATTCAGCAATATATTTAATTTAATAAGGCACATACAGCAAATATACAAGGTTTTGAATTTTTTAGTGTTAAAGTCCAAAAAGAAAAAAGTGCCTTGATTAAAATACAAATGCGCCCATAGTTCAATGGTTAGAGCAGTCGGCTCATAACCGACCAGTTCGAGGTTCGAGTCCTCGTGGGCGCACCATACCCCCATCAATCGCTACTCGTTGGTGGGAACAAGGTTTAGAAGTAGTAAAGCTACGAGTATGGTAGTCGGCGCGATAGTGAGTCGTTAAGGGCGAGAAAAAGCTGACACTATCATTCACTATGGGGGCGTAATTGTACGCAAAGGGGCAATGATGACAACATTGTGAGTATGCGAACGGCAAAGGGACTACTCGTCATAGTTCAACGGAGGTTCAAATCCTCCCGCCTCCGCCAATGGGCGAATAATTTAACAGGTAAAATACTTGCCTTGCAAGCAAGAGTTTAGGGTTCAAGTCCCTATTTGTCCACCAACAAATGACACGGTAGCTTAATTGGTAGAGCAACAGATTGTCAATCTGTGAGATACGGGTTCAAGTCCCGTCCGTGCCGCCATCTTTCATAAAATAGACAGGAGGAGCTAACAATGACTAATCTTGAATATCTTTGCAAAAATTATAAGAAGTTTGCGGGATTGACAAGACATCAAGTAGAGGATTTCGTATATTGTTTCGGATATACTTGTCCAACGCATTATAACCGTCCTCCTATGTGTCATGACTGTGGTTCTTGCATAAATTTGTTTCTTGATTCCGAATATGAAATAGATGATGTTTATGCTGACTTTTGGAAACAAATTGCACTCATTGAAAAGGAACGGAATACAACAAAGAAACAAATAGAACCTAATGGTATGCGCTATCGTTGTCCGAAGCCCACTACCTCATGTGAATACTATCACAAAAATAATGGGTTTTGTGGGTTGGTTGATGAGCGGATTAACCCTGTTAATAATTGTGCGATTGCTCATACGGATAAAGAGGGAAAGTATTGGAAACCCATAAATATCACAAATATCAAACGAACAGGGATAGTTCGCAGAGTTTCCGATAACGGTGGTGTTTCAATATCAATATCTCCGTATTTGATGAAAGAGCTAAATGTTTCTAATGATGCACCTTTGGAGGTTATTATTCTCGAAGATAATTCGGGCAAAAAATATATTGCCTTATCTGAATATGATGTATAATTTCAAAGGTGTTCAAAATATAGTGTGTGAGTCTGTAGCCAAGCGGTAAGGCACTTGACTTTTTCGACTCAAGTAGATTGACAATTACTTGAAAGGTTAAATGTTAAGTAGTCATTTTATTGGAGAAATAACAGAACAAGAAGTAGCTTTGGAGTTTTTAAAATTAGGAGTTTTACTTTCAAAGCCATTAGTACAAAGTTCACGATACGATTTTATTGCAGATATAAATAATCATCTGTATAAGATTCAAGTAAAGACTTGTAGAGAAAGAGAAAACGGTAAGTATTTTGATTTTCCCACAAGCACAAGCCATACAAACACCAAAGGAACTTTAAATCTTTCTTATTCACAAAATGATGTTGACTTTTTTGCAACCATACATAATAATCAATGTTATTTAATCCCATTAGGGGTATGTGGAAAAAGAGCGCAAAGATTAAGACTGATTGAGCCGTTAGATGGACAACCTAAAAACGGACTATTTGCAAAAGATTTTAAGTTGATGGATGTAATTCAAACTTTGTAATTGTCATTTCTGAAGGACGAAAAAATCAAGGCATCGTGGGTTCAAATCCCACCAGACTCACCAATTGTTAGGTAGCTCCTAACTGATGTGCTGTTGTTAGAGGCAGTACAAAGAATGACGATGTTTTATTTAACAGTATTATAATTTCTTGCATAATTAAAACTCTTTTCCAATCAAATAAAACATTGTATTTTCAAAAAGAACTTATAAGGCAAGTATACCTGTATACTTTTTAATTTATGTAATATAGCGCAAATATTATATTTATACTTTAAGATTTTTGAAAAACTCTAACACCTTTTGGGGCGGTAACATAATTGGTAAATGTGTCGGACTGAAAATCCGAAGATACTCGTTCGATGCGAGTCTGCCCCACCATTAGCGGGGTGGGAGTGATAAAGTAAAAGGATGCACTTTCATTAGTATATCTCCTTGCATCGTGAAAAACCCCAATACTTCCAAAGGTTTTTTGAGATATTTAAGCCTACCATTGATTTTATTAATATATGCTTGTTTGTTCATAATTAAGCCTCCGCTCCGATTATATTTTTTATAATTTTAGCCCACCCCGCTATTATGTCCTCGTAGCCAAATCAGGTAAGGCGCACGGTTGCAACCCGTGGATTCTCCGTTCAAATCGGAGCGAGGACTCCATTATAAAAAGTCTCGTTTTGGTATAAACCATATAGATAAGGAGAGTAATATTATGAAGAAGATAACTGAAAAAATCACATACTTTTTTCCTATTATCATAGCAATCGTTATTGCAATAGGTGGGATTTTGACAAGTATATTTCTCTATCCCGCTATTCACAATTCATCAGAATATATTGTTAATTATGCAGTAATGAGTTCTGATGTGGAAAATACAGCAAGAGTTGTTGATAAGTTTACTGTTCCTTATATCAATGGAAATGTAAAATATAGGCTTGTTATAACTGAAAATCCCTATGATGAAACGCCTATATATAGAGAAATAGAAACAGATGAATTTGTGTATCACAATAATACAGGAATAGTAAATATTAACGCTGAAAAAAGATATACAATGGATTGGGCTACATATTTTGTAGTATGTGTGGTTACTATTGCTCTTACTTTTTTCTTTGCTTTCTACTTAAGTGCTTTTATTCAAGCTAAATGCTTTGGTAAAGATAATATGGTTATGTATGCGTAGTTGTAAATCAATGCTGATGTAGCTCAATTGGTAGAGCAACGGTTTTGTAATCCGTGGGTTGTGGGTTCAAGTCCTATCATCAGCACCATGCTAATGTAATTCAGTTGGTAGAAGTTTCGTCTGATAAGCGAATCGTCATTGGTTCAAGTCCAATCATTAGCACCAATAGTATGGGGGAGATATATAAAACTATATTTCCCCCCAATGTTTACATAATTCTTCAAAAGGAGAATGGATAGAAATGGTGTCATCTAAAATTGAAGAAATAGCTCCATATATAAAAAGATTTAGAATGAAGCCAACCATTACAATAGAAGAAATAATACAATATGGCTTCAAAGAGGGTGGCAGTTGGTTGAATTCAAACGCTGAATATTATTTATCCTATAATATCAGTAAAAATAGTAATAGATTCAACATTGAAATTGGCATTCCATTTAATCTAAATGAGTGGAATGACTGCGATTTTATTATGGTTATAGATGATGCTTTTTTACAACCATACACTCCTTTTCATAATGTTAGATGTGAACAATGTAAAGGAAAGCTATCCGCAAATTTTAATATTCTTAATTGGGTTATTAAAGAATATAATAACTATATGTCAAGTTTAGATTTCCTTGAAGAAACAAGCGAATAGTATTATTAAAAAGGAAAATGATTTTTGTGATGATATGGGAAGTTAAGAATTATGCCTTATAGTATTAATACATTAACCGAATATGTACTTGAGTGTGATGAGTGTGAAAAAGAAGAAGTATTTCATACTGGCTCATGTGAAAGTGGTAATTATGCCTATACTAATGACTTATCTATTAGGACATTAAGAGATGCGTTTAAGACAGCCAACTTTCATAAAGTAGTTAATCCTCGACACACGAAAGGTTCATTGGCACATCCAAAATATATTGTTTTATGTGATGAATGTTTCAGCTTGAGAAAAAATCAAGGAAAAAGATAATATTGCTAATTAAATAGTAGATAGTATAGGCATCACCTCCGTAAGCGTTTGCATTTTTAACTTCAATCAGTCCGTAAACAATAACACTGTCTATATTATCAATTAACTGCTCGGTTATGTCATCGAGCCGAATCCACTTTTATAAGTAGGAGAAATTAAATGAGCCGCCTTGTGGGGAGGCAAGTTCGCAATATCCCCACACATTTGAAAATGGCAGGGTAGAGTAATGGTAACTCAACAGGCTCATAACCTGTAATATGAGGGTTCAAATCCCTCCCCTGCAACCATAATTTTGTGCTAATGTATTTCAGATGGTTAGAGTCCACCCATTAGCACAATTTTTTAATATTTTGTTAAAAAGAGATTGACAAATAGAATTAAAAGATGTATAATGTAAAGGAATTAAAAAACAGGAGAGAATAGTATGAAGATGAATGTCAAAATACAAGTTCCTAATTCCGACATTATTATTTATCTTGCCAAATGTTTTTCTACTGACAAAGTTGTTAAAGCAATTAACACATTGATAAACAATCCACGGGCAAAACTTGGAAAGCGTTCCGTATACACTCGTGAAACCTATAATGATGGAAGAGGAAGTTGGGAAGAACACCACGACCTTGTTCGTCTTTCAAAAGAAGAATTAGCCGACACGAAAAGGTATATGGAAATGCTTGCTGATATGAAGGGAAAAGAGTGTTGGGTGGATTTTATGAATAATTAAATTACCTATTGGTAATAGTCCTTCGTGAAAATACAAGTAATTTTATGGGGAGTTATACCGTAGATGGAAGCGGGGCAGACTGTAAATCTGTTGTCATTATGACTCGGATGGTTCGACTCCATCACTCCCCACCATTTTGAAAAACTAATAGGAAGGTAGAATATGCGTAAGGTATCTTTTACACGGCGAGAAGAAGATGGTAAAAATATATATGATTTAACCATTCGGGAATCTGATGTAACTTATATTAAGTCTTTTTCGGAAGATGAAGCATTGGATTTAGTGTCCGAGCTACTAACTTGGCTATATGATAAGATAGCCACACCAACATTTACAGCCATTCTTAACGCATAATGCGCTTGATTTATAATCAATATATTTTGTGGTTTCGAGTTCCACCATCTGCCGATTAAGGAGGATAAAATGTATTATCATATTGATAAATTAGGCATTATAACGCACGACATACCCGAAGAGTATATTATCAATAGTAATGATATAGATGTTTCACGCGAACGAATTATCAATGGTTATTATGAATATATCTACTATATTAGCAAGAATGAATTTAATAGACTCAAGGAACATTGTTTATACCCATTAATTCCATCGAATTCTCAAGTCTATCTACCTCGTGCAGATAGAAGCGCATTTATAGATGTAGAAAATACTTATTCTGTAGCACTTATTATCAGAAATTATTGTGCCGACGATATTCTTACATTTGCTTATCCTCATCGTGATAAAAATATGATAGTGTTATATCCTGTTGGTCATTTGTTCTGTGACGAGAGAGCGGAAACATCCTACTTTCCCAACAGGAAAATAAAGTGTTTCACTACTTATGAAGAGTTTCGGAGAGCAGAAGAAAAGAATACCACCAATAGAGATAAAAATTATCAAAAGGGTAAAGATGCCCGTGCATTATTGCATGAAATTTCCCCGTCATTTTCGCTTGCATCTCCTAAATACAAAGTGGTTGCTGTTAAAAAGCCCACACAAAAAATAAAGGCAAAAGTTGGAGATATAATACACGCAGAATTGCCGATTATTACTGAAGATGGGTGGCGATATAAATACGACCATACATCTGTAAATATGTATGTAAATAATCAATTTAAGAAAACTCTATTGCTTAAATATTTACAAATGATATTTTTGGAAAACTATGTTGTTGAAGAAGTAAGTGTGCCTATGAAAGAGGAAATGTAAAATGTCAATTTCAGATATAATACACTCTATATTCCGTGAGTTGTTTGGATATTCGGCAGATTTTAGAAATCATAGCCACCGAATAATGATACATAATGCTGTATTTCTTATGCAAGAAGGTGGTATATTTTGTAACGATGGCTTTTCCTTTGGTTGGTATAAGCACGGGGCATATTCGCAAAATCTTCAACAAGTATTGATAACCACACCACAGCCACAAGTGGAACATATATGTTTTTCAAAGGTTGGACAATATGTTTTGAATTGTTTGAAAGAATGTATTATTACTTCTCATAATGGATATTCTGATGTGGAGTGGATGGAATTATTAGGCTCTCTCGGATATATAATAAACCGATGGTATCAAACTGCAAAAACAGAGAATGTATTACGATGGCTTGTAGAACACAAACCATATTTGGATAAAAATGAGTTAAATTCAATTGGACTGGATGTCATACAAAAATATAACACACAAACAGAATTATCACAAAGGATTTTTTATAAATGAGGATTGATTTTATTGCGGTTTGTTTAATTCTTTTAACGGTTGTTATCTTTTTCTTTAGAAGAAAATATATAAAGAATTTAAAATTTTGGCAAAAAACTTATTATCCTGAATCAGCAGATTGTTATATTTGTGGTATAGGAAAAGCATATATTGATTGTGACAATAATCACTTAAAGGAGAAAGTATGACGGTCGGAGAACTTATAAAAATAATAGAGTACAAATTTTGCATTATTGTAGAAGACTTCAATATTGTCAAACATTTACTAATAGATACCTTTCCTGAACATAAAATAGCCCTTCATAGATGCAATTCTTGGGAGGAGCTATCTAACGAAATTGAGTCATATAGGGAAGATGTGGAAATTTATGTTGGGAGATATTATGAGCAGAGTCACCCAAAATGGGGGATTCATCCTATACATTTTGCTAAATACTGGGATGTTGAGGTTAAAAAGATTTACGCTGGTGATAACGGAATACTCTGCATAGTTATATAATACTCTAAAAAATATAGCTCATAAGAAACATTAAATTGTCAGACTTAAAGGATAAAATATGACTGCAAGAGAACTTATAAAGATAATATCTCACGAATATACTATTTTCATAGAAGACTTAACGATAGTAAAACAACTATTAATAAATGAATTACCGCAACATAGCACAGCCATTAACAGTTGTAAATCTTGGAAAGAGCTGCTTACTGAAGTTAAACCATATATGGAAATGGTCGAAACTTCTGTTGGTAAATTTAGGTGCATTCCAAACCCAACATTGATAATTAATCCTATACATATATCCAAATACTTGGAGTTTGAAGTTAAAAGGATTGATTCTGGTAATAACGGAATAATCTGTATATTTATATAATAGCCTAAAACTACAACCCACAAACCAAAAGCATAAGGTTTGTGGGTTTTGTTAAGATGTATATAATTCGTAATATTTTAGCTGTTATCAGGACAATTATCTTCTGTTAAATTTATAGTAGCCGTTGGATAAGTCATAACCATCGTGGTTTTAGGGATTATCTTAAGTCTACCATTTTGAAGATTAAAAACAACGACAGAAGAAGGTATCATCTCTCCTTCTGGAGCGATAAGCGGCTTGAGGGCTTTAAAAAACTCGTCTTGCAAGTCTACTCTCATATATAGTTGAGGGGACTGCCCAACTTCTGAATATGCAAAAACGGTGTCATAGTCAACTATATTCACTTTTTGCAGATTTATTTTTCCTATTATTTTCATTTATAATACTCCTGTTCATAATATAGTTATTTTGATAAGCTTTATTATACAGTAATATTGTTTCTTTGTCAACTATATTTATAAGAATATATTTACAAATATGTGTGTGGTTTCATGGTTTTACATAGTTTCACCGTTTTGGTGAACTGATATTTTTTGATGAAACATATAAATATATCCAAAGCTGTATTTTCCATATTGACTTTAGTGGAAACATTTGATATAATAATGGAAAACATATATCATTTTTACAAGAGTTTTTTCTAACCATTAAAAAGCGAGAGTGCTTCACCCTTGCTTAATAAATAAACGAAAGGTAGATAAATGATTAACAAATTAATTTCACTTTTTATGGTAGGCATATTAGGGCTTACTTCTACTTCAACTATTGCGACTGTAAATAGAACGCAAGTGGACGAATATAAAATTCCCAAATATGAATTTATCCAACTTCCAACTAATGAAACAGTCACAGCCAAAGATAATTTTGCAAAATCACAAAATTCAGAAAGACCATTAACAAAGGGAACAACAAAACTAATATCAGACTATAGCAATATAGATGTACTATTAACTGTTGGAGATGTTTCTTCTCTAACCTTAACTTGTTTAGGTACTTATTACATAGAAGAGAATAATTATGTAATACAGGGTTCATTATCAAATCCACAGCTATTGAATATCAGCATAATGAACAATGGCATAAAAATAGTTCATAATAACGCTACTGTATTTGCTAATAAATCTTGTACCCTTAAAAATATTGCATATCAAGCAACAAGTCAAATAGTTAAATTAAATACTACTGATTTTGAATTTAATGATGGTAGATACTATTTGGGCGATATTAAAATAGATAACAAGGATAATAAGGTTAGATTAATAAATCACCTTCCAACAGCTTTTTATTTATATGGTGTAGTTCCTTATGAAATGAGTGAGAGTTGTAATATCCAAGCATTAATGGCACAGGCTATTGCGGCAAAAACTTATGCTTTCTCCTTCCCCTCTAATACTACAGAATATCAAATTACGGATTCAATGAATTATCAAGGGTATAGGGGATATTTACCTAACTATTCCAAATGCTTAAATGCTTGTTTGAATGTTTGTGGTAAAGTTCTGACTTATAATGGTAATACTGTATTATCTTATTACGCCGCTACTAATGGTGGAGAAACCGCCATTCCTTCTTGGGTATGGGGTTCTACATATCAAGACCATCTTTTTTCTACTAAATTAGATGATATTGATTTAATGTATTACCCTGAACGCTATATAGAAACATTACCTATTGAATATAATGTTCCAATAGAAAATAAACAATTTAAAACCCTTATTGAAGATGATATAAAGAATATTTATAATCTATCAGAAATAAATATTGCTACAATAATAAATGCAGAAATGCACACACCAAACCATAATGGTAGTGTTAGAGATTTATCCTTGCTTCGACTTACTGTATTAACTGATACCGATACGGAATATGTAGTTGATATAAAAGCAAGTAAATTAAAAGATGTTGGTATATTTACAAAACCATTTAAAATCTATTGGGGTAGAGAAATAGATAATGGTTATGAGGTTCTTTATTGTAGATGGGGACATGGTTTAGGTATGAGCCAATATGGAGCAGAACAGAGGGCTAAAGGTGGAGCTTCTTATACAGATATTTTGGCTTTCTATTATGATAAGTTAGATATTACTAATATTACAGAGAGTAAACCTAATTTCACAACAGCACCTATTCCAACTCCTACCCCTACCAATACGCCTAATCCTACGGCAACTCCCAAACCTACAAATACCCCAAGACCAACCGCCACGCCAAGACCTACAAACAGTCCTACACCAATTCCGACTGCTACTCCGACTGTCACGCCAAGACCGACAAATACTCCAACACCTACACCAAAACCAACAAACACGCCTACTCCAACTCCTATTATAACAAATACCCCATCTCCAACATTTAATCCTCCAAATTCTACGGCAGAGGGAACAATTACGGTTAGTTCTGCAAGAATGAGAGCAGATGCAACTACAAATTCTATTCATATCACATCTGTAAGATATGGAGAAAGAGTAGAAGTCATTGGGGAAAAAGATGGATGGTTACATTGTAAGTATAATCAATATGTTGGTTATATTAGAGGAGATTTATTATCTGTTGGTTCAGCAATTGGTATAGGTTGGACAGGTATGGCATATACAAAAGTTAATGCAAAAATGTATAATAAACCTACTCATTATGGAAATATAATAAGAACCATTCCAAAAAATTCTTTCCTTATTATATATGGAAAGATAGGCAAATATTATTATGTTCAAATTGGAAACAATACTTCTAATGTTGGATATGTTAATAGTTCAGACCTTAATAACTTTACCTTTATACAATGGTTAAGGTTCTCATAATAATATATTTTCTAAAAGTATTGACAAATAAGTTCAGCTTTGTTATAATATAAACATCAGGTGAGAAGTTTTCTCGGACGGTTCTTCTTACCGCACTTTCGCCGTGGAACTGTTGACAACAATCGTAAACCTTAAAAACCGTCCTCATAATGTGTCGTTTGTAGTTTAATGGCAAAATGCACCAGTAGTTTTATGGTGAAATACCTCCTGATGCGATGTGGGTTCGAGTCCCATCAAACGGCAAATTTTGACCCCACGGGAAGTGTTGCTACGGATAGCGGTTGGAGAGTAGCAAATCCTTCGCGTTATTCTCTTCCTTGTGGGGGTAGGTATAATAGAGATTCATTCTCTTTACATATAGAGGGCGCAGAACCCTACCCACATTTGATTATTTTAGTTCTGTACGCCCTCTTTTTTTATTTTCTATAAAATAAATATATAGTACCAAATACTTGACATTATCTGTTTTGTGTGTTATATTATTTTACATATACAGGATGTAACATCTGTTCTGTATAGAAGTAATCTTGAAAAGGACAAGCTATGAGTACAACAGTTTATTCTTATTGGAAATGTTCATCTTGTAATAAGATAAATCGGGGAGATGTAAGAATCTGCTCTTGTGGAAGTCGTATTCCCAATGGAGTTAAATATCTTATGCCCGATAATCCTATTGTGCAAAAAGCTATTGCCAACGGAACAATCAATGTGGAGAATGGACACATTGACGAGAAAGGTATTATATCGGATATAGCTAAAGTACAAAGTAAGGGCAACCCTAATTGGGAATGCGCTTATTGTGGCTATCAAAATAGATATGAAGATATAAACTGTGTTGGTTGCGGCGCAGGGAGAGGAAAAAAGGATTACTTTTCCAAAAAGACAGAGGGTTGGGAATGTTCTTTCTGTAATACTGTTGTAGATTATTCTGATGATGTTTGTCCGAATTGTGGCACATCAAGGTTTTGTGAGGAAATAACATCTTATACACCCCCCCCCACAATATCAGGCACAAATGAAATAAATCCATCAACTCCTGTCAATGTTCCTAAAAAAGAATCGACCTTTAAGAAAACTGTTAGGAATTTCTTTTCTAATAATATAAAGGCGATTGGTTTAGGACTTGCGGCTATTGTTGTTATCTTGGGATTAGTGTGGTTATTTACTCCTATTACAAGAACCGCAACTGTTACAGGATATAGTTGGAACAGAAGTATTGATGTAGAACAATATACTGAATTCTATGAGGATGGTTGGTATTTGCCATCAGATGCAAGATTACATCATTCAGCAAAGGAAATACATCATTACGAATCGGTATTAGACCATTATGAAACTAAAACTCGAACTTATACAGAACGAGTATTTGATGGATATGATACTCAATATAAAGATAACGGTAATGGCACTGCTCAAATGGTACAAGTGCCGAGATATAGAACTGAAACGAGAACAGAGACCTACCAAGAGCCTGTTTATAGACAAGAGCCTGTTTATAAAACAAAGTATTATTACTATATAGACAGATGGAAAGTTGTAAGCTCTCTTGATACAGAGGGGGCAGATAGAAACCCATATTGGAAAGAAACAACCATTCCTGTTACAAATTCAAATCCTAAATTGGGAGATTATAAACAAGGAATAAGAAAAGAAAAGTATTACATTGTTATTGTGGATGAAACTGAAACTACTCAATATGTTCCTATTGAGTATTCAAGATGGATTGAGTGGAATAAAGAAAAGATAAATTACAAAACTTTTAGATTTAGTCACTCTCCGCTTGGAGCGGTAATTGATGAATAGTTAGTAAAAATATATAGTTTAAAACTATTGACAAGTTCAGTTTATTTGATATAATAAGCATATTAAATAATAGAAAGGAATTCAAACTATGAATCGCAAGATTATTTCTACGAAAAAGTCTATTGCTTGGTGGCTTGCCGCAATAAGCATGATTGGCGGCTATTTGACCGTAAAGCTCTCCGAAGCCGAAGCAATAACTTTGACCGCTACAATTATTTCCCTTGCAATTCTTATTCCTGTAGGAATTTGCGCGGGAGTAATGATTTCCTACTATCAATGGGTGCTTGATAATATGTCACATATTAATATAGAAGAAAAAGAAACACCAAAAACAAATTGGTGGGAACTCACAATAGAAGAATAAAGGAGTTTGAAAATGAACGCATTAAGTATTATTTGTCTTGTAATTGCCATCGGTGGACTTATCGGATTGATAGCCACCAAGATTACCGAAAGTTATTGGGGAGAAGAATACCCAATTGCAAGGCGTATCTGTTTTTATGGAATGATAGCCTTTATTGTACTCACAGTTGTTTTTGGTTCGTTCTACCGAGTAGGAGAACAGCAAACCGCAATTGTTACTCAAATGGGTAAATATGTGCGTACCGATACTGCGGGTATGTATTTCAAAATTCCGTTTATTCAGAAAGTCAAGAAAATTGATACAACTGTTCACGGTACAGGCATAGGGTATGTTGTTACTAATGATGGACAAACCTTTACTGTTGATACCGAGGGCATTATGATAACAAAGGACTACAACTTAATCGACATTGATTTCTATATGGAATATCGAGTGTCTAATCCTTTGGCGTTTATTGCGTATGATAGTCCTGAAATAACCCTTAAAAATATAGCACTTGCGGCTATTCGCTCCACAGTTATTGATTATACTGTTGATGAAGCTATGACTACAGCAAAGTCAAGCATACAAGCCGAAGTAAAGGAAAAAATTCAAACCGAATTAGCTAATAAGGATGTAGGTTTACATCTTGTAAATATTATGGTGCAGGATGCTGAACCCCCTACTGATGCTATTAAGGTAGCGTTCAAGGCGGTTGAATCTGCAAAGCAAGGTAAGGAAACCGCCATCAATGAAGCCAAGAGATACCAAAACGAACAGCTACCCAATGCACAGGCTCGTGCCGATGCAATTCTACAAGAAGCAGAAGCAAATGCACAGGCGCGAATTGCTGAAGCAGAAGGACAGGTAGCAAGATTTCTTGAAATGTTTGCAGAGTATAAGAATAACCCCCTCACCACAAAAAACAGGCTACTGTATGAAGCCATTGAAAAGGCTATGGCAAAAGGGGTAAAAATCATTATAACAGATGGAAACACTCAAAGTGTATATCCTATTGAACAGTTTGTAAATATTAACGGTAACGGAGGTATTGAATAATGAAAAAGATAATCATAATTGTTTCAATAAGCGTACTTTTTGTTATAGGACTTATTACCGCGCTTACCTCTATATATACCGTTAATCTTAATGAGTATGCGGTTGTAAGGGAATTCGGAAAGATTGTAAGTGTTGAAGCTGAAACAGGACTACACTTCAGAAAGCCCTTTATTCAGAATGTTCAAAAAATCTCGATGAAGACACACCTATACGATGTTCCCCTTTCGGATGTTATAACTTCCGATAAGAAGAGTATGATTGCCGATAACTATGTGCTTTGGAAGGTTACAGACCCTACCAAGTTCATTAGAACATTGGATGCCGCTGTGCCTCGTGCGGAAGAACGCATTGAAGCCGCAGTATATAATGGACTAAAGACCGTTATATCTTCAATGACACAAGAAGAAGTTATTGAAGCTCGTGGTGAACGACTTACATCAATGCTTACCGAAGCCGCAAATAGTGACATTGGTGAATACGGAATTGTTGTTCTTACTGCTGAAATAAAATCTCTTGACCTACCCGAAGATAATAAAGATGCTATGTATGCGCGTATGATTTCAGAGAGAAACAATATTGCCGCCGCATATACCGCAGAGGGAAATGCGGAAGCTCAAAAGATTAAGAATGAAACTAATAAGGAAGTAAAAATTCTTATCGCTGATGCTGAAAAGGAAAGCGCAATTAAACTGGCAACTGCCGAAGCAGAATACATGAAGATTCTCGCAGAGGCATACAATACCGAAGAAGAAGCAGATTTCTATGAATTCTTGCGTTCCCTTGATATGTTTGTTTCAGCAATGAATGATGACACAACTATTCTATTAAACAAGGATAGCGTAATTGCAAAAATCCTTTACGGGGAATAAAACATAATATATTATCAAGGAGTGGTTATTCTCCACTCCTTTTATATTGACAGATAAATCATTTTATGATATAATTGATAGAGGGGAAAATAAAATGAGAATGTTTTTTATTAAAACAGTAACCATCATTGCAATTCTTATGGGCATAGTAGCCACAGCCCTTCTTTGTTGGTGGGGTTATAAAATATATAGTTTGGTTACAACTTTTGTTATTAGCTTTTGAGGTGTGAAATGAAACTTGTAGTATACTCTATTGATTATTGGAATAATAAAGCACTTCATAATTCCTTTGAATACAAGGCAATAGAAGATGCTCAAAAACAGTTAGCGCACAATGTATATGAGTTGTTGAAAAGATATACTCCCGCAGAAGATTGGGAGGAGAATAATTTCGATAATATATCCCCACAACAGATGGTTGATTGTTTTAATGAGCATTGTCTATTCTTTGATAGACTTGAAATGGAAATAATTGTTTCGCCACACGAATATAGAATTATAGATTGGGAAAATAATAAAATTTATATAGGATATATTCTATATGATGTTCCACAAAACAAATATACGGGAAGATAATAATATGTTAGCAGAAATTTGTAGAGATTTCGAGAGTATATATGTTGGATTTCATAGACAAGAGTATTCCTTTGACACTATTCGTAATATGGATAAGAGTTCTTTAAGAAAACTTATGTCTGATATAGGAATGAATAGATTGGAGTTTGATGGAAAAGACCACTATTATATTTATAGAACACAAGTATCTATTACTGATAAGGATTTGCAGACTATGACCGATGATGATATGTGGACATGGTGGGGAACAGTTATTCATGAGTATAAATGTCAAGAAGTAGAAATTAAACAGGGTGTATATCATAGGAAACATCAAAAACGATATAGATGGGAGTTCTAAACTACCCCTAAATATATATAGAAAGCTAATGTGAGGAAATTATGAATAAATACGATGTGCTTATTGTTGGTGGGGGTCCTGGTGGGCTTTATGCCGCTTATCGACTTTCTACCCTTTGTAAAAATTTCAAAATTGCAATTGTGGAAAAGGGCAAGGATTTAGATAGTAGATATTGCCCTATTGGTAGTGATGAAAAAAAGCATTGTGTAAAGTGCCGTCCAAATTGCTCTATTATGAGTGGGTTTGGCGGTGCAGGGGCTTTCTCTGATGGGAAGTTTATTAAAACAAATGATTATGGTGGAACTCTCTATGAATATGTTGGAAATTCAACCGCTCTTGATTTAATGGATGTTGTTGATAAAATCAATATGGGATTAGTGAATAGAGATGTAAAGGAATATACGACATCAGGGAACACCTTTTCTACAGTATGTAAGCAAAATAATATGCGCCTACTTTCGGCAAACATAAGGCATTTCGGTACAGACCTTAATGCTGTGCTTTTGCAAGAAATGAGAACCACTCTTATAAATAACGGTGTGGATATTTTCTGTAATGAAACCGTTATTGATGTTGTTGGTGAAAAAGGCAATTTTGCTGTAACTACTGATAAACAAACCTATCATAGTGATTTTGTAATAGTAGCCGCAGGGAGAAGTGGAAGTCATTGGGTAAAGGAACTGTGTAAAAGAAGAAATATTCCTACAACTTCCAACAAGATAAATATTGGGGTAAGGGTTGAACTGCCGTATGAAGTTTTTGCCCACATTACAGATGAACTATATGAGGGTAAAATTGTATATAGAACTAAAACCTATGAAGATTTAGTCCGTACATTCTGTATGAATCCGCGTGGAGAAGTTGTTACAGAAAATACTAATGGGCTTATTACGGTTAATGGGCATTCTTATCATGATGACAAGAGGAAAACAAATAATACTAATTTTGCTTTATTGGTATCAATGAAGCTGACTGAACCGTTTAATAATTCTATTGAATATGGACAGTCTATAATTAAGCTGTCTAATATGTTAGGTAACGGCGTAATCGTTCAAAGATTTGGTGATTTAATCCGTGGGCGAAGAACAAATGAACATCGTCTGAATCAAAATACAGTTATTCCCACACTACAAGCAACTGCGGGAGATTTATCATTAGTATTACCAAAAAGAATACTTGATGATATTATTGAAATGATTTATGCGTTAAATAATGTTGCCCCAGGCACAGCTAATGATGATACGCTTTTATATGGAGTAGAAGAAAAGCTGTATGATACAACGGTTCAATTAGACAACAATTTGGAAAGCTGTATTAAGGGATTATACTTTATTGGTGACGGAAGTGGGGTAACTCATTCGCTTGCTCACGCATCCGCAAGTGGGTTATATGTTGCCGATAATATTATAAAAAATAAATAATTTTTAGGAATAGACTGCATCTTGTGGTCTATTTCCATACAAGAAGGAATTACAGAATGAAAAAGAAATTATTACTTATTATAACGACTATATTGATTTGTATGTGTATAACAGGAACAGCATTAGCCGCTCCAAAAGATTCTCCTGTAAAGAGAATTGTAACACCACTACAAGGAACAGTAAATGTTGCTCGACTAAATTTTAGAACTGGAGCTTCAACAGATTATCCCATTATAGATGTTTTAACTTACGGCACATTGGTAGATGTTTTAGTTGGTACACAAAATGGGTGGTATCAAATTAAGTATAATAATACTATTGGGTATGTATCTGCTCAATATATCACTATAGTAGTACCCGAAACTTATGAAGATACATCTTGGCAAAGTTGGGCGCAGTCAAGCACTACTAATTATAATTGGGGAGAAATAGAATTAGGAGGGGGTAATACTTTTGCCAATTATGGTTGTGCTATTATCTCTTGGGGTAAAATATGTATACAAAAACATTTAATAGATGCTCAAAACTTTACTCCTCCTGTAATGGTTGAGCGACTACGCAACCTCTCTCCATCTGGGTTATCTTCTAATGGTAGTATTTATTTTTCAAGAGCCGCTAATGTATTTGATAATTTGGAATATATTGGTAGACCACAGTTCAATATAATTGGGGAAACGGCAACTATAAATAATGATAATTTAGCTGATAATTATACTCACAGTAATATACGAAATGAGATTATACAATATCTAAATGATGGATATTCTTTATTACTCCATGTGAGAACACCATATAGACCTAATCCACATCATTGGGTTGCTGTTGATAAAAATAGAAGCATCTCTAATAATGATATATTCATATTTGATTCCTTATATATGACAAGGAATGGAGAACGAGTAGAACATTACTTAAATGTAGGACATACCGTATCAGAAAGATATATTCAAATTAGTGAAATGATTGTATATAGATAACAATAAATTATATTAGAGGGAATGAGAATGAAAAAAGTAGTAATAATCTTAATAAGTATTGTAACTCTTTGTATAGCTTTATATTTTATTATGGTACAAAAATATACAAAAGTATATCCCCCTAATTTTTATATTAATGATAGGAAAGTAACTAATCTAACCCCACAAGAAGTTATTGCCGATTTTGAAAATGAAACAGCACATAGAGCTATAACCATTAATGGAATAACTAAATCTTTTAAAGAGTGTGGACTATATGATTCTATGGATAACCAAATAGAAGAATATAATCCTTACTATTGGTTTAACTACTTTCTCATTCCTCAACATATTGTTAGAATACCTCACCTTGAATTAGACCACAATTCTTTTAATTCGTTTATTGAAAATGTGTATAATCAACTGAATACGAATGTTGTTTCAGAAGATGCTTATATTGATTTCGTAGATGGAAAATATGTTGTAATAGCAGAAAAGTATGGTACACAGATAGATAAACATAAATTCAAATTATCTGTATTAGATAATTTACAACAATCCTGTTATAATATGGACATTACAGACTGTTATATTCTGCCGCAAATTACAACAGGCAACTTAATTGATAAAGTTGAAAAGATAAATCATCAGTTAGATACGACCATTAATTTACAGTTTTCCGAAGAATATATTATAACTATACCACAAGAGATTATATTGAGAACATATACATTAGATGGAATTGATTTTACTTCTATACAAGAATATATAGAAACTCTTAAACAATATAACACTAAAGGAACTACAAGAACTTTTAAGACTTCTTATAATACAGAGATAAAAGTCAAACCATTTGATAATACTATTTTCGGATGGGAAATAGACATAGATGCATTGTCTGAAAAGATTTATAAGCATATTCATAATGCGGAAAGCGGTGTAATTGAAGTTCCGTTTATATCCAAAGGATTCTCTTTTGGTAAATCCGACATAGGAAATTCTTATATTGAAATTAGTATAGATAACCAAAGGATGTGGTTATATAAAAACGGCAAGTGTATAGTAGACACTCCAATTGTTACAGGAAATGTTTCGGCAAATATGAACACCCCAAAAGGACTATTTCAAATCCTTCAGATGTCAAAAGATTACACAATGAAAGGTTCTTATGGTACATCAGATTGTTCATATTTTATGCGCCTTACTTGGACAGGAATTGCTATCCACGATGCTACTTGGAGATATTATTTTGGCGGTAATATCTATAAAACTAATGGTTCTCATGGGTGTATAAATACTCCTTTTGCTAATGCAGAAAAAATCTTTAATAATATTTACAAAGGGCTACCTGTAATCGTGTACTAAAAAAGAGATTATTTAATAATGAGAGAAAGAAGATTGTTTTCTATCTATTGACAATCTTTGCTTCGTGTGCTATAATGCGATTGCGAAGCATTTAAGGTTATGCGTTGCACATACAACTTAAAGGGGAAATAATATGAAACATTTTAAAAGACCGAATGGCGATATAGTAACTCTTTCCCAAGTTGCAGAAAAAATTATTAGTTTTATACAGGCTCAACCTTATAAAGATTACTCAATAACGGTTGGAACAGACAGCCAAAACCACGACAGGACAAAAATAGTAGAAGTAATTTCTGTCCATCGTATTGGTAGTGGTGGTATATATTTTTACTGTTCTGAATTTGTATCTCGCATTTCGGATTTGCGTACAAAGATACACGAAGAAACTAATCGCAGTTTAGAACTGTCCGATAAGCTCTTAACAGAGATAGAAAAGATTGATAAATTAGAAAACTACAATATTACTTTTGCAATACATTGTGACATAGGACATAATGGCAATACTAACCAACTTATTCCTGAAATAGTTGGGTGGGTGCAAAGTATGGGATATACTTGCAATATTAAACCATATAGTTCGACAGCAAGTGGTATTGCCAACAGGTATAGCAAATAGTAGAGATAACAAATAATTATATATAGTTGTGGAGGTAAATTGGTGGCTAAATTATATTTAGTTGTGGGTAGCATTGAAAGTCGCGAGTCAATGAGAGAATAATTGCCGTAACAATTAAGCCACAATTAAATTATTCTTATTACGGAAAGGATAAATTATATGGAAAAATGTGAATTATGTGGAAAACTGTTAAATAAAAAACAATTTGGGGTACACCTAAAGGCGCATAATATATCTGCTGAAGAGTATTATCAAACTTATATAGGTGCTGAAAACGACAGCCGTTGTTCTGTTTGTGGTAAAAAGAAAAGATTTATAGGAGTATTTGTAGGATATACAAAATTTTGCAGTCTTAAGTGTTCTAATAATAGTGAAAGTGTAAAACGGTTAAAGGACGCTACTTGGATTAAGAATTATGGGGAAGTAAATCCATTTAGATTTGGAAGTAAAAGATACCGTGAAAGTATAAGGAAATTATACGGCGTAGATAATGTTTTTCAAAGCGAAGAAATTAAAGAAAAAATAAAACAAACCAATTTAAAAAGGTACGGGGTCGAAAACCCAACACACTTGGAAAAAACTAAAATAAATGGACATACAAAAGAAGCAAATAGAAAGAGATTGGCTACTAAAAGAAATAATGGAACATTTAACACTTCTAAAGCCGAAGAAGACTTTAATAGGTTTCTTTTAACAATTTTTAAGAGAGAAGATATAAAAAGAGAGTATAATGCGGATGAAAGGTATCCGTTTCATTGTGATTTTTATATAAAACCATTAGATTTATTTATTGAGTTAAATTTACATCCCACACACAATCATCATAACTTTAATAAAAGTAACCCTAATGACATCAGACAATTAAATGAATTTAAATCAAAACAGAGTAAATTTTATGATAAGGTTATAGAAGTGTGGACGGTGGCAGATGTAAACAAATATAATATAGCACTTCAAAATAATCTCAATTACAAACAAATATGGGATATTAAAGAATTAGAAGAGTATATGCAAGAATTAATAGAGAGGTATGGGAAGTAATGGCAAAAAAATATGATGATAGCAGTATAAGTTCACTTAAAGGGGCAGATAGAATACGAAAAAGAGTAGGGGTAATGCTTGGCTCTAATGATATTCAGGGAACACAACACGCCGTTTTTGAAATTATTTCTAACTCTATTGATGAGGCTCGAAGCGGTTATGGCGACACCATAAATATAACTATAGGCAATGATAACTCTATTGAAGTAGAAGACTTTGGTAGGGGAGTTCCTATGGACTATAATAAGGCAGAAGACAGATATAATTGGGAGCTTATTTTCTGCGAGATGTACTCTGGTTCAAAATATTCCAATGATTCTTATGATTTTAGTTTAGGAATTAATGGGTTGGGAACATTTGCGGCTCAAGCATCGTCCGAGTGGTTTAAGGTGGAATCAAGAAGAGATGGAAAAATCTTTAAAATGTCATTTGAAAAGGGCGAACCTGTCGGAAACTTAATTAAAGAGAAAGATACTGCCAAACCACAGAAAACAGGAACGAAGCAAATATTTAAGCCTGACATAGAAGTATTTACCGACATCAATATTGACAAAGAATGGTATTTACAAATGTTAAAAGAACAAGCAATTGTAAATGCTGGATTAACCTTTAATTTTATAGATAAAAGAGATGGAACTAAAGAAACAATAGTTTATCCTAATGGTATTTTAGGATTTGCAAAAGAACTTGCGGGAAATGAAACACTAACTGATGCCATTAATTTTACATTTGAAGGTGCGGGGAAAGATAGAGCCGATAAGCCTAATTATAAGGTAAAAGGAGAAGTAGTTATTTTATTTGGTAATAAAAGTCCAAATTCTCTATATTTCCACAACTCCTCCCCTTTACTATATGGTGGCTCTCCCAGACGAGCAAAAGAAAAAGCACTTTTAGAGTTCTTTAAAACAGAATTAAAAAAGACAGATAGCAACAGAGCAAAGGAACTTGAATTTGAGGACATACAGGACTCAATGATTTTCCTGTCAAATACCTTTAGTACAGAAACTTCATACGAAAACCAAACCAAGAGGGCTATAAATAATAAATTCATTGAGGAATTTTTAGCTCAACAGATAACAAAGTTTTTGAGGGATTGGGCAAAAGAAAACCCATTAGAGCTTGAAAAAGTAACCAATCAGGTATCAATTAATGTGCAATCTCGAAAGAGCGCAACCGCACAGAAATTAGCAACTAAACAAAAACTATCTAACAAAATGAAGTTAGATGATAGAATCAAGAATTTTGTTGATTGTCGAAATAAAAACCCCGAAGATAGAGAACTTTTTATTGCGGAAGGTTTATCCGCAATGGGTTCTTTGAAACAAGCAAGAAATGGAGAAACACAAGCCCTTCTTGCTATAAGAGGTAAAATATTAAATACTCTAAAAGCTGATTATAGTAGTATCTTTAAAAATGAATTGATTATGGATATTATGAAATTAGTTGGTACAGGTGTTGAAATGCATGGGGGCAAAGGTAAAAACAATCTTGGCAATTTTGACATCAATAACAGAAGATTCGATAAAATAATTCTTGCTACAGACCAGGACACCGATGGGTGCTTTACTGGAGACACTAAAATTAAGTCGTTAGATGGGAATACATATACTTTTGAAGAGTTAGTCAATAATAACATTACCGAGTTGTGGGTATACTCAAAAGATGAAAATGGAGAAGTTGTTCCCGCAAGAGCAGTTAATCCGCGTGTAACAAAGGAAACAACTGAATTAGTAGAGCTAACCTTTGAAAATGGATTTGTGGTAAGATGTACCCCAGACCATAGAATATTACTAAATGATGGTACATATAAAGAAGCGCAAAGCCTAACACCAAATGATTCTATAAGCTCTATTTATTTCAGACATTCAAAAATATATAATCATAGAATAAAGTCTATGCAACATATTGTTTGTGATGTGCCTATTAAGGTATATGACTTGACTGTTCCAGGATATGAAAACTTTATGGTTTGTGTAGATGATGACAATTTGGAAGGAATTATAGTACATAATTGCCACATAATTGCACTTTGTCTTACCCTATTCTATCGACTAACCCCTGAACTTATAAAACAAGGATATGTTTATTTCTTGGACACGCCCTTATATGAAATTCAAATATTAGAGGGAAAAGATAAGGGAAAAATGCTCTATGCCTTTACCGACCAAGAAATGAAAGATATGACAGATGGGATTAAATGTAAATTATCGAGAAACAAGGGTCTGGGTGAGGTGGATTATCAAACTATGGCAATCTTCATGTCTCCTGAAACGAGACATCTCACAAGAGTCACAATGGAAGATGCTAAAGAAGCAGAGAAATATCTTGAACTGTTTATGGGTAACGACTCTGCTGATAGAAAAGAATATATTACATTACACGGGAAAGAATATACTGACTTGGATTTAGAGTAAACAAGAAATAAAAATGGTAAAAAATGATAATAGATAAAACAACGGGTAAAATATATAGGGTAGTAAGATTTCTCGTAGATTATCAAATGCCTTATGTATCAAAATATTCAATAGAAAAAGTACAAGAGTTTGATGATAGAGAATGCGTAATATGCTATGTATTCAAATCAGAGGATGAGTATGATGTTATGGTTGCAAAGCATTATCCAATGACTCCCCATAAATTAATCTTTCCGACTTCATATTTAGAATTAACAAATGATGAAATCGTGAAGGATATGTTCAACAGTTTAGATGCACATTATGAAACTATATACAATATAAGAAAGAGTAAATTTGATGAATTAGTTAAATTGGGGCTTACAGCAGATGAGCATTTGGACTATGAGTTTGAATCATTATATCCAGACAACTTACTATCAACAAGTTTACATATTTTGAAAAGATTTAATAGGAATAAGAAGTGATAGTCTAAATGAGTGTAGAATATTTAATATCCGTATGTGATGAACATCCATACGCAGAATATAAAGAAATGAGAAAGTATTTGGAAAATAGTTTGGGATGGAGATAATCAAAACAAGAAGGGAAATTGAAAATGTCAGAAAATATTAAACAACAGGAAGTATCGCAAGTCATAAAAGAAAAGATGATGCCGTATTCTCTTTCGGTACTCATTTCCCGTGCATTGCCTGAATTAGTAGATGGATTTAAGCCATCACAAAGGAAGTTCTTATATACAATGCACACAATGAAATTACATAACCAAAGAGCAAAGTCCGCTAATATAAGTGGACAGGTTATGAAAATAAACCCTCACGCAGATTCATATCTTACAGGGGTCAGACTAACGAAAGAGGCAGAGTCAATACTTTGTCCGATGATACATGGGAAAGGTTCGTTTGGGAAACATTATTCCACAGATACCCAACCTTCAGCGGCAAGGTATACCGAGATGCAATTAGCTCCAATTTGTCACGAGCTATTTGACAGCTTAAAAAAGAATCCGTCAAATATGATTGATAATTTTGATGGTACAATGAAAGAGCCGAGGTATGTATCTGCACCATTTCCTAATATATTAGCTAATCCAAATATGGGCATAGCGGTTGGTTTTGCTTGTAATTTTCCTTCATTTAATTTAATTGAATTGTGTGATGCCGCCATCGAAATAGTAAAGAATTATAATATGGATAACAGTAAATTGCTTTCTCTTATAATGAAAAGTATGCCTACTGCTGATTTTACAACGGGTGGCGAAATTCTTATTAATAAAGAGCAAATGAAATCCATATATGAGAGTGGACAAGGTGCTATTACAATCCGTTCTGTCTTTACAAATAATGAAAAAGAACGAATTTTAGAAGTTGATGAAATTCCTTATTCTACTTCTCTTGAAAATATTATAGATGCTATTATAAAAGCATATAAGGAAAACCGTATTCCCGAAATTACAGGAGTAAGGGATGAAACGGATAAAAACGGTCTTAAAATAGCAATAGATTATAAAAGAGGTACAGATGTAGAAGCACTTAAAAAGAAACTTCTTGCTCTTACACCCCTTCAGGACAATTTTAATGTCAATATGAATCTTGTATATCAAAATACCCCTCAATCTATGGGTGTTATTGATATATTAAAAAATTGGGTTGCTCATAGAAGAGAGTGGATTGAAACCGAATTATCTTACGACCTTAACGAGAAGCAAAATCAACTACATTTATTGGAAGGACTTGAAAAAGTTCTTCTTGATATAGAAAAAGCTGTAAGTATTGTACGACAGTCAAAAGATGATGCCGAGGTAATTCAAGGACTTAAAAAGGCATTTGGTCTTGATGATGTGCAAGCAGAATTTGTTGCAGAAATCAAGTTAAGGAACTTTAACGAAGATTATATTCTAAATAAGACCAAAGAAATAAATGGGCTAAAATCTGATATAACCACATTACAAGAAACTATTGCTTGCGGGATAGATAATAAGATAATTGATGACTTACAGCGTATTAAATCCAAATATGGGATTCCGAGAAAGAGTAAAATTATTACAGATTATGAGGAGCTTCCTACATTTAGAAAGAACGCAAAGCCCGAAGTAAATACTGATGGAAATAGTATTATCTTTTGCAATAATGAGACTGTTAAAAGAGTATCTACAACATCTTCTGCCAAAACGCCTAATGGTTTTGTTAAGTGGGAAGTTGAGAATAAGGGAGAGTTATTGATATTCACTTCTCTTGGAAAAACTTTCAAATACCCAATTGCGAAAATCCCCGAAGGAGCTAATCAAAAGATTAGTGATATAAAGCAGATTGCAAAGAAGTTAGAGGTTGGTGAAACAATACTGTATAGTTGCCCTCTTATCCCCGACCATCTATTAGTCATTCTGTTTGATAATCATAAATTAGTTAAGTTTAAGTTATCTGCTTATATAACAGAATCAAATAAGTTGTGTTTTACAAAGGGATTTAATACTAACTCCCCTGTAGAATATATGAGAGCAATACCGCAAGATAAGGTAATTGAGTTGGAGAAATATCAAGAGCCTATTGATACTGCTCAATATAAAGAAAGTAGTAGTAGAACCGCACAAGGCATAAAGCTAAAATCTAAATAACAGGAGGTATATTTGTATGAGTTGTCTTTCAATATACTATGATGTTAAAGATTGGACAGTTTTGAGATATGAAACCCTTTCTCCCGAACTTGGTGGGTTTGATGCTGTGTGTATAGAATTCGGATATGAATCTGATGATTGGACAGAATGCTCTATTTGGGGGTATATGCGTAAAAACATATATGAAAAACTGTTAAATGGTGAGTATTCTGTCCGCATATCACGAAAAACACGCTTTCACCTTATTGTATTTGATGCGGACGGTAATCCTATAATGCCCCATATAGATAAACTATTTGATGATGGTGTATATTGAATATAAATGGAGAAATAAATGGAGAAGATTTATATATGAACAATACTAATAATATAGATTTAACCCCCGTGTACGATAAGTTAAGAGAAATGTTTGAATTGCCTTCTCTTGGATTTATGTTATCTGCATGGGCTACCGAAGGATATGTGTGTATTCGCTCTTCAAAAATAGAAAAGCCTTTTTGGATAAAATGGCTCGGCAATCCCTTCATTGAAATTATGGGGGATTTGAATACAGGAGAATACAAATGCTCATTACGCTGTGATATTAAAGATTTAGACATTACCCCCGTGCTAATTGCTTATTATAAAAACAATTCTTGGGTATTCGATGAGGATATATAATTGTCGCAAATTTTATATAATCTTTGCGACAAAACAAACTTATTAAAAAAGGAGTGAGAGAATTAATCTTTCACTCCTATATATCTTTAGAATATATTATTAGACAACCCTATAATCCTCTTGATTTATTTGGTTAAGTGTGTTATAATGATAGTAACATAACAAATATACATCTTTTCACAGGAGATACTAAATGAATTATCATACAGAAGAATGGTTTGATGCTCAACTACAACGCCATTTAGAAGAAGCTAAAAAATTCAATTATAATATATTCGGTCTGTATTATCAAGGAAGTGGTAATTATGGGCTTGATTATAAGGGGAGCGATTTTGATAGTGTTTGTATTATCATACCTTCTTTGTCTGATATAATTCGCAATTCTAAACCTGTTTCATTTACTCATATAATGGAGAATGATGAACACATCAATTTTATGGACATTCGTCATTGGTTTGAGTTGTTGAAGAAACAGAATATTCAATTTTTGGAATTGCTTTGGAGTGTTTGTTTTTATCAGAACTCCAAGTACACTAATGAGTGGTCGCATTTAACTTCTCAAAGAGAAACTATCGCTCGTTTAGATAGAGCAAAACATATTAAAGCAATTAAGGGTGTAGCTTTAGAGAAATATCACGCCCTGTGTAAACCTTTTCCCTCAAAACTGGAAATATTAGAGAAGTTTGGTTATGACCCGAAGCAATTACATCATCTTATGAGACTGTATGATTTTTTAAGAGATTATATATCGGGAAATAGCTACCAATCTTGTTTGTGGGTTGAAAATCCGAGCCTGCTTGTTTCAGTTAAAGAAGGACGATATAAGGAACGCTATGCAAAACAGATAGCAGAATTCACTATAACCAATATTAATGCTCTTGCGGCTTCTGAAATAGAAAACAATAAAAAAGAACCAAATATAGAACTTGAAAAGTGGTTAGATAATCTCATATATGACATTCTTTATAAAAGCATATATGAAGAAACACATAACTAATAGAAAAAATTAGTCTATTTAATAATAAGGAAAGAAGGGATGGAATATTGGCACTTGATGATATTATTAAAGATAATAGTGCGTTGTCAAAAATGCTTCGACAACACGCAGACATACAAATAAAACAAGTATGTGCGAACATTGATGCGATAATAAATAAATTGCATTCTCGTCCAATAGAAACAATACCAACAAGTGAACTGTTGGATATTAGAATGCAATTAGGAGTAGAAGCATTTTATTTTGCTATAAGGAAAGACCATGCCGCTCTTTCAGAAAATGTAGCGAAAGCAAGAATGGACGATGCCTTTTATGAAATGTTTGCTATAACACAGGGGACTCTTAAAGACCGAGAAGCCGTTTCTAATTCACATACAAACGAACATAAATACGCCAAGTTTGTTCAGGCGTGTGTAGTCGGTCAAATGAAATCACGGTTGGACGAGTGCCATCGTATTGATGCTATCTTAAAGGATATTATCATTACAAGGGCTACAGAAGCTAAAAATACAACAGATTGTAAAGGAAATGACACAGAATGAGATTTGAAGATGTAGTAAAGAAAATCAATAAGAAATGGGGCGAGGAATATACAACTCTCTATACAGGAGATAACATTGCAGATTGCGAAATGTTTTCAACAGGCTCTTTGGGAGCGGATTACCCCCTGTATGGTGGTCTCCCATTAGGTATGATTATTTCATTTTCGGGAGTAGAACACTCTGGAAAATCATTAGCATCTGCGCTTGCCATCTCGTGCTATCAAAAGAAATTCCCGCACAAGATGTGTTTGTATGTTGATGCCGAACATACCCTTGTATCTCAAAGAGATTTCTTTGTCAAAATGACAGGATTGAATTTGAAGCAACTATATGTATATGATACTATAGGAAAAAGTGCCGATGAAGTATATGAGGATATATTGGCTCTACAACAATCGGACAATATCGGGCTAATCGTATTGGATAGTGTAGCATCCCTTATTCCCCGTGCAGACTTGGATAACGACTTCACCAAAGATAACGGTATGCGTGGCAACATTGCGAACACAACCATTAAGTTTTTTAGGCAAATGGTGAATGAGTTGCCTAAAAAGCAGAACAGCTTAATCATTATCAATCAAGTTAGTGAAAAGCCCCTTCCCACAGGTGCAATTCAATATGTTGAGCCTGGTGGCAGAGGAATTAGATATTTCCCCGCAGTTAAGGTTCGCTTCGGAAAGCGTACATATACTTGTGGAGATAAAACAGACATTTCCGCAAGTAAAGCAAGTGCAGATATAGACGGATTTAGGTTGGTATTTACCATCACTAAATCAAGGCAAGGGAAAACTGATAGGGGCGGTGGATATATGACATTCCGCTATAAAGACGGTATTGATAAGGTATTCGATACTGTAGAAGCCGCTATCGCATTTGGTTTTATTGATAGACCTAATCTTCAAACTTATAGATTGATAAACCCCGAAACAGGTGAGGTTTTAGATGGTGGAAATGGTAAACTTTGCGAGTTTAGGGGAAAAAATTCGCTGTTTAGCTTTTTAAATGATAATCCACAGTTCACACAGGACTATGTAAATATGCTGTCTGACTTTATTAACAAAAGCGGAAGAACCGCTAATCTACTTGATGAAGCAGAATTAGCAAGAATTCTTAATGAAGAAAATTCGATTGCATGACAAGGTTGCATAAAAATACCGAGAATAAACCTACAAGGTTTTATTCCTCTAAACAAGAAAAGTATGTAGCAAAAGAGATTGGCGGTAAAACAACTGCCAACTCTGGGGCTACTCCATTCCAAAAGGGAGATATTGTTCACGAGCAATTTCTTATAGAATGTAAGACAAAAACAAGCCCATCATCCTCTATATCAATCAAAAAAGAGTGGTTGGATAAGTTAAAAGAAGAGGCTCGTTTTATGGGCAAAGAATTTTCAACATTAATATTTAATTTTGAACCTAATGGCGAAAATTATGCAATTCTTCCCTTACAAACATTTAATATATTTTTAGAGCTACTGAAGGAGGCACAAGATGGCTAAAAGGACATTGAATCTATTTGCAACAGATACAGAAGAACTTTTAAATAAGTGTTCTGAATATTTAGATGCAATCAAGAGCCGTGGTAAAGATATATATGATGCTATCTTTTTAGGTGATGAAAAGGTGGGAGAAATATCATATAACCCTTACAATGCAGTTGATTGTTTTATTGCTAAATTATCTGATGATGGTGGATTTGAAGATATGCCCTTTGATGCGGATTCTCTTGCCGAGTTTGGTGGGGCAACATATACAATAAAAAAGGAGACCTTTTAATTATGGAAATGTTAGTATCGTTTTACAATTACGAAGATGGCGAAACTCTTGCTACTTTTGCAGGAGATATGAACAATTATAGGGCTTATTATGAGTTTATGAAGGACGATATTCCTGTAGTTTTTGACGAAGAATCTTATGATATTCTTTGTATGGATGTTGTTCCCGAAGAAGATGGATTCCACACTCTCCGTGTTTGGGTGCTGAAAAATTGTGACTGTAATGGTGAGTGCTGTGATTGCGATTGTGAGAATTGTATCACTAATGGTGAGGATGAAGAAGATGACTTTTAATTATAATTTCCTTGACGAAGAAACCCTTGATACTATAGCTACCGTTAATGGTGATGCGGAACTTTGTGAACTCTATAAGTGGTTGATGAAGAATAAAACTTGGGTATATTTTGAGAATGCAGATAAGCACGGAGTTATTGTTGATATGGAAACCACTCCCGATATTACCAATGATGGTATGAGCCTTATGGTATCTTTTAGTATGAAGGATATGATAGGACATGATTAAAATAGAATCTCCCCAAGTATGGGGATTTAAACACGCCATAAGGGGAATGAGAAATCCTAAAAATTCTTGGGGAAATTCTGACAGTAAAGAATGTGTCAAGTTAGCAGATAATAAATGTAAAACTTGTCCTTTCTTTATATGTGAAAATAATACCCCCCAATGTAATATTTCAAAGACTCCTATGGTGGAAAAGTTTGTATTGGGAGAGAACGATATTGCCCTTTGTAATAGATTAGTTAAAGCGGGAACAGACCATAGAAAGTTTTTACGACAAATTATGGTAAGTTTTGATTTAACTGCTCCGCTTTATTTCTTAAAAGAATGGGACACATATAAAGTAGCAACCGTAGCAAATTCAACCTCCACGATGCATAAAATAATGGATAAAGAATTGTGCGTTGAAGATTTTAGTTACGACCATTTAACAAAGGACGATGATATGTTCTGTGGGGTTGCGGGAATAGATATTCTTCTAACCCTTATAGAAAATCTTAATGAATTTAGAGAGGCATATCTCAAGACCAATGATAAAAAATATTGGTATAATTTAATTCAATTACTACCCTCCAGTTATAATCAAAAAAGAACGATTACCTTGAACTATGAAGTATTGGCAAACATTTATAAATCAAGGAAGAATCACAAACTGAAAGAATGGCGAGATTTTTGTAAGTTCATAGAAACTCTACCTTATTTCAAGGAGATAGTTCTTGCTGACTAAATCTATTGTAGAGGGAATACTTTATGCTTCTGGCGGTAATCCTATAGTACGGGAATGTTTTGAATTATGTCATATAATCAATAAGACAGACCGTAATTGGCAAAGTATTCCCCATTTAGAATTATTCTATATGGACTACTTTAAAAGACCTCGCTTTCTTATGGTAGTAGATAAATTAGTACATTTATATATTATAGGAGATAAAAGTAAAGGTGTCACTTATAATATTATTTGTATTGATGGTTTTAATGCCGAACACCTGACTATTCCAAAAGGGGCATTAAAACAACGAATATTATCTGATAGTAAAGAAACAAAAGCTCTATATTTGCCTGAAAATTTTAATCAAAGAATAGTTTGGATAAATCCTGACTATACTAATAACACCCTCCCTGATAGTTGTATTACTATTTTTAATAAAACCTCATCAAGAGGTACTATCTTTGATAAGAATATAAAGGTGAGTTTGGGAGTAGATATTTATTCTGCTAATGCTCCTGAATATACTATTACCAAAGATAAAGATGATTCGGGATTAAAAATTGATATATTAGATAATATAATAGCAGAATTTTAATGGTGGTGATTGTGATGGAAATGAATAAACTTATAGAAGAAAATTATCTTGCAGATAGAGATAAAAAGGCTTCGGATTTCACTCAACGAATGGTTGAGGGTGAATTAACACAAGATGAGATGGATGCGCTAAATGAAACAAGAAAATTACTAAAAGGTAGCGTAGACTGCTATGGCGTGTAAGTTAAGATGCGGAGCTTATAATAATCTAAATTTTTATGAAAAAGCCGAGGAATATAAAGCAGAACTTTTACAAAGATATGCTACAGTATCTTCCGATTGTTTAGAGCAAATTATATTCTTCGATGAAATAGATGACAATACATATAAGAACTGTGTGTTTGTTTTAACATTATGTGACGAACTTTCTGAACAGGCAAATAGAACAAAAGCTGTCGTTTTCGATATTGATTGGAAAACAGCAAGAGAGTTGTATTTTGCTTTAATGGTTAATCGAAAAATAGCGTTAAAAGAAACAACAGGTGAAAGAATACGAACATACGGACAACTTGGATTGGTATATTCAGTATGCGGTGGAAATGCTGATAGTTATATGAAAGAGAATGAAGTTGCATCAGATATTTTCTACACATCAATCCCCGTTAGAAGTTCGTTTATACAAAACTTTAATTGTTTTACATTAGAGATTCCATATACTTGGATGAAAGATGGGAAAACTCAAAAGACCTACTATACAGCAATAGGCGCAATTAGATGCCCTCACGCTTTCATTAATATAGGAGGACAAAGATTTAGAGTTCCAAGAAACGCTTATCTTCCATTTTTTTCATCTTCCAAGATTGTAATTGAGGATGCTTTTCTTTTTTTCAAACTTATAGAAGTACCAACAAGCCCTCAATTTTGGATGCAACTTTTTAGGATAATTGGATTAGAAATATACGACATTATTAATTTTAATGGTGCAGATGTTGAATATTATACTAAAGATGAAACATTATTTGTTGAAACAGATGAGCCATTACAGGATGTTATATCAGTAAAAAGAAATGATATGGAAATGTGGTATCAACTTCCAAATCGTTCTTTATATAGATATGGTAATGGAAATGCTTGGTATTTAGTATTTTCTGCAAATGACAATATGGTAGCAATATATTCTTAAATATCTCTTTACAAATGAGTAATAATATGATATAATAGGGATATAATCAAATATATCCCTTATAGGGGAGTGGTGTAATTGGTAAGATTTCCGACTCCAAATCGGACAGATAAGGGTTCGAGTCCCTTCTCCCCTGCCAAATTGTATTACCTTTAATAAAACATTTTTGCTTATCAAATGGGGTATTATATTTAATGAAACAACCAAACGACCAAGTTGAAATTATTGAATTGTTAAAACAAAAGAATTATACGGCTGTTTGGGAAAAGATAAAAAGTGTAGGATATAAAGATGTTGCCGACATTCATGAGCGGTTTTTAATTTTTTACAAAGCCGCATTAAAATTTAACCCAGACCGAAACAATAATTTCATTTTGTTTTATAAGAATTACCTTAAAGGATATAGAATCGACCAAGATGAAACATTCCGAGTTTCTACCAGTCGAAATGTAATAAAGAAACTGAAGGAGCAAAGCATATCTCCTTCTAAAACTACTAAATTTGTTCAAAATTTACAGGAGTGGAATAATTGATATGTTTTCTAATGAGAATAAAATAACATATATTACCTCTCCAAGATACGCTAATGATGATATATCGTTGAGTTTATCTGCAAAAGGATTATACATTCTTTTACATTCTTTTGGTAGAAAGAAATTCGATATAGATGATATAATAGCTTTAACTTCCGATAATGAACAAACCGTTCGCCAATCTCTTAATGAGTTATGGAAGCATGGCTATATTGTTAAAAATAAAGATGATTTCAAAACATTAGTTGTTCCCAAGCAGAGAGAATCGGCTAAACCAAAAGATGATATTTCCGAAAATGTATCTAATAGAAAACCAGAGAAAAAGAACCTGTTTACTCAAATGATTGATATGGTAAAGCTCTATACAACAGATATAGATTTACAACAGGCTCTAATTGATTATTTCACAATACGACTACACCCTCCCAAAGAAAGCCGTTATTGTGATTTTGAGCAAAACTCTATTCACAAAAATCAAATGAAGCAAATGCTATATCAGTTAGATACAATGAAGGGTAATAAGGTAGAAATAGTTAGAAATGCTATTGCTAATCAATGGCTAAAATTTGTTGATACCGCAACAACACCCTTTAATGGAGTAAAGAGCAATTCATATACAGAGGAAGAAATTGCCGAGATTGAACGGTTGAGACGACAACAGGGAGATGTATACTGATGAAAAACAATGAGTGTTGGTATAAAAAAGTATGTACTAATTCTTGTACTCCTGATTGTGTAAGGTTTAGAGAAATGAGCTATCTTATTGCTCATTCAAAATTGCCAAAATTATTGCAAACACCAAGAGAGTTATTCCCCGCCACAGAGGAAGATAAAAAAGTGTTTGATAGACTGTCTAAAATAAAAGAGAGAATAGTTGAATTTGTAGAAAAAGGAAAATCATTATATCTTGCAAGTGAACAGACTGGGACATCAAAAACCAGTTGGGCAGTCAAATTACTGTTGAAGTATTTTGATTCGATATGGTGCGGTAATGGTTTACGCACTCGCGGTATTTTTATTCATGTTCCAACACTATTACACGAATTAAAAGATTTTGACCATAAGGTAGATTTAGATGAAATCATAAATTGTGATTTAGTTATATGGGATGATATAGCCTTAACTAAATTAACAGAATATGAGTATTCTAAACTTCTTATGTTGATAGATAATCGTCTATCTAATGGTAGAGCCAATATTTATACAAGTAATAGAGAATCAAAAGATATATTATCACAGTATGTTGGAAATGTTTTAGCAAGTAGAATATATAATAGTTCTATTGTGTTAAAATTCAACAGTAAGGATTGTAGAGGGAAATCATGATAGAGCTTCAAGTAATAAATAAAATTCTGCAAACTAAAGATATATCACCTGTTATTAGTGCTAATATTGATAAGTCTTATTTTGGTGGGTATGAAAAGCATTTTAATTTCATTAAACGCCATTTTGATAAATATAAAAATGTTCCCGATAGAGAAACCTTTATTAAGGAATTTATGGATTTTGAATTCATTTCCGTTAATGAGGGTTGGGACTATCTAATTGATAAGTTGCGTGAAAATAGAATCTATACATTAGCTGTTCCAATTATTCAAGAAGGAGCAAATCGCTTTAATGTAGATTCTCGCCAAGCAGTATCACATATCATATCACAGTTACAACCACTAATGATGAATTTAGGTGGTAGTGGTATAGATATAATATCGCAAGCACAAATAAGATATGATGAATTAGAGGACAGGGTTAATAATCCTAATAGATATTTCTTTTCCACAGGTTTCAAAGAATTAGATTTTATTATTGGGGGATTACAAAGGGGAGAAGATTTAGTTGTTCTGTTCGCAAGAACTTCAAACTTGAAAAGCTATGTGGCTGAAAAAATAGCCATATCTGTATGGGAACAAGGAAACAATGTTGGTTTTTTCAGTCCCGAAATGACACCATCTTCGGTTGGTTATAGATTTGATACCCTATTCAAAAATTTCAATAATATGGGGCTTATGCGTGGTAAAGATGGCATAGAAAGAGGTTATAAATCCTATATAGAATCTTTATCCAAATATAATAATAAGTTTTTAGTAACTACTCCGTCAGATTTTGATAGAACCCCTACTGTAAGTCGTATTGGTAATTGGATAAAAGCCAACAATCTACAAATGGTAGTTATTGATGGATTATCCTATATGCACGATGAAAGGGGTAAGCGTGGAGATAACACAACAACATCGCTTACTAATATAGCTGAAGATTTAATGACTTTATCCGTAGAGTTGAAAATCCCCATATTGGCTATCGTACAGGCGAATCGAGAAGCGGCGGGAGAAGATAAGACAGAAGCCCCTACATTAGAGACTATTCGTAATTCAGATGGTATCTCTCACAATGCAAGTAAAGTCATATCTATTAGATTCAAAGATGGTGTGCTTGAAATGAGTATACAGAAGAATAGAAATGGTACAGTTGGAAATAAATTATTATACTCTACTAATGTAAATAAAGGTGAATTTACTTATTTGCCTAATCCTAAATCTGGATTAGAGAGTGATAAAGCCGTAGAAGAAGATATTAAAAATCAATACGCCGATAGAGATAGCGTTTTCTAAAAATATATTGCAGTAAACTATTGACCTTCGTTCTTTATTATGATATAATTATTATAGTAAAAACGGAGGTTATTCTAATGAAGAATATTAACGCAATATACAATGAAGCTCTTGATATTGTAATAGATTCCATAGGAGCAGAAAATCTCGGACAGATTGTTTTGCCCATTGTCATAAATACTCGCGCCATGAAAAGATGGGGTAGATGTATTACCCGTAACGGTTATTCCACTATTGAAATTAGTTCTCGTATCTTGGGAGATGATGTTCCCGATAATGCTGTATTAAGTACAATGGTGCATGAAATATTGCACTCTTGTAAGAATGGACACTCTCATACGGGAATGTGGAAGATTTATGCCAACAAAGTAAATAGAAAATATCCTTATCTGAATATTCAAAGAACTAAAAGTGCGAATGAGTTTGGATTGTCGCAAGAGCAAGTCTTAATTAGCCAAAAGTATGCAATCAGATGTAAGAACTGCGGTGCGATGCATTATTCTTCTCGTATGAGTGCCTCTATTCAAACCCCTGAAAAGTATGGTTGTAAAAGATGCGGTGGGAAGAATTGTTGGGAGCGGATTAAATGAGAAAAAAAGGTTTTCTGTATGCGAAACAAGCATCCCAAATGTCGGACTACTATAAGTGCCACACAGGTTGTGCAATAATGTATGGCTCTAAACTTTTAGCATTAGGTTGGAACTGTAATAAAACACACACCTCGCAATACATATATAATAAAAACTTCCGCAGAAATTTTGATAATGAAGTTTTGCCTAATAAACTTCATGCAGAGGTAATGGCACTAACAAAAATTCAATATTTGGATGTGGATTTTTCTAAACTTGACCTGTATGTGTATAGAGAAGCGGATGGAATGTTGAAATTAGCAAAGCCCTGTCCCGCGTGTGAAGGATTTATAAGAGCTTTGGGTATTCGTAATATACACTATACAGGAGATAATAGTTATGTTAAAGAAGTCTTTTTATATTGATAAGGTAGTAGATAAATGATTACTGCAGTTATCACAATGACATTAGTTGTAGATGCGAATAACAATGCAACTGATGATGAAATTATAGAAGCTGTGGCTACCCCCGATGTGTTTTATGAGTTTTACAGGGATATTCCTACTTATGAAAATATCCTTTTAGAAAAAAGCTCTCCTTCTGTGAAACGCTATATCGAAAGCGATAGTAATATAAAAGATTTTTTATATGTTAATAAACAAAGGTCGCGTGTTTATTACTATATGGAAAATGAGGTTGATGTAAGAATAGCAGAAATCGTATTAGATTTTGATGACATTGCGTTTTTGAAAGTTCGCAGTAATATTACTGTTGTGTGAATACACGCTTTGATTGTATTACTGCCGTGCTTGTGCTATTGTTTTAAAAATATATTTACAAAACATAGCAACCATCTATTTACTTTCCCGTAATATTATGTTATAATACATATATCAAAAAACTATGCACAAGCCGAAAGGAGCGCAGAAAAATGAACCCTGAAAGAATTGAGAGGATTCGCCAAAAGCATCGGGCAACTCAAACCGCCATCGAAGCGGAAGAGAGGGCAAAGCAGACAGCGCATAAAAAAGCTGTCGATGAGCTTTGTGAAACCATATTAAACCTCCTTGAATCTGATGATGCCTATGACCGTATAGGTAGGGGCGGTGACTTCTACAAAAATACGGCATGGTGTCAGATTAGTTACTCTACGAACGATTGGGGCGGTATAATAAAAGGGACAACTCGTCTTGCTTTGCCAGAAGATTCATACGCATTTCCTCTTAACTATGAATATTCTGATGAGAAGTTTAAGCAGATTTGGGCAGATGTAATTGCTCAATTTAGTCTTGAAGGGTTATTTGTGAGTGACGGTCGAATTGTAATGCGGTTGGAGGAGGACTAAAATGAGCAAAGTGACATATAATGGACACGACTTCCACATAAAGCGCAACGGTATGTGTTTATATAATGTAGAGAACTATAATATTTTTGATGACGAAGGATATAGATTAGTCTGCAACTTTAATAAAGCAAAACTTAAACAATATCAAAGAGCCGCAGATTTGATAGAAAATGGTGATAGAAATTTCAAGATTGTACTTGATTTTGCTCCATATACTGTAGACAGTCATACGCTTCGGAATAATGACGATTGCCATAGTTTTTGGGCAAAACCCGAATATAATGTGGGTGGTTTTTGGAAGTATGTGTGATGGCTGATGTGAGGGCAAATCAACTGAACAACAATGATTTAATTAAGAGAACGGATGCGATATTATAACCGTTCTCTTATTTGAAATATTACCGCAATAATGCTTTTATCAAGGGCGTTCTTTGTCCTATAAAAACGGGGTAACTTCGACCATTAGAAAGAGAGAAAATGATAGAACTTTACAACGATGATTATAATAACATTTTACCCACCTTACCTCCCGTAGACTGTATTATAGCTGATATACCATATAATATTTCCTTTGAGCAAAATGAGTGGGATAAAGATTTTATATTAGACTGTCAATCTTTATTCAATGTTTTGAAAGATGGTGGAAATCTTATACTCTTTCAAGGATGGTCTAATGTATGCTCTACTAAAACAGAATTAGATAAATATTTTACTATCCGAAATTGGATAGTCTATGATAGAATAAAGGGTAGAGGTGCTAAACATAATTTAGTGTCTACAAGGGAAGATATACTTTGGTATTCAAAAGGAAATAATTACACATATAATCCACAAGTTAGTAATGTTCCAAAAAAGACCAAAGGTATGGGTGCAAAGAATGGAGAAGTAAATAGAAAACTCACAAATGTTTGGTATGACATATCTCCATTAGTTCCGTGGTCGAAAGAGAGAGTAAAACACCCTACACAAAAACCTGTTGAACTTATGGAGCGAATTGTAAAGTTATGGTCTAATGAAGGTGATACTATTTTAGATTTTACAATGGGTAGCGGCTCAACAGGAGTAGCGTGTATAAATACTAATAGAAACTTCATCGGAATTGAAATAGATAAGGATTATTTTAGTATAGCAAAACAAAGACTACAAGTGTGATAGTGAATATTGTTACGGAGGTAAAATAATATGAAAGTGTTTGTTATAGCTGATACCCATTTCGGACACACCAACATTATTCAATATTGTAATAGACCTTTTAATTCCGTAGAAGAAATGGATGAAACCATTATTAAAAATTGGAATGAAACTGTATCTAACAAAGATACTATTATTCATTTAGGAGATTTTGGATTAGGTAATAAGGAATATATAAGAAGTATCATAGGAAGATTGAATGGTAAGAAAATCCTTGTATTGGGAAACCATGATAATTGGAAAGAGAATTTTTATAAAGAAAGTGGTTTTCATACGGTCTCTCGTTTTCCAATCATTTATGATGGTTTTTATGTAATGAGTCACGCACCATTGCTGTTATCTGACAAATTACCCTTTATGAGTTGTTATGGGCATATTCATACGGACGAAAGATACCAAACTCGAACCACAAATACTTTATGTGCTTGTGTAGAAAGACATGGTTATCGTCCTGTATTACTATATGAGAAAAATTGAATAATGGAGATTATTTAAATGGAGAAAATTATAAGATATTCGGATGAAATACCTTATGAAAAGCGAAGATATTGGTATTTCACTTTACACGGATTAGGCGTAGGTTGTATACCAAAAGACCTTCATGTTTTAGAAACTCGTGAGGGTAAAAATCAAAAAGGAACTCTTGGGTTGTTTATCTGTTTAGACGGCATACTTAATACAGATGAATTAAAAGAGTATGATTTAGTTGAATTAGCCCCATCTGATGAATAAAAAATATGACTATTGAACAGTTATTATATAAGATTGCTTATGGAATGACAGTTGGGTTTTATTGGAAAAAACTGTGGAACGCCCATATTACTCCTACTGAAAGATGGAAACTATCTGCCATAAGTGAAGATGATACCATTAAATATAGTCTAACCATTTTTAGTTATGATGTAGAGAAAGAAAAATACCCTATGACTGAACGGGCGTGGGAATGTTTAGGATATTTAGTTAATTTATTATATATGTTGCCAATAGAAGAAGAACAAGACTAATATAACAAGATTGTTGTTTACTATATATATTGTAATTCACTTATTGACAATCTTTTATTTATATGGTAAAATAAACCTATAAAAACAAGGGGGTTTTATTTATGGCGATTTGTTTATGTTGTAAAAATGAAATGCTAACAGGGGACGGTTGTGTTCCAAAGTTTGTTGTGCATAATGAACAGAAAATCAAGAGATTGCTTGTTAATACTGAAGAAGCAGACGGAAACGGCAGATGCTTTGACTGTGGCGCACCAATAGGCTCACATCATCATGAAGGTTGTGATATGGAGCGTTGTCCTATATGTGGAGAACAATATATATCGTGCGCTTGTGAGTTTGATGAAGTTTTTGAAAATGATAAGCGCACCATAGAATAGAGGATATTATGAAAAACTATATAGACAAAGTTATAAATACAGAAGAAGATATAAACTCGAATATTATCAAACAAGTTACAAATACACCTGACTTTCCAAACTTTCATCAGCTTGAAATGTTTATAAGTGGTAGCAAAGAAAACGGGGCGTTCATTTTTAAAATATATATAATGGCTGATGGCAGTTCGATTGAAGTAGCTAAAAGGACTTATGTTAAGGAAAACTGTACGGATGTAGATGTTTCTATATTGACAGAAGCACTTTCATCTATAGCGGAATCCAATATAACCACTATTACAAAAGCCATGCGGGGCGTTGAAAACCCACCAATACATACCCTAAAGATTTATATAAATAGTGCGCCATACAAGGAGGTGTGTCTACTTGATGAATGAAAAATATATTAAGGTTAAAGATACTTTAAACTTTATTCTTTATATCGTGATGTGTTTGTTCATTATAGGCTTTGCGGTTCTTGCCTATATGAAAATAGAGATAACTCCTTATTTGTATGTATTTCTTATTACAATGGTATCATTTGGTTTAGTAGACCACATTGTTTTATGGGTACTAAAAAGAAAGATTGAAAAGATGGAAAAAGATAACGCAATTAGCGAATAAATAATATTGTAGGGAAGGTAAACCAATATGGATAATTGGACAATCGCTAAAATATACGAGCTTATTCATTCCATAATTCCGCTGTCTATTAATGATGAGGTGGACTTTTGGGACAGAATGGAAACAGGTAAGCCGCTAAACGAATATGAATTGCTTGCACTTAAACAGGTTGCACATATTCTCGATATAGCGAGTGAATTGGGCGTGGTTGAGCTTAAAACAACTGATATGCTCGGCACAATATTAGGCACTTCCAAAAAGAAAAATCCCAAGCCCATATCCAAAAAGACAAAAGAACAGCCAACATATATAAAGGAAGTAGTATGTGTGGGTAGAGGAAATTCAGGATGGTCTGATGAATCTCACGCTCAATATATGCCGAGAGATACCTCTTATGATGGTTATGATGATGGTATGGGATATTAAATAGGAGGGAATAATGATTAATATAAGAAGTGGCGCGTTTGAAACCAACAGTAGTTCCGTACACGCTCTTTGTATCTCAAATGACAAACATTTGATTATTCCTTACCATGTTGTGCTTCGAGGTGGCGACTTTGGTTGGAATGATGAGGAAGTTTGGTGTAATATGGATTATCTATACCAAGCGTGTTTAGATGTAGGCAAGGAACAATTACTTTTTGATTTTTTAGATAAACACAATATTTCGTGGGAGCGTTATTCCGATGACAATATTGGATATGTAGACCATGCTGATGCGTTAGATTTAACTGACCTGTTTAGTGATGAAAACAGGTTGTTGCGCTTTTTGTTTGGCGGTAAGAGCTTTGTTAAATTGGGAAACGATAACTATACCACTTATGACGAATTTGAAAAGTGGGAACATAGACTATCAGATGACTTGGAGGTAGTATGGAAGGGAAACTAATAAAACAGTACCCAAATGGAACAGTAATTAAAGGCTATATTCCACTATATAGGAGAGATACCCATATATTGAAATATATAGATACTGCTGTTATTCTAATGAGCAAATTATATAAGGTAAACTTATATGATGGGTTATATTGTTATGATATAACTGTACCTGATGAGCTTTATATTGCGGACAGATGTATTATTTCAGGAGAAATAGGAAACATTATTGTTCACATCTGCGTAGATTTTAAATTAGGTGAAATTCTTATAAGTGCGCCAAGTGAAGCGGTTGCAGATGCTATATATACAATGGTAACAGAATGCTAATACAATGCTGAAAATAAGAAATGTAGAATTTAATGCTTCTCTTGATGAGGTACTTCAAAGATTACAAGTTGAATTAAACAAGAGGGGCATTAATTTATTATCAAAAGTGCGTCCCATAAAAGACCACATAATGATAACTTGTCCATATCATAAAAACGGACAAGAGAGTAGACCTTCCGCACAGATTAGAGAAAAAGACGGATTGTTTATGTGTTTTACCTGTCGAGAAAGTCACACTTTACCCGATGTTATTACACATTGTCTAAATGAAGATGGATGGAAATGGTTATTACAAAACTTTTCTTCTGTTAATATAGAAGAACGCAAAGTAAATATATCTTTTGATAATAATAAACCAACACAACAATCAGTTGAATATGTACCTGAATCGGAGTTAGATAAGTACAGATTTTTACACCCATATATGAAAGAAAGAAAGCTAACTGTTCCTATTATTAAAAAATTTGATGTAGGATATGATAGTCAAACAGATTGTCTTACTTTCCCTGTAAAAGATAAAAAAGGGGGCATTTTATTTATTGCCCGAAGAAGTGTTAATACTAAATTCTTTTCTTATCCTTATGGAGCAAAGAAACCGCTATATGGAGAATATGAATTATTAAGAGAAATCAAAAACGGTACATCTGTTGATGCAGTATATATATGTGAGAGTATTTTGGATGCGCTTGTTATATGGTGTTGGGGTAAATATGCTGTTGCTCTTAATGGTGTAGGTTCTGCCCCACAAATGGAAATGCTGTCCAACTTACCATGTAGAACACTCATTCTTGCAACCGATAATGATGAAGGTGGAAGAAAAGCCCGTAATGCTATAAGAAAGAGTGTTAAAAATAAACTTATTATGGAGATTGATTATTCTTCATATAATGGTCTCAAAGATATAAACGACATGACCAAAGAACAATTCTTGAAGTGTGAGGTGCGACTATGACTGAAGATTTTGGATATGTACTGAAAAACTCGCAAGGACATTACTTTTGCGGAATGAATAAAGTAGACATACAATTAAGAAAGGCACTCATATATCATTCATTATTGTATGCCAATAGAACTAAAGATTCTATAAATAGTAATAGCAAAAACTTATGGTATGACATAAGTGGTGATTTTGAAATAGTAAAAGTGAGAGTTTGTGAAATTGATGAATAAGGGGAAAAATATATGTGTTGTGATTCTCAAAGATTGATTAAAGAATTATCAGATAAAGTAGAAAGATTAGAAAAAGAAAAACAACAGCTTATAGAAGGAACATATTTTGGGAATAGAATAAAAAGACTTGAAGCAGATTTAAAATGTTATCAAAATAGACTGCGTTCAAGTTTTCTTATTACTACGGCAGAACAACACGAAATAGATAAATTTTTAGAAACACATAAGGATTGTAATGCTATATATACTTATAGTTTTACTCCCTCTCCATTTGGCATTCTTGCAACCATTAAATGTAATAGATGTAATGGAAAACTCACATTTAGAGATAGTTAATTTATATGGGAGGGGAATATGTTATTAAATAAAGACGGGATAAGAGAAGAGGACAAATCATTAGCTATTGGAGTTAGAAATCATATTGCTAACGGACAATTTGTTATTGGAAATCCTGGATTGGGATTAAAGCTAACTCTTGCCAAGTTAGAAGAAGAAAGAGATAACAAAGTCTTTAACCCCGCAGATTGGGCTATGAAAGATGCTAATTTGGAAGAGCAAATAGCAAAGACAAAAGCGGGTATAGAAGGGGAAAAAAAGATATGTGATTATCTTGCTCGACTGTTAAAGCACGATGCAGAATTAAGAGGGCTTGTAGTATTTGCAAGTCTTTCTTATGAACAAGAAAATAATGATTTGGACTATATTCCAGACACCGATATTTTATTGGTATATGGACAGCATTTAATGGTTGTGGATGCCAAGAATATAAAAACAAAACCTGAAAAACCATTGATGTTAGAAGATGGAATAATTGTAGATGATAAGGGAAAAGAAGTATTAGAAGTACACCCATCTACGCATATATGGAAAAGAGTATTAAACAATGCGGGTATTCCTTTTGAAAGTGTCGAAGGATATGTGTGTATTGTAAATGATAATGAAACTAATATAATAAGAAATGATGAATGGTATAGTTCTCAAACAAAACTTATTCATATTTCTGAATTAAGACAAATATTACACGAATGGATAAAAGGAAAGAATGACACCTTATATCTGAATATGCTTACCGAAATTGCGAAAGCCCAGATAAAGGAGGAAAAGTCTACTGATATAAACTTCGATTCAATTAAAAAGAAGTTTGGCATATAAATACTTGACAAACGCTCAAGGATATGCTATAATATTTATATATACATAGAAACATATAGGAAATAACCGTAACACCACGGTTAGTATGTAACACTTCAATAGGAGCATTTTATGAAAAGAGACAATGATTTTGAGATGAGCAGAATTGCAAAGGCAAGCACTTCAAAAGTGGTAGTAGAAACACACATGGATTCCTTTAATATTGAAAAGGTTAGTATTCGTGCGGTGGAATATGCTACTGGTAAAATGGTTCAAGCATATTTAGATTTCGATGATTTTCTGCTGATTTCGCAAGATGTAAAATCTGGTAGAATGTTTAAAGAACTTGCATCTGCGGGGCAAAATAAAACCCTTTCAATGGGTGGAACTGCAAATAGCAAGAACTACAACGGTATGCCTGAAAGTAGAATCATCTCTCTCGGAATGTCGGGAGAAAAAGTATTTCTTACTCTTTCTATGGGCAAGGGAAAGCTAAATCAGACAGGGCTTATTCAGCCTGACGGACAGCCTGACCTGAAGTTGACAGTCGCAATGACTGTGGATGATTGCCGTAAGTTTTTCATCACAACCGAAGCATTTGTAAATGCCTATTTGGTTACTTTAGTGAGCAAACAAATGAAGCAAATCGCACAAAGGCGTGAAGAATATAACCGTAATAATAGAGGATAAAAGACAAGAATGAAAGAAATTCAACTTTTCAATAGAGAACAGAATTATTGGAAAAAGGCTAATATAAAACTATTTGGAATAGAACCAATAGATGATTCTATTCCTTTTAGTGATATACAAAAACATCTTGACGAATGCTGTTTGAAATATTGGAATGTTGAACAGCCTTGTCAACTCGCAAATGGTATAAATAGTGGAGTTCTTGATAAAAACTTTGATAGGAAACTCAAGAACTCCTATCGCTTATCTCTTAATTTTTATAATATGTGCATAGATGTTTCTGCTGTATATTCAGTAGAATATAAAGGCACTAATGTTGATAAAGAATTTAAGATTTGTGCAATTCCTACCCCCTGTCAAGATTTAACTTGGATTATCAACAGAACAAAGTATGTTCCGAGGGTTACTGCTGTAAGAGATTATTATACCTTTCTCGGTAAAGTAGATTTCCAAACCATTAAAGGTGAGGGGTGGACTTATGATATATTTGAGGATAAGTTTACTTGTGTTCTAAAACAAAATCCATTTGAGCCTACATTAGAAGAAATATATAATAATAGACTCTCTAAAAGGTCAAGAGCCTTATTACAAAGTGTATTAGATGAACCGCTATCTATTGATAACTTTAAGCAAGCATTAGGATTATTACCCACCTTTGAAAGCAACTCTATATTCAATTATAAATTTGCGCGTATAGAATATTTTGAAGATATAATCTTTAAGAGCGGTCGTTATGCTCAACCAACAAAGAAGATTCTATTAGGCATAAATCAAATGTTTGCCAGTCAAAATAAAGTATTCTATACAGGAGAAAGAAATGATGGCTGTTTGATAAGAGCAGAAAGCCCTATTTATGCTTTGGAAAATTTCAGAACAGTTGTTAATATATATAATGGGGAATATAAACCCGCTTTTACATATACAGATACTATAGGATTTTTTGATGCTTTCAAAACCGTTACATCTTCTTCTGCGGGTAGACAAAGACTACTTCTTGATAATGTAATCGTCAAAGATGGTATGCTTTGGATTGAGGAAAATGGGGTTGAAAAGAATATGTTTGAGTATATGATAGAGCCTCAACCTGTTCGCCTTTCTTGCCTATCATCTGCTCCTTTTGGTAATAATGATAAGCCTAAAAGGATTATGATGAACGCAAAACTCACCTCTCAAAGTGTTCCCCTTAAAGAAGAACTTAACCCTTTAACTCATCTTATAAATGCTCGTGTAGGATTTACAGATATTAAAGGATTCACCTATGGTGATAGCATTATCATTTCAGAATCCTTTGCAAATAGACTTCGTACCTATTCAAAAGATATACTATATTTTGAAACCAAAGATAAAGTTGTTGCTGAATTAGAGAAGAATAAAGATAACATTTCTATTGAGCTTTTACAAAAAATATATCCATCAACGGCTGAAGCTATTTTGAGCAGTTATGAAAATGTGAAAGTAGATAGATTTGATTATGTAGAAGATTATGGGGTTAGAATATTCCTGTCTTGGGAAATTCCTTTCAGACTTGGAGATAAAATCACAAACCGTCATGGAGCAAAAGGTACTGTTGGAAAGATTGTTCCTGATGCTGAAATGCCTTATCTTACTAAAAAGGTAGGCAATATGGAAGAAGGACATCTTGAAGTTATTATTTCAGGATTTTCTACAATGCGTAGAGGTTCATTAGGACAGATATTTGAAGCGTGGGCTAATGCAAGCGGTATTGAATATCAAGATGGTGAGGATTTTATTGCCAATATGATTGAAAAGTATAGCGACCAAATGCGTGAGTATGCTAATAATTCAGTCATCACTTTTAATGGTGAAACAAATATTATTCCTGTTGGAATTATTACAATGATGAGAGTATATCATCACGCAAGCATTCATATTTCTGAATCAAAAGCGGATGGTGCTTTTGATAAAGTGCTGAAACTTGGTGAGATGGAAAAATTCAATCTTGTAGCATCTGGTAGTATAAATATTCTTAAAGAGTTATCAATACGAAGTATGCACAAGCATATTGGGGCTAATAAAATGGTAGCTGAAATGGAAGAAACAAGAGAACTTCCTAATAATCCTTCATTATCATTAAAATTAGCAACAGTCTTGAAATCTATTGGATATGATATAAGAGTTAATGGTAAATCATTAACTAAATCAGACCTATCTAATATTGAATTTGATGAACAAGATATGACTTGGTTTAATTCCATAGAGAGTAATGGGGGTATTCTATGAGCAAAGTTACTATACAAAGAGTGAAAATAAAAGAACTACCTATAAATGAAGTTACATCTCATTCTGTTTTTCAACCTCATAAAATTAAAGATAAAGACGGTAATCTTTTATTTAATGATAAGGGTATATTCTCTACAAAGATTTTTGGTAAGTTCGGTAAGTGTTCCTGTGGTGCGAGAACTAAACCAGGAATTTGTCAATACTGTGGAACAAGAGTATTAAATAAACGCAGAGTTCCGAATTTCTATATATCCTTTAAAGGTATGTTAGATATTCCCTATCTTCAAATAGATATACCTGATTTTGCCGACTATCAATTAGTTGATGATATTCTAAATTATAGGGGATTTCTTTATGATGGTGAATATGTGGAATTTAATCTAACTACTCTTAACTTAACTGACTTTGATAAAGATAAGGTTCTTATTGGTAAAGATGCTATCTTTTATTTAGGCGGTACAGAAGAATGGTATAATGCACAGGTGCATGATAAATTATCCATCCCACATACATCGTTAAGGAAGATTACTATTCAAAGAGGTTCATATTTTCTTGGGAATTTAAACACTATCTTTGTGGATATTCTGAAACAAAAGAAAGCTATTCAGAATATCTTAAATACACAAGAAACTGTTGTAGATGTATTTCATGAATTAGATGCCAAAAGAATTATCCTTGCTAAAATTCACGAAGTATATGACGGCTTGTTTGATATGCTTGTGAAAGGCAAAAAATCTATTCTTGCCCGTGAAATTATTGGGCAAGGAGTTACAGGCTGTATAAGGGCTGTAATTACGAATAACTTTGATATTTCAGAAGATGTTGCTCTTTTGGGTAAATATTTCATTAAAACTCTTTATCCCAAATTATTTGACAAATTCACTAATACTAACGGTATTACTGATATTACTGCACTTAATAAATATTTGAGAGATAATGAATATTATATTCTTATAAATAGACAGCCTACAATTGGTGCTTTATCTATTTTAGGAATGATACCTGTCTTTTCTGATAAGGAAGAAGATAAGTATGTTATGCAGTTGAACCCAATCATTACCTGCGGATTAGGGGGAGATTATGACGGCGACTGCTTGGCGGCAATCGCATTGTATACAAAAGCCGCTTGTATGGAAGCAAAATCTCTATTACCAAGTGTAAACTATATAGAGGGTTCTAATGGTAGTATAAGAAACTGTATTCCCGAAGATTTACAATACACTATGCAGAAACTTTATGACGAAGGTAAAGGAAACGAAATTGATAGATTGCTCATGTAAGATATGTGGTAAATCATTTAGCAATTTGATGGGATTAGCCTCACATATACGACAAATCCACAGCATAACGGCACAAAAGTATTATGAGAAGTTTTATGGTAAGGGTTATTGTAAAGTATGTGGCAATCCTACCAACTTTAATTCTTTATCAGAAGGATATTATACATATTGTTCTAATAGCTGTATGTCTATTGGAACTGCCGAAAAACGAAAACAAACTTGTTTACAAAAGTATGGTGTAACTAATGTTTTTCAAAGAGCAGATGTGGTAGAAAAAACGCATACCCCCGAAATAATTGCTCAACAAAAAGTAAGTCGAAAACAAACTGCATTAGATAGATATGGAGTAGAATATACTTTACTTATTCCCTCTACACAAGAAAAGGCACATTCTTCTGATACTGTTGATAAACAAAAAGCCGCTCGTGCTATTACTAATAAAATCCTACTTGCGGTACATACAACTTTTTGATATATTACTGCGGGTAGGTTACAGACATCGTTTATAGGCGTTCTTAAAATAGATGGCACTTATGAATTTTCCCAGTTTATAACTCTGCAAAGCCTATAAGCAGTCAGGGGAGACATTTACCTTCATTTTCTATGAAGCGACTTATAATAATATGATATATGTATATGTAATAAATAAAGATGGAGAGCCATTAATGCCTACAAACAGATGTGGTCATGTGAGATGGCTTCTACAAAATAATAAAGCAAAAGTATATAATACTAATCCATTTACTATTCAATTATTAGAAGAAAAACTTAATAAAGTACAAAAACTATATCTTGGAGTAGACTCTGGTAGAACTAATATAGGTATTTCTGTTATTACTGAAAAGGCAATTCCTGTATTTAGTGCTTCTGTTGAAACAAGAAATAAAGATATTCCCCAATTGATGTTTCAAAGAAAAGTATTTAGAAGCAAGCACAGACAAACAACAAGGCGCAAAAAGAAACAGAGAAGGGCAAAAACAAATGGAACAATAAAATCAGAGCAGTTTCAAAGGAAATTACCTCAATGTGAAACACCAATTACATTGAAGTATATAAAAAATAAAGAATCAAGATATAGCAACCGTAAAAGGAAAGATGGATGGCTCACTCCTACTGTGAATCAATTACTTTTAACACATCAAAATTTAATAAATAAGATAAGGAAATTTTTACCAATAACAGATATTGTTTTAGAACTTAATTCCTTTTGGTTTAATGAACTTGATGTTATTTCTTCAAAAAATCTGTTAAAAGGATATGGCAGTTTAGAAGATAGAGTCTACAAAACACAAGAAGGAAAGTGTATATTTTGCAAAGAGAAAATAGAACACCATCACCATATAATCCCAAAGCATAAACAGGGAAGTGATACAGTTTCTAATATAGTTGGTCTTTGTGAATATCATCATTCTTTAATCCATACTTCTCCATCTTGGAAAGACAAAGTACAAAATATAGTACAGGGTAGATATAAAAAATTTAGAGCATTAAGCGTTCTAAATCAAATTATTCCTTTTCTTGTAAAGCATCTTCAAAAGGATTATAGATTACATTTAACTGATGGATATATGACTTCTTCAATTCGCAAAAAATATGGAATAGAAAAAGACCACTATATAGATGCTTATTGTATTGCTTTCTCTCAATTAAATATTGATAAAGTTGTGTTACCAAAAAAGATATATAAGATAAAACAATATAGGCGGCACGACAGACAAGTAGTGCATCAAGAAAATTGTCATAGGAAATATTATTTAGATGGAAAAGTAGTAGCAACCAACCGTCATAGGGCTTTTGAACAAAATTCTTTGAGTTTGGATGAATATATACTACAAGGTGGGAGAGCAGACAATTTAAAGGTAAAAGACCATTTACCAATAAAAAAGAGAATAGATAGAATATTACCTGGCAGTAAATGGTTTGTAAATAATAAAGTGAGAACACTAAAAGGCTCACAAGGCATATATAAAGGAAACCCACAATATTTAATATTTGAAGATGGAGTAAAAGCATTATATAGTAAATGTAAATTACTAAAACAAAATGCAGGGTTGGTTTTTGTTTAATAATGTATTAATTTATGAACGATGTTTAAGATAATCTTATTGTCGAAAAGTGGCGTAAAAAGAATACTCCTTTCTATAATAGAGCTATCCAAAGATGGACTCTTGATGATATTGAAAAGCGAGATATAGCCATTAAAAATAAGCTCAATTATATTGTTTTATGGTCTACATCTGATATTGATAAGTTTTTTACAAATGAGGCGTGGAGGGTTTATTAATGAAGTATGAAACCGCTTGTGATAAATTAAATTCTGTTGATAGAGCTACTTATACAAAAGCATATAACGCTTTAGGTAGTAAAATGTTTTCCGAATGCTACATCCCAAATGTGGGAGATTTTGCTAATGCTTTTGGAACACCCAATGAACAATCATTTGAAGCTATGCGAAAAATTGAACACATAACAGCCTTTACAGGGAATACAAAAGATATTATTGCATCTTGTCAGCGCAGGGGAGCAAATTACACCGAAGAAGAAAGTAGTAAGTTTATGAAATCTGTAATAGCGGCAAATGTAACTAATATTACAGAAAGTGGATTTTTCTATAAGAAACTTATTTCGTCTTGTGATAATATGATTATAGATTTATCTTATGATGATTGTGGTGCGGAGGGTTCGGAATTAGAACTTCCTATTGATGAAACTACCTATAATTATAAAGTCAAGAATCATTTTATTACGGAACTAAATGATTTTACAGAATCCTATGAGGAATTTCTTTCCAATGTAGAAGGGTTATCTACCATACATATAAGAAGTTTTCTTACCTGTAAACATAGTAGAACACATAGGAAGTTTTGTAAAACTTGTGCTGGAATATATAAACGCGCACACGATAGATATTTTATACCTAAATATATAGGAGTATATTCTACTCTAATGATAACAGAACACGCCACACAAGCATCATTAGATAGTATGAATAAGGGTGTTACGGAAAAACTAAATGTTGCTCTTGAACAAAAGATTGATAAGAAAGAGATAACCGACTATCCATCTGTAAAAGCAAAAATCAATGAGATTATAGACCAAATAGGATATATCGGTGTTCAGAGTAGATTTTATGAAATAGCATTACTATCAAGATTTTATCTACAGCCCGATGGTAAATATATTCCATCTGCAATGATTACATCTTTTTTGAAACAGGGTGATACTTTCGGTTCGTTTATATATAAGCCATCTAAAAAGACATTTTATGCGCTATTATCAGAGGAACATATAAACGCAACATCCTTAAAATCAAAAATAGCATTTGATTTATATGACTAATTTTATAATCTATGGAGGATAAATGTTAAGTTCAAATGATATAATCAATACTCTTGAAAACATTAGCAAACAATTCACAAATATTGGAGTAGATACCCGTATAGAATATAATATTGAATTGTGTCAACAACATAATACTTTAGCAATAAGAAATGAGTGGGAAGATACAATTTCCACTCAATCTATTATAAACGCTATACAATATTCTGCACGAAGTCAAGAGACAGCCGATAGCCTGATAGAGTGGGTTCAACAGGGACTAACTTTTACGAAGCATCATTGTTCTTCGGGAGATGAGGGAATTGACATAATTTTCCGCTCTCAACCTATTGATGTTAAAGAAAATATGGGGAGGTTTGGTGTACGACCAAAAACCTATTATATTGAAATAATAGCGGGGATTACTGTTTATGTTTGAAAGAAAAATACAAATTAACTACAACCATTCTTTATCGGAAATTCCATTTATAAGTATTAGTGAAATGGAATCTTGGTTAGATACAGTTCAAGATGAGTTAGAAAAAGAACCCCCAATTATATTTCAGGTAAATGGGGTTCAATTTATTTGCAGAGATATAGACCTATATGATGATTTTGCAAATTTATTAATTACATCAGACAAGGATAACATAGAAGATATAGAAGATTTACTATATGATTCTATAATTCACGAAGTTGTTCCTGTGTATAATAAATGTTTAGAAGCTATACCCATTACAGTTCTGCCTACTGAAAATTTCTGTGCTATGATTGGGAGTAGCCTCTTTATACAGTTGAAGAATCGTTCTGTTGGTAATTTAATAACTTTACAACTTGCCCAAAGTTATGATTAAAAATATATAACGCTTTTCTATTGACAATACTAACTAACTTTAGTATAATGTAAATATCTTAATGAATGAAAGGATTATATATGTGTAAACTGCAATTTCACCTCCCATTTAATATAAGGATAAACGCTTTAAACTGTAGTGAAGATGATAAGAACCAATGGTGTTCTTTTGTGCGCGAATATCTTTCAGAAAACTTCTCAACTTTGGGGTTCGTACACTCCCCCACACAGACTTTCAAATATGTAGTAAATGTTAAAGCTGTTCTCACAACGGGGATTATTTTATCTTTAAGTACAGATGATGAAGATATTCTTGCAACTGGAATGGTTTCAAGTGTAAATTCAGATGAAATTTGTGATATAGATGAAACCACAATGCCGTTTATTATTGGTAGAATTGAAAACATGGACATTCCTGAAATTAATGAATTGTTAGAAAAAAGGGCAAATTTTTTTACAGCTCTCCCAACAGAAGCACGGTTTACTACTACCACAGTTCCCTTTAACCAAATTAAAGTTGCTGAAGATGCTTGGAAAATAACAGAAGGAAATAGATACCCAACAGTAGATGCCGAGCTTATACAATGTGTCCCCAAAGTGGAAATTTACAAGGAGGAAACCCACAATGTTTGAAACTGTATATCACATTCCGCTCAATCACGAATTACCTAACTTTTATTTTAATGGTGATTCTGATGAATCATGGCGTAAGTGTGTATTAGAACATTTGCAGTCCCGATTCCATTATGGACTTCATCATCAAATCCGAATGTGGTTTACTTTTGATATATATAATATTACCAATGATAGTATTATGTTAAAGGTAGCATCTAATAGTGTCGAAGATGAAGATGATATTCCAAGTGAAGTATTCGATTATATTGAAGAATGTATCGTAACTCGACTTGTACCAGAAATCAATATTATTCTTTCTGAATTGTCTTTTACAACTCTCCCTAAAAATGCGCCGTTTTTCTTTGATGACAATAGAATTTGGGTGTTAATGGATTATTGTAAAGATACGCTTGAATATGTGAGCATCCGTTGTAAGGAAGAAGTAGAATAGGCTAAACACTATTTAGCCTTTTTAAAATATTTTACAAAGTGGAGAAATTATGTATAGAACATTGTCGGAAATATCAAGTTGGAAAAACAAGTTTGTTAGACTTTGTAATGATATAGACCTTTTTGCTTCCTATGTCACTACACTTAAAATATGCACAGTGAACCAACAGTTATTTAGTGAGGTTTTCGATGCGAATTTACGCGCAGATGAGATATTATACTGGATAAGAACAAACTTAAACACATATAAAGAAATGACACCAAATGGAAGGGGAAAATTAGAACAAGCTCCATTTAGGGTTTTGTACGCTCACCCTTCCGACACTGGAATAACTGTATATTTTCAAACTGACCTATTACATGATGTTATTCCTGATGAAGCGGTGGCTATTGAAATAACATTAAGCCTTCGCCTGAATCATTTATAACATAAAGATAACATATATGGTAATATTACACACACAATCGTATATGAAACAAATTTACTGAAACTGTTATATGACTAAAAAATTAAAGGAGAAGAATTATGGCTATTTGGTCTACTTATAAAGTATACAATTCTTTTGATGATTTCAAAGAGGATTTTCCCGAAGATGCTGAAGATATAGCATATCAAAACCATGATATAGAAAATGCCGCTACGATTTATTATTTTGACAATACGGATGAGTTTGTAGATTATGAATTATCCGAAGGTTGGTATATCAGCTTGTTTGATGATTTAGATGGTAAATTACGGGGCGCACCTAACCCATTGGAGTATATAGATGCCGATAGATTTTTTGATGCACTTAAAAACTCATGGGATGATTCTTCATATTGGACTAATGATACGGTTGTCGTTCATTGGACTGATTATTAAGGGGAAATTCTTATGACAGATATAGAGTTATTTGAAGAAGTATTAAAGAATTTTCAAGATACTTATAAATTAAAAATTGATAAACCAAATAATGATTGTTATATAGTTATTAATGATAATTCTGGAAGCTATTTAGGTGAAATGAATTATAGTGGTTATAATTTATTATGTAATCTTACAAGACTTTGTGGTATATTAAAATTTGACTTGATATAATTCGATTTATTACAGGGTAAGGAGTGAAAATATGATAGTTAAAGAATTATTGCCGTTTTTACAAGAAGCTCTCGTATCTTTATACACAAACGATTTTGCATCTGCTATAGAATATGTGCGTAAGTTATTTCCATACAAACAAGATGAGATAGCTGATATAGTATCTTTTAAAGACTTAAGCACATTTATGTCCATAGATAAAAATAGTGAAACTATGCACAAACATGGTATAACAGGTGTTTTTCCTCGCGCCATATCATTTGAGTTGCATAATGAGTATGTAAAACAATTTGAAATTATAAGTATTACGCCTGATGAGGATTATATATCTATAAAAGTACAGCCATCTTAAAACGATGTTTAGAAGAAAACTACAAAAAATTTTAAACAGCTATATTCAAGTTGGATAGAATCCAATAATATTGAGGTGAACTAATATGAGAAATTATTATGTGAAATATACTGACAACTATCACAATACCTATAATTTATGTTATGTAGAAGAGGGTGAATCCCTACCATCAGGGGATTGGTCTCGTATAAGTAGAAAAGAAGCAATCTCTCTATGTGTAGCAGAAAGAGATAGAGAAAGATATGATAATCAATTTAGTGGTTTTGCTGATTCTTATATATTACCTTATAAAGAATGTTATAGTGAAGATGCTATTGGTGACACCGATTGTCATTTAAGAGATGCTTTACTTGAACAAAATGGGTGGTATATATCAGACACCTATTTTGTAGAAGCTCCTAAAGGAAAAAGATAATATGAACATTATGAATATAATAGACATAATAACCTACACAAAGGCACTAAACAAAATTCTTAATGTTTTTAGTCGGAAAGCATCATTAGAATTGATTATTTCCAATGAAGGAACTAACTATGATTGTTGGATGGACAATATAGATGATGTTGACAGTATAAGAGTAAAAATAGAAGAAAGCCATTTATTTTCAGAACAACAGGTAGAGGAAATAATAAAAAAGATTGTTATACTTTCTTTTGTAGTTAAACCAATAAGCTGTTTGGGAGAAGAAAGCACTATTTCTTTTGAGAAAAAAGCAATTACATTGTCCGATGGTACATCTCTTTCAATATCCCCCTATGTATCTATAATAGGAGAATAAATATGTATAAAAGTTATTTTTTCTATACTAATCCCATTCGTTTTACAAGAAATACAAATGGGGATTTATTTGTTACAGGAGAAGATGGTATTACTTCTCAATTAAGTCAAACTATCAATATTTGTTTTGTTGGCAATAATTATGTTGTAGAGGATAGGATTACAGGCTGTGTTATTGATGAGGAAGGAAATGTTTTAGCTCTTGATGTTGGAGATTACAGTAGAATTCCTACTTCCAATATAAAAACTATAATGTGGTAAACTAATAATATATTAAAAGAGAGCGGTATTCCTTTTAAAATATATTTATAAATTATTCAATATAACTATTGACAAGTATATTATATGATGTTATAATCTGCCATGTAGTAAGGAATTACTAACAAAAAAATATACTTTTCAAAAAAGGAGAAACAAAACAATGATTAGAAAGATTTTTAGCCTTATTATGGTTGCCGTTATGATGACGGCTCTCGCAGTTCCCGCCCTTGCGGAAAGTAGGGCAAGCAAGACTCCTGAAGTCAGGAATGAAGTTATCGGAGACCCCATCCATGTCGTTCGTGGTGATGCCGATGACAATGGAGAGGTAAATGTTGCTGATGTAATTATCGTATTCAGGGCGTGTATGGGGCTTATCACTCTTGACCCCGCAAGTCAGGGCTTCCTTAATGCAGACTGTGACGGTAACGGTGAAATCAATGTTGCCGATGCGATTATTACTTCTCGAATTGCTATGGGGCTTGGCGGCTATTAATTGAAACAAAGAAGGTAAGAGATTGATTGCTCGAAGGTAAGATGTTTCTTACCTTCTTTTTATATATTTATAAAATGTATTGACAAGCTAATATTATGTATGGTATAATAACCACATAAAATACAGGAGGATTAAATAAAATGGATATGCTTCATTGGATTGGAATAATCGCGGGAATAGGTTGCATTATTTCGGTAATCATAATTTTCAGTGTGTTGTGGAAAGAACTCTCCACTACTCAAAAAATAGTATATGGTCTGATGCTTCTATCTGCTGTCCTCGGCGTGATAGGACTTATTCAAACTGGACTAAATTCAGCAATTAATCCTCTTATGATTATTGCGGGATAAATGTTATACTAAAATATAAGGAGGTTGTTAAAATGTTTACTGCCCTAAAAAATTCAACAAATCAGGCTGTTATGAATCTAAACTACGGTGCTGTGTTTAAAGATTGCGGAGAACGCTGTTATATGAAAATCAGACCCCCGTCTGATTGGAAAGTTGATTTTTTACCGAAGGACATTGAACATTCCGTAGCTCATATATTGGCTGTTAATTTGGAAACAGGCAATATTGAATCGTTCCATTATAATACAATTGTAACATACATTCCATCTGCTCATGTGATAGGCATAGACAGCATATAACAGTCAAAAAGGTGGTAACAATATGATTTGCAAATGTGGGAAAAATCATACCATAGGGGAAATCCCTTCTGATGAAATATATGCTGTATGTCAATCATGTGGCGATATATTTCATATTTCAAAAACATATAATGTTGTGGACAAGCAGATTATATCATCATATATGTTCACAAAAGAAACAACGATGGATTATCCCATAGAGGTAATAGAAATATGAGTAGGTGGAATATGATGAACCCAATGTGTGCGGTTTGTAAAATACCTAATGAGGTGGCTATACTGCAACAAATGAATCAGCTACTATCATTATTGAAAAGAGAAGATTTGAACATTATAAGGAGAACACATACATTAGGTTTTTATTGGCACAATTTTTATGTTAAATGTTCGGTTGGTATAGTCTGTGATAAAGTAAAACAGAATAATGAAAAAATCCGCAGGGTAGGAACACAAATAGATGAATTATTAGAGGCTTATATAGAGGCTGGGTGTCCTAATCGTGAAATCAACAACTATATACGCACTTGGTTTTCATACCTATATGAACAAAGAATACTACCCGTTACAATATATTATCAAAAAATACGCTCATATTTAGATAGCTAACAGGAGAATATAATATGTTCAAAATACAAACCCCCGAAGGTATTATTATGAGGATGTTTGATACCTTTGAAGAAGCAAAGCAACATCTTATTGACCACACAGGGAATAGAATAATCAAACAAGATGGCACAAATGTAATATGGATAAATGTCAAGGAAGATGAAAATATTAAGGTAGTAGCTTTACCTAATTTCACCCTTCATCGTCCATATAGTTGTCTAAAATGTCAGCACAGATTATCAAATTTTAACGAAGCTCCGTGCAACAGTTGTTCTCGTAGATATTATTCAGACTATTTTGTTTCAATAGACTAACTTGTTTCAAAAGGAGTAATGCTTATGACTTCCAAAGAATATGTAACCTTGCGAAAGGCTTTTCTCGAATGGTGCAATCATAAGTGCGCGTTATGGGGGCAGAATACAATAGATAAACGATTGTGGGGAGATGAAACCATTAAAGAGAGCGATATTTGCAAGGGCATTTGTAGTAATTGTAGTGTTAGTTATGGTATTAAGGGCTTTCTTACTACTTCTAATAATGCCAAAGACGAATATGAACATCATGAAGAAATATGCAAGGCTTTGTTAAAATGGAAGTTTGAACACCTCAATCCGTCCGAACAGCCAAAACACCACGAGAGCATAAATGGCTCTTTCTGTTATTGATTTTGATAATATAGGAGTAAACTAATGAAAAGGATATGTGTTTGGTTTTTGTGTATTGTTATGTTGTTCTTTATCTGTTCCTGTAAGTCGAAGCATATTGAAGTAGATAATAGTAAGAACAATCAAACAATAGCAAAATCCCTTATAGATAATAGAGAAATAAACGCAACAGGGATTATTTGCACTAAAGAAGCCACATATCATAGGAATACTGGTGTAAATAATGGTGTAGCTTATGGCATATTAACCGTTCGTTTTTCAGATGACTCCTATGCTTGGGTGCTTGTAGCAGATGCAAAACAGTTTGCTACTATACAAATAGGTGATAACATACTTGTAAATGCGTTATATTCTTCCAACTATCCAAGAGTCACTTACTAAATATATAAAATAAATATCAAAAAATTATTGACAGCCTTTTTCTTTTATGCTATAATTAAAATAGTACAAAAGAAAGAGGTTTTTTATGTTATTACACGCATCTTTAATTTGTAAAATACCCGTTACAGGGGTAATCAACATTCCTGATGATGTTGTGGGTAAAGGCGCAGATGCCATAAATAGATACATTGAAGAACATAAAGAAGATGTAACCCTATCAAAAAAATATAAGCATCTTTACTATTCACAAGAAGATTTATCTCCTATAAATGGGCTTTATGATATTCTACCTTCTCCGACAATAAGGCAACTTGCAGAACTGAAGAATACAAGTATTCTTGTAGTAGATAATAATATAATTGATTTTAAATCCATCTTTTTAGGAAGAGAGTTTCATTCAAGCTATTCTGTTGTAGAATATACGGTTGAAGATGTTATTGTGGGATATGGTTTTTTTGCGAAAGGATTTACCCCAGAAGCACACACCCGAAACATTTTAGCCACGCAACCCGCATATTATCGTATCTTAAATGGCAAGTTGGAAGTATATTATACAAATGATACAGGAGAAAGGGTTGATGTGCTTCAATTGCCCCCAGATTTCCCAGATGATTGGTATATTCTATGCTATACAGATGAGGGCTATAACCACTCTATTATAGTTGGTGTGGAAATAATAGCAAAAAGCGCGGCAGTATATGAAGATATGCCTTACCTTGTAAATAAGATAAAAGACTATAAATTAGATAGTTATATTTGTACTAAATGTGGGGCAACCAATATATTGCTAAATGATGACGGTACTAATTTGAATGTTTGCGATTCTTGTGGTCGAATATCAACACTCATACCTAAATATAAGTAAGGGGGAATATCACAATGCTTAAATTTACAGATATGATTAAAGCGTATGTAGCCTATGATGAAACATACAAAGTGCTTGTAACAAGGGCGAAGTCCGAGAATAGTGATAAGCCTTATGATATTGGGATGCTTACAACTAAAGAATGGTTAATCTATATTAAGGAAAATAATGTAGAATGGGAGGTTGTTTCATCAAGTGAATATCAGCAGTATGGTACTATTCATATTGTTGTTTCAGAATCAGCAACACTTCCTAATATATACAAAAGTGGATATGATGTAAACAAATTAATTACGGAAGGCTATCACGCTAATTATGATGTATCACTATTGGATTAAGGAGATATATAACCAATGAACAATTTGGGAGAACGAATGAAGGAGTATGAAAGAGTTACAGATGTACGGCTTATTAACCGTATTCCTGTTCTTGTGAGAATAGACGGTAAAGCGTTCCATACTTTTACAAGAGGGTTCATGAAACCCTATGATAAGGTTCTTATGAACGCTATGCAACGCACAATGAAATATTTGTGTGAACACATTGAAGGTTGTGTTCTTGGTTATACCCAGTCCGATGAAATCTCTCTTGTAATTTGGAATAGTAATCCCTTTGCAGAGCCGTGGTTTGACAACAAATTGCAAAAGATTACTTCTATTACAGCAAGTATGGCTACATGGGCATTTAATATGTTCTTTAGAGAAGAACAGTTAAAATACCAATATTCTATTGAAGAGGAAAGCTATTATTATAAACACATGAACGCTCTTAATCAAGCGGCACTCTTTGATAGCAGAGCCTACAATATGCCTATGTATGAGGTTGAAAACTACTTTATATGGAGACAACAGGATTGTACTCGAAATGCCGTACAAATGGCGGCAAGAACATACTATTCACATAAAGAAGTTCAAAATAAAGATGGCAATGAATTACAGGAGTTGCTTTTCCAAAAGGGAATTAACTTCAATGATTATCCCGAAGCGTTTAAGAGGGGAAGTTGTTGCATCAAAATCCCCACAGAAGTAGAAACATCAAAAGGAATGGCAGTTCGTAATAAGTGGGATATAGATAAAAATATTCCCATCTTTACTGCTGATAGAAGCTATATTAAACATTTTGCGTTCAGAGAATAATAAAGTATGAAACTATTACAAAGCATTTGTTATCTATTATCATTTATCTTGGTTGCAGTAACCTATATGGCGGCATTTTCTGTATTCAAAACGGGGAATGTTTGGTTGCTTATTGCAAGTGGGAGCGGTGTAATGCTGTTCCTGATAATTGCGTTAATCTGTGATAAATATATTACAAAGGAGAAATAACGATGTGTAAGTTCATTACAAAAGATGCACCTAATCATTATACGGCTGTTCTTAATGGAAAGCCCATTGAGTTTATTGTAAAGGTTGAAAATTGGAACAAGTCGGACAAAACAAATTGGCTGTCAAATGGGCGTGACTTGGTATTTGATTCTGATGAAAATGGAGAACATCTTATTTCACCACGCTTTAAGCACATAGAAACGATGCCAACTGATAAGGTTGTCACAATTGGAGAATGTGATTACTTTTGTTATAATAGGTATTGTGGCACTCTTGAAATGTATGCCGAAATTATTTCTCCCGATATTAACGCAGATGAATTTGCAACCGCTCTATATCGTGAGGTTGCCTAAATGCTAAAGAATATGGACACTATTGAGGGAATGAAAGAACTTCCCTCTAATTCTATTGATTTAATATTGTGTGATTTACCTTATGGAGTAACTAAAAATAAAACTGATATAGTTATTCCATTTGATAAATTATGGGAACAATATCAAAGGCTAATAAAGCCAAATGGAGCAATAGTATTATTTGCACAAGGTATATTTCTTGTTGACCTAATTAACAGCAATCGTGCTTGGTACAAATATGACCTCGTATGGGATAAAGTATTAACAAGCGGTTTTCTTAATGCTAAAAAAATGCCGCTACGACAGCACGAACATATTGTTGTTTTTGGTAAAGGTAAAATAACATATAATCCCCAAATGACAATAGGAAAGCCTAACCATAGTAAAGGCAAACCTAAATCAACTGCAAATAATAATTATGGAGAATTCGGATGGGTAGAATCCAAAATGGACGGACTGAAATATCCTACCACAATTTTAAAATTCTCTAAACCCCATGCAAGTGTAGCACATCATAGAACAGAAAAACCTGTCGCGTTATTAGAATGGCTAATTAAAACCTATTCTAATGAGGGTGACATTGTATTAGATAATTGTATGGGTAGTGGAAGTACAGGAGTTGCTTGTAAACATACCAATAGGGAATTTATAGGAATTGAAATAGATAATAATTATTTTAATATTGCACAAACAAGAATATTGAATGAATAAATAGGAGAACATTATGGGAACAGAATACAACTATGATATAGAAGTAACCGTAGATTTAGGAGCGTATATTGAAATCCCTTGTAGAGATTACCCCGTATCGGAGCAATTTATGAAGCGAATACAAGAAGATATGGATAATCTGTTTTGGGACAGTATGGAATATGACTGTGGAGAATATGACTGGATTGAGTTAGATAGAAAAGGTGATGCTGTGAAGATAGGAGTAAAAAACTTTCTTGACACTACCCACATTAATCTTACTGATGTATATTGTGCTAAATACACAATAGAAGGTGTCGAATATGATTATGATTATTATTCGCCGCCATCTTATGAAGAAGATGATTACCCTGAACAGATAAGTGTTAAGTTTGACAATGATTGGTTTTTAAAAGAAGCTACACAACTTGTAAATAAATATATAAGTGAAGGACTATTACCTGAAGGAACTTATATAGAATCCTGTGTTGATGATGAGGGGGTATACCATTGGTCGAACTAAATGAAATTAATAAATGACAGCTATTATACACCCATAGAAATAGCGCATAGATTATGTGACCTAACCTTTGAAATAATTGGTAAGGAAAATATAACAGATATAATTGAACCATCTGCGGGAAACGGAGCTTTCTCTAATTATTTAGAATGTACTGCTTATGATATTAACCCACAAGCCGAGAATATTATTAAGTCGAATTTTCTAACTCAACCATTAACCTATAAGAAGGGAAGATTATTTATAGGCAACCCTCCATTTGGAAATAGTCTCCATCTTGCAAGAAAGTTTTATGAGAAGTGTTGCTTGTATGGAGATTACATAGCCTTTATACTTCCTATTAGTCAACTCAATAATAATTTGCAGTTTTATAAATTTGACCTTGTTTGTTCGGAAGATTTGGGTGTTGCAGATTATAGTGGAGTAACATTACATTGTGTTTTTAATATATACCGCCGTCCTGAAAACGGTTCGTTAAATTCAAAACCAAATGTTAAATTAGACGATATACAAATAAGAGAATATAGGAGAGGAACAACAATAGATGTACCATTAGGATATGATTATGCAATGTGTAATTGGGGAAATGGTACATTAGGTAAAGTTCCAAAATATGTAGGAGAATATGCACAGGAAGTATATTTCTATTGTAAAGATAAATCCCTTGTCAATAAATTAATTGAAATCTTATCTTATGATAAAATAAGAAGCTATGTGCAAAGTATATCAATGAAAAAGATTAGTGTAGCAAGATTATATTTATATATTAGGGAGAATATTCCAAATGTTAAATAAGATATACAATAAAGATTGTTTATTAGGTATAAAAGAACTTCCTGATAATTCTATTGACCTTGTTATAACTTCTCCCCCGTATAATGTAGATTTAGGAAATAATAAATTTAACAAGAACCCATATAATCTATATAATGATAATAAAGACCATAAAGAATATATACAATGGTTAGAAGATATTTTTGTTAATGGTTTATATCCTAAAATGAAAGATGGCGGGAGAATTTGTATAAACATTGGTGACGGGAAAAACGGAGCAGTACCAACACATTCAGATATTATTCAGTTTATGAGTAAAAAATATATTCCTATGACAACTATTGTATGGAATAAAAATTCTTGTGGTAGTAGAACTGCTTGGGGAAGTTTTTGTTCTCCAAGTTCTCCAAGTTTTCCAACTCCCTTTGAATATATACTTGTATTTTGTAAGGGAAGTAAGAAACTATCCTATAAGGGTGAATCAGATTTAGAAAAAGAAGAGTTTATTCAATGGACAAACTCATTATGGACATTTGCTCCAGAGAGAAATCAAAAAGTAATAGGACATCCCGCTATGTTCCCTGTTGAATTAGCAAAAAGGTGTCTAAAAATGTTCTCTTATAAAAATGCAACAGTATTAGACCCCTTTATGGGAAGTGGTACAACTGCGGTGGCGTGTAAAATGTATAGCAGAAACTATATAGGATTTGAAATCTCTCCTGAATATATAGACATTGCTCAAAATAGATTAACTAATATATAAGAGGTATAATATGAAACAAACAATTTCTTGCCCTGTAACCGTTGGAGATGTGGTATATTTTCATTATATCAATAAACAAGATATATATGTTGGAGAAATAAGCAGTATTAGTATTTCTTGTAATAAGAAGGGTGAATGGAAACAGTCTTATCGTGTAACATATAATCAAAGTTATCAATTCAGAGATTATAAATCCACTACGAATTTTTCTAACACCGATATTGGAATAAAATTGTTTTTAGAAAAACCGAAGGATGTGTGCATTAAAAATACTTTCAACTTCACATAATGAAAGAGAGGATATTATGACGACATCACAGAGAATTAGGAAACTTTTTTTAAGGGCAGTCAACAGGATAAATAATAGTTGTTCCACCTATGCGAATGTATATTCTTCCTCTAATGGTAATAAAGGAAATGCTCAAAACTATTTAACCAATTATAGTAGTTATATTGAACACGGTACACAAAACAACCCACAAAAAACTAATGTGGGTTGTTTCTATTAGTTATTTCAAACCATTAATGGTTAAAAATTATACTATTTAATAATAAGGGAAAAGAAAAAAGCTATTGACAAAATCCCTATACTCATGTTATAATTGTGCAAGAATGAAACTAAAAGAAGGAGCAATATATGAAATGTAATAATTGTCCACTATACATAAAATGGAACAACGAGAGTGATGAAGGAGAGAGTTGTATACTATTTGGAGACGGGTGGGATAGCGATTTTCAATATGAGGACAAGGTAGGAAATATAGTTGGATGTCATATTGATAGACACTTTATTAACAAGGTTGCCAAGTCAGAATCAGAGAGTGATATTAAATTCTAATAAGAGGTAATTCGTTATATGGCAAATAGAAAAGAAATTACCACACTTCTTACAGACACCCTTATAAGAGAACTTCCATATTACGCAAAAGAAGTAACATTAGATTGGGGAACAACTCACCCTAAAAGAATAGATGTTGTTTCATTTAATCCAAAGGGTACAACTTTTGCCTGTGATATTGAAAAAGGTGAATTTACTTGTTATGAAATAAAATCCTGTAAAGAAGATGTGTATAGCGGAAATGGATTAAACTTTTATGGAGAGCAAAACTATATCTGTTGTACTATGGAAACATATAAAACACTTCTAACAGATATTAGTAGTGGTAAACTCACAAAATATATAAAAGAGAATTTTCCACATTCAAATAGCAGTTTCGGTATAATGGTGCTTATTCCAAATTGGATAGATTGTCGAAATACCAACGAAATTATACGCGAGATGGAATCACCAACAGCCATAGAGGATTGTTTACATTGGAAGTTTTATAAAATTCTTCCTTGCCATAGAGGACATAGAACAAAAGCTATAACAGAAATGTTATTTGCAATGCTCCGAGCAAAACACAATTTTACGAATCAATGAGGTAATTTATGACTGAAATGGATTTAACAAAAGAACAGAAAGATTTCTATGCACAACATAAGGAAGAACTAAAAAGTTTTCCAATATATGAAATTCTACAAGCAGAACAATTGTTTGATACTGTAAATTCTACATTCCCCGCATACACAGAAAAGATAGGACATTATTTTTCATTAGATGATGCTGTACGCACGGTAGAAAACAATGTGTGTGATATTGCAGATGGTGGCTGTTATATGTATGTGTGGATAGTAAAGCGCGAAAGTGGTCTTTATAATTATTCCACACCAGAAAGCAGACTCCTTTTCCAGTTTGATAGAACTACGAAAAAATATAATAAAATTGACGAACCAAAGCGTTATAAACATTGGTCGTTTTAATATAAAGGAAACTATATGAATAAAGATAACATAGCCTTTTTAGATGCTTATAAAGCATTAGAGGGCGAATTAAAATACGAAGAAAAGTCTGTTCTTGATTATGAGAATTCATTACAAGGCACAGAACAAGAACAATTAAAAGTTTGCCGAATTATGAGAAATTATCTTTCACATAATGATTCTACATTTCTACAGGCAACCAAAGAACAAATAGCATTTCTTACAAAACTTACCGAAGCAATTAGAAGAAAGTCTCACACTGTAAAAGATGAACTAAAAAGAATTAAAGCTATTGCTCCAAATGAAACCATAGCTAATATTATTCCTATTGTGGACAAGTATGGAATAGTACCTATGGAAACAAAAGATGGATATTATTTAATAGATAGAACTATTTTGTTGCGCCATATCGCTAATAAAAAGAAGAAAATCGAGTTGCCGAAAAAACTACCTAAAGTTAATCTAACTGCAAAAGATACAAGGATAGAAACCCTTGCAAAAGGAATTTATGTAGTAGAAGATAAGGGCAAATATGTTGGACTATATATTGGAGAATAAAGCATATAAGAATGGAAATTATTACGAAGAATGGGAAGAACTATCTTTCTACTTTTGTAGCAAAGATTGATAATGAACAAATTGATGCGGGTAAATTTTTCCTTGATGTACGAGAAGCCACAGAAAAAATAATTGCGGATTATAATAGAAAATATCAAAAGAATTATACCTTTTTAGATAAGTCTATGTATGGCTATTCATTACAAGCACTTTTGAATAGATTCTGCGGCTCATATTTTAGCCCGTCATTTATTAAAGGGTATATGACTAACCCCGCACTTCATGTTGTTGCAAATTGCTTTGAAGAAGATGTAAACGATTCCACAGCAATAGGTACAACTTTTCACAAGATTATGGAGATATATTATTCTCTACCACCCGAAGAACGAAATAGAGAAAAACTTATAGATATAACTAAACAAACACTCACAGAAGGGCAAGACGAGGAAAGAATGCTTGACCTTGTGTGTGGCTATATGGTGTCCAAAGATTATAAGGGTGGTGAAATGGATGATACTACTCTAACTTGTGATGTTGAAAAATATGGTAAAGCCAAATACATAACTAAAACATTTGATGGTGTAACTAAAACCCTTCCCTGTGATATATCTTATGTAGCAGATAGGTTAGATTATCGGGATGATGGAGTATATATCATTGATTATAAGACGGGTAGACCAAGAACAGATTCAGCAACCTTTGACGGCTATCTTGGTTCAATGATTCTCTATAAGTGGGGAATAGAACAAGAATTAGGTGTTGATGTTAAAGGCGCATATCTTATGTTCCCAAGTGGAAATCACAATGAAAAATGGTGTGAGATGGACTTCTCCGAACAAAATCAAAAGGAAATGTTTGAACGGGTTGAAGCCTGTCACAAGCAACTATTAGCTGACAATAGAAGTAGAAGATATAGGTATACGGACAAAGGATATTTTAATACGGAAGATGCAAAAGCATTCCGAAACATAATGAATGATTCTTCTATCAGAATGGCGAAGTTACCTATGCTATTATATATAGGAGAAAGTAAAGATGCCTATTAATTGGATAATTGGTATATTAGGATTATATATTGCATATCAAGATTTACTATATAATAGTGTACCAATTTATCTTATAAGTATATATACAATAATTCTATTACCTTTTTTTCCAACTCATATTTGCATATTAACTATCATTTTATTTGGATTTGCTTTATATGAAAAAATACACATTGATTTAGTATTTTTTCCAATGATGATATTTTTAATAATAACAGAGGGTACTATATACACCTTAATAGTTCCTCTTATTATAGGAATAATTCTCTTAACAAGAGAAAAAGTTCCATTTATGGTAGTCATAACTACTACAATAACTTTACTATTAAATTAAAAGGAGAACTTATGATTAGTGGACTATTAGATAAGATGTATAATCTACTCTTGTCAATGCCTATCAACTTGGCAATTCTTGTAGTGATTTGTGTGCTGTTTATGATATTTGCAAAGTACACAATAAAAGATTGTTTGAAAATAATCATTGGGTATATGCTCATTGTTATCTTACTTTCATTCTTTGGAATTACTCTACCCTCATTTATTACTGTATTTAACTGGATTAAGGAAATTGCGGTTAAAATATGGACAGCCCTTTGGTGATAAATTATGCTTTATTGTATTGTAGGAAAGAGTGGGGCGGGAAAAACAGCTCTTGTTAATAATTTGCTTAATGAGTTTGATTTTTTCAAAGAAGTTGCAAGCCTGACAACAAGAACTATGCGCCCGAATGAAACACAAGGAAAAGGTCATACTTTTGTATCAAAAGAAGAATTTGAAGCATATCGACCGAACCTTATAGCTTATACACTTTTCAATGGAAATGAATATGGCGTTACAGAAGAAATGCTTATGGATGGAGATGTTCTATATATTATAGATGTTGAAGGTGTAAAGTTTCTTAAAACACGGTGTCCTTATTTAGATATGACGGTAGTAGGTCTGAATGTTTCGGAAGAAAACGCTTATAACAGAATGAAAGTCGAACGCGGAGAACAACAAGCACTTGAAAGAGTTTCCCACGACAAAACGGCATTTCAAAATTTTGAAAAAATTTGTGATGTTATGTTAAATGCCAATGAAGACGAACAATCTGTTGTAAATCAATTTATTGATATATTAGCTAATAATTGTTTTTAAGAAAGGAGGAATATATTATGAAACGAATAGTAATTATTCTTCTTTGTAGTATCTTTCTATTAACTGTTGGATGTGCTAAAAAACCTGTCGAATGGGATGATGGCAGACCAAAGAACATTTTAGCAGAAACGCCTATACAAATAGATAAAGGTACAGTCTATATATATAATGTAGACCAAACATATTCTTCTACTCCTATTATAATTAACGGTGATGGTATTATTGTTATCGAAGGAAACAGTCATATATCATTCAAGGAAGATGCAACAAGAGAAGTAGGAATTAACTGTAGTGGTACTTTAACTATTAGGGGTTCTGGAACTTTATATGTAGATGGTACTATCAAAGCCGATAATGTTATAATGGAAAGTGGTAATATTGTTGCAAACAATATAAGTGCTTTTAGAAAGATGATATTAAACGGTAATAGTGTAAAAGCCGATAGAATACAAGGTGCATTAATCACATTAAACAACGGTACATTAGAAACTGATAGTATCTGCATTATTGAAGTAGACGGTAATAAAAAGTTTTCACAATTTGGTGGGGAACTACTTGGAAAAGCTGAAGTATTATATATTACAGAAGAAAATTTAATTGAACCTATACCAAATACTGAAACACCTTCCGAAGTAAATAGCACAACTTTAGGATAACCTATTGACATAAGTAATATAATATGTTATAATGAAATATACAATGCCCTTTTTATGGGTAAAAATAAAAGGAGATTTCTTAAAAAATGAAGGAATTTACAAAGTATTATAATACCGAAAATTTAACCAATGATATGATTGAGGAAATCAAAGAAGATATAGGCGCAGTATTAGATGAATGTGTTGAGCCTGAAATTGGCGATGCAAATGGAGATGGAACTTATTATTGTGGAAGTATAGATGAAGATACTGACACAAACGCACTTTCAGAAGTAATTTGTGCGATGGGTGATGTTATCGAAGGACACTATAAGCGTTCAGGAATCACTAATAAGGAACTGTCAACTTTATCCGATGAAGAACTGTATAAACTATATTATGAAAAAACCGATGCAAAACAGCGACAAAATGATGAAGCCGAAGTCAAGAAGGTTGCACAAGAAGTTGCAAAGCGTGTTGGCATTCTCTAATATATAATAACACTTTCTCTAATAAATAATGACCTTAAAGGACTATTGGCTTTATAGTCCTTTTTTAATACAAATAAGGAGATTTTTAATGTATAGAAAAAGTAGTAAAGGAAACCCATACCACGATGCAAGAGGTAGGTTTGCAAGTGCTGATGGTAAGTCTGGAGTTAATCACGGAGAAGCCGTAATGTGGGCTTCAAGAGGTATGGTGGAAGATATATCTGAAGAAGGGTTATCCAAAGCAGGGGTAAAAAGTGTAAGTGAATTTAACCATAAGATAGAAACCAAAGCACCCACCAAATCAAGAGATTATTATTTTGGACAGTCGCAAGTAAGAGAAGCAAACGCTGTAAGAATATCTCAAATGAATACTAACCCCGAAGATTTTCCCCCTAAAAAAACTATTTGGATGGATAGCGAGGGTAATATATTACCAAAGAGAAGAAGAGGTGCAACCGCTGTTCAGAAACCATACTCCCGACAACAAATTGTAAAGTATAAAACTGCTATTTATAAAGCAGAGAATTATTATGCGAAGAATAGAGATGGCGGCGGTAAGACTGTTTTAAACTTTGGTGGTAGAAACAACATTCAGGGACAGAGTGTTCAAGCCCCACGCATAACCAATAAAACTATGCAAAAGGGTAATTCTTCTTATGTAGACACTAAAACTTCTATGAGTGTTTTCCACGGATATACGGTAGAGTCTTATACAGGAAACGAATATGTTAGAAGCTGTCCGAAAAACGCAAGTAAAGCCGATGTTCAGAAACATATTGACGACTTTTGTCAAAAATACAGAAGTATTCTATCTCAACCGAATACTTGCCTTAAAATATGGTCGGATGCTGATGGTAGGGTAAGATATATGCCTGTGAAGAAATTCGCTACCAATAAAGAAGCACAGGAATTTGCAAAGACACAGCCAAATGCAACTATTACAAGTCATGACCCCAACTGGAAACGCAGTAAAGACCAAAAGAAAGCAGAGAAAGATTTAGGTAGTAGAACAAGAAAAGCTAAACACGCAGAAGGTACTACTAAAGAAGATAATGCTTTCAGTAGCAAGAACAATCCTTCTAAAGCATTAGACCGCAGTAAAGAAAAATCTAAAAAGAAAAAGTAATCTATATGACAAAGAGAAATTACAACAAGTTATTACGCAAAAGTAAAACAATTGCTAATAGGTCTGTTAGTTATCGTCATAGAGAAGAGAATAAACCACCATCTACTTTTGGTGGTGGTTTAGTTAATTGTGCTTTAAGTAGCCATTTTAAGAACACACCTGAATATAGAGCATTGCTTAATCGTATAACAAAAAATTAAAGTGGTCGAAAAACACCACTTTATGCAATAATTAAAAGCCCTGCCATTGGAAGATAGGCATAGTTATTAGTTATCAAGGATTGTATGGACTGTCCCTACACACGAACCAAATTATAATCACTCCAAAGAGCGCGGGAAGAAGCAAGTCCCACATAGAATAATACCTCCCTTAATTTACATTATATAATTTTATTAATGGGTATGCGTATATTATACCCAATACTTATTAAAAGTCAAGAGTTTTTACAAACCAACAATAATATATTTTATTATATGTGCCGTTAATTTTATTCCCGCGCTTGAATATATTGATTTTATTATGTTATAAATTTTTTAAATGGTTAATAGAAAAAATATGAGGAAAAATTTAATATGAATATTAAACAACTATTTGAAGCAAAAAACAGAGTAGAAAATCTCACAAAAGATAGTTTTAATCTGCGATTCAAGTTTCGTGTTCTAATAAAACATAATGAAAGTGTATATACAGATTATATATACGACTTAAATGGTTTAAATGATAGACAATATAAACTTGATTTAGACTTGGAATTAGAAGAGATGCAAGATTCAGAATATAGTAATATGTATGTTTACGATGACGGTAGATATAGAATGGTTTTTGCTATACAACAAGTGGGGGCATAATTTTTATAAAAAACGCAATTTAAACGCATAATTACCCATATTTTATAAAAAATGCGCTGAAAATGGCACTTTTGATGTTTTTACCCTCAAAATATACCATATATAGTGGTTGGTTATGTGATTAAACCACAATATATTGTATGTTTTTGAAAATTAAAATAAACGCCAAAAATTCAAATTATGAAAAGAAGATAAAAATATGATAAAAATAAGAAAAGGTGTTTTTGAAACAAACAGTTCATCGTCACATTCATTGGTTGCACGATATTACCAAGTAGAAGGATTAGAAATACCTCCTACTGTATATCTAACAGAAACTATGCCCGTGCCAAATGATATGAATGGTATATATACTTTATTTGTATACAGAGAATATAAAGAAGCATTTTACTCTATATTATTTGAAAACGGAGTACAAAGAATTTTTGTAGATAACCAAGAGATTCCAACCATTACAGGAATACCGCATAATTTGGGCTTTCCTACTAACTATGTGTTAGCCGTATGTTTCGGGGAACATGACAGATTCTTTGAAGTAGATTCTTGGGGAGATTATGATACCAATTATGGTACTCATAGATTTGGTGTAAAAGAAGTATTATTGTTAGAAGCCTTATATTCTAATCCTAATTATGTCGTTCAATTTTTCAAAGGATTTGATGGTGATGAAGTAGAGTGTTCTTTTTCTGAATGGAAAGAAGAGCATTCTATTGTATATCAAATGGCGCATCCAACATAACCATTTATAATAGGAGGGAAGGTTGCTTTATCATATATGATAAAATTATTAAATGAAGATTGTTTTAAATTATTACCTACATTAGAAGATAATAGTGTAGAGTTAGCAATAATTGACCCGCCATACGAAATATCAAGAGATACTAATTTTGCAAGTGGAGAGGCTAAAAATAAAGATACAGATAGGTTTAGAGTGTCAATGTATTTTGGCGAGTGGGATAATAATTTTATTGGTTTAGAAAATGCTATAAAAGAAATATATAGAATTTTAAAACCTTATGGAACGCTCATTTGTTTTTATGACTTGTGGAAACTTACTATTCTTAAAGCATATTTTGAGAATGCAAAATTCAAACAGTTACGCTTTATTGAGTATGTGAAAACAAACCCTGTTCCGTTAAACAGCAAAACTAATTATTTGACTAATGCAAGAGAAATAGCAGTAGTCGGGGTTAAACACAGTTGTCCTACATTTAATTCTTCCTATGATAATGGAATATATAATTTCCCTATCTGTCACGATAAAGGGAGATTTCATCCAACTCAAAAACCACTTGCTTTAATAGAGGAATTGATAAAGAAACACTCCAATAAGGGTGATACTATATTAGATTGTTTTTCAGGTTCAGCTACAACGGCAGTAGCTTGTTATAATTTAGATAGAAATTTTATTGGTTGTGAAATTAAAAAAGAATACTTTGAAAAATCAATAAAAAGATTACAAGAAATTGGGGCTTTGTGATATGCCCCTAAAACGCTCAAATTTGGGCTGTATGGCGTTTAATTTATTTGGGTATGACTTTATATTACCTTAACATAAAGAACCGTACAGCGGGCTAATTTGAAAGCTACGACCATATAATAAAAGGTATTAATATATTAAGAGGGATAGATTTAGTCTATCCCTCTTTTTTATGGTTGTATTTGTACTAAACAAGATATTATGGGTTCATTGTCATTGTCACAAGTTATACTTGCCAAAACACATCCTATCTCAAACATCTTATTATATCTGTCTGCAAACCTCTGTTTATACAAAAGTCGAGCATACTTCGTAAGATAAGATAAATTGGCACATTTATCAGGCAAATTATAAATGGCATATCTATCTGTATAGATGTTTACATATTTACTTTGGTTTACAGTTAGTTTCCATTCATTGTTATTTCTTCCAACAAGCCCATTAATAAAGTGAAGAGTGTAGTCCATACAATCTTCTTCATAAGGCATATCTTCTTTCTTTAAGAATACATGGGTGCTAAATTTAATAGATAGATTACACATAACATTACCTCCCTTATGTTAAATTAAGTCAAATTTAAATAATGATTTTTCATTGCCATCACTATATAAAATTGCCTCTACTGTAACTCCACATATTGTAAATAATTTATCATATTGGGGTGCAAACTTTTCATTGTATATAATTCGAGCCATCCACATAAGTAAATTAGTTTCTACACATTCTTTTGGAATATATGTAAAAGTTTTGCGGTCTGAAAGTATAGTTGTAAACAAATAATGATTGCTGTCAGACCAAACACCAAGACAAGGAAGGTCTGTCCCCATCACATTTCCTAATTGTCTCAATATCCACGCTTTTCCTTCAATAGATAATGAATTCATAATGGACTTTTTTATCCCAACGGTAGTTTGATATTTAAAGGTTACTTCATTCATACACTTTACTCCTTTTTAGTTCTAAAAGATGTTGTAATGTCAAAACCATGATTTATGATTTTATCCTTATCGGTTAGCCCTACTGATTCTCTGCGTTCTGCTGATTGCTGTTCTAACGAAAAATATTCTTCAAGAGATTGGTAAACATCTTGTGCGGGGATAATCTCTTGAATACCACACATTCCTAATAGTGGTAGTGTTTTTATAGTTTTAGAATAATCACCATTTCGTATTTCAAAATAGTTAAAAGATTTTAACTGTTCATATTTTGAACTATTTACTAATTCAATAAATTCTGATACATTTTTATCAGTCAGTATATTTTCCTTACCGCCCCGCCTTTGAATATTATAAAGTGTAAAGAACGGAAAAGTAATGGTTTCTAAAGATAACAATGTTCTATTACTATTATAATTTTTCCAAGAAGCAATAAGAGTAATGTCATAATTACTAATTTGTCTATTATATGGCTGTTCTGTTATTTCTACCAAGAACAACCAAAATGTATGACATATTTGTAGTTTGAGAAAAACATAATCTCCTACATTAAAGGCTCTTTTGAAAGCGTTAAAAGAAGCAGATAGCTTTTCACAAAAAACTTCTTTTGATAATACATAAGAATCTCTCCTATCAAAAGTAAAAGTATTATCTACATATTGATAGGATAAATAATCATAATAGTCATAGTTAGTATCAATTATTCTCATTTATAGATTCCCCGTTTTAAGTTTATGTTCAAACGCAAATATATCATAATAGTAGTATTGATAATCGTGCTTTATTACACATGGAGGCACAGGCGTACAAAACACAAAATAAGGATTGTGTGAATCATCAACTGGGGCATATACGCCTTTAAAGTCTTTTTCCATCACAGCCACTAACTTATAGTCAATATTTTTAGCTTGCATTAGGGCTTCTATTTCACCAATTCTTTCCTTCCACTTTTCATAATATTTCACATCATAACAAATATAATACATAAGTTATCCTCACATACAATTTTTCAGATACATAGCTATCTCAATTTTTACGAGTATATCTGTATTCATGTAAAAAGCGCAAGTATATTTTGAATAATCATCGGCTGTATCATCTGCAACAAACATTAGATGTTCCCATACTTCCTTTGGTACACTTGCATCGCACTTATATTTATCATGATGATGTCGAAGTAAATTATTTACTTCTGTAATAACAGAAGTTTGGGTTATTTTTTCTGCCAAAGCATTTAATCCTTGTCTGTTGGATGTGTAGTCATGTAAATTTGAAAAGTCGCCGCTACCACAAATAGTGATATTAGCATCAACTTTAAGTCTACACGGAAGTTTTACCATAGTATTAAATGACTCTTGTAGCTTGCCAAGAGATTTGAAAAATTTAAAAAATTGCATATTGTAGCCTAACATATATCTTGTCTTGTCCTTTCTTCTCAACAATTATTGTTTATACTCTTTCGACAAACATCACCGCTCCGATTACAAAATATATAGACATTTCGCCAATCGGTATTGAGTGTTTTTCTTGATTTTTAATTTCAGTCAACGATACATTATACTTATCAAACTTATTGATTTTACATCTTATATAATCATTAGATTTTGTTTTAGGGTTTAATATTCCATTTGTTACATAAATAACAAGGTTGCTTTCCCGTTCGGTATACAACATTTGTCTGAATATTTCTTTAATGATGAAATCACTGTTATATCCACAAACCATTGTTTTGGACATTTCAATAAAAGTCTCCATAGAAATTTTATCAAAATCATCAAGATAAATATACTGTTCCTCGGAGGGTAGCCAAAACTTCCTACGATTACCTTCTTCTATTACAGGCAATTCTGAAAAGTTTGCCGCATCTTCCTCAACATAAAAAGAGAAGTTTCGTATCTCATGAACATCTACCTTTTTGAACGGAAAATATTCAGACACATAATACATTTGATTATTTATAGTATGAATCATATTTGAAACCCCCAAATAAATAAGTATAGTGTATTAACACTTCATAATGTCAATCGTTCCTTTTAGAAGATGCTCTACAACTCGGTCAATATGGAAAGACCTTTGCTTTATGACAGTATCTTCAGGTTCATCATCTTCAAATTCTATCCAACTATGTTCAGAGAGATTAATTTTTAATATAGTATCGTTAATGTGGCAGTATTTAGAAGTCTCATATCCTTCTACTTCTATAAGAAGAGGGTCATAAAATAGGGGTACAGAAAACTTTAAAGTCTTAACTCCCTCCGTAAGAAGCATTTGTAGAAAAAGCTGTGTTATAGAAATAGGAGATTCATACTCATGCTTTCGGGCTTTTTCCAATTGAGTGTAAAATTCCTCAAATGAACACTTTTTAAAATCATTGATATAGACTTTCGTTCCCTTATATAAGAAATACGCTTCGGGAGTATTGCTATAATGTATTGAACATTCTTCTCCACGACTATAAGGATTTAGAGTAAATACAAATGCAGTTCTACCCCATTGGTTTATTTCTACATTATAATCTTCTCCGTTAATAGTATAAGTTACAAATAACATAATTAAAGCATCCTTTCCTTATAAGATATAACTATTATAGTTTATTTTAAAGAACAATGCAACAGTTATACAAGTTTTTTAAAAAATATATTTTTTAATGTTTCTTTTATATTTTTTCATTAAACTACAAAAAGAAATAGAAAAAAAGCTAATTTGCAAAAAATTCTACACATAATATTCTTATATTATATTATTATAACATCACAATTGTCATATTCACTTCGTTCATAAGCTCAATTTATGATGTTCAATGCCCTTGCTATGCTCGGTCATTGGTAATAGTTATAATTTATTATTGTTGTTATTATACTATACCAATAAAAGGGGGGAATTCTTTTTCCTTTATTTATATACATTTTTTCTATGTATCTATGTAAACTATGTCAAAGTTGTGTCATTTATGTTAAACTTGTGAACATTGTAGCGAAAATATGTCATTTTCTCCCGAATAGTTATTTATACATTCTCTTTCCATATTATTATTTATTATACATTCTTCATATTATGCTTTTAACATTATTATTCATCTGCTACATCATTATTCTTTCTCATTCTTTATAATCATTCTTTTTCTTCTTATTCATTAGTTACATAATAGATATTATTATATATAGTACCCCAATAATAGGGGGGAGATGTTTGAAAAATTCTTGGTATAGGTATTTACAATTGATGGAAGATGTGATATAATAAATTTAGCCTATTTAATAATGATAGAAAGTTCTCCCGTTCCTATAGGGGGGACTATCTCTATAAATTATAATTAGGAAGGAATGAATAGATGCCTTTAATAGATGATTTAGCATTTGAAGTAACAAGTCAATATACAAGTGAAAAGAATGTATATTATGAAGAAGTGTATTTCCCAAAATGGGATTTAACAATACGATGGTATAAGTCTGCATCCTGTATGGGAAGAAAAATAGACAGAATATCCTATGGAGCAAGTCATTACAATAAACAGGGAAACTTTTTTGATGTATGGGAATATGAAAGCATTTTAAGAAGCCGCAAGAATAGCAAGTATACCAATTACGATGAAGGAGTTTATGAATATCTTCTTGGGAAAAAAGCATATCTACTAAAACAATCATCAAATGAAGAAGTAATGGTAGATACAGACTTTTTAGAAATCGCTCTATTTTTAGGGTGTTCGAGAGACCAAGTTAAAGGTAGTATCTCTCGATTGATAAATAAAGGATATGTAGAGAAAGTAAGTGGGAAAAGAACCCGTACAAATTATGAAAAGCACGGAATAGTTCACAATTACTATAATCCTATAATAGAAGATAATGATATTATAAAGAGATTTTTTGCAGAAGAATTTGGTATATCACGGCGTAATCCTATTGGAACAGGAACGATAGGAAAATTTTTAAGAGTAAAGGCAGAAATGCTTGCAGATTTTAGATTAGTCATCAACAGAGATGATGAACAGCTTACTGCTATTAATTCTGAAAAGCGGAAGAATGCTATTTCTAAAAGAGAACGCAGAGAACACCGAATATTGATTGATTTGGAAGAATATAAACAAATCAGTCAACCCTATATAGATTTACTAAAACAGATTAATGGTTATGGCTTTAATCACAGATATATTGATGAAGGTTCTCGCCGTTTAACCAATACTTTATGTAATGGCAAATCAGAAAAACATCTTGATAGCACGAGGTTGCAAGACATACAAACAGCCTTTAAGACAAGTAGAGAGATAGTGGGATTTGATGTTAATGCCGCAATTTATAGATTACATTATGCTTTAGGAAATAAACGATGTTTTAATCATACTGACGATATATATGAAGTAGTATTTAAACATTGTAACTTTGATACAACTGTGTCTTTTTCAGACATTCGTAAAGATTTTAAGTTATTGTTTATGCCTATCACAATGAGAGAATGGGGAACAAGTTATGCTATTAAGATGTATGAAATAAAAAAGAAATGGTCTTATTTCCGCTGTGGTAAAGATGCAGATATGGTTGCCTTTTATAATAGGTTGACAAACGCCTTAAATTGTGGTATAAAATATTTATTAGAAACAGTTAAAGCTACAATGAAAAAACTGTTCAACCTTGAAAAATTGTATAGTAGGCATATATTTATGTATGAGAGTAATCTATATATCCTTATGCTTTGGGAATTACAACAACGAGGGGTTAAAGTTATCAATGTATATGATTGCTTTTATGTAATCAAAGGAACATTGTCTAAAAAAGAATTTGATGCACTATATGATAGGTGTGTATATTTATTATTAAAAGATGAAACATTAATGACAGCGGCATAGAGAGGTATTATGAAAGAATATAATTGGATGGTTGAATTATTTAAGAAACATCTTTCTGATATTACAGAGGAAAGATTGTTTATGGAGAGATTAGCAACTCTCAAAAATTACAATGTGAATGATTTACTTATAATAGTTAGAGCATTGTGTAAATTAGATACCATAGAGGATAAAACAAAACTCTTTATGGCAAGGGGAGAGTTGGTTTCTTTATATGATAAAAATGCAAATTATTATCATAACCCATCTGATTATAATGAGGGGGTATTAAATTGTACGGAACTCGGTAAGCGAAATGAGTATAATCATTTGTTGTTCTTTATTCCTGATAATAATAAAGAGTTGGTAAGACTCTTGTGGACATATAAAGAACAAAATTGTCTTAAATATGTTAAGTCCGAAGATAAAGGAATTACTATTTCTGTTGCTGATTCTCAATTGGATAAGTTTGAACAGATGATAACCAATATAGGATTTAATCTTGTAAGGGTAGAAAGATATAATAATACAACGAATAATACTCTTATTGATTATACAACCCTCTCGTTACCTTTTAAGCCTTTTGATTATCAAATAGAAGATGCTAATAAAATAGTTAGATTAAAGAGAGCTTTACTGGGGCATGATATGGGTGTTGGTAAATCATTAATCTCAATCCTTGTAGGAGAAAGTATTGATACACCCAAATTAGTAATCTGCCCTGAAAGTTTAAGACTTAATTGGCGTAAGGAAATATTACAAGCTAATGATAAAGCCGATGTTCAAATTCTTTATTCTAATGAAGAGTACCATTCAAGCAAAGAATGGACTATTACAGGATATAAAACAGCATCAAAATTTGTAGAACAGTTAAAAGAATTTAATTGTATTTTTGTAGATGAAGCGCATAACTGCAAGGCGGTTAATAATTGGGGAGGAGCATCAAGTCAAAGAGCTAAAAATATTATAGAATTAGCAGAAAACGCAGAATATTGTTATCTCTTAACAGGAACACCTTTACCTTCAAGGAATAAGGATTTATATAATATTCTAAAGATGCTTAAATGTTCCGCTATTGATTTTACAAATAAATGGGCATTTAAGAATTATGCTGATAAATTCTGTGACCCCGTGGTTACTAACTTTGGTGTGGATTATAGTGGAAGTTCTAATACGGATGAACTTCACTCTTTACTACAAAAGGTAATGATTCGCCGTCTTAAAAAAGATGTATTGCCTAATCTTAAAAAACAAAGATTGTTTATTCCCATTGAGCCTAAATTATCAGCCGCATATAAAGATATAGAAAAAAGAGTGTATTACCCCAAAGATGGAGATACTTATATGGGCTTGGCTATGACAGGAAGAAAACTTCTTGGAGAGTTCAAAATAGATGCGGCTATTGAATTAGCTGACAGTATGTTGAACGCTGACCGAAGTGTAGTCATAGTCACAAACTTTATTGAGACTGCTACCAAATTGAAGCATCATTACGGAGATAAGGCAGTAGAAATTCGTGGTGGAATGACTGACAAAAAGAAGCAAGAAGCCATAGATAATTTTCAGTCAAAGAAAGCACCTATTTGTATATTAAATATGCAAGCGGGTGGTGTAGGTGTAACTCTTACTGCCGCGTTTAATATGATTATGTTGGACTATGATTGGACACCCGCCATCAATATACAAACAGAAGATAGAATTTGTAGAACAGGACAAGATGAATGTTGCAATATTTATTATATTTATTGTGAGAATTCAATCTTTGATAATATATTTGTAAGACTTATCAGTAGGAAATCTGCTATTATATCAGAAGTAGTAGATGCCGAGGAAAACGCATACAACCTTGAGTCAATTAAAGAAGAAAACAGCACATTCATTGATGAATTAAAATCTGAAATAAAGAATAACAAACCCAAGACTACAAGGAGTAAGAAAACAGCAAATGAATAATAGTAAAGATTACAATATTGTTTCCGCTATTCAAAAAGGAAACACAACCATTAAACTTTGCTATACTTGCATACAAGCAATTCAAAGTAGGGGAGAAAAATTACGCATAGGGCAACTTCTCCCTGATGGAAAATGCGACTGGTGTGATGAATATAATGATGAACTGTATGATTGCAGTTGGAAGGAATAATGTATTATGTTAGCTGTAAAATATAGACCACAAACTTTTGCTGATGTTTGTGGACAAAATGTAACCATTCAAATTCTTAAAAATGAAATGTGTAATCCACAACAGGTTTATCTATTTATAGGAAATAGTGGGGTGGGCAAAACTACCATAGCAAGAATATTTGCTAAAATGATAACAAATGATACTCCATTAGAAATAGATGCCGCAAGCAATAATTCTGTGGATGATATAAAAGCCGTAATGGAGTTTGCAACAACACAACCTCTATTTGGTGATTTTAGAGTTATTATATTAGATGAGGTGCAAATATTATCCAAAGCGGCTTGGGATAGTATGTTGAAATTTCTTGAAGAACCCCCTCCGAGAACAATAATAATGTTATGTACTACAGAGCCACATAAAGTACCTACAACAATATTTTCAAGGGCAGAGAGTTTCAAACTTTCTCCTGTTTCCAAAGATGAAATATTCCAAAGGTTAATATATATTTTACAGCAAGAAAATATCACAAGATATGAAGAGATAGCAATTGACTACATAGCAAGATTAGCTGAAGGTAGTTTGCGTACCGCTATTTCTATGTTAGAAAAATGTATTCATTATTCAAGAACTTTATCTTTTGAAAATGTGATGGCTGTTCTTGGTTATATAGAATTAGAACAACTATTTACATTAACGGGATATGTTTTTTCTAATGATAAAAAAGGCATTATTGATACAGTAGAACAAATATATAATCAAGGAAAAGACCTAAATCAATTTATCAAACAATATAGAATGTTTGTACTTGATTGTTTACAATACTATATTCTTGGTCGTGGACAAGCAAACGAGTTTAATCAAAATGACTTGTATCGCTTATTAGAAATTCTCTTAACAGTAGAATTAAAAGAGGTTAATCCTAAAAACACAATATTAGCGGTGTTATTGCTTTATGATAGGACAAAGTAAATTACGAAACAAAATAATTAATCAAAGCACTATTATATTGGGAAAACAATATAGTGGGAGGAAAACCGTTGCCTCTTTTTTAGGCAATAAAATAGGAACAGTTTATACCTTACCTGATAATAAAACTCAAACCATTAGAGAAATGTTAGATTATAAATCGTCTGAACCTATGGTGTTTGTTGTTCCCGATGTAGATAAAGCACACATTAACGCCAAGAATATTTTGTTAAAAGTTTTAGAAGAACCAATCAATAATATTTACTATATCCTAATATGTGAAAGACTTGATGACTTACTACCTACTATAATAAGTAGATGTGATATTATACAGTTAGAGCCATATACAACCGAAGAAATATATTCTTATTGTGGAAATAGAGAGATAGCGGAAATAGCTGAAACTCCCTATGAAGCAGATTTATTAAAAGAATATAATCTACAAGAATTCAGCAATTATGTTGATTTGATTATAGATAGAATATCTTCGGCAAATATAGGTAATGCTCTCAAAATTGCCGCAATGCCTTATAATATTACTCTCTTTTTAAGAGTGGTTAATAATAGACTAATAGAAAGATATAAACAAACATATAATCCAAATTATCTATCTGCGATTATGATAACCAATAAACATATAGGAACAGAAAAATTAGATGGTTGGATATTTGATGTGCGAGAGGTATTATGAAAAAGTTAAAGAAACTTATAGAGAGTAATAACATACCTCGTTTAATGTTCTTTATTGGTGAAGAACAAGCTCTAAAAGATATTTATATTTCCCGTATAGCAAAAGTATTAAATTTACCTGTTAAGTATAATACTAATAATAGAATGGGTGGACTATTTAAAACTCCCGCCATTTATGTATTATCTGAATTAGAAGATGTAGAAGATGATTATTGTATTATCTCTTTAGATAGTATTGATGAACGCACCAAACTATATAAGGAGAATAAAGATAAGATATATAAATTTAATAGATTATCTACTGCTGAACTTATACAATACATTACTACGAACTATTCTTTAACAGAGCAACAGGCTAATGACTTGGCTATTGTATGTAGGAATAACTTTTCTGCAATTAGAAAAGAATTACATAAGTTTGAGAATTATCCAGAACAAGATTATAAACAATTTAGAAAAACTATTTATATTGCTCCACCAAAAGATGTTATGTTTCTATTGGTGGAAAGTATATTAACAAAGAATATGAAAACCCTACCTGTTTATTTATCCTATTGTGAACAGAGTGGTGAAAGTAATATGGCAATCCTTAAAGCCCTTTATTCTAATGCTCGAAATACTTTGCAAGTGCAAACTACTAATGGGGATTTAGAAAAAAATACAGGATTGTCAAAAGGACAAATTTATTATGCTAAACAAAGAGTTGGCTTTTTTACAGATACAGAATTAATTGATATGTTAAAGTTAATCAACTCTTTAATGGTTAAAGTACAAGAAGGTGTTTTAGATGAAGCTATTATCTTGAAATATTTTCTTTGTAACATTTATAAGAAAGATTAGAGATTATATGAAGAAATTTATTTGTGTATTAATGGTTGTTTGTTGTGTTGGTTGTTTATGCTCTTGTGCAATCTCACAACCTAATAATTATGCAGAATTAGACGAGCGTATAAGTCGGTTGGAAAAACTATTTGGAGAACCAAACAAGCCAACCACAAACCCCACCGAAACCCCAACAATAACAGACTTTGTAGAACCCTTACCATCAAACATTACAGAACCATTGCCTACAAATTGTACTGATAGTTGTGTATATGACTTATCTGAAATAACCCCTGAAAATATTGTAGAAATTATTAAATATTATATAGATAATCGTCCTAAAAACGGAGACACCTATGAAAGTGTAAAAAGCAGACTGCAAGTAGAGCCATTATCTTGGAGAGAGCCAAATAAATATTATGGAGTAAATAATATTATTGAAGCATCATTTGTAAATGATATAAATAGTGACTATCATCACGATTACATCAAAACTATTAAATATTCATTGTTTGATTTAGGGATGGATGGAATTACTTTGGAGAACTGCGAAACCATTATCTTCAAAATAGACTTTAACATTGCCGAATACTCTCGTGCAGAAAAAGTATTTGATGCTGTTGTGAATTATCTTAATAGTAATACAAACAATGGTGTAGAGATACAAAAACAGGATGGTATGTGGAAAATTTCATATCACCCATATAATATAAATACTAATTCAATATTTGTACCAGAAATTAATGGTTGGATGAAACGAGCTACAAATTCATATTCTTTTTATATAAACCTGAAAATTAACGATACTACCCAAGAATAATCTGCACTATTGCAGTTATTTTTTTTAGATTAACATAAGATGAATAAAGATTAATATAATAAACCGCTACACATTTAGCTATTTTGCAAAGGACAAATATGTCCCTATCAAAAATGTATTATTGAAGCAACTATAATATTAAAAGAGGTATAAATTATGAAACTTTTTATACATGATGTAATATCAAAATATTCATTAAAAGATGATGACGGCAATGAATGGATAGTAGAGTCTATTAACTTCACGGACAATAGTGAGTTTGCCACTATTAATTTATATTGTAGAAAAACAGAAGAAACCAAATATTTAACTTGGTATTATCTTACTGAAACACTTATAAACACATTAAGTCTTAATTTTGAGGTTGAGGGTTATCAATAATATATTTTAATTAAGATTAAAAAACTGTTGACAAATGATTTAGATTATGATAAACTAATATTAGAAAATAAATCTTGGAGGTCAGCAATATGTTTAACCTTGATTTTCTGAAAGTAGAACGCACTCGCACAGGTTATGGACAGGATATTTCTTCTGCTCGTACCGTAGCCGAAGCCCTTGATATGGGTGGGCTGAATTGGACGGTTGAAGCCCGTTCTCCCTTTATTCAGGATGCACTGGGTAATTTTGTTGCCGTAGAGGGTAAATTCGCCAATGTGCGTGTGGAGGACAACCGCACCCTCGGCTTCGTTGGTAAGAATTACTCTATCTGCCAGAACATTGAAGCCTTTGACTTTGTGAACGCTCTCGCTGAAGATGGTGAAATCTCTTTCGATAGAGCGGGTTCGTACAATGGTGGTAGGCGTGTATGGATTCAGGCGCGAATCAATGATAATTCCTCCATTCTTGGGGATGCGTTCAAGAAGTTCATTATCTTTATGAACTCTCACGATGGTACGGGTTCGATAAGGGCAATCATAACCCCTATCCGAATTGCGTGTTCCAACGCTCTCGGAATGGCTCTTAAAAAGGCTGAAAGGAGTTGGGCGGTTAAGCATTGCGGAAACCTTGCAGACCGTCTTATCGAAGCGCAGAATACCCTTCTGCTTGCCAACAGCTATATGACGGAGCTTGAGGAAGAAGCAAGCCGTATGAATAGTCGCATTCTGACGGAAAGCGATGTTAGGGACATACTCTTTGAGCTTTATCCTGATGGAAACAGCGAACGCACTATCAGAAACGCAGAAGAGAACCGCAACCTCATTAAGCTCGTGATGGACGAAAAGCTCGACCTTCAGGATATGCCTTACAGTTCGTATAGGTTGCTGAATGCAATCTCGGACTATGAGTCCCACCGTGACCCTGCAAGGGCAACCGCCACTTATGCTGAACGCAACCACGAAAGGGTTATGAGCGGTACATTCATTGATAAGGCTGTAAGACTGCTTGCCGCCTAATCTCAATAACTAACTGTGTGGGGAGAAATCTAAAAATCTCCCCACTTATTTTTATAGAAAGGAAGAAACCAATGATAAAAGCAAAAGACTTGAATGGTGGATGGGTTTATGGCGATACACTAATTTCTGAAAAGGCTTTATATACAGGAAATGGTGTTGAAGAAATTAAACCTGAAACGGTTTGTGAAAAATCACCTCTTTATGATTGTAACGGAATTCCTCTATTTCATTTAGACTTTATACAAACTAAAATAGATGATAAATGGGTAAATGGTGTATTAACAAATGGTATGTATGGGTGGAGAATACTTACAATAGATGTAGAGCCGTGGGATTATTATGGTAAGAAATATTATCCTGTAACTGCTATAAAACAGCCTATCAAAAAGATTGGTAATTTCTTTGATACAAATGAAAAGACTCTATTCTTAAACTCTTTGCAAGATTTTGAGGCGGGAGGAAAATACTTATCTCGCATACAAATAAAAGACCCTATAACCAATGATGACACATTTCAAAATATTGATGCTACAAGTTATGGTTGTTTGGTTCGTAAGGATGTAAAAGGATATATAAAATCCGTAATTATATTTAATGTTTTATATAATATAGAGTTTGATGCAGAGGATTTTAATGGCTCGGTTTCTACTGATAGTGGTTTAATTTATATAGGAAATGGAACAATTACTGATAACGATATGGATAGTGACGAAGATTGTTGGTTCAGTACAGACAATAGAGGTTGGTTTATTCGTTGTAGTGATGGCACTTATCCTATTTATAAACTTTATTATAAAGGAAACCATATTGGATTTGAAGTGAGGTTTTATGAGGAATGATATACTGCGTATCAGATATTCACGGGCATTTTGATTTATTCAAAAAAATGCTTGATGATATAAACTTTTCAGACCAAGATACTTTATATATTCTTGGTGATGTTATTGATAGAGGAAATAATTGTGTAGATATTATCCGATATATTATAAAGCATCCAAATATAAAGTTATTGGTTGGAAATCATGAACTAATGATGTTTGCTCATCAAAATCAAATAGAAGAATATGATTTTTGGTTGTATGGTAATAATGGGGGACAAACAACTAAAGAACAGTTTTCTAAACTTTCAAAAGAAGAAAAAAGAGTATTTGATGCTTGTCTTTTCCGTTTGTCTGCCTTACAGATAGAAATAAAACTTAATAAAACATACCTATTATCTCATTCTGCTTTTGTATCAAAAGAAGGTACTATTGATAGATGGTGGTTAGATGTACCACTATCAACAGTAGAATATGTAACTTGGTATTCTCCGTTTAGGAGAGATACTTTTATAAATAGTAGAAATTATCAAAAAGACGGCAGAGTTCATATAATTGGTCATGTTCCTGTTCAATGTTTACAAGAAGAACTTGCGCCTTATATACAAGGAAACATAATAAACATTGATGGTGGTTGTGCCTACAAAAATAGCAAAGAAATGGACTGTGGTTTGATATGTTTCAATCTTACCGCTTTCGATAACGGAGAAGATAAATTTTATAAAGTATATAGATAAGAGATGGAGAAATACCATCTCTCTTTTTATATTAAGGAGAATTGTAATTTATGAATATGCAAGAATTTTTAATGGTTAAGAATTTCACATATTTAGAATATTGTGATTACTTACAAGATAAGTATGGAATAGGGTTAGATGATTATTTTACTAAATCATTTAATCCAAAGCCCAAATGTAAAAGAACTAAAGAGGGGCTATATGCTCATCATAAGAAAGAAGATACATTTATTATGTTATCTAAACCTGAAATGGCTAAACTATGCCCGTTTGAATGGCAGTCAAAAGAAAATATAGTTTACTGTGACTTTTTAGAACATTTGTTATTACACATACTTATATGTAAATATCCATCAGAACAAAGAATACCTATTGTGGATGTCGGAATTGGTGGCATAACCGACTTTCTTATTCCTGAACTTAATGATTTATATAGTGGATTTGTTTCCAAACAAGCGTGGATAAAAACTTGTCACGATAAAGTAAGACAAGACAAAGATGTTTATTTAGCATTAGTACAAATGTTTATTGAAATAGAATTACAGATGAATAAAGATGCTTTTAATATAGAATGGTTATATTCAAGTTTCAACCATAACTTTGGATTGTGGGATATTAAAAATAATGTTCCACTTCTAAAAGAAATTCAAAGACTATACAATGAAGCAACACATTCATAATTCTTTTCCCCAAACATCTCCCCCCTATTATTGGTATACTATAATATTGATGAATAATAAAATAACAAAAATATAGTATAACAATATAACAATATAACAATAAAATATGTAACAAATAATGAATAACAAATAATGAATAATGAATAATGAATAATGAATAATGAATAATGAATAATGAATAATGAATAATGAATGATGTTAGATGATGAGTAAAAAATAATAATAAAAAATTGTCTAAAAAAATTGTGGAGGATTATATATATGGTAAACATGATAAACTACCGTGGAGTTGTTAGCACTAATGCTGTTTCTGAATATAAGAAGTTTAGGATTGGTATTGAGGGTTTTTATGGTTGGGGAGTTGGATATTACAACTCATCGTTGTTAAAGCTATTTGAAGAAATGATAGAAAAAATTCATAGTGAAATGAACGAAATTTTTAGTGTTCCTGTAAACTTTGCTTATAGTAACTTTAAGGGAAGTTGTAATACTATCAAAGGAATAGATAACTCTTCTTATGTATATCTGCATCCTATGGAGTTTACAGGATATTTAAAAGATGATGACATTGAAAACCTTTATAAGTTTGTTTTGAGATTTTTCAGCAGGCAAAGAGAAGATGATATGGAATTAGGGGAGCATCCTTGTTTTAGAGCGAGTATTTCTTCTAAAGAAGAAGTAATGGCTTTAACTGATGAAGAATATATAAAGTTGATAGAAGATTCAACAGATACTATTTTATCCCGCACAAAAGAGGCTTTTAATAAACTTTCTCTCAAAGATAAAAAGGAGCTGTTTAAGAGTAATGTTCCCGTTATATGTGCTTCCGATTTTTGTCATACAGGCAGAATAGCAAGAGATACAGATAAGGCGGGAATAGGCAGTACAGATGTTGACTGGAAAACAGTAGAAAATATAATCAAAACTGCTCTAAATAGTGGATATTTTGAAAATTAGTTATGATATATAAGAATATAATATCTTTGTTTTGAAATTATGCTCATTGTCAATAAGATATAGAATATAAATAAGAGTAGTCCTACCTTCAACACAAGAAAATATATTATTATGATAGAGTGAATATATTTATTTGAAATGCTTTATTTATGTTGACTTTTTCTTTAAAATAGATTATAATAATGTTGTAATCTAAAAAAAAACGGAGGATTTACTATGCTTACTTATGATATTAACGGAAAAGATTATACCGTATGTCGGCTTGCTTGTGGCGTGTCCGTTTTGGATGTTGACACTCATGAATGGGTGGATTGTGATTTTGTACGCACTAGTCCCGAACCCGCTTTTATTTGGGAAGGGACAACTGTATGTTTGGCTCAACCCAAGAAAATCACTTGTGATGAGTTTAATGCTTTGGTTGAAGATGTTAAAGGAGAGCGTTGTAGGTATCACGAATTGGAAGACCCCTTTGTAAGAATGATACTTACAGAAGGTATTACCTCGTTGAAATTTTCCGTTCCAATGGCAACTGGGTGTCTTCTGTATGACCGCGATAAAACTGTGAAAAAGATATGTCACATTACTGAAAGGCGATACAAGATAATTAACCAATATAAGATTGAGTTGGAATGTTCTAATCCTGAAGATGGAGTAATGAAAAGAGATTCTTGGTATATTTCCGATTTTATAGATTACCTTATAGACGGCACTATTACAGTTATGAAGTCATATTAACGGTGGAATCTATATGTTACAAAAGGGGAATATAAAATGGCACTAACCACTAAACAACAAAATATAGTCGAGGAATACATTGTTCCTCTGATGATGAATAAATCTCTCAATATAGATGGAGAGGATTTTGAACAGCTATTAGATAAATGGGGGCTACCCTATATCGAAACTGCTATATATTTGTATGAAAAGATTGCTCCCGCCGCTTGTAAAGGTTGTAAATATATTCGTTTTTATGCGGACTTGCATCCCTGTATATTTTGTAGCAGAGTGCCGCGTAAAGACTATTATGAAGAGAGGAAATATAAATGACTTGTTGTGAACAAAACCCGAACTGTAATTGTGAGAATTGGGGCATACATGGGGGGATTATTTGCGCTGATTGTAGTGAAGCAACTCCCAAGTTACCCATTGTGTTTACATTAAAAATTAAGAAAAAAAACCCCCTTATAACGGATAGTAAGGATTATTCAATGTGTTTGAGAAATGCCTTGAATAATCTAACAAAAGAAGAAATAAAGGAGATAATTCAAAATATCGAAGCTCTTGCAACAGAATTATATTCTTCTGACACCGTTGCAAGAATTATGGGGAACATTAATTCTCATCAAAATATTGTTAAATATTTATATTTTAATATTAATATGGCAAGAGTCGTTGGGGTTTGCGAAGAAATACCGAGACATAGTAATTCTCTTCTTATTGAAGCAGATGTTTATTTCGACTTTGATGAATATATTAACTATGAGTTAGAAAAAGTATATTGCCCTTATTGTGGGGCAGAAATGGTAAAACCTTATGGGTTTGATGCCTATTTCAAGTGTACGAACTCTTTTTGTTGTGCAACCTCGCCTGTAACTAATCATAATGGCACGGTCGCAGAACAAGTTACGCATCTTAATTATCTTATTAAGTTGGGCAAAATTTTAGCAAACGAATAAGTAAGAGGGGTAATAAGTATAATGAAACTTCACACTATTAGAATAATTACTATTTTATCTGCATTAGTATTAATACTATCAATTTTTGGAGTAATTTCTAATATAATTAACCCAACCTATATTGGTAATGGTTTTCTTACTCTTATACCAAGAACTAATAGTGTGGAGCGGCACATTACTACTATAAGTAGTAACACATATAATCCCAAATACGGAGATATTACACTAACATTAGATGATTCATCAACATACACTCTTATTGCCAAAGAAAAGTATGAGACTGTTGTTGTAGATTATGAGGATGCTAAAAATTTAGCAGTAGGCGATATAGTTTATGTGAATCCCAATCAAAATCTACTGTTTCTTTTGCTATTTATCCCTATATTTGTGTGCTTTGTTACTACTCTTTATTTTATTTCAGAATGGGACGATGCAATAAAAGCTAAAAAGAAAAAGCAATCCCATTCATAAGGAGACTGATATATGAATATTGTAGCATTTGTAGAAGAGAGTAAGCAAACAAAAGTAAAAATAGTAAATACTATAGATATTACTCCATTTATAAAATATTTAGAAAGTTATTTTAATACAACAATTACTGTAAATAAGTTTGAGCTTGGAGAACTTGGTGGTATCATAGCAACTACGAATTCCCCTAATATTTTACTTCATGCGGAAGTTTTTGAAGAACAAGACAATTTCTCATTTATGTTTAGCGTAATGGTCGCTGCTCCTGGAACTAAAATTTTTATTAGGGGTATATATAAAAATCATCAGTGGGACTTTTCTACTTATCAATGAAACCATAATAGGGTATAATATATGAATATTACTGACAGACACATCAGAGAGTTGAACGCACATTTTGAAAAGTGTGGAGCAATTTGTAGAATACAACCTCATACGATTTTTAATGGTTATTATTCTGATATTATTAGTTGTGAGGTTGTTCCAAGTTCTATATCATATATATTAGCGGACACTAAATTGATATTAGATGAAATAGGCAAACAGTTTGTTACAGACTATTTTAATAAACATAATATTAGCATAACTTGGAATAATATGGGAGCTATTTTTTATGAAGTTGACGGAAGCAGAGTATAATAAAAAAATAGAACAGCTAATTTATTATAACAGATTATATGATGAAGGAACTCCCATAATATCTGATAAAGAGTGGGATGACCTTTATTGGGAATGTGAACAATATGAAAAAGAGACAGGGTATAGTCATCCTAATTCTCCTATAAGTGGCGTTCGTTATGATGCTGTGACTGCACTCAAAAAGGTTACACACAACCACCCCATGTTATCTTTAGATAAAACCAAAGATATATCTGTATTAAGAGAGTGGCTTAAAAAAAGCTCCGCCGTGGTTTCTCTCAAAATGGATGGACTCACCGTTTCTCTTTTATATAATGAAAGTGGAAACCTTGTAAGGGCAGAAACACGGGGAAATGGGGTTGTAGGAGAAGATATTACCCATAATGCCCTTGTGGTGAAGAATATACCTAAAAAGATTAACACGACTCAACAGACAATTGTAGATGGAGAAATCATTTGCAAGTATAATGATTTTGAACCATTTAGTACAGAATATAAACACCCGCGCAATTTTGCATCGGGTAGTATTAGGCTTTTAGACAGTAATGAAAGCCGTAAAAGAAATCTGTCCTTTATTGCGTGGGATTTAATATCTTCTAACGCAGATTATAATAATAAACTGGCTGAATTGAAGTATTTGGGATTTGAAGTTGTTCCTTTTTCTTTTGCTGATATACATAATATAGAGGAAGAACAACATAGATTAGCCGCCGTAGCGAAGGACAAAAATTATCCGATTGATGGTTTTGTGTATAGATATAATTATAGTTCTGTTTATCAGTCTATGGGTTCAAATAACCACGGATTTTTAGGTGCATTTGCTTTTAAGACTTATGATGAAGAATATGAAACAACTCTTTTAGATATAGAATGGTCTGTTGGTAAGACAGGTATTATTACTCCTGTTGCTATATTTAAGCCTGTCAACATTGACGGTACAATCGTATCACGAGCCTCATTACACAACTTAACCATTATGAAATCTTTGTTAGGGGAGAATCCTTTTTTAGGACAACATATTTGGGTACACAAAGCAAATATGATTATTCCCCAAATTGTACGAGCGGAGAGGAAAAAGAATGAGTAACTTTTGCGCCGACCAACTTAAACAGGAGATGTATAATTCATTCCAAGCTGTTTTAGATGCTTACGCTCTTGTAGGAAATTCAACTGCATCCATTAAAGAGGAAGAGCAGATAGTCTTTCAAAATTATTTGAGCCTCCGCGACAAGTTTTGTGAAAACTATTTAGAGAAAGCCCTTAACCTTTGTATTAGAAATAGTTTTGACAATCTTTATAAAAAGTTCGTATTTAATATGGATTATCACCAAATGAACACACTTGTTGCAACTCATGTGTTAAACGATGTTAATGAAGTGAACACTATTATAGTGCAACCCTTTGGAAAAATCTTTAAACGCCATTATCGCCCATTAGTTGCGTTATCAGATATTAACGATGCCGAAATAACACTTAAATTTACATATCCTCAAAATGATTGTAGTGATTATTATGCACTCTTTGGATTCGGGGAAGTCACAAGAGATGGCTTAATTTTTCATTGTTACGATTGTCGGGAAGATATTAAAGACTGTTTATGTAAACAACATCAATCTTCATGGGGCGAAGTGGTAAAAGTTGGATTTGAATATTTAGGGGAGTTTGAGAAATTAGGTGAAAATAAGCATAAAAGAAATATGCTATTGTCTACAACAGCCGCAGTAAATAGAAGTTTATTATATTTACCTAATCTTATTAATTTAATTGATGTGTCAGGTTGGTTAAATCCGTGGGAGGGCGATACTTATACCAGTGAGCAGTACAAGTGTTATTCATCATACTTTCCATTTATATCAAAACTACCGAAAAGAACACATGACAGTTTAAAAGATTGGAAAGCCTATTGTAGTTTGCTTTGGGATATTGTTAAGGAAAATCTATGTGTAACAGATTCCAGAAGAATAATAGTCAAATCAGAGCCACTCTTCAAGAATGAGCCTCATAGCATATTTAGTCAACGGATAGAAGAATCGTTTGATGATTTGCAGAGTTTTATTGAATGGTATATTAATTTCAGATATTTGGAATTTAGCCGTTCAATATAATTGTTAAAAGTGTTTTTTAGCTTTAACTGATTTATTGGGAGTATTTTATGAAACACTTATCTACTTTTCAACTTATCATTATTTTAATTTGCTATGTCGGTTTAAATCTTCTCATATTTTATGCTTATTTTCGTTTCAAAGATTATCCTGGCGGCTTCTTGTTTACTTTAATCAAGCTTTTGTTTAACCACGAGGTTTAAAAAATATGCTAATTGTTAAAAGAGTTTTTAATGGAGTCATTTATGTATATACAGTATGATGGTTGTAACATTGAAAAGATGAATCAACAATACTCGGTGGAGATAATTACGACTGATGATGAGAGATTGAAAGCAACAATTCAACCGTTTGGAATACTACTAAAAGATGCAACTCGATTTCCAATTATATCTTTACAAAATGTAAACAGTACAGAAGTAACGCTTACTTTGAAGTGGTGTAGCTACAATGAATGGGTTTCTATATATGGATATGGTAAACTTATAAATGACTGCTTACTTTTTGAATGTGATTTTTCTCCTAATATAGTTGAAAGCGTATTTAAACTTCCAACTATGGGTTCTATTAAAAAAGTAATGGTTGAAGATTTGGGAGAAGTTGAGAATAACCATAATATGCTGACAGATACAGTAACATTAGTTAATACAAGATTATCTTATTTGCCTAATTTAATTAATTTAATAGATTTATCTTATTTTGTACTTCCAAAAGCGGGTGCGGCGGGGTACTCTACACCCCTCCATAAGCGTTGTCAACCTTACTTTAATTTTGGCGGTAAGTTGTTAACTGGGAAAAAATGGTGGTCTTATTATTGGCAAAAATATTGTGAATCACTTTGGAATATAGTTAAACATAATATAGATATATCCGATTCTCGAAAAATTATATTCAATATGGAAGAATCTTATGTTGGTCGCGCACCGTATCATCAACATATAGATAAACAATTTAATGACTTGCGGAGTTTTATTGATTGGTATATCACTTTTAGATATAGTGTATAAAATGACAATGTGCGCTTAAAAACAATTAATGGTTAATGTATGTTGACAATAGATTATCAATTAAAAAATAAAATAGATAATTTCCAAAAGGAAACTATGAGGTTACAAGAACTATTTGCTGAATGGTTAGAAGAAAGCAAAGATGTTTCTAACCCGTTTGTAGTTCCCACTATTAGCGTTTTACAAAAACAAGGTAATCAATTATTAGATGAAGGTAACTCTCTAATGACATACATACAGTCACAAGAAATAAAGAATCCACAAATACAATTATTAATTATTACTAATTGTATGGCAATGTTAAATCGCTTGTTATGTAGTTGTAATAATATAATGTTAGTGCATAACAATCATAAGAAATTGAAGAAATTATTGAGGGGAAAATTAATATGATAAATCTAATTACATCAGCAGTAGAACAAGATGAACTCAATGTGTTTATAACACTGCGCCCTATGCTTGCTATTCTGTTTGGTACACTTTCTTTTATATGCGTGTATGTGGTAGTTAAAAGCGCAGTTGCCTATATTCACGGAGAAGCAAGTGTATCAAAAATACTAACGAGTATAATTATTTTTATTTTAAGCTCATTTAGCTTATTGACTATAACTACTTCAGATGATGCAAGTAGTTTAGTTTCAAAAACTAAATGGGGGCTTTTAATTTGTGTAGGTCTTGGCTTTTTAGCAATAGCAGTTAAATTACTATTGAATTATTCTGATACGATAAAAAGAATATTTATGCAAGTTAGCTGTCGCAAGAGAATAGAAAAATATAATTATAGAAGTGTAGACTTTTCTACAATAGTTGAATTAATGGATGATATTCTATTTTCTCACAATATACCATCAAACGCTGATTTTGTGTCTAATATAGAAAATATGAAATCCGCATATATACAATATTGGACTCTATGTGCCAAAATTAATGGTTTATTTACAGATAACAACTATCCTTTTGCTAAAAGTATATCTAAACAGATTGAAGAAATGACTAAAGGATTAAATAATAAAATTAGTCCCCAATCTTTTCAAATTTGCAGAATATTAAATGATGAACAATATAAAGGTACTACAGAAAAGACAACTACTTCTATCATACAAACAATAACCGAAAATGTAATAACTACTATAAATACCTATACTAATGCTTGCGAGGAGTTATATACATCTGCTCAACACACAATAGATGATATTACAACTCGTGCATTAATACAAGAATATTCTGCTGATATGGACACCTCTACTTCTGAATTAGATAAAACCATTCTCAATATACAAAAGTTAATTTCGTTAGAGACATAAAATAAAGATACCCTCAAAACATTTAGCTTTTGAGGGTTATCATGTATATAATAATATTGTAATCTAACTAACCGACTGTTATGATGTAACCTCTATTGTAGATAGGGATTGTATCATCAGGAATCCGTGTGATGGTAATAACCTCCCATTCTTCAAGTGGAGTTGCCATTGCCACTTTTGGGAGGAGTGGTGTTCCTTCTCTAAACTGTTTTGCCGTTCCTTCCCAAAATAGCCTATTATTGTGTAGTGCTATAACCGTTACGCGAATATGGTCTGCGGCAGAATCGGGATGCCCAAGATGGGGCTGAATGTGTTTAATTTTCATTTGGTTTTCCTCCATTGATTTTTCATCATATCAATTATAACAGAATAATATGAATTTGTCAAGCACCAATAAATTAGTTTACTGTTATATATTTTCTCATTCTATATTGACAAGTGGGGGAAATTGTGATAGAATATTTTTATCTTAATAATATTAAAGAGGTATAAAAAAGATGCAAGTAAAAACAGTATCGACTTATGAGAATATCACTGTATATATGCGGCACGATGGCATGGGATATGTTTGTGATGACCTTAATCAAAAACAAAAGGAAGCCGCACTTAATTGGGCAACTGTGCGTGGACACTCTCATTCTAAACAATCCATTCCGAATTGTGGTTTTATTCTGTCCATTGTGGATTCAGCTAACTCCTCTTATGTAACGGGTGGTAAATTATCTTTTTGGACTTGTTATATGAAAAACGAGGGATATACACCATTTTATGTGGGAATTAATTCAGACATTTTATGTGAATTGATTAAACACTCTACATTTACTAATGGCGTGTGTGATATGCGTGTAAGGTTTTGTCGCATAAACGGACAACTTGGGGTATACCATGAAAAGATGCCCCTCTATGAACAAATAAAGGAATATACAAACCGAAAGGAAACCATAGCTACCACTAAAAAAACCAATAAATATATTGTTGGACATAAATACAGCACTCAATCCAAGTCGGATGTTTATTTGGGTTGTTATTCACCTATTAATGTTGATATTAGTTATAACGGTGGGGAAGAATATTTAGATATGTATTTCACCTTTCCAACTGAAATATCAGAACCGTGTCATCATTTAGTATCAACAGAATTGTTAGACCGCGATTATGTTATTTCGCATGGAGTAACAAAGCTCCCTAACAGGGTAGACGATGGCGAGGTTGTCTTTGATATAGACAGTATAGCAGATAAGTATTATAAAAATATTACGGAACGCGGCGGTGGGATAGGTGTCATTAATTATTTTGAGATAAGATGGCTTATCCAACTTTATACTTGGCAACCCGAAATGGTAAGCTCTGTTCTTCGCCGTGTTGAACAATATATAAAAAATAAAACAGAAAGCGTTTGTGTGATTATACACGGTAAGCCTCTTCCTGAAACAATTGATGGAACAATAGATGAATCGAATAACCATTCATTTGATGCTTTGATTGAGTATCTAAAAGCATATTATTCTAACAACTAAATATATTAATTAAATTATTGACAACGCTCTTTTATTCTGATATAATAAGAATATCAAAATAAAGGAGTTTTGTTTATGATAACGGGAGCTGTATATATTATAAAGGGTGAGCCGATGGTATATCTTGGACAGGCTACTACCTTGTATGATTGTGTTGAATCTAATGGATTTGCTATAAGGGCGTTTTTCTACCCTTCGTCTATGGAACTGTTCACATCTTACAAGGATTACTCTTTGTGGCAGAATGAAGGAACTCATGTTTTGCCAATCATAAGTAAACCTACGGAAGAGTGCGGCAATCTCAAAATAGACAAAAATAGTCTATTTAATATTAAGAGGAATACAGACGATAGGCTTTCCCTACTGCTCAATAGTATTCCGATGCACAACCTTGAAGATGCTTATTATGTGTTGGAAGGTATAATAAATGTAATAGCATTTGCTCCCGATGTTGCTTGTAAATATTTAAGCGACCTTGTTGACGAGGTAATTTATCTACCTACAAGCGAAAAGGCAAGTGTTTCATATATACAGACCGCTCCCGCAGTAAAAGTGGACAACCACAATTGCCCTGACCTTTCAACAGCCTTGCGTATTTTGTACGGTAAGATAAATGAAAAATTTTAAGAGGAGATAACGATGTTTGAAATACCTACACATTGCCCTGCTTGCTCACAGGAAGTAATTATAGAAAAACTAAATAGTTCGGAGGTATTGAGGTGCATCAATCCTATCTGCCCCGCAAAATTTAGAGGACGGCTTTTGCAGTTCATAGGAGCAAACGGGCTTTCTATAGAAAGCCTTTCAACTGCAACTATTGATTTTCTCATTGAACAAGGTTATGTAAATTCTTTTAGTGATATATTCCGTTTGAAGGAACATAGAGAAGCGTGGAAATCTTGTAGGGGCTTTGGAAGTGCTTCGGTAGATAAAATTCTTGATAGTATTCCTACTTCTGTTGAATTGTGGAGAATAATTGCCGTTTGTGGAATTAACGGTGTTGAAAAACATACAGCGAAGTTGTTGTGTAAATACTTTTCCACTTATGAGGATTTTAGGAACGCAGTAAGGAATAACTATCCTTTTGAAAATATAAAGGGTATAGGCACTAAAATATCTCAAGCTATTCTATCCGCTGATTATAGTGAGATGGATAAAGTTATGGAATATATTACCATCAAGCAGTCTGTAAGTGGAAATCTTACAGATAAAACCTTTTGTATTACAGGAACACTTTCAGATAAAAGAGATAATATTGTAAAACTTATAGAAGCTCACGGTGGAAAAGTAGCATCTATTGGAAAATCAACGGACTATCTAATCTGTAATGATAAAAATTCTACATCTTCTAAAATGAAGAAAGCAAGAGAATTGAATATTCCTGTTATATCAGAAGATGAGTTTCGACAGATGATAAAGGAGTAATGGGATTATGACAATAACAGAATTTTTCGAGAATTATATGTTTCTCAAAAGTTCGCTTGCCGCTTTTAATAAGCCGTGTAAGCTACAACTTGGCGACTGTGGGGAAGAGTATGAATTCGGTATTCCCGATGAGGGGCTATTTGATTGGATGGAGGACGATAAGTACAAAGAATTGAGTTATTCTCCATCTTGGGCGGCAGAAGCAAGGTTAGGACACCCAATAAATAACCTTACAGATTTGCAAACAGTTCTTGGTGATGCGTTCCCCCATTTTACAGAAATATCTGAAAACCATGAGGTAGATTTATATACTCATGGAATAAGGTTCAACATTTGGTATAAGCATATACCTTTACAGGTAGAATTGGACATATATATAGATGGTGTTATTTGCTAAATATCTGCCTCAATAATGTTTTTTGTTTGTATGGAGAAAATAAATATATGATTTCAAAAAAAACTCGTAAAGCAATCCAATTAAATGATAGGAACGAAAAAACAAAAGGTGTTATTCATTTGATGGTTACAAGTTTGTGTAATCGTCATTGTAAGTATTGCTGTAACCGTTTCTATTCTCTTGATGATGTTCCCCAAGTTACAGATGAGGAACTGAAAGAAGCACATACCGTTTGTATTACGGGTGGTGAGCCTGTTGTATATTCCAATCCTGTTGCAATAGCAGAATGGTTAAAAGAACATTACTCTAACATAAAAAGAGTAATATTATATGCTAATGCGGAAGAACTGTATGAATATTTTGAAGATGGACATTCTATTAGAGATGAAATAGATGGATTGTCAGTAAGTGTAAAAACTATAGATGATAAGTTTGCGTTTGAGGATATAGTTGAAAAATATTGGTATAAATTGCCTACTTCCAAAAATAACCGTTGTTATGTGTTTAATAAGAAGCTGATGCCTGATATTGTAAGAGGATATTTTACTGTAACCGAGCGAGAGTGGCAAAAAGAGTTTGTCCCTGCTGATGATAGTATTTTCCGTAGGATATAATCTTTTATTTGGAGGTATATATTATGGGAATGATTTATCATTATTATTCTCCTTCTGAATGGATAGAATGTTCCACAAAAAAGCTAAAGGAAGCGCATGGCGGGGGAGATATTGTAGAGATTGAATATGGGTATGTGGAAGATTACCCAAATATATATACTCTTACTATGTGGTTTAGAAAATCTATTTTAGATATGATACAGAATGAACAATGTTTTATAGAGTATAATGCGGGAGACATAACCTTGAAGGATAAGAAAACTAATAAGGTTATCTCTAAATTAGCTTCGAGTTTATATTAGGAAATTTTTTATGACTATTACAGAATATTTTGATATGATACAAGACATCAACAGCACATTAAATCGTTATGATTTTCGTGCATTAACTGTTTGCTTTTTCAGTATAGAGAAGTCTATGGTACATGATACAAAGACAGTCTTAACTGTTGATGGGTTTCATAATGAGTTATACGCTTTTGTGCAAGAGAATATTCCGTATTGGAATATAGAATCATTTTCAAAAACATTGGTATTTGAAGAAGTAACTTGTATGAATGAAAATGAAAAACAATATGTAGCCATAGCTACCCTACCATCAAAGGAGCAAGTTAATATATTCTTAACTGTTCACCTAACAAAGTTATGAGAGGAAGTGTAGAATGACAATTAATGATATTTTTCAAAACTTGACACATTTGCGGGAAATCAGCAAAGGAAATTCCATAACCTTTACACTAATGGTAGATTATTGGTATAATGATGGTTGCAGTAACGACTATGAGCCTGTTGACACGCTTGCGGAGTTAAATGGTGAATTGACTTGGCTAAAGGATGTAGATGAAGATGCGGCAACTCATATTTTTGGAGAAAAATCCGCATTAGATGGCACAGAATGTATTGTTGATGTAGTTAGTTATGGGTATTATAATAATCCAGAAGATAATGTCATTATATATAAGGTAAGCGACTATCTATCTCTCAATCTGTATATCGACCAAGACTGATTATTATAAATTGTAAAGGGAAATAATACTAATGACTGTAAGAGATGTTTTTAAGATTTTTGAATATTTTTCCCCATATATTAAACCATTAACTTTAAATGTAGAATATTCATATAATGAAGGATGCAGTATATCTTCTGCTCAAGTTGCTACCATTGAGAGCTTGAATTTGTTTTTATCCACACATAACGCGAGAATGTTGCGTGGGAAAGAACCGATTGCTAACATAACCTACACGAACAGCAATGAGATACTATTTTGGATAACTGATAATTTGGCTTTGGTGTTGAGTATAGATTAACATAGAGGAGAGTTTATGAGCAATTTAAATGAGTATTTTGAAAAAGTAAAGGAATTGGATAAGAGTCTTACTCCATTTGGGTTTAGGGTATATACTTATATTCGTTTTAGAAAATATACAGACGGTAATAATGGCGGATATATAGGAAACGGTATACATATCCGTACACTTGACCTCTTTAAAGAAGCTGTAGGAAATCTAAATTTTTCTTTTCCAATAAATATAGATGAGATGTGTCAAGTACATCTTGAAGAAGTGGTAGAGGTAGAGGATGATTCTTCTCGTGTGTTTATGGGTAGCTATCATAATCCAGAGTATCGTTTGAATTATATTCAAATGGTAGTACATTTTGCAATAAGGAAAAGTTGAAATTTTATAAAGAGGTGTATAATGACAGTTGCAGAATTTTTTGATAAACTTTCAATATTACAAAGAGCTTGCATAGACTTGGATTTTGATGTAGTCTGTGAAGCTCATTTTCATAAGTTTGATACAGATGCGTTTGAAAAAGACAGAGTAAATGAATTGTCAGAGTTCATGGAGTGGTGTCAAAATAAAGGCTTGCAATATTGTTCAGAAAAAGATGGCTTCTTTGATGGGTATAGTTATTCAGAAACAAATAGTAAATGTTATCAATTATATGATACAGTTTCTATTGAAGTGACAATTACTCCAATGGTATAAAAATATGATTACAACAGCAATAAGATATATATGTTCCCTATGCGGGGCAGAATTTAACAGTAAAGAGTTAGCTATGTTGCACGATAAAATTTGTGATAAATGTAAGACTTGTAAACATAGTTATTATGTTTACGGATGTGAGTTTAATTGTGAGTATTTGAAGGACTGTTCACATCCATTCTATGAACATTATGAAAAGGAGCAATAGTCTATGCTTAATGGTGTAATTATTGATATGGAAACCACATATTCTCTTGGAGATAATGGAATGTGTGAGGATAATATTATTACCATTCAAAGTAACAATCAACAATATACTGTTTCTATAAGTAGCATAGACTATAGGGAATTATTTATTGGTTCAAAAATACAATTTAGCTTTTATAGAGATAGAATAGACCAAATCGTTTTTCAATGATAGAAATAATATGAGAAGAATATATATAATAAATGTTTATATTATTTATAAAAATCTTATAGAAAGGAGGTCGAAATGTTAGTACGAAGAACAGAACAGCATATCATAAATAGACAATCCAAATGGTATAAAATGCTTGAAGAAAAATGTCATATCGCTAAAAATATCTATAATCATGGTAATTATCTCATTCGTCAAGAATTTACTAAAAACGGTAAATGGCTACGCTATATTGAAGTTGAAAAGTTAGTTAAAAATAACACAGACTATCCAGATTATTGGGAATGGAATTTAGCTAATTCGGGTCAGCAAGTTCTTCGTAGATTAGATAAAAACTGGAAATCATTTTTTGCTATTATTAAAGATTGGAAGAAAAATCCCCATAAGTATACGGGAATGCCAAAACTGCCCAAGTATCTCAAGAAAGATGGATTAACTGAATTTGCTTTAACGACTCAACAAGTTAGACTTAAAAATGATAATTTAGTACATTTTCCAAAATCTATGAAAGGATTTACTATTCAACCACAGTTTATTTACGATGATGGATTGGTTCAATTTAATCAGTGTAGGGTTGTTCCGAGGAATGATAGAATTATAGTTGAATTAATTTATACAATTAATATTCCTGATTTTGTTAAAGAAAATGGTTTTGTTGGCAGTATAGATTTGGGTTTAGATAACTTCGTAACTTTTGTTGATAATTTAGGAAATAAACCAATTATCATCAATGGTAAAGGTCTTAAATCTTGTAATCAATATTACAACAAGCTAATTGCTCAAACAAAATCAGAATTAGATAAAAATGGTAATTATGGATATAGTCACTTACTTTATTCTATTACGAATAAAAGAAATGATAAAGTAAAACATTTCATAGATAAAGCCAGTAAATACATAGTAGAAAAGTGTTTAGCTCTTGGAATTACAGCTATTGTAGTTGGTAAAAATGATGGTCAAAAACAAAATAGTAGATTAAAAAATTTTGTTCAAATTCCTTACAATTTATTTATTCAAAAACTTGCATACAAATGTCAAGAAGTTGGAATTGAAATGATTCTTACAGAAGAAAGTTATACTTCGGGAACAAGTTTTTTAGATAATGAATTACCAATTAAAGAAGATTATAATATTAGTAGACGAGTTAAACGAGGGTTGTTTAAGTCGAATGGTGGAAAGCTGATAAATGCAGATGTCAATGCCGCATATCAGATTATGAAAAAAGTATTCTGTGATGCTATAAAGCCAGCAGATATAGGGTTAGTAATGAACCCATTTCGGGTAAATCTTATTTTTTAAGATTGATAGAACAAAGTCTTTTTAAATATACACAAAAGTACAAATTATCTATGCTACTTATAGAAACAATGTATTTTTTGATTGTTACTATGAGTTGTAGTTATACATCTTTCGTTAAGGTTTATAATCAAATAGACCAAATTGTTTTTCAATAGGAGAAAAATGTTGACAGATAAAGATAGACGAAAATTAACGGGATGGCATAAACACCTATACGGTAAAATATCATCTTTTGAATTAGCAAGGATGTGTAAAAAAGCACAAATCAATTGGTTTGATGCTATAGCTTTTTTATCTGAAAAGGATGCCTCTATTGACTGTAAAGGATGTCAACATAACTTGGGGGCAAAAAACTGTATTTTATATCCTTGTCATAGTTGTAATCGTAGAACAGCAGAAAAAATACGACCAAAGAATTTGCAGTATATAGAAGAAAAAGATTATTATAAAGTGCGAGAAATAGAATAAGGGGTGAAATATGAAAGAGCATTTTCTTGTAGTATCAAGAAATATTGATGATGAAATTGAAATTCTACCAATATTTGATGATTTGAAAATGGCGTTAAAGGCTCAAAAAGCCATTATAGTTGGGATGCCTATTGAATTATCGTGGGTATCAGATAAAGAATATAAACAAGCGGAGCAGTCTTTGATGCGAAATGGTATAGATAGAATCTGCAATGATGAACAAGAGGTTTATATTTTTAGACTTCCATCAAGAGATTTTATGAGATAATATATACATAAATTTAACCTATTTAATAATAAGAAAGAAAAATATATTATGACAATAACAGAATTTTTTGATATGGTAAGTGAGTTGAATGGTACACTAAATCGTTATGGATTTATTGCAAGAGTAGGGTTAGGTGTGCAGTTTTATGGATATGCCATTGGTGGCGATTATGGTAATACTATAAGAGATTTTGAGGAGTTTAAAGAAAAACTAATTGAATATGTCCGAGATAGAAATGGAAATATTATTGATAAGAATGGAGAGGTTGTTTCTTCTCAAGAATTACTGAACTCTATTAGCTTGCAAGAGAGAGTAGGTTTGGGGTATCGTGTATATGTGAGTGATTGTTGTATTACAAATGCAGATACAAAATTGCCGCAAATCCAACTTTATTTAGGCATAATTGAAAGGTACGAATAACAATGAACGAACAAATTATTATAGAAACATTACAAGAACTTTTCAATAGTGATGAATTAAAAGGCGGCGGACGGTTTTCTGTTGAAAAAATTTGTCCGTTAGTTATAGAATGTGAGGGAGATTGGAAACATACACATTCAAGATTAGACTATATAATGAATGTAAAGGGTTTTGAATTACAAAATGTGGAAGAAACTGAATCAGATGGTTCAGATTATTTTACTGCTCTCCGAACCTATAAACTTGTTTCTCCGTTTATATTATCATTTGGAACAGATAGTGGTACTACATTAAATATTACCTTAAATGAAAAGCAACAATGGATTGCGGAAACAGATAAAGTTATATATGTTTCTCCAATAACAAAAAATGACTGTCCCACCGTGGAAGATTTTATGGAAACCGTAAATGTTATAGGACTACATTTGCTTGGAGGAACTTTGATAAATAAATAAGGAGCTATTTATATGATACGCAAATTAATCGGATGGATTATTATTTGTCTGATTTTTATGGGGATTTTATATTTAGGCGGTACAACTATAAAACAGTTTGCCACCGATATTCAATTTAAAAATCCCGTTGAAGTGTTTATGCCGCTTGCAGAAAAATTAGGCATAAATATAAGTTTACCTATTGGTGGAAATACAGGCTCTATTATAGTAAGTGCCGAGGAAACAGATAAACCAATAGAAACTTCTACACCCATAGAAACAGACACACATACTGAAAATCCGACTGCTCCTATTGAAACTCCAACCATTACGCCCATTGATACTACATCTCCTGAAATTACAGATACTCCAATAGAAACGGAACAACCTGTAAATACGGAACAACCAATAGGCACACCTAATACGCAAAGTATATCAACAATAGAAGAACTAAATACACTTATAGCCTCTATAAGAGTATCAAGCGGTAAAGCAAGAAGTGGATATGATAGAGAAGTATTTGAAAAACCAACACATACTTACGAGTATAATGGTAGGAAATACAATAGGCACGATTACGCTTGGGTTACAAGTGAATATCTTGTAAGTGAAGAACCATTTAATTATCATTGCCCATATACAGGATTAACAGTAGATGCTGAAACTAAATTAGATTTCGACCATATTATAGCATTAGGATATGTTTACAAATATGGGGAAATAGAAGAATGGTCTAATGAAAAGTGTAACGAATATGCTTATTCACAAAATATAGGCGTAGATGTTTGGTATAAATCCAATAGGAGTAAGGGAGATAAAGCTCCCGCAGATTGGCTACCAGATGTCAATATAGAAGATTATTGCTACACTTGGCTATGTATTGCTTCGGAATGGGGAATTGCACTTCGTCAAGCTGATATAGATATTTGCAATCTATATTGTATTAATGCAATTCGTTCAGGCAATAGTTTATCTCGAATTGACTAAATAGAAGGGAATTTATTATAATGAGAAAATATATAATAATTTTTTTATCAATACTAATACTTTTTAGTTTTGTTGGTTGTAAAAGAACATATAATATATCCGAGCTACAACTAATAGTTAATGGTGGATATAAATTACAAAAACAAAATGAAGAAATAATTGCATTTGATAAAAATGAAAATATTGTAGCCGCAATATTGATAACAGATGAAATGTCTTGGTTTAATATCTTTAAGGATATTGTAGCTAACCATAAAGATATATTAGAAGTATATGATAATACAGATACTTATATATACTATTCTTGCAAAAATGATGAAGGATTGGACTTTACAGAATATAATAGAGTTATAAAAGTATCATCTAATAGAATGGTTATTATTGCGGGATATGATAAAACTATGGTGGATGACTTTTATTCTAAACTAACCATCAAACAAGTATAAAAGGAAGGGAAAATAACAATGTGGTTATATAATTGTAGTGGATTATATAAGCGTGACCGCAAGTTGTACCAAATAGGAGGTTACGGAATTGCGGGAGGATTTTCAACAGCATTCGCAAAAGTAACTGTACCTATTGCTTTTGCTATAATTGCTTTTGGTGGAATCCTTGCCGCGTTTTTAAAGATAAATATGTTCAATCCACTTGGTACGGCGTGGAATTGGAAATATATGCTACTTTGGTTGGTATTAGGTATTGGCGTAGGATATGCAATGTGGGCTGTTCAGTTTTCGGGATATAGATTATATCAGTATCTAATAGCCTATTTTAAGCCAAAGAAAGTATATACCAATCATTTTGATATGAGAAAAAGAAATTTTGCATTTACAAATGTGAAAATTAAAGCAGTTATAAAGCAATCATTTTAATTATGAAGGGAGGTTAATGTATAATGGCAAATACAAAACCACAGGTTAGTACAAGGACAGATAATAAGCTCCAAATTATTGGCGATAACATATTATATAATAACGGCATCATTACTGCCTTTTATATATTGCCTACTACTAACTATTCTACCTCCTCTCCTGAAGGTATAGTTCGGGCTATTAGAGAATTAACCAGTTTAATGTCTGGATTAGCGGGGCAAAGACCTAATTTAGAATTTTCCATAGAGCGAATTGATAAGATTATTCGAGCAAAGGATGTAAAAAGCAATTTGGTGGAAACTATCAAAATGTATAGAGAAGATTTTGATATGCCACCCGAATTTTCTTATAATTTAAGGGATGACTCACAGAGTTATTCCATTTTGGGTATAGATATTCAACAAACAGATATTGCAAATGTTGAAGATAATTCTATTTTTGAAACGGCTAAACAGCTATTCAAACGCGCCGTTGCGGGACTAACTGGGTTGGGTAATCTCAATGTTAATGCAGAAAAGATATTAGATATTGAAAAAAATATTTATGGCACAATTCGCCATAAATGCGCCCGTGCAAGTCGGGAATTGGTATTCTACACTTATGTAAGCAAGGTATATCCTTGTTATGAAATAAGTTACGACCAATTATCTTTTATAAATGAAAATAATTTTGAGAATATAATGGGTGCAGTATCACAAACTGTTTCAGATAATTTTGGATGGTTTGAGATGCATAATGACGGAGTTGATATTTTTGATTTACCACAACAATCCACTTATGGTTGTATGGTAGATATTAAGAATTTCCCTCTAAAAATAAATTCAGCTTATTTTCCAATGGATTATGATGGATGTGTAACTACCATAAGATGTATGAAAAAGGAAGAAGCATCCATTAAGCTAAAGAGAACTCGTGCAGAAGATAAATATGAAATGGAACAAGCAGTTGAGTTCGGACAGGCACAGGAAGAAGCATTGGACGAACTTTCTGAATCTGTCGCCATCGCATCATACGCATTAGGAGAGATTGAAAAAGGAGAAACTTTCTGTCAATTTAACTGTTCTATTTTAGTTACAGGAAATGACAGAGAGGAATTAAAAACAAGAGTAGCAAGATTATTTGCTGACTGTAAAGATAGAGATATTCTTGCAAGTAAAAGTTTGACTCAAGCGGCTGACTTTTTAGATAATTATATTCACAGAAAACCGAGAAAGTATGAACATTTTGCCGCTTTGCAATTTCCATTATCTTTTCAACAAAATCAAGGTTCTATTGTTGGAGATAGTGGCACAGGTATATTCTCACCCGCTATTGGAGAGGATTTACAATAATTAAGTAATTGATGATAAGTAATATATTCAAGGAGAGCCAATGAATTTTATAGATAGCTTATATCGTCCTGTAACACTTCCAAAAGGAAATATAGACAGCCGTTATTTTACTGATAATGGTGATGGTACATATAATTGTACTCCACTATTTATTAGAAATATGGCGAGAGATGCCGCAGAATTCTACAAAAAAGGAATATTTACGCTTGATGAAAACCATCAATTCTCATCGTCATCTATTCGAGTAGTAAAAGATACTTGGGCTGAAAAGCTCCACAAAGACGCTTTTGAAGAAAAGTACGGAGAGAAGATAGCCGAAGCAACAAAAAAATGGTATAAATATCGTGACGAACATCCTGACGAATTTGAAACAAGATTTAAGAGAGTTGCTATTGGTGGTATAGATGAAGCAAGGTTTTTTGCGGGATATGCTCCCACCCTTCAATGTAGCTTAACACAAGCAGTTCAAACCTATAATGCCGCAATTGAATTGTTATCAAGATTTGATGCCCCTAAAAACGGTAATGATGGAGGTGCGGAATACAACACATTGCCTTTTGAAGAGCCTCTATACTCCAAAGCGGAGTTTGCAGAGAAGCATAAGCAAATTCGAGAAGAATTTTCAAAAGAGCTTGGAATACCCGATGATAATTTTGAAGTTGGCACAGTAGAAAAAGAAGTATTCCGTATTAACAATAAAAAATGCATGGCGGTAGGTTCAAATGATAGTTTGTTAGAAAAGTTTACTGTTGAATTAGTAGAACATTTAACTTCAACTACAAAAGAACAATGGTTACAGTCTCGTAAAAATTGTGAAACTCTTATACATAAAGATTTTGTTGTTAGGTTTAATGATAATTCCCATTATCTAAACGCAGTAGAAAACAGTACAGATATTCCTGATATTACAATTTGGACACGATATACTGATACTATGAGTCCTTGTAAGTTTATATCCATTAAACAGGAAAATCCTGAAGATGACTACTATATGTTCTATTTTTCTGCAAAAGCGGATGATGATGCATCTTCTGAATTATCTTTTCAACGCAGAATATCAACAAAGGAAGATATACAAAAAGCATTGATATTAGTTATTGCTATGTGTGAAACATCTGACTTGTTTAATATATATACAGAGGAATTACACAATATATTAGACAATGTTTAATTTGAGGTGTGTGCTATGAGAGTATATGTAGATATGCGCCCCAAAGAGAAACTATTTAAATGCTATGAGTTCTACTTAACATACAATCATTGTGAAGAAGGGTATCATGATGGAAATATTTTTGCAGATATAGCAGAATATTTCATTCAAGAATATCCGAGTATTGAAGGTGGTTATCCTCTTTTAACAGAGGAAGAATTTAAAGAAGAAGTTGAGTATTGGAAAAAAGAAGTTCTTAATGCTAACAAGGGAACTGAATATACTGAATTTTTAGTTCCCGCCGCCACAACCAATCTTGATGAATGGTGGGATAAAATATACAATCATGGAGATTATTGGTACTTTGCTGTTTCAGAAATAAAGTATGAAAATGTAGCCACCTGTTAAAAAATAATGAATGAGGGGAAGTGATAAAATAAAAATGAGTGGATTCAGATTTACATTACCACAAACACCTATTGAAAATGAGCCATTAGAAGCCCAAACATCAGAAAATCAAGTTGTAGAAAATAATCCACAAGAGGATGCGCTTTCCCTTAATTTAGCTGATGATATAAGGGAATATTTTTACAAACAAACACGAACTGTTGAGGAATGTTTGGTATGGTGTACTGAACACAATTGTTCCGATTTATATATTAAAGTAACCGAAAGACCTTACATTTCTCGTTATGGTAAAATCACACAACTTCCGTGTTCTCCCATTAACAAAATTACTTGGAGTAATTTTTACGAATTAAATGTAAAGAAAGAATACAATCAAGATTATGTAAGAGAAAAATTATTAGATGTTTCTGTTACAGTAAGAATTCCTGAAGATAGTCCTTTCTTTGGAAAATATGAATCCAACTCATACAAATATCGTGCTTCTTTTGGTTTTTCACAAGACCAGAATCAATGTACTTTTCGTATGATTAGACCTAATAAACCCACATTCGATTCTATCAATTATTCCAAACAATGTGAGAATGCTTTACATGAAGCTGTAAGTATGCGTTCAGGAATAACTTTATTCACAGGAGTAACTGGAAGCGGTAAAGAGCTTTACAAAGAAACCATTATTCCAACGACAAGCGGAAATAAACCATTAAAGGATATAGAAGTAGGAGAAATCCTTTTTGATATAAATGGACAGCCTACAAAAGTAATAGCAAAGTATAATCCTCCTGAAACTAAATTTTACGAATTAACATTTTCAGATGGTACAAAAATAAAATCGGGGGCGGGGCATTTATGGATAGTTGAGTGTTTGAATAGTAAACATAATAAAAAAGAAAATTGTGTCAAGGTGCTATCTACACAACAATTAGTAGATATAGGGGTACATTCTATTAAACAAAAACCAAACTTTGCCATATCTCGACCAAAACCTTGTCAATACAAATATACTCCTTTACCCATAAAACCTTATTGGTTAGGAGCTTGGATAGGAAATGGTTTTTCAGATATATCTTCTATATGGGGAACAGACACAGAACTATTTGATAGATGTGCATTAGATTATAATAAAAAATCCTGTGTTTTTGATAATAGTCATAATATGTGTATTCATAATTATAATGTACCCGCATTTTCTCTCGTAAAAAATAATAAACATATTCCTGATATATACAAGATGGCATCTCCATTAGATAAGATGGAGCTATTATCTGGGCTTATTGATACCGATGGATATGTTAATAAAAATGGACATATTGATATTCAACTTATAAATAAACAGGCAATTGAAACTGTGAGGGAAATAGCCTGTTCTTTAGGAATTAAGTGTTCTCCTATTACTGAAAAGATAGGTAAATATAAAAATACAGATGAAACTATTGAAGAATGTCAAAAAGTATATAGATTGAGATTAACTCCGATATTTATGTTGCCTTTATGTGTTCCTCGAAAAAGAAAAGCATTGGAAAATATAATATATTCTGAAGTTAATCAACAAAGGAGTCATACTCTCTTTTATATAGAAGATATACAAGAAATAACAGGATATAGTAAAGATTATTATTGCCTGTCTGTTGATTCTCCAACACATTCTTTCTTATGCACAAGTTCATATATTCCTACGCATAATTCAACTACTATGGCGGCGTGTATTAATACATTTACACAGCCCGAAGATGTACTTGATAATAAAGTAATTATCACATTAGAAGACCCTATTGAAAATGAGTTTTCTAATACTCCAACAGTAAAAATAGCACAAAAGGAATTGATAAAGGATTTTAAGAGTTTTGCATTAGGTATAAAGGCGGCGTTGCGTGAACACCCCAATATGATTATTGTTGGTGAGTGTCGTGATAAAGAAGTTATTTGTGCCGCCATCGAAGCCGCAAGAACAGGACACAGCGTTATGTCATCCTTCCACGCAGGAGATGTTGGGGGTACTATATCAAGACTTTTATATCATTTAGACAATGATAGAAACTTATCTTATGATTTAATTATTAACCTTAATCTTATATTATCACAAACACTTATTAAAAATGATAATGGTTATGTTGTTGATACTCAATATTTAATTTTTGATGATGAAGTCACAAAAAGGCTTTTAGCCATTATTGACCAAGATTTAAATATTGCAGTTGAAGTAGAAAAAATGATGAAAGACCAATCTTTATTAGATAGATGTATTGTAAAAGATTGGGATTATGATAAATTTGGAAGGAAAAAAGAAAAATGATTAGTAGAAAGAATTTTATTAATGCAATTGAAAGTTTGAAAGAATATACCGAGTATGAAGATAGACTTTATGAACTATCTGATGGTAGTATCTTTTTGGGTTCTAACCCACATCATTCCCGTTTAGTAGATTCTCTTGTAAACTTGCTTTGTGATGGAATTAATGAGGGGGATGCTGAAACCATTAAATATTGGTTGTGGGATTTAGAATTTGGTACAAAGTATACTGAAGGTTGTGTAACCGTAGATGGTGTAAATATTGATATTTCTACTGTTGAAAAACTATATGACTTTGTATTAAGCTCATTGACAAATGAATAATTTTGTGGTATAATTATTATAAATACTCTTTGTAAGGAGGAAAAATGAGTAATATACCTAAACAATCCTATGAATCAAATGGACTTCAAATTGTGTTTCCTAAAGATTTTCCGTTCACACAAGAAGTGAAACACTTGGCTGACATTTTGGAAGAATTGGCGGGGAACGAAAAAGTTCAGTCGATTATTGTGGACTATGATGAACGAGGAAATATTACACTTGGTATTTTAAGCCCCCGTTGTACTTTATTTAGCACAGGACAGTTTATCAATAAAGACTTCAGCAATTACAAGGAAGTTGCCAATAAATTGTTAGATGAGTTCTTTAAGCAACCCGAAGTGGAAAGCGATAAAGAACAGTATACGGGAAAATTTATGCCTATTGGAAAAACCATCTCATTTAATAGAGAATGGGGGCATTATAGATTTTCTGACGAAGAGTGTGATTCGCTCTTGCACGGTGATACTATTTCCTTTATGGCTACAACCAAAGAAGGGAAAGACATGGTGTTTGTCGGATGTTTAGCGCAACAGCAATATGAAGGATATACATATTATGGTTTCAAGATGACTTCTCGATTGCCTTGTTCGTTTAGCGGGCATACTTTCACAGAAGAAGAAATTAACACGCTGTTAAGTATGAAAATCCTAAAGATTACTGCAAAAACAAAGGCGGGAAAAACCTATTATCCTACTATCAAGTGGAATCCAAAAAATCTACAAGCTCCAATAGAGTTTGTAAATGATAATTAATTTTTATTGGGGAGCGTGGAAAAGCGTTCCCCAATATTATATATTTGACATTCTTTTTATAATGTGATATAATATTACTGTAATCTAAACAGGGAGTTAAGTAAATATGAGTTTTTCTGAAAAGAAATTTATGAAAAAATTGAAACAACAAGAAAGGACTAACCCAGGCAACCATATTTCTTATGAACAGCCTACCCGTCCGAGAAGTGTTGTTTTTAGAGATAAAACCAAATATTCTCGAAAACCGAAACATAAAGGGGAATACTTTAATGAATAATTTTATCATTAGTAATTTTATCAAAGATAATATAAACACTTGGAGAGAGAAGATGGAACATCTTGGCATTCTTGTTAAAGAGGATGAGCATTTTCTCATCTTTAATTATAGTATCGGTTGCGATTTTTCAAATCCGATTGTGCAAGAGGCAAGAGGTATTATTCTTGATAAAACTACTTATGATGTGGTGTGTTACCCATTTCGTAAGTTTGGAAATTCACATGAAAGCTATGCGGATAAAATAGAATGGTCTACTGCAAGAGTATTGGAAAAAATGGACGGCTCTATTATTAAACTGTGGTTTAATCCGTATACTAATAGTTGGCAATTTTCCACCAATGGAATGATAGATGCTAAAAACGCAATTCATAATAGCGGTAAATCTTTTTACTCATTAGTAGAAAGTTGTGATAATTATAACAATATTCCTTTTGATATACTCAATAAGGATTATACTTATATCTTTGAGCTTACTTCCCCATTAAATCAAGTGGTAGTACAATATTCAGAATCATTACTTTATCATATTGGTACTCGGAATAATAAGACAGGATATGAGTTAGAAGCCAACATAGGGATAATCAAACCAAAAGAATATGCCCTTCACAGCCTTACGGACTGCATTACTGCCGTTCAAAAACTTAATTTTTCAGATTCTACTGAACATGAGGGTTTTGTAGTAGTAGATGCTTCTTATAATAGAATAAAAATTAAGTCTCCTGAATATATTTTCTGTCATCATCTAATTAATAATAATTGTCTTGACTATAAAGAAATTGCGTTAATGTTAAGAGTTGATGATATTAGCATAGAAACAATCAAAAAGCAATATCCGCACTATATTTCGATGATAAATGAAGTGGAAGAAAGATATTCTACTATTAAGAGAGAAATCACAGATGCGGTAGCGTATGTTTCTACTCTTGAGGGAGATAGAAAAACTATTGCTCTTGCTATTAAAAATAATCCGTACAAGCATTTCCAATTTGGAACATTGGACGGAAGAACGGTAGATGAAATGCTTGCTAAAATGACTGATGCGGCATTTGTTAGATTGATTGTTGGAGACCTTATAGAAATATAGGAGATTATATGTCAATTAATTCTATTCAAAAAGGAAAAAATGGAGAAAGAGAACTTTCCCACATTCTAAACGAACATGGATTTAATACCCGTAGAGGTCAACAATATTGCGGCTCTAATGGGGATGCAGATGTCGTAGGAATAGAAGGGTTACATATAGAATGTAAAAGAATAGAGAAAGGACATGGACTAACCTATACTTGGTTAAATCAGTCCACTAATGATGCTCGTGAAAATGAAATACCAATTGTGGTTCACAGAGCAAATAGAAAGGATTGGTTAGTCACTCTTTCCCTTGACGATTTTTTGAAATTGTATAAAGAATAATATATTCTGTAAAAGACTTGACAAATCCTATGAGATTTGATATAATAACCAAAACGCTCCCTTGTGGAGAAAACGATTTTAACAGCAACTATAAAAAAATAAATCGTGAGGTAAATTAAATATGAATAACTTTCTTAATTCTCTTGAAACCATTTCAAATATGAAGCGAACTGAAAATGGAGCATTAGCACAGTCTTCCACGCATTCCGCGTTGGTAGACCTGTTTGGTACTATTGGTGCGCTTCGTTCCCGTCATTCCGCTGAAGTAATTCAAATGTTCCGTGCGGCTTTCGGTGAAGATGCGCTTCTTGCAACAAAGATGGCGTTTTATGCTCGTGATATTAGGGGTGGACTCGGTGAGAGAGAAACCTTTAGAATTATTCTGAAAGAGCTTGCAAACAATCATCCCAATATTGTGCGTAAAAACATGGCGAATATTCCTGAAATGGGTAGATGGGATGACCTGTTTGTGTTGTTTGACACTTCCCTTGAAAATGAAATGATGGAGTTTGTTAAGGAAACTCTTTTCAATGATGGGAGAAATGTGCATTTTAATAAGCCCGTATCTTTGTGTGCCAAGTGGATGCCGTCAAGCAATGCTTCTTCTGCTAATACTCGCAAAATGGCACAGAAGTTTATTAAATATTTCCATATTACAGAAAGGCGTTATCGTAAGCTCCTTTCTGTCATTCGTGCCTATATTAAGGTAGTTGAAACTCCTATGTCCGCAAAGGAATGGGAAGCCATCAACTATGAAACTTGTCCTTCAAGGGCGATGTTTAAGTATCGCAATGCGTTTAAGCGTAATGATACCGAACGCTATGAAAAATATATTGAGAATGTCAATAACGGGAAGTCCGAAATTAAGGCTTCCACAGTATATCCTTATGACTTGGTAAGGGCGTATTTGAACCTACCTAATTATCTTACGAAAGTTGATGATACCATTGAAGCCCAATGGAAGAATCTGCCTAACTTCGTAGAGGGAGAAAATAACTTCCTTGTTATGGCTGATGTATCGGGCAGTATGCGTGTTCCTAATGACACCGCTATAAGTGCATCAATTGGTCTCGCAATATATTTTGCACAGAGAAATAAGGGAGCTTTTGCGGGTAAATATCTTACCTTTAGTGCAATCCCCAAAATAGCATCAGTTAGCCTTGATGATACCTTGTTCGATTGTGTATCTCGTGTTATGAGAACTGATATAGGATATAATACCAATCTCGAAAGAGCATTTCGGGCAATTCTTATGGCGGCAGAGCTGTCTAACTGCCCCGCTTCGGAAATGCCCAAATCATTGGTAATTATAACCGACATGGAGATTGATGATTATTCAATCAAGGGTGGAAATTTCACTTTCCTTGATACTATGAAGGAGCGTTTTGCCGAAAAGGGATATGAACTCCCCAATGTAGTATTTTGGAATGTAAATGCACGACACAATACTTTCCACGCACTTGCTTCTGACAGTCGTGTTCAGCTTGTTTCGGGATATGCGCCCAATATCTTCAAGTCTATTGTTGAGATAATGAACAGCACCCCTTATGAAGCTATGCTAAAGGTGCTGTCTAATCCTCGCTATGACTGCATAACTATCTAAAATTAACCTATTTAATAATAAGAGAATGGGGAAAATTCATAAAACCTTTCCCATTCTCAAAGGCACATACAGCAAATTTCCTTGCTTGATTGAATCGCAAAAAGACTAATAGTGCCTTGATAAAAATATTTGTATAACTTTAGGAGAAACAGAAATGAAAGCAATTATTCAGACAAACGGATTTCTTGGGGGGGATGCAGAGTACAAAACCACCCCAAACGGAACTTTGGTATGCAACTTTTCAATTGCATATAAGCAATGGAATGGCAAAGACAAAGAACCCTCTACAATTTGGTATAATTGCACGGCATTTAATGATGTTGCGCGAAACATAGAGGATTATGCTAAAAAGGGAAAGTTTCTTATTATCAATGGTGAGCTGAAAATTAACCCATACATAGATAAACAAGGTATGGAAAGAGTAAGTTATGATGTAACGGTTCATTCATTTGATTTTCCTCCTGTGTTTGAAAAGTCTGAAAATAACAACACGCAGAATCAAGGTTATCAGCGACAGAACAATCAGAATCAGGGTTATCGAAATAATCAGCAAAATGGTGGTTATCAGAATAATCCGCAGAACGGTGGGTATCAGAACGCGCCTAATAATGGTTATCCGAACAACGGTTATCCGAACAATGGTTATCAGAATAATCAGCAGAATAATAATGCACCTCAAAACTTTGCGCCTAATAATAACGGCGGGTACACTCCGTATACCTCCGATGATGACGATGACTTTCCATTTTAATTAACTAATGTTTTGTAAGGGTGGGATAAACTCACCCTTTACATTTATATAAAAACATAAGGAGCTTTTTATGATTATCAAAAAGCGCGGTGCTGAAGCAGTATTAACAGACCTTGCAAGTGATATAGATGGTGCTATAATTGACACACAATTAAAAACATCAAATCCAACCGTATATGATATATGGTTATTTATTTACCGCAATCTTGAAAAGAAGATGAGTAATGAGTATGGGTTCAGCCTTGACAGAGGATTGTTTGAATTTAATAATGAAACCGACTTAACCATTAAAAAAGAACAAATTGATAAATTAGTGGGATTTGCAAATAATACATATAAAGGAACTGTGTTAGGTAGAGAGAATATGATAGCACTATTGGGAGATTGTGATGAAAGTTATACCGACATGGATATAAGAAAAGGGCTTGCAAGACTTATAACAAGAACAATAGATGTTTATTTGGAATATCCAGATTTTGATAAGTTTATTGTGTTGTAATATAATTGAAACCCTACTTGTGGTACAACTATTTGATGTATTATCACGGGTAGGTTACAGACATAGTTTATAGGCGTTCTAATAGATGGCACTTATGAATTTTCCCAGTTTGTAACAATGCAGAGCCTATAAGCAGTCAGGGGAAACTTTTACCTTCATATCTTTATGAAGTGATTTACAGTAAATGCAAACTATTAAAACAAAATACAGGGTTAGTTTTTGTTTAATACTGTATTAATTTATGAATAATGATAAAGGACGCTAATACTATGAATATTACAAAAGAATTAAAGACCTCCTTTATAGAATTTCTTGATGGGGTATATACATACGGAGTAAACAATATTAGAGATGCCGAGCAAGATGCAGTTGAAGATTGGCTACAAGACCTTCTCAACTGTTCACAATTAAAAAACCGCTTAAACTCTAATGATGATGAAACCATACCTCTTACAGATGAAGATGCTAAAATTATTTATAACCTAATAGAAATATATTTTTTTGAGGTTATTAGAAATGATGAGTATATTGATAATCCGTTTTGGGCTTATTCTCTACTTTCCATGTGGAATGAATTGAAAAATAAATATTCTGCATAGGAATAATCATTATATATACCACAGTTATTGACAAAAAATACAAAATTTGTTATACTATAAATAATCAATCCCTTTGGAGGTTATTATGGCTACTTTATATATGATGGTGGGATTACCCGCAAGCGGCAAGAGTACCATTGCAAAAGAATATGAAACAAAAATAGGTGCAAAAGTCTTTTCTTCGGATGCCTATAGGTCTATTTATGGAAAAGATGAAACAGACCAAACTGTTAATAATGTGGTTTTTAATAATCTCCATAGAGATATAATAACCGCATTGAAAAACGGGGAGAGTTGTGTATATGATGCAACAAATCTTAACTCCAAGAAAAGGCGTAATTTTCTGAAAACCCTTCCAAGCGGCGTACAGAAAATTTGTGTATTAGTAGTACGCGACCTTTCTCAATGCAAGGAATTTAATTCTAATAGGGAGCGTAAAGTTCCTGAATATGTGTACGAGAAAATGATACGCCAATTTGAAGTTCCATACAAAGAAGAAGGATGGGACGAAATAATTGTTCATAACTATATGACTAAATGGAATGTAGGACACTATTTCTTTTTGGTTGGGAAAATGAATCAAAACAACAGTCATCATTCTTTATCTTTGGGAGACCATCTTATTAAAACTTGTATGGCTCTTCCTAGTGAGCTTAAACTTGCGGGACTTCTTCACGATATGGGAAAACCCTTTGTAAAAAAGTTTTGTAATGCAAAGGGAGAACCAACAGATGAAGCACATTATTATCAGCATGATAATGTGGGGGCTTATATGAGCTTTCACATTAAGTGCAAGGATAATCTTATGTTGGCGTTTCTAATAAATAATCACATGAAGCCTTATTTCAATTGGAATGAGGAAGTTTATAAGGAACGGTGGGGAATAGATAAATTTGAAAAAATCCTCCAACTTCATAATGCAGATGAAGCCGCACATTAAAAATTTAACTATATTAAACAAGCCTCAAGTAATGCCTTTATTTTTGGATTGCTTTATTAATGACCCGATATATCAAATAGCGGATAGAGCCGAATTAGAAGAATATGTAACACCAAGCGTAGAAAAAGCACTTGAAACAAATTTATGTATTGGCATATTTGATAATCATAAACTAATTGGGGCTTGTATTCTATTTGATTCTGTTTCTTTATTAGATAACATTAATACGGTATTTGGTGCTGTTCCATATATGATACCAAAGATATTACCCATTGCGGGGATATATCTTATGAATATAATGGTAGCAGAAAAATATAGAAGAATGGGAATAGCATCCTATATGTTAGATTATTTAATAAATAAGCATAATCATATTGTAGCAGATGTAGACAATAAAAACTCTCTCTCTATGTATAATAAGAGAGGGTTTACTATTATTGAATTGGACAAAGATTATTGGTTAGTAAGGAAATAGTAAATGAAACTTCTGAAGATTGAGCTTACAAATTGGAAGTGTTTTAAACAAAAGACAGTACAATTTGAAGAAAGTATAAGTCTATTAAGGTGGGCAAATGGTACAGGAAAATCATCTCTAATAGAAGCAATCATTTTTTGTTTTACAGATAAACGCCCACGCAATTTAGATTATGACAGTTTAAGAAACGACTTAACAAAGAATTGTAGAATAGTATTATCTTTTGAATATAATCTTTCAACATATATAATCGAGAGAGAATTTGGAATATCTTCTTCATATAGGTTATATAAAGATGGACAAATGATTTCTCGTTCAAGAGCAGATAATAAAGCACATTTAAGTAAAATAATACCCGATATTGTTATTGATGGATTATGGGGTTATAATTCATTAGCTAACTCTCGTGTTCTTGAAACCAACTATTTATTTGACCTAATGGAAAATGAATTTGCAGAGCCATTAGCATTAAAAAAACATTTTCAAGGTGAAAAAACATTTTATCAACGACAAGTTTCGGCAGTAGAAAAGACAATAAGTAATCAGTCCGTAACCCAACAGGAAATAGATTCCGTACAGGCAGAAATAAATACCATCGAAGCGAAATTAAAAGAGAAAGCATTTGTTTCTGACAGGTTGGTAGCACAGGCAAAAGAGTGTGAACAAGCATATCCAGAATATCTCAACATTAAACAAAGATTAGAGCAAATGTCACCCCCTGTTTATGATAGGGAACTTTGTGTAAAATTACATAAATACGGAATTAAAACTCCCCAAGAATGGGATAACTTTTTTAAGGGAGTAGAACAAGAATTATATGCAGAACAAAACAAGGCGGCACAAACCCACCCATTAGCTAAATATCCTAAAAATGTAATAGATGGTCTATTAGCAGAAGGACAACAAAGTGGTAGATGTTTGTGTTGTGGGCAAAAATATATTCCTGTAAAAGTCACATATAATAATGCTAACCAAGCACGAATAAAACAGTTATCAGAAACACTTCAAGATTCTCAATACTCATTTATAGATTATATTTCATCTGTAAGATATTACCAAGTCAAGAAGATGTTGGACGATAAATCATTTGTTAATAATATGGATTGGCAAACAATCTTAAATAATTACAACCAAGAAACAAATGCACTTTATGATAGGTTGGCGCATTTAAAAGAACAATTATCCACTTTAACTCAAGATATGGCAAAAATTACAGACTTGCTAAATTATAAACAACAATATAATGATGCAAAGGTTTGTGTGGATATAGTAGATGAATATGTAACACAGGCAAAAGAAGTTTATGCTAACTCCATAACTTCTGTTGCTACTAAAATTCTTACAAAGATAAATCCTCGCTATTCTAAACTTTTAATAGAAAATGGAATATATAAAGTAGTAGTACATAATGAAGATTTATCATCTGTATCAACATTAGCAGTTCAGGCTTTATCAATGGGTGAAAAAACTATTGTTGCTTTAAGTTTAATTTTAGCAATACGAAATCTTTTTGTGCCTAATATTCCTTTAATTATGGATGAAGCGTTTGCTAATTTAGATAGTGGCAATCTAACCGCCGTAAATGATGTAATTGCTTATGACAAATCGCAATGGGTAATTGTTTCCCATGATGAAAGAATAGCAACGGCAATTAAGACTATTTAATAATGAGGGAAAGAATATATGAAAATCGCAGTTATATCCGATTTACATTTAGATAAAAGACAATATAGAACAGAAGATGGAGCATATAACCGATTTGAACAAAGTGGATATATAGCCTTTTCTCAATATATTGATATTATAAATAAACACTCTCCCGATATATTATTATGGGCGGGAGATATGTTTGAAACTGCTAATCCATCAGTTCTTGCTATATCTAAAATGCAAGCGGGATTAGATAGGATAAATGTTCCCTCGTTAATGGTTTTAGGTAATCATGATTTCTCTTTTAAGAATAGAGAAACTATGTGTAGTTCAATGCAAACAGTTAGGGGTAATATAATCAAGTTGGCTGAATATGCCGTAGAATATTATCACGATGAGAAGGAAGATATTCTTTTTGTACTCTTGCCATTTGTATATGATAAAGTTGAAAATCTTAATCAATTGTGGCAAGAATGTGAACAACTTGCAAATATACCCGCAAAAACTAAAATATTATTAACGCATGGAATAACAGAAACTTATGGAAAACAATTTCCAGAGTTATCAAGTAAGTATGATATTCCTGACAATCTAATCAATCTTTTTGATGTTGTGTTTATAGGACATATTCACACTCCATTTGAATATACAAGTGGAAAAACACTTGTTATTTCTCCAGGGGGGTTGATTGATTATCAGTCCCATGAAAGCCATACAGGAGTGGTTTTCTACAATACAAAAACCAAAAAGTTAAAGAGAGAAATAATTGATACTCCACATATAATAAAGGTGGAATTAGATGAAACAAACATCAATTCATTTTTATCTAATGTGGGTAGATATATCTATAATATAACATATACTGGAAATGTTGACTGTATTGATAACGATATATATATTCAAGCAAAGAACACAGCAGTAAATATATCCTTAACAACATCAACAAGTTCCGAAGAAACTAATCCAGTTGAAAAAGAGTTGGATTTCTACAAGTGGATTGAATTAAACTATCCTGATAAAAAGGACTTGTTTAATAAGGCAAAAGAATCCCTTGTGGAATAAGAAGGAGGTAAGTATTGGAAAGCCCGATGGAGATTTTTAACTTCTATTGTATTGATAGATTAAAACCATTAGGTGATGAATTGTATATAACATATAGAGATGAGGGTACAATACGAAAACAACATTATTATATTGGTCTAAAAGCCAAAGTAAAGAAAATAGATAGTTTTGTATTATATACTGCCACAGAGGATGATTTAGATGTATTTCTATTTATCCCTGTGGATTTCTTTTATGATAATTACGAACGCTTAATGACGACTATTATTACAAAAGAAGAATTCTTACAGATAATAAAAAGAATATATACAATCAACATATTTGAATTTGTTTCTATGTTAGATTTTGTTTATATCTATACGGATTTTAAAGACATCGTAGATATGAATTGGCAAACTCTTGATATGGATTCTCTTATGTGTTTGTAGGAGGAAATTTATGGATTATAGAAAACAGGACTTAAAAAATAGAATAGATGCCGAACACGGTGAAGGTTACTCTAAAAACATTAATCTTAATGGTTATACTGTTTGTTATGGCGATGCATTCATATCATTTCATTTTATAGAAATGGATAATGTTAATTCTGTATTTATTGATTATATGTATGTTACAAAAAAATCAGAGTTCATAAAGCTATGGTCTTTTTGTACTAATTTTTGGACAGGTAATAAAGTACAGTTTATTTATTATAGTGGACATCGTAGAGTAGCCAATTTTGATGAGAAGTATCTAACAGCAATAGATTTTCATTTTGATAGAATAAACAAATCGAATTGGAAAAGTCCGTGGAAAAGCACTAATGGTTTTACTGAATCAGAGGGTGTAGAAGCGTTTTATTAATAATTGAGAGGATATTAGATGTTTGATAATTTTAATACTTTTTTAAGCGGCTCATTTATTGTGGGCTATTTTTTTGCAGTTTTAGCATTATACTTCATAACTGCACTCATTCAATGGAAAATATTTGTTAAAGCGGGGGAACAGGGTTGGAAAGCTGTAATTCCTATATATAATTCTTATATAGAGTATAGACTATTTTGGAAAACTCGTTGGTTCTTTATTCCCCTTATTGCGGCTTGTATAGGTAGCTTTTTAATGTGGATTCCTTTCTTGGGAATTATAATATTCATTATTAGCTCACTAATTGCTTTTGTTATAAGCGCGGTTTTAAATATTCAAAAAAGCAGAGCCTTTGGAAAAGAAGATATTTTTGCAGTAGGATTAATTTTACTACCATTACTATTTAATCTAATTCTTGCATTTGATTCTTCGGAATATTCTTCCCCACAACCAGACCCCGATTTCATATCAAATATTTCATTTGATAAGCAGAATAATCAGGAAACGGTATATAATCCTATTGACAATGTAGATACTCCTATTGAGCCTAACATAGACGATGTAGGTGAGCAAGTCGAGGAAGAAGATATATTATCAACGGAATACACAATAGTTTCAACCACAGTAGAAGATGATGGTTGTACTATCGAAATAAATTAAAATGAAAGGAGTGGTAATGGCTTGAAGAAATCCTTTACCCGATTAATAGCCTTTATTCTTTTTGTGGTAATTTCCTTGAGTACATTACCCGTTTTTGCTGTACCTTATGTCAAAGATGACGAAGATACAGATGGAAATTCTTATTATATTGTAGAAGGAAAAGCAGTTAAAGAATTATTTGATTTTTCTCTACAAGAAGTAATTCGTGACCCTGTGGGTGCGCTTGCTTGGGTATTCTCATTTAAAACCTTTACCGTATTAAAGAAATATCGTGATGATGATGGTACTTGGAAAATTAAAGGCTATTGGAATACACCTAATCTGCAAATGTTGGCTAAAAATTTAGTTACTGCTTCTATTGCAGATGGCTACACAGATGAATGTTATGATGTAAACGATACTACAGGAAAAGTGCCTGTTGGAGATAGTGCAGATAAAGTAAATGCTATTACAAGATATGGTTTCAAATTGCCAAATTATACATACTGGGGGGAATACCCGAAACTGTATATGTCAGTACAAAATATTGTACCTACTGGTTGGTTTGAAGGGTTTGTTAGAGCAATAGCATCTTTCTTATTTGGGTGCAGTTTTATACAACCCCCCGATGCACGAAATTATCAAACTATCACATATTGGAATCACGAATACGGTGATAAAAGTGAACAGTTGGTATGGTTCATTCAACATTACTATTTGCCATACTGTTATAAATACATTCAAACTTATAAAAATGATGATAGTTGGAATAACGGCTATCATTATAAACACGGGGCTAATGAAGATGAAAGTGGGTTTAATGGTGCAGACCATCATGACCATTTTATAGAGTCTATATCAGAAACGGCTGAATTTGATGGAGTTGAAAAACCCCTAAAAATAAGAAATAGTGGTACAGAATATGCCTCCCGTCATGGAGATAAGGGCGCAACAGATTTCTTAAATTTATATACTACTAAACCAGAAGTTGAACAAGCACAAAAGGTTTTCCAAAGTCAACGGTTAAATATAACTGTTGGACAATTACGCAGATTAATTTTTTATATGCGTAATGGTAGAGATATAACAGATAACTATGTTGCGGATTCAATGTTTTTAGTAGGTGGCTACAAAGAAACTGTTGCCAATATAGAAACATTTAGTGATACTGATGTAAGAGAATATAAGAATTATAGTGCAATGGCTATTGGAAAAGAATTACAATGGCTATTATCCACATATAATCATCAATGGTATTCATTAAACGAAATGTGTTCTGTTGTGGAATGGAGAAATGCTTTAACTAATGCAGTAAGAGCGTGGTTAGCTGACACTAATGCAGACCACACAGGCTTTGATATGGAAAACATTGATGTAACTACATATAATCCTTATTTTAGCGGCAGAATAGAAGACACATCTTTAGAACAGTCTGCATTAAATCTTACACAGTCCGAAGATGGCTTTTATAGATTTTCTGATATTATTTTAACTCATTTATACAACTTCAACACTAAAGAACCTGTTGCACAATATGGCGCACCTCCGTTTGAAAAAATAATGGATATTCCCGATGATGATGAAGAGCTTTCGGCTATTTTTTCAGAAGTTGACAAAATAACAGCCCTATATGATGCTTGGCAAGAAAAGAAAGATAAATTACGCAAGTTTGAAAATAAAATGAACAGCGGTAAGTCTGCTTCAGATGCAAGTGTTACAAATAAGGTTTGGTCGGGAATTAAAACATTTTTCGCGGGTAGTGAACATGATGATGCTAAAAAAAGATATGGTATAGATGAATGGTATATACAATATAATCAATGTATGATAAAGAATATGGGAGAAGATAACGAATGTTGGAGTACCGCATATTCTGATGAAAAAGCAACTATATGTTTTGGTGATTTGTGGGCTTTGGGTGGATTATACAAAGCAATAGACCTTTCTCAATATAATATAAATGATACTATATCAAGAGAAGATGCAATAAAAATTATAAATTGTATTCGAGAATTTTCAGGAGCATATTATCCTGAAGTAATGGAAATCTTTTGTAGTATGATTTATAAAATGTTTAGGTTTTGGAACGATGATAATGAATTAGAAACCCAAACAATATTAGATGAAAGAGTTATGCCTTATGATGTAGAGTCCATGACTCCTGACGACCAAGCCAATTATGATATTGTTGACCCACGAGTAGCAATTTACCGTTCACATTTTGTAGGTGGAGTTGTATCAAATATATTACCCGCTCATGTTGGATTTAATATGTATTTTAAATTACAACCAAAAATAATTGATTTAGCGGGAAGTCTTACAGAATGGTCTGTTTTATTTCAACAACTCATAAATTTTGATGTTTTTGAGGATAACGGATTAAGCCCCTCAAGCCTTTGGGACAATGCTTTTGTAACTATATTGATGTTATTTTTAGCAATGGTATTTATATGGAAAACCGTTGCCGCTATATATAGTTATATAACAAAAGGCGGCAAGGCATTATTAAAAATAATAAGTATGTTTTTAGTATTAGCCTTTGAAGTAGGTTTGTTTACCTTAATGATGATAAATCCTGATGGGATGTGGAATAAAGTCAAAACTCCTATCAATTGGGTTATGAATTTTGGTGAAACTGTAATGCTTGATGACGGCAACCTAACCTATCTCTTTGGTGATGGTGATGATAGAGACCCCGCAGTAGCATATTATATTCCTTATTTAGATATATGGAGTGCGTATAATACAGGACACGGCTTAATGGCTGACAGTCAATTGGTGGCTACTGCTGAAGCTCAAAACCTCCCTGAAACTATTGGTATAAGAGATGATGACAATTACCCGAAGATAGGACAGGCTGATATAAAACATTGGAGCATAATATTATTAGATTCTTTTGAATATCATGGACATAGTGGAAGTTTATTAAGCCTTATGGATGAAAACGGACATCTGATAAATGGTAAAAGAATAAACAATAATGCTTATAGAGTATTAGACCACTTCCTTGCTCCGAGAATATCACTTAATCAAAGTGGAGATAAAATAAATCTATCTGTTGAAGCTAATGAAAACTATAATGGAAAATTCCAAAGTGGTACTTTAGATATGATTACAAAACTATTGAATGTTATATTAGTTTTATTCTTATCATTAGTAAAACTATTGACTTTCATTTGGTTTTGGTTTCAATTATATATCTTTATGTTCCGTGTGGTATTAGCGAAAGCCGCAGAGCATAAAGGATGGAAACAAATATTAGCTGAAGTATTTACTCCATTATTGGCTATGGTTGTTATTGGTTTATGGGCGGGTTTCTGTATTAAATTAAACGGAACAATAGAAGGTTTTGTTGGACTTATTGCAGAAATTACATTATACGCTTTAACTATATTCTTTTTTAGAATGTGGAATAAAACAAGACAGTATTTCCCATTCACATTACAACCTATTGCAATGGTACTTTGTCACGAGTCTAACAAGCGTAGAAAAGCAAGAGAACAACTTGCAAGAGACCGTGAGCGTTCAGACATTGAAAACGAATATGACGAATACTTTGACAGAGAAAAGATGTTCAATGAAGATGGTAGCGTAAATGCCGCTTATGCAAGTGCGGGTAAATATCAAGATGAATATGAACAGCACTTCAGAGCGATTAACCAACGCATTAAGAGCGGTGAACACATGACTGATTTAGAACTTCGTCAAATTGAAAGTTATAATGATTATATGCGTAAGCAAGGAACAAATATTCGTTACAACCGTGAAACTGGCGCACAAGAATTTATAACAGACAACGGTACTAAAATATCAGCAGAGGAACATGAGCGTAGAATAAAAGAACAGCAAGAAGGTTCAAATAATTCCGCAGTAGACGAAACAAATAATACATCAACAGATACTAATGGGGAAGGAGAATAGTATAAAGATGAAAAATAGTCATAAACTATTATCGCTATTTTTATGTGGCATTATTATCCTATCCATTTTTTTCACTTTACCTATTAAAGTATCTGCATCTGGTGGATTTACAAGTGTTGATTCAATATCTAATCCTAAACAGAGAAATGCTTATAAAATTTGGTCTGTTGCAATATGCGCGGGATTATCAAAAGAAGCGGCGGCAGGGTGGATAGGTAATGCTGAACGCGAATCACAAATAGATAGCACCCTATTTGAAGGGTGGTTAGACTATCGAAATCAAGACGGGTGGACTGCGGATGACAAGGCATTATATGTTTGGAATGACAAAAAATCTGACATAGCTGAATCAGCAGAATCCCTTTGTTATTATACTGTTAATTTCTTATTTCCATACTATGCTTCTAATGGTTGGGGATTAGAGGCTTCGCAAGACGACCACATATCGGTAGCGGCAGTACAACCTAATGGTACAACTCATTTAATTCATACAGGAGCATATATTGGTGATGGACACTATATGCCTGGAATTGGACATATACAATTTACAGGTGTTAGAGCATCTAACCTTATGAATTATGCCTCACAGGTTGGAGAGCGTTGGTATGATTTAGATACCCAATTAGTTCAAATTCTTCGTCACGAGGGTAATTATCAAGACGGACACTCAAACTACATTTTAGGAGAATATGCAAATATTACAAATGTAGAGGAAGCGGCTAATAAGTGGAAGTGGGTTGTTGAAGGATGTGGAAATAATGAACCTGACACAACAAGAGAAGAATATGCACGGGCTTGGTTTACTTTATTTGAAAACTGTAAGCCTGACATAAGATATGCTCGAATGATATTAAAAAAGGCTAATGTTCCTTTTAAATATAAAGGCTTAAATTACATAAAAACAATCGAAGATAAGAGTGCTATTCAAGAGCTATCAGGCAGAGCAATACAATTACCACAAAGTACAGGATTTGCCTTTGATGTTGGCGGTACTGCTGATAAGTATGCTGAAGATGCCGCTATCGCTATATTAAAAAGCATACCATCTTATGTTGAGGGTGGAGAGGAAAATACACAATATCCTGATGCAAATGGGGAAAAGAAATATAGTCTATACGACCTATTTGGTTCAGATTTGCATTTTTACAGATATTATGGAGAAGCAACACAACCCATTCAGTTGTTAGACCATATATTTTCAGCATATACACAAGACATGATGAACAGTCTAACTATAAAAGATACTATATTTTATACAACACATAGATATTTGTCATGTAATGTGTATGAGGGTAGACCGCAAGTTTTAACCAATGCAGATATTCAAGAAGGACAGCAAGACCCACGAGTATCACAAATAGAAACAAATAGGTTTAATGGTAGCACTTATGTTAGAGCCTCTTTTAGAATAGAGGTGGCTAAATATATAACAGCATTAGTATCATTCTTGATGGGCGATACAGTTATATCAACTCTTCGTTGGGTTGCAGATAAATTAACAGATTTTGAGATATGGAACAATGCGGCAGTTCCTATTATTAAAATAATAGTAGGAATAATGGCTATATTTTTTGTATGGTCGTTAGTCAAACACGCAATCAATTATGCCACGGGTAAAAGAGGAAGTATTAAACACATATTAACAAGATTCTTTACAGGTGTAATTGCTGTTGCTCTTATTTTGGTAATATGCGACCACCCAAAAGCATTTACAGAACTAATATATAAATCTGCAACTGTTATAGATAATGTATTTGAGTCTGCTCTTACAGAACAGGTATATGAAGATGATGTGGTTGGTAGTACAGACGGAACAAAAACTATTGAAGCTATGTTATGGAGAATAACAGTTTTTGAGCCGTGGTGTAAAGGACAGTTCGGCAGACAGTATGATGAATTATATACCCAATTTGCCGATGTTGAAGATGCCAAAAAAATGCCACAAAGTTACATACCCCAAGATGCTGACCTTTCGCAACTGGTAGGACAAAATGGCGTACTATATGATAGTGCTAACTATACAGGAGATGTAATAGTTCCTGTTGGTAATTCTACATATATTCGCAACTGGGCGGCTTATCTTTACAGTTGCCAAAGTAAATATCATATAGACTATAATTATATGAGTGGTAAAGATTCTGTGCCAACAGAAATAAAATTCCCAACTATGTATACAACCGCTCAAGATACTACTATTGCCGCCGATACTTTTAGGGTATTAGATGCTCAAATGAATATTTCTCCGCAAATTGATGCGGACGGCAATGTGAAATATACATATTCAGGTAGTAAAATTTTAGAACCCGAACTTGGCACACAGAGCGGTTTAATGGTTACATATTCACTAATTTTACTCATATCTTTTGCTCCCGCTATTTTTATGAAATTAAAGAATTTGTTAATGTTATTTGTAACATTCTTCTCTTTAATATATCATTCTATTGTCGAGGTAGCTAAAGAAAATCAAGGCTTTTCAGATTTTGGTAAATCCTTGAAGAAATATTTTGTAGGATATTGTTTGGCTTGTTTGAAACTATTTATATTAGTAATAGCTTTTAATGCTTTAGTAGGACAAGGTATTATTAAACTGATTCTTTATGGATTATTGGTACTTGTTGTTTATGGTATTAATCTAAATGAAGCTAATAAAGAAATCAAAGATAGAATTAACAGAGCCAAAGCCATTCATAATAGACGAGTTAAACATATTGGTAATCGTTTTTAGTCTATTTAATAATAAGAGAAAGGGGAATACTCCACCACATTATTCCCCTTCTAAAATTTAATATTGGAGGAATGTAGTGCTATGCACATTATATTAATAAGCAAAGACCAACAAATACCTGAACCTTTAAGGGAACATGAGTGTGAGGTTTGGTCTGTTGATGAATTTATGCAAAAGGCTTCAAATGAGGGGATTTTTGCAGACCAACTAATGTTCAACGCTGATATAATGTCAACGGACTTATATGATTCGTTGATGGGGGTTGAGTCTGACATTCCTATTGTTTTTTATAGATTTGCGAATTTTCCAAATACCATAGACTATATCCCTGATGTAGTTGTTTACGGTGAGGAAAAAATAGTAAAAGAAGTTCCGCAAGTAGAAGCACCTAAACCAGAGCCACAACCATTAGCTCCACAAATATCACAACCACCCCAACCCCCTATAAATGAAACTAAACCAGATTATGATGCAGTATCAGATATACAAGGGGTAACAGGTGGATTTAACAAAGATAAGGCAAAGGCTCTATTAAATCCATTCAATAATCAAAAGCATTTTGATATGCCTGCAAAAGTCATTGTGTTTGGCTCATCTAAAGGTGGTACGGGTAAAACATTTACTTGTTTAGCAACGGCATATTGGTTTGGATTGAAACACCCCAACTATAAAATAGCCATTGTTGATTTTGATTTGACAGATGGACAGATGCAATACAGCATTGGCAAGTCAAGTCCTACAATTACTCAATTTTATAATCAATATAAGATGTATAAAAAGGCGGGTAAATTAGAGGACATTACTTTCAGAAATTTATCTACTTGTAATGTAAAAGCGGATGCCTTTAGTGCCAACATTGACTGTTATCTTGCTCCTAATAATGTAGAAATTGCAAGTTTTGTTGACGATTCTGATTTTTGGGAAAAGATGATGGAACTGCTAATAGATAATTACGATGTGGTATTTTTCGATGCGGGAATTGACTATATCGGAAAAGCACCTATTGGCAATTTATATAGAATTGCTGATAGAATTATAATCATTACCAATACTACTCCAAGCTCTATTGGTTCTGTTACACGACAATTAGATACTTTTGCGGGTAAAATTGTTGATGTAGAGGGTAAACCTGTATATTATCCATCCGAGCATATATTAGACAGAACAAGAGTAGTTATCACTCGTGTTGACCCGAAAGGTAAGAAAACTGAAGCTGATTTTGTAGACAAGTACGGCAATAAAGATATAAACGCATGGTTACAATATCAAAATGCTGAACAGGCTAAAGAGTCGATAAAATCTCTAATTAAAGAGTTCCTTGAACCTCGCGCACAAATTATTGCGGGGTTTGGTAATATTGACTCATTAGTAAATGAGTGCCAATGGCTTAACAGGTGGGAAGCCATAATGGAATACTCATTTGTCTGTAAACATCTTGAACGCATTACAGATTTTTTGGAGTCTTAACAATATGAAAGGAATATTATGAATAATTGTACGGTAGATGCGAAAATAAAGCCTGATGTCACCGTTTTAAATGAAATAGCTACATTTAATGTATCATTTTGTTCGGGAACATTTCAACTTCCAAGCGGTGAAACTCGTGACCGCTATACAGCTATGAAAGTTATCTATGATGGCGAAATGACTAATTCAGTTGTAGAATTATTACAACCTGGAAGGGTAGTTCGCCTAATTGGTAAGTTGGATTCTGAAATGTATAGAGCCACATCAGGAAAAAATGTATTCAATAAGGTTTTAAAAATACACACAATTAAACCTGTTCGGTATGACAAAACTACACAACAATATGTGTTAGTAGAAGAAGGGAATTAATTTATGGGTATTTTCGGTAAAAAGAAACCTACTCCACAAGCAGAAGAACAATCTATAAATTCTGCTGTTAAGGGTAAAAAGAAACAAGGGTGTGAATTATCTGATATTGCTAAAAAATATGGTATCAGAATATCAGCACCAAATGGATATTTCCCTGAAGATGTTGATAGGGTACTGTCTGATTTAATACAAGATATAAACAGACTGTCCCATGAAAACAAAATATTAGGGAAACGCGCTTCGGATGCTGTTGAGGAAAAGAATAAAATAAATTCTGAATATATTAAATTGAAAACTCAAATGGCAGTTATGCGTGTTCCAGATACCACACAGGCTCAAAATGAAAATATGTTGAACAGATTTAGAGAAATTCCACATTCTCCTAATTTTGACCTATTTAATAATGAGGAAGAAGATAACCCTTCCCCTGATGTTCTAACAGACGAAACAGGACAACAGGACGATAATAGTGGAGAGGAAAACAACTCCATATCTTTTGAGCCTACAGCTAATATAAACCCTGTGTTTGAAGAACAAATTAGTGATGATTCTTTTGACGATATTATTTCAGTTAAAAAAGAAGAATCGCCTAACACAGACACACAATCAGAAGATGTATCTGCTGACAGTAGCCCTACAACTTTTGATTTTTCTGACATCGAAAATATTTGAGTTGAAAGGAAATATTTAGCATGATAGAAACAGCTTTGGATAGACTTAAAAGAACACCCCAAGACACCACAGCGGAGAATTTTAATGGTGATAATTCTAATACCGCTGTATTCGGTGAAATGTCTGGGGAAGCGCAAGCCGCGTTTTTTAATAAATTTAACACTTTAAGGACTACTCCCCCAACCATTGAAAAGGTTGAATTACCAGAACCACAAAGACCTGTGGAAGTACAAGAAGATGTACCTCTTGCAGAAGAAATTGTGAATGAACAATATACTGAACAGATGACTGACATAGACACTCAACCCGAAGAATTGTCCGTGGAAGAAACATATACACCTGAACCTGTTGTAAAAGAAAAGAAGAAGTCCCCAGGACGACCTTCTAAAAAGAATATTTCAACTATTGATTCTAACCCATTTGAATCAATTATTGCTACATTGGCAAAAATGTATATGAATGAAGTTGCTTCTCTTTGCCCTACTTTTGGAGCATTTTCAGAGGAGCAAACTGCTACAATTATAGAATATATTATTAACAAATTATAAGGAGATTATGAGAATGTTTGCAAATTCTTTATTCTTAACCCTTAATTCCCTTATTCCTATGGATGCCGCCGCTGACAGCACCCAGAAGATTGTTAAATTGGCGGGTACAATCGGTGCGGCTGTAATCGCTTGCTTCTTAATCTATGGATTAGTCAAGGATGGTATAGCGTACTCCAAAGGACAAGGCTCTATTGCGAAGATTGTAGGAAAAGTATTGTTCCTATTGGTTTGCATTGTGCTGATTGTTTTGGTACAAACCGATGTGCTGTCTTTCGCCAACAAGTTTAGCGGCGCAGTAAACGGAGTAATAGACCAGGGACTTAATATGATTCCGCTCGATTAATTAAATTAAAATAAAAAGGAGCTAACAAATGGTTTCTATAGCTACATTAGAGCTTGCTATTAAAAGAAAGCTCCTAACAGAATTGATAGTTGAAACTATGAATGAATTACCTAACAGGTATATAGAGGTAGCCGATGCTACTAACATAGACCTAAATAGTATTTTAGATGAAATGCCTGAAGGTAGTTTATTAATAACTAATACGAATTGGAAAAAAGAACAAAAGAATTTTTCCATATTAGAAAGTTCGGGAGATATTGTACTATCGGTATCTCCCGATGGTGAACTTATAAATAATCAAACAATGGAATATTGGAAAGATGAATACAATTTAAATTACTTATACAAGCAATATTCCAAAGTTGCAGAATGTCGTGAATTATTAACAATAGCATTGGCAAGAGTATAATTCATTGAAAATAAGGAAGGGAAATATGACGGATTATAATACAATGTATGATGAAATGGTGGGTAGTGCAAATGATGATGGATTAGCGGAATATCTGCTTGATTTACTTCAAACATTACCCATCGAAAAAGGTGATTCCTCAATGGTAGGACTAATGGGGGATTGCGTATATATTAAAGAAAATGAACAAAGTGTAGTATTATTAGATAATACAGGCGAAGAAATCTGTGATATTGATACAGAATTCTATCTTGTAAAAAATAGAGATAACTATTATTGGCGTAAACATAAAAACGAGTTAGCAACTTTATGTGTGGATATTCAATATTTTGTTTCGCAAAAGATTATTGATATAACAGAATAATAACGGGAAGGAGGAATAAAAAATGGCGTTAGAGAACTTTTTAAAAAAGCTAACAGAAGTGGATGAATCCGAGGTAATTCATAGCCCATCAATAAAAGAAACATTCACAATCATTCCACCCGAAGATTCGCCTGTTGAAGTTGAAGTTGCATTAAGCAACAATAATATTCCTCCTACAGAAAAACCAAAGCCTAAAATACCATTTAGACTGAACTATGTTCCTATAGAACAACCAATTCAACAACCTACACCAAAACCTATGCAGCAACCTGTAATACAACAACCAATAGTTCAAACACCTCCCGTAATACAAAACACTCCTAAAATTACAGAAGTACAACAACCTGTAAAACCGAAAGAAGATAAATTAACGGAAGAAGCATTAGCCGAGGAATTATTTAAGAGAAGCGGCACATCTCTATCTAAAAAGGGTGTGTGGATGGATTACTATGAAAAAGGTAAATCTTCACGAAAACAAAATTCTGTGGCAATGGCTGTAAAACAAGGACGATTTGCAATTACAGAGGATAATACAATATTGATATTACCTGAATATGATTGGTATGGGAAATCAACAGCAGACATATTACACGATAAATGGTTAAAATAATAAAATGTTTACTATATGTATTCATAGCGATTTTATTTGTAGGGTGTTCAACTTCACCATCTTATGAAAATACATATACAATGAAATTTATAGAAAGTCAAAATGTTTTTATAGATGATAGTCAAAAAGATGTGGGTTATGTGAGTATTTATGCTCCACCTAATGCAATAATAGAATATGTATATCAAAATAAAAGCATTTATGGTTTCACTACAAAAGAATATTATGAGTTATACACTCTCCCTTTATCATATTTAGATGGAGAGTATATATTTAGGGTGTACTCAAAAGATTATTCAATCATTGCAGAATATCCTATTACTGTCGAAGGATTAACAAATGATGTTTTTCTATTGTCAAACAGTTTAGTTGATTTTAAGGAAAGTCAACTTATTGTCAATTTAGCCAATGGATTATATACAGACAATATAGAGGAATATATACTGAAAGCATCAACGCTTGCAAGAAAAAATATAAAACAAGATGATAAAATGCCTTCAACAGTCTTTACAAACCTATATGAAGTGTGGTATAATAAAAAAGGCGTATGTTTCAATAAAGCATCTTTTGTATGTGCCATGTTACGATACAATCATATTCCGTGTAAATTAATTTTTGGATATAACGAACGCAATAATTATCACGCTTGGTGTGCTTGTTTACTGAACAACCAGTGGGTAGAATTTGACCCGAACTTGGTTGACATATACAACATTTCGGGATATAAACAAGACATACAATTTTAATATAAATAGAAGGGAAATTAGTAAATATGCCGTGGGTAAATACAAACCCTAACAAAATTACACGCTCCGAAACCCGTCCATTATCATTAGAACATGAAATATGGGAATTGATAGAAAAAGATGGAGAAAAAGCAACAGTAACTACAATAAATCGTAGTAGTAAAAATGTAACTATTGCTTGGGTAATCAATAAAGACTTTACTCTTGCAGATGTTATTGACAGCATTAAAACAGGAGTAAAGCCGATTAAGTTAGAACGACTTCCTGTAAAAGAACCTATTCAAGTTCCTACACAGAAAACAAAGAAAGTGTCTTGTATTAGTAACGCTATGGCTGTTGTCAATATAGCTGACTTTCACCTTAATAGATATATTCAAGGTGAAGAAACTTATGGACAGGACTATAATATACAAATTGCAACAGAGGTATTTCATCGCATTATAGACCAAGCTAAAATGCGAATTAGATGTAGCCCATATCATATTGATAAAATAATTATTAATACAGCGGGAGATTTTATTAATTCCGAAGCGAATGGTTTGACAACACACGGAACACCTCAAACAAATGATGTTAGTTGGCGAAAGTGTTTCCATACAGCATACGGGTTGTTAGAATACGCCATCAGAGAATTATCACAACTTGCACCAGTAGAGTATCATTATGTTGCGGGAAATCACGATGAACAGATAGGATATATGATTACTACTTGGCTACAAGGTAGGTTCATTGGCGTAGATAATGTTACAATTAATGATGCTCCTACTATAAGAAAGATTGTTGAATATGGTAGCAATTTAATAATTTTTACACACGGTTCAGAAGAAGGTAATCGCGTAATGGATATACCCTTTGTTGAACCGAAAGCTGTAAGTAAGATAAGTCAATCTACTAATATTGAAATAATTTCGGGGCATTTACATAAAAATTTAGTATCTTCGGAACGAGGGGTAAGACTTGAAGTGTTAAAGTCTGCTTGCCCCGCACAAGACAATTGGACTTATCAAAAAGCATACGATGGAAGTCATACCGAAGCAACCATTATCTTTTATGATGACTACGGTCGTGTTCAGCAAGATACAATAAATACAAACAGAATTCTTCAAAATATATTGGAGACTATGTAAGGAATGTGGGGGATAGACAAATAAAAAATTCGCGTAAAAAAGTCTATCCCTTTATTTTTTAATGGAGGTAATGTTTTGAGAAAACTAACTATATTTATACTATTTCTCATAGTTATATTATCAATGGGAACGATAGCCTATGCGGAAGGTTATAAAATAGATGGAACTCTTACACAGGAGACCATTGAGCAAGATGAGTATTATCAGGAAGATGCTCAACTTATCTTTTTAAATGACACACTAAAAACCTTCGGGTTTGAAGAAATAGAAAGCATTGAAACCTTTAAAGAAGGTATACAAGAAAGTTGGACAAGAATCCCATTAGTATATTATGCACCAAGAATAAAGCCATTTGAAAAGCCTATCAATAGTATATTTTTCCCATTTGACACATTTGAAAGCTATGAACTAATTGATGTTTTTCCTAAAGAGTCCATTCTAAATTCTGTACCAGTACAGAATATGGCTAATCAAGATAAATTGGTTTTATTAGTTGGCGAAAACGATAATGTAACTGATGTGTATTTTGTTCATCCTTCTGAAGAAAATACCAATAATAACATACTGTATACCACAATAGTTTCTACCCAAAATTGGTATAATTTAAAAACAAAGGTGTCTGCTTTAATTGATGAGTATGACACAATAAACGCATATTATTGTGATTACCCAGACCCATTTGAGGATAGAGATTTAATAGGCTATGTTAATATTAATGCTGTTAATTTTCGTAATGAGCCTATCATTGATGAAGATACATATATACGAGAAATAGGATATTCTAAAGAAGTACAAATCATAGGAGAAAACACGGCTTGGTATAAGGTAATACTTAATGGTAATATGGGCTATGTTTATAAAAAATATATAACATTAGGTAATTATCCAACTCCTACACCTACACCGAAACCTACTCCTAATATAACGGCTACACCTAAACCCACCCCAAAGGAAACTTCAAATGAAACCCCTGTTCCCGTTTCTTCTTCAAATATCGTAGAACGATTTTTGAGTGTAGCAATGGCGCAGTTAGGGAAACCTTATGTGTGGGGAGCGCAGGGAGCAAATTCCTTTGACTGTTCTGGTTTTGTATATTATTGTATGAAATCTATTGGATTAAATTATACAAGAACCAATGCGAATAGTTATGCCCACATGAGCGGGTGGAATTACTTTAGTGATAGAAGCAAATTAAGTCGTGGTGATTTGGTATTCTTTTATAATGATGGCAGAAGTAGAATCCAACATATAGGTATATATATTGGTAATAATCAAATAATTCACGCATCAAGCGGTAAAGGAAAAGTAGTTGTTGCTAATCTATCCGAAAAATGGTTAAATAATCATTATGCGTATGCTTGCAGTCATTATTCTGTTTTAGGAGGATAATCAATGCCACGATTTGTAATAGGCAAAAGTCGAGAGGACTTGGAAAAAGAAGAAGCTCAATTTATGAGACAAAGAGAGCAAGAAGCTCTTAAATTACAGCAAGAACAACAAAAACAACTACAGCAGTTCGCCGCAAAGGAAAAAAGAAACAGATATATTGTGCTTGGAGTATCAGCGGTCATTATATTGGCTTTGCTGATATTCGGCACATATAATACCTTTTTCAAAAAATCATTGCAAATTCCTGATGTTCAGGATGTTGTAGGACAGTCTGTTGTTATTTTCCCCGAAACAGGATTAACAGGATTTTTAAGAGATAATTTTGATAGTTTGTTTAGTCAAAAGGTTAGTTATAATACATCTGACAGAGAAAACGGACTTGAATATGTAAAAGGCAAATTAGACAGTCTTGTTATTGATGATGTTAAAGTTTTAAGCAGAACATTAGCAAGAGTATATTTTTCTATTGATATAGAAACAAAGAAATATGACACTAAAGATGCAGTCACACGGGAAATTCTTCCAGGGGAAGTATCTACAAACCGATGGAGATTTTATCTTCCTGTTGAACAGCATTATAATAAAAATGACAGGGGAGAAAATATATCTGTTGGTTATGCGCCTGTTGGAGATTTAAGTATTTTCTCATTAGCAGAAACTAATACAGATAAGGTTGTGAAAAACCCCGCATTTACTTTTAATGGTGCAAAAGTTGATGAAGCAACTTTAAACGCAGTACAAATAAAAGTAGAAAAAACATTAAGGGATTTATATGATAAAGTTGACACCTCACAGGATTTTATTATGCCAAGAGGTTTCTCTAAAAATATAGATGCAAAATTTCAACAAATAGTAACATTTGAAATGTATAATTCAGATAATGCTATTGGTTGTAATGCCTATGTAACCTACCTGATTCAAACAGGCGATGGTTTTATATATAACAATAGTGCATATCTAAAAATAGAACAAAACGGTACAACTTATATTATTACAAAAATGATTTAAAAAAAGGAGATATTATGGCACAGGGAGTAATGAGACCACGCAAAGGTGGCGGCTACTCTAAATGCACTGCACCACCTGATAAAGTTGGCAAAGGAAGATGTGTTCACATAGGAGGAACAACAGAGTGTTTCCCTACAAACACAGATAGAGGTGCAACCATTATTGATATTAGTAAATATCAAGGAAAATCATCGCCCGAAACAATTAAAGCTCAAATGAAAGAAATGAGTTCAGCTCTTACTGAAACACAAAAACAACGATTAGTAGCATCGTTTAGAGGTATGTAGAATGGGATTGAAACGAGCGGGTGATGTTAGTAGGTTCGATGCAATAAAAAATAGAGTAAAAGCCCAAAAAGATACATTTAAAAGAAACCATATTGACGACCATGTGATTGGCGAAACTGCAAGAGGAATAAAGCAAGCCTTTAAAGAAAAGGGATTTGCAAATAAAATGAAAGCAGTTGGCAAAGGCTTTGGTAGAGGTGTTAAGGGTAGATGGAGAAATTCTAACCTTAAACAAATGGTAGATAAAATAAAGCAAACTGCCATTAAGGTCGCTAAATTCATTATGAAATTCAAATGGGTTATTTCTATTGGAACTGCTGTTGCAACTATTATTATAGCTGTTGTACCGCCTGTTCTCGGAATAGTGAGTGCGATAAAAGCAACACCCCACTATTATTGTGATATAACTGCGCCCGATGAAGTAAAGCAGTCTAAAGTGTATCAACAATACTGTTCACATTTAATGGGTGGGTTAGGTAATGATTCAATTGCCGCCGCCGCTGTTGCACTCGCTACTTGTGATGAATCTAACCCTTCTACCCCTCGAATACCCTACACCACACTTGGGTTAAGCGATGTGCGACAATTTGCTAATGTGCAAGGATATACAGTAGATACTTTTCTATCTGTTGTTCCAAAATTATTAGCGGCATTACAAATACATCAAGACACACCTAATCCTTTTGGAACATCACAGACTTGGGTTTGGGATGCTGAAAATACACTTCACGCAAGTTGTGACTGGTCTGTATGTTTAGCGGTTTTATGGAGCGGTGCAGATGATTTTTACCCAACTTGTTTGGGGGGGTATGAAGTATTTGACACTACACCCACTGCATTTAATCAGACAGGATATTTAATTAGAGGCAATAGTGGTAGATGGGTAGAATTAACTCACGGAGAACCAATAGAGCCTGGTGATGTTTGTATTGGGGGCATTTCTTCCAATCACGGAGGAATAGGGCATACTTGGATATATTTAGCACATTGGAACTCCACAGATGGATGGCAAGATAGTCAAATAGTACAAGCTAAATATCCTGGTTCTCACGCCAACAGATACGAAGGTAGTCACAATAATTATTACGCAAGGCTTAAACAAGTAACAGTAAGCCCGTGGGAAGATACACAACAAGGAGTTCCTAATAGAATATTTAGATGTGTGAGTGAGACTAATATAGAGAGTCCGTTTTTTAATATCACACCATAAGGAAGGAAATTTTTGAATATGAATAATAAAATAAAATTACTACTTATAATAATTCCTATATGTATAATATTATGTATAGGAATAATTATCGGAATAAATAAAAATAAAAAAACACCAAACAATGAAGTAGAAAATACTCCTACAACTACAGATATAGTACAGAACAATACCCCTATACCAACAGTTGAGCCTTTTGCTAATGGTGGTATAGACACTCCTGTTCCAACATCTACTGCCGAGGTAACTCCATATATACAACCAATATCACAGGTATCAATAGAAGAATATAATAAGCTATCAGATGAAGAAAAACTTCAACACAAATATTTATGGGATGATAATATTTCTTATGAAGAATGTGAGAAAATTTATAATCGTTTGAAAGCACAAGTATATTATATAACCCGTGGTAGAGAAGGAAAGATAGAGGAACAGGCAGAAGGGTTTATATATTCTTTACAAGGATATACTTCAGGAGAATTGATTAGAGTATATGATAATGGTATAATTTTAAAATTAGGACATAAGACAGAATATGCTTTTATGTATGAAGGTAACTATGATAGAACTTTATGGGTAAGAGCAAATGCCGTTATAGAAACTAATGACACCATTACTCTTTCTGAAATATATAATAAATTATCTGATATATCAAATGTTTCAGTTGTATTTGCTATGAGAGATTATACAATAACCAATGAGTTAATGGCTAATGCAAAGGTAAATTTAAGAACAGCTATAAAAGATGAAGATGCTCTTAATTATTTTACTTGCTTAAAAACATTTGATTTTTCAAAAGGTAGAGCAATTGCATCTGTTATCTCTTGGGAGGATTTATCAAAAACACATTATTTCTTTTCAGAAGATGGCGGGAAAACTTGGGTAACAATAGAAAATATGGATGAACCACTGTTAGCAGAATTGATGAAAAAATGCAAGTCTATTGTTTCAGAAAGACCACATACATTCATCGAAAACCAAACTCCCGAACCTTCTACTATGCCAAAATATTATACACCATAATTAAAGGAGGATATGTGTGAAAAACAAAATAAAAAACATTACACAAGTTTTTCTCTTTGTTTTAATTGGTGTTTTTTTATTCTCTTTTTTATGGGTGAATATTCACGCAACAGGATTTGTTACACAATCTGATGTCAACCGTATATGGACTGGCATAGATAACAAACCAATAGAGGGAGATTCCTACCCATTTAATGAAACAGATATAGTTATTAGAACAGTAGGCTTTGATATGCTCTATGGTGTAAAAAGAGCATTAGTCTATTATACAGGAGAAGTACCATATTCTGTTACACACGATGATGATGGTAATGCGTATGAGGGCTTTGAAAAATTACCTACCAACCCAAATGCCTTTATTAGACAACAGCCTGCAAATGCGGGAGTTTATTGGGGTCAATTTAGTGCTGAAGAGGGCGTAAGTCTGCGAGAACTTGAAGAAATTAACCTTAATGGTATATATTCTTTGCGACTATATGCTTTAGAAAACGCAAATAACAGTTGGCTGAAAATATTTGGAAACATCTTTTACATTGTGCAACAATTCTTTGCTTGGTTAATGAGTTATGTTATAAGATTTATAATAATAATTAAAAACATAAACATCACAACCATAATGGAGGCAATTCATCTTGGAGATTTAGCCGATGTTGTATTTGAATTGTTTGTAGGTAAAAGGGATGGTGGAGTATTTAAGATTTCCCCATTCGCTATGTTTGCAATAGTATCATTTGTTATTTCATTGGTAGGATTTGCTATTTCGTATGCTCGTGGTAGTAAAAAAGAAAAATCATTATTTTCTGATATACTATTAGTAGCAATAGTAGGTATTTGTTTAGTTCTTACTGCGTTTCTTGGAAAAGGCGTAAGTATTGGTACAGTAGTTTCAGACTTATCTATTCAATTAATGTCATCCGTATTAGAGGACACAAACGCAACTGCTATGTGGAGAACAAATACTAATGGCTCTATGTCTACTGACTTAATGTATAGTGAAATATCATTAGTTAATAAACAACTAATTGATATGCAAATATGTACTCAATTTGGCGTAAAAGAAATAGATGAATTAGACCTTACTCCTCAAAATTTTGGTGTGGGGGCTATTAACGCTCGTGCTGAACTGCAATCTTACAAAATTCTACTTGGTGGACAAGAGCATACAGTATATACCGCAAACAACACAACATTACAAGGTGTAAATGAAAATCTTGGGTATTATTTTTGGTTTGCGGATTCTCCCGCAGAGAGTTTAACGCAAGACCATAGAACTATACCGAAAAGCTCTCACTCTCAAAGTGATAAGTTAAGTCAAATTATAACTTACTTACAAAGATGTCACAATGAAACACAAGATGAGAATGTAAAACGCCATATAGAAAATATTACCTTATCCTTTGCTAATCCATCATCTTGGGGCGGTGGAATAAATCTACTAATGCTAATTATTATATATGGCTTATTAGCATATTGTTTATTTAGATACGCATTAAAAATAATTAAAGCAAAGATGATGTTATTAGTAGCAACATTAGCAATTCCTGTTGGTGGATTATTGATGTGTACTGCTAATAAAAAATTAGTAAAGTATGGTAAAGGTATATTAGGCATATATTTAGTTACTTTTATTAGGATAACAGTTTTTGCTTTATTCTTTGACCTTATTATACACATTGTAGGTTATCTATTAAGCACCAACATACTTATTCTGCTCATAACAGGAATACTTCTTTTTGTAATGGCTTCATTTAATGCAACCATTGATGCGGCTATTGAAAAAGCTCTATCTTCTGTTGAAAGAAAAATTGCTCCTGAAGCAAGAATGGCAAAAGCCGCATTGAGTAAGTATGCACAGCGTAAAGTCAATGATGGGCTTGAAAAACAAGCACAGAAACAGAGGGTTGTAGGTTATGATGAAAACGGTAATCCTATATATGCCGCCGCAACCACAGGTCTTACAAGTCGCTTGTTAAGACATACAGCTAACGCATTAGAAACTAACCCCGCAAATAAAAAATCTCACTTTAAGATAACTCGTGAGATGAATAAAAAGGCAAAGAAAGAAGAAATTGCCGCAAAGAATAAAATCAATAAAGCGGCAGATGATAGCAGAAATAGAGCGGCTACTAATGCAGAACACTCCGTTTATGATGCTGAACAGGCAGTTAAAGATACCTTCCGTAGAAGTGCCGATGGTAATTCTAACGCTTATGATGCTTACTGTAATGCCTGTGAAGAGGCTAATGAAGCATTTGAAAATACCGTCAATACTATTACAGATACAATGAAAGCAGACGAGTTGAATAGGTGTTATGATAGACTAACTGATACTTTTGATGTTAGCAGACTAACAGCAGAAGAAAAAGCTATTCATGATAAACTTGTGGCAACTACTACTGCTCGTGATACTTTCAACGCGGAATCAAGATTTAAAGAATTGCGCGTAAAACAATCTGATGGCACTTTGTCTGAAAGTGAAGCGACTGAACTTTCTGAAATGGAAAGCAAACTTCATGAGCTTGAAATACAGAGAACTGCTTATCGTAAAGAGCTATCTACTGCCGTACAAAATCGAATAGAACAAGAAGTGAGTGATAAGGCTCTTGAAACCGAAGAAGCACAAAAAGCGATGTATAATAGAGAAGAAGCTAACAGACAAGCTTGGGCTATTTTGGAAAAAGAGCAGAACACCGCACATGAAGAATATATTCGTGCTGTTGAAGATGCTATTGTTGCAAATGAGATGGCGATAGAAAAGAACGGTGCAAAGTTCCGTGAAAAAGGACAAAAGGCTGTTAGTGTTGACGGCGTAACCACAGAACATTTGTATCGTAGAGAAATGCTTTCATTGAGATTAGCATCTGCACAAAGGGGTGTTTATGATGAAGCATATATGAATGATGCTATGGAAAAGAGAATGCGCCGCAATGCAGAATCTTCTTTCCGTCAGATTTGCGACAAACGCGGTTCGGGGCGTAGTGGTAAGAGCTTTGCTAAAAAACAGTATGAGAGAAATAATGAAGAGTTGCACACTAAAAAAGTTGCCGCAGATATTACGAGAAAAAGAGATGATTTGCAGAAGTATATAGATACTCATGATGCATCAAGGAAAGATTACAGAACCCTTGATAGTCTTAATGCGAAAGTTAGTGCAAGTCAAGAGATGGCTTTAGATGCGGGATTTGATACCGCAACAAACAAACAACTTAAACGAATGGAGAAATTCTCAACTCGTTCTTTTGAAAGAATAGATGCTCAAATTCAAAAAGAGCAGACATCTGCCTATAAAGAAGGAAGAGGATATTCACCTGATGCCACCTATAAAGATAGGCTGAATAATCAGGTTCGCGTTGCATTTGGCAATTCATCTAATCAATTACCGCAAGAGCCTACAAAACCAAGACTAAAAGATGATATAGAGAATACAACTCACACAACAAACAATGTTAATGGTGGAGTTATGAAATCTAACCCAAATGATATATTTGAAACATCATCAAAGTCAAAAAATGAGAATGTGCGCGATTCTGTAAAGGATAACACTAACTCAAATGGTAGGTTTAAGTTTGAAACAAAAGCACCAGAGGTAAAGGCAGAACAACAAAAACCTCATACTCAATCACAAGCTCAATCTTCGGAGCAACAGCAAACTCAACCGCAACCCCAATCTCAATCTCAACCCGTACCACAAGAAACGGCAAAAGATAGATTATCTCGAATGAATAATCCTGAACAACAAAGACAGGAAATCCCTAAAGCAATGAAGGAAAACCCATTTGCAAATATGGGACAAAAACCTGTTGAAACAACTCCACAACCAAAAGCTAATAACCCGTTTGCTGAAACTCCAAAACAACATCCAAGAGAAGAAGTAAAACAGTCTGAAAGTACACCTACTTCAAAACAAGTTGAAAGAACACAAAATGTTCCCAAACGAGAGGTTGAAACTCCAAAACCATCAAAAGCAGACACATTAAATAATGCAATTGAAAAGGACAAGAAGGAGAAGAAAAGAGCAGAAAAAGAAGCTCGAAACGAGGAAAAACGGCGTGTAAGAAGTGGAGAAGCCGAAATGAGTGGTAATAGAGGTGGCTTTATATTCAACAAAGACACATCAAGTTCTAATAACGGTAATAATAGTGATAATCCTATGACAGCACCATTACCGTTTGACATAGATGAATAATATTATACAAATGAGGGGGTATTTAATTTTTACCCCCTCAATGGAGGAAAGTTTTAATGAATAAAAGATTAAAAGGATGGATGGGTAGAACTCACGCATTATTATCTGTAATACTAATGATGCTGTGTATGCTTATTCCACTTGAACCGTTTCAAAAAACATTTTGGGTATTAAAAGATAATATATTATTATTCATTGCGGGATTAGTCATATTAGTAGGTGGTGCATTATTACCTGACCTTGATAATTTTACTTCTAAAGCGGGAAGTACATTAGGAGCTTTCGGAAGCATATTCACCGTGTTTATGCAGTCCACAAGCTCAATAATTTGGACAGTATATCATCTAAAAGGAGATAGAAAACCGCCATCACAACATAGATATTTTTGGCACACTCCTATAGTTGGTATAGGACTGATAGCACTATTCTATTTCGGATTACCCGTAGGAAATTATACAATAATAACAAATATACAAACTTGCATACAAACAAAACAGATAGGATATTTTATACAAACAAATGCTACTCTTTTGATATTTATGTTATTAGCATTTATGGCAACATTTATAGGTAGTAGTATGGTATTGGCAAGAGTAAAGAAAATAATACCTATACCCTATATAGTTAATTATGTATTTCCTGTTGCTGTTTTGGTGTATATATTTACAGCAAACTATTCTGACCTAAAAATACTTGGAGTATGTTTAGGTAGTGGTTATTTATTCCATATCATAGAGGATTTTTTTGCCGATACGGGAGTACCTTTAATATTTCCTATACCCGCATTTTGGGCTAAAAAAGTATGGTGGAGAGTTCATTTTCCATTTGCGGCAAAAACAGGAGGATTAGCTAATACTATTATAGATTTTGTAGCTTTCTTCTTAATGGTGGGATTAATAATCTTTGTATTCGTAAGGAGGTAAATTATGCCGCAAAAACCAGTAGAATGGATTTATAATAAAGAAGCGGATTTAACAATAGGTGAAACAAAAGTATCAAAAGCGGCAAAAATAGCATTATATATAGTATTAGGTGTTTTATTGGTTGCGGGAATTTTAGGACTAATATTTTCTGCAAATATAAAAGATTTAATATCTAATAGGGATATTGTCTTACCCGAAAATAAAATAACACTTACAGTTTATAGTGAGTTTAATCCTCACGACTATATTATCAATAGAGATAATCTAAAAGTGTTCTTAAAGGGAGAAGTAGACACATCAACTATTGGTACATATACAGTAGAATATATTGCAAGAACTACTGTAAAAGAAATATCACATACTTTAACAGTTGATGTTGTAGATAATATTCCACCTATTCTTGAATTATCTTCAACTCTTATGCTTTTAACAAGAGGAGTTGATAATGAAGAATTTGACACAAAATCTTTAATTATAGACTATTCTGATAATTATACAGAAAAATCAAAATTGACTTTAGATTATCCTAAAACTATTGATTGGAGTAAAGACACACAGGAGTTGACCTATACGGTAACAGATGAAGCGGGAATGTCAACATCAATAGTGGTTAATGTGGTAATTAATGATGATTTAACTGCATCTCATACTCATAATTGGGTTAATGGCAAAGTTATTCAAGAACCTACTTATGATAGAGAAGGTATAAAAGAATATACTTGTTCCGAGTGTGGACAGACTTTAAGAGATTCTATTCCTAAATTAGAGCCTACTCCCACTCCAACTATTGAACCTTCTCCAACACCAACACCGAAACCACAACAACCTACTCCTACTCCATCTCAAGGTGGACAAACTACACCAAAGCCAAATAATCCAACACCAACTCCTAAAGTAACTCCAACGCCAACTCCTAAACCTAAACCAACACCTACTCCAACTCCTAAAGTAACACCCACTCCCAAACCTACACCAAAACCGCCATCTACTCCATATATAAATGGTGTGCATGATATAAAAGTACCTTTGGGAACTACTTTCCAACAGATGATACAACAGTTGTTAAATGGTATTACAAGCAGTGGACAGGTAACGGTAAACTATTCACAAGTCAATCTTTCTGTTAAAGGCACATATCCTGTAACCTTTACAAGTAGTGATGGAGTTACAAAATCTTGTACGGTAACAGTATATTAAATAAGTGTGAAATATGAAGTAGGAAGTTATTTGTAAATGCACTATAAAGGCAAAGACTATTCTATTGCTTATTATAAACTCAACCGAGGGGTATTGCGTAAACTGTAATACCCCTCACGCACCATAATTAAGGTGTGGGTATAATTAGAATTGGAATTAGCCTTTTACACTTTATCATAATCTAAATAATAGGAGATACTAAATGAATTTACGACAATTTTTAAGTGCGTGTCAGTCTAATAATATAATGCTCAAAGTTATTGATGTAAATAAAGAAGAAACAGTATATGAGGGAGGCTTTACCTACTTTGCAACTTCTGTTAAAGAGGGCAAATTTTATGAACCCGCCCATGTTATCTTTTTTGATATAGAAGATAATACTTTAGTTGTTAAGATTAGGTTATATTAATATGAAAATATTATTAGTTATAGACTTACAAAAACAATTTGAAACCAAAGAAGCTACAAAGGTTGTAGAATTTATTAACAATAATAGAGAAAAATATGATATAGTTATGGGGACTTTCTTTAATGGTGGAAACATTAACTTTAAAAGAAATGAGTTTTTTATAGAAGCCAAAAAAGAAGATATATTAGTACCTTGTGATGTGATTGTCGAAAAAGACACTTATGCTTTTAATCTCCCTCTATTTGTAACAGATACTTGTGAGATAGATATAGTAGGCTGTGATTTAGATGCTTGCATATTAGCTACTTGTTTTATGTTATGGGATGAAGGAATAAGATTCAGAGTATTAAAAGACTATATATATTCCAATATGAATAATTGCCCTGAAAATGCAATATATAGCATTATGGAAAGGAACTTTGGAAAGGTACTAATTTAACCTATTTAATAATAAGGAAAGGAATATTATTCAACTGTATAGTGTTGAAGGAATGAATAGATGATGAATTTAATTAACGAGAGAAAGATTCTGTTTGATAGTAATTTTCATCCATTGATAAATGATACAGAAAGAGTTGTTCGATTTTGCAGAATTTTATCTGATATGAGTGGAATTCAATGTTGCACTCATAGAGGGGAAATGTTTGAAACACTCCCTAAAGTATATAATAGCTTATGCCAAAATGTAGAAAGTGTAAGCGAATAATCCAAGATGGATATACTCTTTGCTATGAATGTTTTCAGGAAAAACATTTAGATTATTGCAAGGTTCATGGACGAACAACTTTCAATCATGGACAATGTGTTAAATGTACTCGACTAAAACAACCATTATATAAAATTACTAAAAAGGGAAAAAACTATTATGATAAAGATGGAAAGATTATTCCAAAGGATAGTTTGCTATATCAATGTTTACCTTTTAAGAAAAAGCCCTTTTTACGACTATCATCTGCCCCTGGAATATATGGGGTATTTTGTAAAGACCAATGTTTATATATAGGACAGTCTGTTGATGTAAGCAATCGAGTAAAACAACATAAAGAAAATTTCAAAACAGCACAATATCACCTAAACGGATTACGCATAAGGCGCAAATCCCTAAAAGTTAAAGATATAAAAAATTATAAAGTAGAAATAAAATATTATAAGATGGCAGATAAATATACACTATCCGAACTTAAATTTGTTCGCATAATGAGTTTTCCGAAAAAAACACCACATGATAAAGAATTAAAAGAAGCTCTAACATATTGTGAACAAGCCTATATGGATTTGTATAAACCAATATTTAATTTATTTTCTGCAAGACCGAGTGGAGGGAAATAATGAAGAAAACAATATCAATAATTATAGCCATTATTTTATTAGGAGTAATAGGATATGGTATTTATAATATTGTCACTATACATAAGGGCAAAGTTCAAGAGCAAGATGTATATGATGATATAGATAATCTTATAAATCAAGGCATTACTCCTACTCCCTATATTGTTTGGGGAACAGAAATAACGCCTACACCACAGCCCACAATTCCCCCGATGGTATCAAAAGATGACATTGATGATATTCAAGATGGAAATTATTTGGAACAAAAAATGACAAAGGAATCTTTTAGAAATGTTAAATCTATTAATTCTGATGTTATTGGATATTTGTGGTTTGATACAGGATTGATAAGAGAGCCAATAGTACAAGCAAAGGATAACGATTACTATTTGCGTAGAAACATATATAAACAGTACCATACAAGAGGTACAGTATTTATGAACTATGTAAATAAGTTAGATGATGATAACTTGACTATTTACGGACATAATAATAGAAACAACTATACTGTAAAGTTTGCCCCATTAAATGATGTTTACTTATCAGATGAGGTGTATAAACGAAATGCTCTCTTTTCTATTTACTTTGAAAATGAAGTGCGAGATTATGTAATATGTTATGCCTATATAAATAATGATTTTGCAAAACTTAATCATCAAACTCGCAATTTTGATAACGACCAATTTGATGAATTTGTTAGACTAACTAAACAAATAAATAAATTAGATAGTATAACAGATATTGAATACGGAGATAAAATTGTTACCCTACAAACTTGTTATAGGGGAAATAGAAATCAAAGATTAATAATTGTAGCAAAGGAAATTAGCCGCCACGATTATTAATTCATATAATGTGAAAGGAAATTAGTTTTTATGTGGTATGTGTTAATATTTGCAATTTTTCTGTGCGTTATAATGAGAGGTATAATCTTTCAAGCACGAGATGAAAAATGGTATAAAACGCTTATACCTTTTTATAATAAATATATATTAGGTAAATTATGTGATAAAAAAATTATAGGAATTGCTGTTGCTGTGCTATCTGCATTAACTATTTGTGCATTTATTGGTACAGCTATTTATGAATTTGATTGTATCGAAAACTATGCAGAATACGCTACTGTAACAAATAATGGAAAAACAGAAATATATGTTACGCTTCCCGAACTTCAAACTAATATATTAAATATAAGTAGTTATGTAACATTAGGTATAGCCTTTATATATTTTGCTATGTGGACTTGGATGATGCGTGATTTTTCCGTTAAGAATGGAAAAAGCTCTTGGCTATTATTTGCATGGGCTATAATACCGTTTACTGTATATATTTACTTTGCAATTACACCAAAGGTATATATTCCTGATAAGGGTATTTTAACCAATGTGGTGGTGAGAAAATGAGTAGAATGACAGACTTGTTAAAACTACAAGATGGAGAGGCAACAAAGAACAGTTTTTATAGGTCGCCAAAAGTATCTCCCGCTATTTTACATCATAAGGAATTTGTAGAAGTTAAAACTATTAATCATTCTACCAATATTGGTAAATTAGAAGAAGTTGTATTATACATTGTGGCAGATTTCAAATTTACTCCCTTATGGCTGATACAGCAATGGTTTGAGGACTTCAACAGGAAAGATAGTTATACCACAGTATCTACATGGGTATCTGTAGGATTAGTGTGGATAGAACCCACAGCATTAGGCATATTTGTTCGCCCTACAAAATTCTTATTAGATATGATGGAAATAAAAGACCAAGAGTATCTATCTATGAGTTCCTTTGGATTATTAAATCACACTTGCGGAGAAGAACAGGTAGCGTTTGATTTAATGATAGGAAACCCTAATTCTGAATTGTGGCAAGTGATTAGTGCAGAGGAAGATATGCTATCTTGCTATCATCCATTAAAGATAGAACCTATCCATTCTGATATGGGAACAATAGTTGTTCGAGAGGCAATGTTCAAGGCTAATACATTTAAACCCGCAGAATTAGTTAGAAAGCATGAAGATTTGCGTAGAGAAATGAAAAGCGGTAAAAAATATACATCTGAATTTGCTGACTTGTCGCTGTTTCCTATTGTATATGTAGAATCAGATGGAACAGTTATTACACAAACACCTGATGTAATAGTGCCTGTTCCTCGAAAAGAGGGTTTACCTCAAAGTTACTCTATTGAAATAGAATTATCTGCAAAACCACCAAAGAAATATATAGAGATTATGAAACACTATAAAGACAATATAATGTTTGGTAAACTCTTTTATTTGTGTGGTACTCCCGCAATTACTAATTTAGTTAAAACTGCTTTTAGAGAAGTGGGAGGATTAGGAACTTGTCAATTATATATTATGCCTTTCGTTCCCCCTGCTGTTCGCTTATCAAATTATTCATTTGAAGATGATGAGGCACAGGCTAAACTTATTGAACAGGAGCGTACACAGGATGAAAAAAATTAAGTATTTAATATTACCGCTTATAACAATTATAGTAATGCTTATACTGAATTTATTTCTTATGGTGTATAATGTGAGTGGAGATTCTATGAACCCTACACTTCTTAATGGCAAATTAGGAATTGCAGTACGAAATGGTGTAACAGATATAAAACGATTTGATATAGTAGTTGTAAAAATAGATGATAAATATATAGTGAAAAGGGTAATCGGGTTGCCTAATGATACTGTTAAGTATGTAAACCAACAACTAATAGTTAATGGTGAAAGAATAAATGAATGGTATACAGAGGGTAAAACAGAGGATATGAACATAACTCTTGGAACAGATGAATACTTTTGTTTAGGGGATAATAGAGAACATAGTAAAGATTCAAGAGTGTACGGAGCGTTTACAAACAAACAAATAAAGTCCGTATTAACAAGTATGCGAGGTAAGTAATTATGGAAGAAAAGAAAAAGAAAGAGAAGAAGAAAAAGGAAAAAGTAGACATAAACCTACCTAAAGCCCGTGCCAGTATGAAGCGTTCCAGAGAAAGAAGCGCATTACAACATAGTTACGAAGATACATGGAAACTTGTTACAGGAATAGTTGTTGTGTTACTAATCGCTTTTGTTCTTATGGGTGGAATAAATCAAGGTGCGGCATTAAAAGCTGTTGTAAATGTATCTCAAAAAATAGGTGAAACTATCGGTGGATGGTTTTCAGGTGGCGAGTTTTATTATAATAATGGTATATATTATAAACCATAAGTATTTATATATAGAGAGGATTGACTATGATTAATATATTAAATGGAGTGTGGTTAAACTCCCTTATTGGTTTAGGTATAATATTTATTATTACGGTTATTAATGTAGTATTAGCGAAAAAACAAACTGCCCCTGTAGCATATCTAAATCAATTATTTTTTAGTGGTATTGCTTTTCTATTTGGTTTACCCACAATAATATATATTGTTTTAGGATTAGCTTTACTCATTTATGTTAGATATAGATATAGGTATATTCTTGAAGGGGCTAATTTAGATTATAGTGGTACAATTTTTAGCATTTCCAGACTATTCAACAATAGAAAACCAAAAAAAGATGAGGTTATTATTGGTAAGATTCTACCTGTTAATCATAAGGAGTTAAAACATAATAATAGACCTGTTTGCTTAAATGACACCATTCTTTCTGCGGGTACATTACTTACAGGCGCATCAGGTTCAGGGAAAGCCGAGCCGAATAGTGCAAAAATACCCGTATATGATAATGGAAATTTTTTGTATAAACAAATGGGTGAATTGCAGATTGGAGATTTTGTATATAATAGAGAAGGAATCCCAACCGAAATACTTGGTGTATTTCCACAAGGAAAGTTAGATATATATGAAATAGAACTTGCAGATGGTAGAACCTTTAAAGCAAGTGGCAACCATTTAATTACATATAAAAGTAGATGGGGCAATGGTAGTAAATATTGGAAAACTGTAGAATTGCATACGCTTATAGATAAAACAAGGGGTACATCTTTGAATAATGTTATTCCCGCAAACCAAGCAGTATACACTACTCCTATAAAATATGATATTCCACCATATATAATTGGAGCATTTTTAGGCAATGGGTGTCGCAGTTATGGGGAATTACAGCTTTCTTCTGGAAATGAAGAAGTGCCAAATAAAATAGTTAGATTGTTAAATACAGTATGCAAATCCCCTGTTTATATACGACCTCCAAAATCCAACTACACCTATTCTTTTTGTTATGAGGAAGGTAATAAAGTTCACGCCAAACACTTAACGACAAATGAAGAATTGATACATCTTTTAACAAATACATATTCGTATAATAAGTATATACCATTTGAATATAAATTTGGTAGTATAGAACAAAGATGGGAACTTTTACAGGGGTTATTTGACACGGATGGTACAATCGGCATTTCGACTCGCTATAATGTTTCTTATAGTTCGACTTCAAAACAACTTATCAAGGATATACAAGAAATATTATACTCATTAGGTATTTCTTCATCAATCACCGAAGATACCCGACATAAGCATATTTGTTATCATTTACATATAAAATGTAATAATATTGATAAACAAAAGTTCTTTACTCTTTCATATAAATTAGAACGAGCAAAAATGGCAAATAGCGTTAATAGGAGCAGAGTAAAATCATTTGGTGAGGTTATTGGCATAAGAGCCATTAGAAAACTTGACTATCAAGAGGAATGTACTTGTATCTATATAGCTGATGAAGAACATTTGTATCAAGGAGAAAATTTTGTAGTTACTCACAACACAACTACAATGCGGTCTATAATGCAACAAGCAATAAATAATGGAAAGCCCGTTGTATTTGTTGACTATAAAGGTGAAACAGAGATACTTGATGATTTACAAAAGTATTGTTCTGAAAGAGATATACCTTATTATGAGTTTAGTGCAAGACGGTGTACCTTTACTTATGACCCGTTAGTTAATCTAAATGAAACAGGTAAGGTAGAAGCTCTAATGAATACAAGACGATGGAGTTCAGACGGTGCGGATGAGCATTATAAGACCTCCACTCAATTAGCCATTCAAAATGTTATTAGAGCGTATGATAAATATAGGGAGCAAAAGAATGAAACCATTAATTATTTAGTAGGGTTACAACAGTTTATGTATTCTTATAAACCCGAAAGTAATGAAAGAGATGGTTTTGCTACTCTAACAAAACAGCTTGAAATATTATTAACTTCCAAAGCTAAAGAAATGTTAGTGGATGGTGGTAATAAGTTTTCATTTGAAACAGAGAAACAATATGTTATCTGTTTTTCATTTATAAGTGCTAATAAAGCGTTAGCAAATAGTATGAGTTCTTTTATATTCCAAGACATAATGGATAGGGGTACTCGAAAGAGATATAACCCAAGATTATTATTATGTATTGATGAGTTTGGAACAATGGAGAGTTCTACTCTAATTAAAGACCTGTTGGAAAAAGGAAGGTCTGGAGGATGTCAAACTGTATTCTCTATTTTAGATGTAAACCAAATAGCTATGAACGCAGGAGAGTATTTTGTTAATGCTATATTAGGCACAATAAATTCATTTATAATACACGCAGGAGCTACACAGACTACTGCTGATTTATTGGCGGGTGTTCAGAAATATGAGGGAAAAGGATATTCTATTATGGATTTGCGTAAACCATATAGAGGAAAATCCCCTACAGCGTTAATCATTTCTAAATATCCATTATTATCTAAAAAGGGCAATCAGGAGATGTATAGGATTATTCCATATATCTATAAGAATAAAAAACCAAAGTTGAAAATCAATAATAGTGTTTCAGGGGAAGATACTACTCCACCAGAAAGACCGTTAGTAATTGATATTCCAACAGTAACAGAAAATCAAGCATTAATAAATGGAGAGCCTTTTGCGATAAATCAACAAAGTCAAAATATAGACTATTTAATAACGATGGGGGAAAAACCCGTAGAAGTCAAGAACATTGATGACTATTTGTAAAATTGAGGAATTCCCCCTCAATAATGTTCTAATGAATTGGAGGAAAGAATAAAAATGAATGAATGTTCTACTTGTGTTATTAACAATACAAATACAGAACGAAAAAATATTTCTGTAAAGGAAGGAATAATATTATATTCTACTAATTGTCCCAAATGCAAGGTGTTAGCAACAAAGCTAACTCAAAAGGGAATAGCATTTACAGAAAATACAGATACAGAGGAAATGCTTTCTTTAGGAATAATGAGTGTTCCTGTTCTATCTGTTAATGGTGAATTATATGATTTTACTGAAGCTATAAAATGGATAAATGATAGAGGTGTGTGATGGCAAAAATGAATAAAGACTTCCTTCGTGCTTGGGAGGCTATGAAGGAAAAGTATGGAGAAGATTTTGAATACTTAAACGGGCTGGCTGAATCTCAATTAAACCATAATGATTTTTTAGATAATTTCACAAAAGCAAATACAACTGCTGATGTTTCAGTAGACAGTTCGGCTAATGTTAAAAATAGAGATATTACGACCTTGCGTGGCGAAATATCTAAACCCGATGAAAAGCTAATGGCTTTTCATAAAATCTTTTTAGAGCTAAAACAAGAATTTGGACTTCGTATTGCAAAAAAATGGATGGAGTTAGAGTGGAGTAAAGCCTTATATATGCACGATTTTTCCACCTCTACCCTTCTACCTTACTGTTTTGCTTATGACCTTACCAAAATGGCAACAGACGGACTTTTTTGGCTAACCACGGAAAATATGAATATTGAGCCACCAAAGCACCTTGAAACTTTTGTAGATTTTGTTAAAGAGTTCATTAGTTACGCCAGTAACAAATCTTCTGGAGCTTGCGGACTCCCGAATTTAATTCCTTATATGTATTATTTTTGGAAAAATGATATTGCTAACAAATCTTACCCACGAAACAAAACTCCTGAAAAATTTGCCAAATCCGAAATTCAAAGACTCATCTACGCTATTAATCAACCGTATTGTCGAGATGGGATTCAAAGTGCATTTGTAAACACATCTATATTTGATGGTTATTATTTTGATGCTCTTTTTGGGGGTTCAGTTTTCCCTGATGGCGAACTTATGATAGACCATAAAGACGGCATTATGAAATTTCAAAAATGGTTTTTAGAAGAAATGAAAGCCATTAAAGATAGGGGAAATATGTTTACATTCCCAGTTAACACCATATCACTATTGCGTAAAAATAATAAGTTTGCAGATGAAGAATTTGCAAGGTGGGTTTGTGAACATAATAGAAAGTGGATGGACAGCAATTATTTTATTGATGATACGGTAACATCTCTTTCTAATTGCTGTAGACTTAAATCGGATATTACGGAACTATACTTTAATTCAATTGGGGGTACTGCCTTAAAAGTTGGTAGCGTAAAGGTAAACACGCTTAATCTTGCCAGAATAGCTCTTGAAGCCAAGAATGAAAAGGAATATTTATCTATATTGTCAGATAGGGCAATTATAGCTCTTCATGCTCTACATATTGTTCGTAATATTCTTAAAAAGAATGTTGCAAGAAATTTATTACCCAACTTCCAAGACGGGTTGATGGATTTTGAACATTTATATAATACGCTTGGAGTTAATGGTATATATGAAACACTTAAACATTTTGGATATACCTATGTAGATGAGTTAGGAGATACTTATTATACCCCAGAAGCCTTTGAGTTTGGGCGTAATATTTTTGAAACATTACACAATGTTATTACCGAATATCAAAAGGACAAAGATTACAAGATAAATATTGAGCAAGTTCCTGGTGAATCTGCCGCAGTTAAGTTTAAACAGTCCAACGAATTATTATTTAATGTAAACTATGAGTTATCTTTGTTGGGAAACCAATGGATTCCTCTTGGAATTAAAACAACACTACAAGAGCGCATAAAAATCTGCTCAATTTTCGATAGTTATTGTGATGGCGGCTCAATTTGTCATATCTGTTTAGATACCGAAGTTTCTGACAAAAATACGGCTTGGGAGTTACTTAATTATGTAGCAGATAAAGGTGTAAAGTATTTTGCATTCACTGGTAAAATTAGTCAATGTAAACATAACCATTTATTTTATGGAAAAACTTGTCCTACTTGTGGTGACCCCGCAGAAGCTACATTTGCTCGTATTGTAGGCTTTTATACAAAAACCGCCGCATGGAGTAAAGACAGAAAAAGCGAATTTGAGCATCGTATTTGGGAGAATAATTCTACTATCGGTTTTTGTACGGATGTAGTATAATAGATATGGAAGGGAGAATGTGTATATAAAAAAGCATTCCCCCTTTTTGCTAATTGACAATTTTATTTATGTTTGGTATAATATGTGAAAGATTATAAAGAGAATAACAAGAAAATCTTCACAGTACCCACAGACCATTTTGCAATATATAGAAGTGGTATTATGGGGTGTATAATAAAAATAGATTAACGAGGTATTTTATATGTTTGATGTATGGCAATATGCACAAAATAAAGATGTGTTGACCGATAGTGGTTGGGATGAGGTTTTATATAACTATGCTTCAAAAATTTATAGGTCTGAAGATTACGCGGATGAAAGCGAATGCCTGTATTGCCTTGTAGCGGTTGAGTTTTTCCCTGATGTAAGATTTAACACAATTCTTGAAGAATATCTAAAAACCAAAGGAAAGACTCTTGAAGATATAAGAGGTTATTATTCTTATGGGAGAGGGTTTTTAATGACACACGGAGAAAATTACTCTTGGAGGGATGCTGACCTGTTATGCGGTAATGGTGATGGACAAACTCTCCGAGATTTTGAAAAGTGGGTTGAAGAAACATACGATGAAGAGGATTTCATGTGATGCATAAAGAAAAGCCCCCATTAGATTGGGGAGAGATTGAAAAGAAATGGTTGCCTGAAAAGGGTGAAGGACTAACAAAAGCATCTCAAGCAGTTGTTTGCATGAACCTTTTAATCAACCATTATAGAAATAACGGATATTATTTCACTAACACCCTTCCAAACCTACAAAACCTATCCCAGACTTATGATATATCCTGTTACGCAAATTGGCTAATTGCTCATATCCCTGAAACAGAATGGGAGTTTGATAAATTCCGTTTTTGTAAAACAGGGGAACAATATTTGGAACTTTTATGTTCAATAAGGGACAATCAATTAAAAAGAATTGTGCCTAAATTAAAGTTAGAAGTCGCAGAAGATTCTATATATAATTTCAAGGGTAAATATATAAACAGGGAGTATTAATAATGGTTAAACGATATGTGTACTCATTAAGGACAACAGGCGCACTCTTTAGGTTATTGAACAATAGAATTGTTATATCATCTGAAGGTGGAAGTGCTTCTTTTAATATAGGAGATACTATCACAGTTGTTACAGACAATGCAATTATAGAAGGAACAATATCAGGTTATGGTAGAAAATCCACGGAAGATGATATATTGAATTGGTTAATCTTAAATAATGACAATAATATTGAAACTTCCAGAATATATGTATTATTTTATAATTAAGGAGTATTATGGTTATATTTTTTGATAATAAATTTATAAGTGAATCAACAAATGATGTAGAACGCGATGAAGTCATAGCTAACTACTGTATGAGATATGGATATAATCAAGCACAAATATTTGATAGAAGTAATAGACTAATGGCTGACATCAAAGAAGATAAAGTTACTTGGATTGCCGAGCCACAGGAAATAGTAAATTATTTTATTTCAGGAATAGATGGAACGGTAATTTGTAATAGATTATCCTTTAAAAATTGTAGAAGGATTATCTACCCTGTTGCAGAACAATAATAGTGATGTGGTTTGGAGGGAAACCACACGCGAAAAGTATAAAGGAGAATTTTTTTTTCATGAAAAAATACATAAGTTTTTGTGTGGTTATCGCAATGTTAATGTGTTTAGGCATGGCTTGCACCTCCCGACCACACTCCGAAAATGCTAATTTAAACAAGGATAAACCATTAAATTCTACAACCCCGTTTACACCAAAGCCCCCACACATAATTTCAGAAGAAGATGCGAAAATGATTGCATTTAATCATGCCAATATTTCTGAAACTAATGTAGTTGCTTGTCAAGTTGAAACGGATTTTGAAAACGGTACGCCAGTATATGAGATAGAATTTATAACAACAGCACACAAGTACGATGTGACCGTTAATGCTGTAAGCGGTGCAATTATTGGGTATGAAGTAGCAAAACTCCCTGTTTATGGTACAGCTACGCCAACAAATCCTATACCAACACCGAACCTTTCCACTACTGCTCCCACAAATGTTCCACAGCCTACATATATAAGTGAAGCAGAAGCTATTAATATTGCTTACAATTATGCTCATATAAACGCAAAGGATGTTGTTTGGACACATACAGAATTTAAGAAAGATGATGGGAGAATGATATATGATGTAGAGTTTTTGGCTAATTCTTCTTTTGAATATGATGTAGAAGTTGATGCTATTAGTGGTGAAGTTTTATCATTTGATGTAGATTTAAATGACACTCCTCCATATATGACCTCTCAACCTACACAACAGCCAAAGCCCACAAACACCCCAAACATTACCCCTAACCCTACAAACACTCCTACTTCTGTCCCTACTACTTCAATACCAACAGATAATACAAATTATATTAGTGCGGAATCTGCAAAACAAATTGCAATTCTACACGCAGGGGTGTCAGCAAATAGTGTTTATGATTTTTCTATTGAATTAGAAAGACAAAATGGTAAAATGGTGTATGATATAGAATTCAAGGCAAGTGGATATGAATACGAATTTATCATTGATGCTATTAAAGCCACAATACTATTTTTTAATAAAGAAATAGACGATGATTATATACACAACACTTCTTCTCCCACATCTGCACCTAATAGAATAACAGAAGCACAAGCAAAGAACATTGCACTTCAAAGAGCTAATGTTACAGAATCCCAAATCTCTCATTATGAAATACAATTAGATTTTGATGATGGCTTATGGGTATATGAAATTGAATTTAATGTTAAGCATTTAGAATATTCAATTTCAATAAATGCTTATAATGGAACGATAATAGAATTTGAAATAGATGATTAAAAATCCTACTTGTGTTGCTTACATTTGATATAGTAATACGGGTAGGTTACAGGCATAGTTTATAGGCGTTCTTGGAAAAGATGGCACTTATGAATTTTCCCAGTTTATAACAATGCACAGTCTATAAGCAGTCAGGGGAAACTTTTACCTTCATATATTTTTATGAAGTGATTTATAGTAAATGTAATCTATTAAAACAAAATACAGGATTGGTTTTTATTTAATACTGTATTATTTTATGAAAGATGAGTAAGGAAATATGCAAATAAAATTAAAAGGAATAGTAGCAGAGGATTTCTGCCAATATAAAAAAGCCTGTATGTTTATCATATTTCCTTATTGCACCTTTAAGTGTGATAAGGAATATGGTAAACCAGTTTGTCAAAATAGTGATTTAGCAAATATGTCTTGTATCGTGTTGCCTACTGAATACATAGTAAATAAATATCTATCTAATGATATAACACATTCAATTGTGTTTGGTGGACTTGAACCATTTGATAGTACAGAGATGATAGATTTAATATCTGCGTTTCGGGAAAAAACAGAAGATGATATTGTTATTTATACAGGATATAATAAAGAGGAAATATCAGACCAATTAGAGCAATTAAAACAATTTCCAAATATTATTGTTAAGTTTGGAAGATATAAGCCCGACCAAGAAGGGCATATTGATTCTGTTTTAGGCATACGGTTAGCAAACAAAGAGCAATACGCAGAGAGGTTAAGTTAATGGCAAAGCTAATAATAAATAATATGGAGTGGTTCGGTAACAACCAAAACCCAATAGTCAACGAAATAATTTTTAAGTTAATAGAAGATTTTAAACCTATGAGTATTAATACTTCATTAGGGGTTGAGTTTGTTAAAGAAATGACAGACTGCTCTTGGATATACTTTTTAGTAAGCGAAGATGAGGAAATTGAAGTCCAAGATGAAAGTAGTTATCTTTCTATTGATGTTGCCGCATTACATTATTATAAAGAAATTGAACAACTTACTGTGGATAATTTATGTGACATTATAGTAGGTTCAGGGTTATTCTCGATGACGGCAGATTTAATAATTCAAACCATTTTGGAAAATGAAGAAAAGGCAAACTTTGATGATGTGATAAAGCTCGTGTCTACTTATTTAAAAGTTGATTTAGACAAGTATGACATAATTTGGGATAACAGTCATGAAAATGGAGCAAATTTCCCGCTATTTGATGTTAATTAAAAAGAGGTGAACCAATTTGATATATTCTAATATATATGATTATTATGATGGATATGTTAGATGTAAAGTAAAAATAGATGTGTCTACTTATGAAAGTGGACTGCTAAAACTTTCTGTTGTAGATGCTTCAAACAATAACTTATTAAGAGAATTGTCAATGGACTTGCCTTCAATGTTTGATAATGGGGCAGATTTATTCTATATAAATGAACACGCCCCTATTGATGTGGGAGATTGGCTTGAGGAAATCGGAATAGCAGAAGATACTGGTGATTGGGATATACTAAATGATGAAGAAAGAATTAGAATATATTGTTTAAACTTTTCCAAATTGGGAGGAAAAGAAAGATGATTAACATAAGAATAGGTGTGTTTGAAACTAACAGTAGTTCCACTCATTCTATAGTAGTTCTTACAAAGGAACAATATAAAGCTCTAAAATCTGAAGGTGCTTATGTATTATGTAATAGAGAAATAGATAATGCAAATGATGTAAAATTAACTTGGGATGAAGCTGATATAGAGTCAGGTTATACTCACAATTTTGAATATTATATTGACCCAGAATGCGACCTTGAAAAGATATGTGCTTTTGATAACTATTTAGTTTTTAGAGCTGAAGTGTTTGAACTTTAAAATATTTATATAGTCGTAAGACTTAAAATTACAGCCCTTACAGGCTATAAACAGTTTTATATATTTTTGCTGTAAAGCGTTTATATTTTCAAAAGGAGTTACTTACAATGAAAGAAGTAAAGGTTTTGTCTAAAGATGGACAAAAATTAATGTCCACAGACTTAAAAAGAGCAAACAAACTTATTGCAAAGGGTGAAGCGGAAATAACCAATTCTTTTCCACTCACTATTCAAATGTTAAGAGGAACAAAACACTATACTCAAAAAATCCTAAAAGACCATTATAGTTACGAAGCATCAAAAACTCCATATACTGTTCCACTTGGTAAAATGAATGTAAACGATGCTGAATTTCCATTTAATTGGGAGTTAAGTTTAGGAAATAATGATAACCTAAAATCAACAGGCTTGTTGGTTGGAGCAGAATCCTATACAAATAAACAAATGTTTATTAGTCTTATAATGCGGCATATATTAAATAATCTTGATAGTATAGAATTTATATTCTGTGATGTAAACGGTGACTTTTCACATTTACAACATATTAATGGTATTACTTATGTTTCATCTTTTACAGATAGTGTAGATGCTGTTCAAAGATTATACGACCGAATGATGAGGTTATATAAATGTATGGAACAACATCAAGTGGATAGTGTAGATAAACTACCGTATCATAGGAAAAATATTATATTATGTGTTAATGATATGTACGGTGAGTTACAACAAAATAAGTATGTTTTAATAGATAGAATAAATAATGCTCTTGGTAGTCTTATAAGATTAGGCAAACGCGCTGGGATTAATGTATTATTACTGCCGTCAAAACTTTCCTATTCTTATGTTCCTAAAGATTTATTGTGTTATGTGTCAAACAAATTAATAATAGGAGAATGCAGTTCCTATACCTCTTTTACAGTATTTGAAAAAGATATTACCAATAAATCAAATTTGACTGTTTGTGGACGCGGATTTACGAGATATGAAAATAACGAGGTTATAGAAGTTCAATTATTCGATTATTGGGATGAATAGAGCATAATAACATTTTTAGAAAAACGCTCTTGGAAAGTTTATTAGAAAGGAAAGTATTTGTGAAAAAGACAATTATAATATTAATGGTTATAGGAATGTGTTTATCTTTATTTGCGTGTAATCCTAATAAAGATAATACCACCCCATCTCCAAAAGAGACGATATTACCAAACGAAACACCTAAAGAAACAGAACAAGTAACAGAACCAACACCTTATATAGATGTAACAAATTCACCTGTGGTATTTAATTCCGAAGATGTGAACTTGAAAACCATATTACCTGAACTGAAAACAAAGGAATTTGAATATAGGGGAGATAAAGTGTATTTTCTACAGTCTCCATTTTCCTTAAACGAACAGGAGATTATGGAAAAATTAAAGAATACACAATTTGGTAAAAATCTAACATTCACTACTCATTATAGAGAATGGGGAGAGGGTAATGCCTTTGATGCCCCTAATAATTCAGGGTTTGTGAAACAATGTGGAGAAATCACTATCGTGGGCTATGCTTCTGATGCACAGAGTATATATGATACTTCATTAGAGGTAAGTATATCTACTGACACAAGCGAAACCATTGGTAATCACAGAATCCGAGTAGAGATGACTGATATTGGTAATATTCCTCCAACAGATTTACAAACAATGGCAAAAGAAATTCTAATGGCTATGTTTGATGAATCAATGGCACATTCGATTATATATGCTCCTTCGATAGATGTTTCAGACTATCAATATAGGCTTTTAGAATATATTGAAAATACAGATGAATATGATAACACAAATAAGTATACAATCACTCGTGGAATATATTTAAAGGGTAATAACAAGCCATTAGATTTAGAGATTGGAGTATATCTTGATACTGATGCTCATAATTGGGCAAATGGATATGATATAGGATATGAGTCCATTGCTACTGATTTTCCAATAGATATACCTTCTATATTTAATGGCAGACTTGGTGATGTATTTAGTATTGCAGATAATAAAGGAACATTTGATAAGTTTTTCAAACTTGAAGAAGCTCAACCATATATTTGTTCCCGTTTATATGACTATGAGTATCAAAAAGATACATCGTATGACGGAACAACAGTTTATAAGATAAACACAGATTTTTGTAAACACGCAGACGAATTACATCCCTTAATGGCAAGTCATTTTTATAGTGAATATACCTTTACAGTAGGTGCTAATCAAACAATACAAGATTGTCGTGTTAAAATTCAAGGAACTACTGACCATGAGTTTTATCCTTATGGACAACCTCTCACAAATGAAACAACATTACAGATTTTCAACAAACTATTTCCATTAGTAATTGAACAAATTAAAATGGCATTTGACGATAAAGTAAATGTTGATAATTTAACATTAGATAATTTTGAACCGTTGTATGACCCGAACAACATTTTAGGATGCTTGACATATTCACTCCCCGCATCAATTACAATTGAGGGAAACACTTATGATGGAACACTTAATATTAAGATGTTAAGCGGATTGAATGATAGTTTAGCGGGCAGTTGGACATTTACTTATTGATATACTTATTGTAGGGAATAATGAAGAGATATTTTATATATAAAATATATTATGATGATGTAGTTGTATATATAGGAAGAACTAAAAGACCTCTTGCACAAAGAATAAGAGAGCATTTAACAAAGGGATTAGACCGTATAAATATTAATCCTCAATATGTAACAAAGATAGAATACGCTGAATGTAAAAGTGAAGCAGATATGATTGTTTATGAAGTATATTATATCAATACTTTTCACCCCACATTAAATACAGATGCTTTGTCTGCTGATGAATTAACTATTACTTTGCCTGAACTATCTTTTACAGAATTTTATTGTTCTCCTAATTTACATAAATGGAAGAAGCAAATATCAGATGCACAATTAAAGAAAGCTGATAATAGTTACAAACAATCTCATATTGATAATCTTATTACAGAATATAGAAGATTGTTAGATACCAACCAATGTACGCAAGAAGAATATGAATTGTTAGTAAAACAAGCTAAAGTAGCAAACGGTATACTATAAATAGAAAGTGGGATAATATGGATATAGAAAAAGCAAAAGAGTTCTTTCATTCAATACCAATGGAAGAACTGTCTGATGAAATTAGAAAACGCACTGGTCTTTCTGATTTAATCTTCAATACCAAAATTATAGACAGAGAGTATAGATTAATCATAGAATATGACTCACAAGATATAGTTGAAAAGGTTGGTTTTTTAAAACTGATTTTTAGAGAACTGCGCGTAAAAGCAGAGGGATTAGTAGAGCGGTCAAAATCGGGTGATGAACTCGTATTTTGGTGTACTGTTGACATGGATTATTACCATCCTGGCGGTGGACATAATGGGTTTCCGTTCCTTTATGCAAGATATACTGATAAAACAGGTTGGCATTTTGAAGAATATCACGGGATATAAAAAATATTATGACAAGAGCTGAAATTATAGAGAAATATTTACCTGGCTATGGGGACGGTACAAATAGGGCTAATCAAGCAGTAACAGCATTATGTAAACTCCAATATAAGTGGTATAATGACGGAGATGTTTTTGATAACCATTACGGACTAAAAGGGTGGGTAAATAATATAAGTGGAAGTGCTAATTGGCTTTATACATATATTTCTGATACCGTACCCATTTTAGAAAGAATATATACTATAACCAAAGATAGTGAATATGAAGAATTACTAAATGATTTAGAAAAAGTAGTATTAAATGAACAACTTCTTGACTGGTTAGAACAACAACCCGCTATTGGAAGTGCTTATACGGAAAAAGGCATTTTCTCTTTTGAAAGTCCTCCGTATGCTTAATAAATGAGGTGATAATATAAATGACACTACTAATTGGCATAGTCATTGGTTTCGCTATTATAGGTCTTATATCTCTAATAGCAGAAATAATTGTGGGTGGTAATCGCAACTGGTATGGAAATTAGTCATATATTTAATAATTAAAAAGGACACTTTATATGGTATTGCAAGAGTTTTTAAATGTAGAAGGAATGGAAATTGATATAAGTCATTGTGATATTTTACAATTAGTATCTTCGCCCTATATGAGAAGGTTATTAATTAAAGATGGGGTTATTAACCAATACGATGACTTTGAATATAACAAATTAGAAGAACTGTTTGAACAGCAATATAAATCTACTTTGAGTATGCGAAGAATAACAGGGTTATTATATGTAGAGATTCCAAGAGAAGAATATGACAACATAAAGAATTTAGATGTAATATTCTTTAATATTGGTAAGTTTAAAGTTCCGACATTCGGTGTAAGTGAGCTAATGTAGGTGGTGGGTATAAGTGAAATATATTATTTATCAATTACCAACTGATAATGATTCTTGTTTTATGAATTGGGATTATTATAGTATGAACCACGATAATATAAAAGGTGAGAGTTTTACTTCCGAACATTTAAAAGAATGGCGTAATGTATATGAGGGAGAAATATCCGACCTAAAAATTAATGAAAGTGAGTACCGTGTTTTATCATACTTATATAATTTATTAAATACCAACCAACCCAAAGATTATAAAGCAAGAAGTTTAAGTGTTTCTGACATAGTGGAACTTGAAGATGGCAGACGATATTTTATAAATAGTATGGGGTTTGTAGAATTAAAGAGGGCATAGATGGAATATATTATTTCTAAAAACTTAAAGATAACACAAACAGATAACGGTGTAAAATTTACAGGTGCAGATTATATAGGAGAAAGCCGAGTTTTTGTCACTTATGGTGAACCTGTTGGTATAATGCTAAAAGACGGTAATTTTATTACCTGTTGTATTTCTAAAGTGTTTGTAGATACCCTATATACAGATAGTGGTGAATATCCAATAAAGAAAGTTTTAATGATAAGAAAACCTATTTAATAATGAAGGAAGAAATAGACGATGCATAAAATAGATGTTGCAAAAATACTAAAAACATATCCTCAAATAAAAACAGAACTTTTTGAACATGAGGATTTTGAACTTTATGATTCCGATTCTTTTTATACAGTTGATGATGTTCCACAAGAAGTATTTGAGGATTTCTTGATGGATTATATCAGAACAACCATCAATTCTAATTTCCAATATGATTTTGATGTAGATATAAACATTGACGATTATATAGGATAACTTCATAGGCAGGGATGTATAAAAATGAATCGCATAGTAATAATGGTTATTGTGCTATGTATTATATTGGGAACAATTTGTTGTGTAACGCCGCAAGATGCGTACTCAATGGTAAAGTATACACCCCCTTCTGAAACGCACAAAATAACCCCTACAACGAATGATTTCATAGAAAATAAAGAAACCTGTCAACCACAGAAACGCCCTCTAAAAAGGCGTTTTTTGTTTGCGATAGATACCCCTACTGATGTACCCAATATAGAAGTTACAAAAGAGCCTATTATAGAAGTTACTTCAACTCCTTTTATAGAAATAAGCAACACTCCTATAATTACTCCTACTCCATATATTACTCCAACAGTTATTCCCTCTCCAACAATAAATATAACTGTTGCTCCTACTACTTCAATAATTACTGAAACTCCGACCATTAATCCAACAGATATTCCAACACCCAATATAACAAGTATTCCAACTCCGTATATAACACCTTCGCCTATTCCAAATGATTATATAGACACATCTAAAAGATTTCCAATATCTATATGTCCTGTCAATTTAACTGCGGCAGAAAAACAAATTGTAGAAGAAATAATAAATACGGATAGTGGTATACATATAGCATCAATAGAAACAACAACTCCAATTGAAACTTATGAAAATATATGCGGATATTTATACTCATATTATTTCCCTTTAACTATTCCGTTTTATGGAGATGTTTATGCTGAATGGGTATTTGGACATCCTGTAGTAGAGTTTGGTAATTTTGGAGAAGGTATGATTATGGCGTATTATTATAGAATGGGAGTTCTATATTTAGGTTGGGATGCTTCTACTATACAAGGACTTATACGACAGTCAAATAAGAATTTAACTTATATAGATGGACTATTACAAAATGTTAAGTCAGATACAAAACACAATGTAGTAATGGCACTTTGTAAGAAGATATTATCAATGGCAAAATATAATGCTTCTTGTTACCATATAGAAGAAGTATTTGAAAAACATAAAGCATCTTGTATGGGTTATAGTTTGACTTTATTATATGCGTGTAAACGAATAGGCATAAATGCTGTATATTGTGAGGGGAAATACAATTCTCCAAACAGCCATCACGCTTGGATAAGTGTGGATAATTTATATTATGATTTAGGATATGCCGCTTCACATGGAGATTCTTTTTTAGGTAATAGTAATACCTCTAATTATTATCATTACAAAAAAGAGGATATTCCTTATTATTGGCTATTCACTTAAAATTTACTACGGAGAAAAATATAATGGATGTATGTACCTTTACAAAAATAGTATTAGATAATAGAGATATAGTTCGTTCTCTTATAACAACTTCGCTATTTGAGGATGAACGGAAAAAGTTAAAGATTGCTCCCGATACCCCAATAGATACTATTATTGAATTAATTGATAAAGATAATGTGGCTCTTGCGGGGATAGAGCATACAACTGCTAAAATAGTAAAAGAGCTTTATTATTGGTGCAGAGTTATATTCTTTCATCAATTTGAGGATGCTCCCGAAGAACTTTATACAGTATTTGAAGGAGCAATAAAAGATGATTTTATCGACACAGATTATTTAAATGGCAATCCTGTATTTATTAAATATTTTTGTGGGGAAGATGCTCTTTATAATGATTTTTCTGATGAAGAAGATGATGATATAGAAGAAGATGAAATGTTAGCCCCTGAAGATATAGTAGAATTCATAAGAGATGTGTTTAGAAAAGTTTATGAGGTATATTCTGCATCTTATGTAGATGTATATTATAGACAATATATAGGAGTTTAAATATGTTTGAGAAGTTATTAAAAGCTAATCCAAAACTAAAAGAAAAAATGTTCTTATCTGAATATTTTTTTGTAGATAATGATAATTTAAATGATTCGGTATATCCTTTAACAAAAACAAAATCTACGGAAGAAATAGTTGCTTATATAGAAGAACAAATAGATGCAAACTTCTTTGCTACTTATTTTTTCCAATTAGTATCAATAGAATTAACTGAAGCATTTAATCATTACTTTGGTATAGACTATATATATATTAAAGATTATATCGAAGATGACAAAATATCTACCAATTTATTATTGGCAAATGAAAGTTTTAGAGAAGGATTAGAAACAAGTGAATATTTTAATAAGCACTTAACCTTAACATCAAATGAAATGTTAAAGAAACTTATTGAAGATGTTATTAGAATATTTACAAGTTTAAACTACGATATGTCTTTTGATGTATCGGAATACATTAAATAAGGAAAGAATGTTGAAATGAAAAAAATAACAATGATAATACCCTGCGTAGTTATTGCTTCCTTAATGGCTTGCAATCCTAAACCCGCAGAACCTAAAAATAATACTGTTCCCCCTGTTGTAGAAACTCCGTATATAAGTCCTACAACAATACCTACTCCAACAGCAGAGGTAGAAACAACTACAGAGGTTGATGTTATAACAGAAGCCCCTTATATCAATAAATTAAGTTATAAGGCTATTGAACACTTTGCAAGGGCATTAGAAACTGAAAACTATGAAGCCCTAAATACTGTTTTATTGTTACCTACAAATTCTGTTGTAACTCTTGAGGATTTATCTTATCATTTTAAGAGAAGTACCTTTAGTGAGTTTATTAATAACGGAACAATAGAAATTACTAACTTTAACGAGAATAGTGGAAAAGCTAATGCAGACTTAATTATAAATGGACAAAGTATTACTGTATATACTGTATTAGCTGATGATGATAATTGGTATATAGATTATTCTGATTTCTATGAAAAAGATGTTACTATTCTTGCACCAAAAGATTGTGATATTACATTTAATGGTGTAAAACTTGATGAACAATTCAAACCCAAAGAGGTATCTATGGGTAGAGTGGTTTACACCTTAACTATTCCTAAAAGAATACTTAAAGCAACAGTAGAAACAGAATTTGGTGCATTTGAAGTAGAGGTTACTCCTACTACCGATGAAGATACTAAATTAGCAAAATATACCATTTGCCCATCTATAACTGATGCTGATTTTATTGCAGAAGCATTAACCGCTGTTAAAGATAATTTTAACGCACTATTTCAGTTATACGATGCACAAGATTTAACAATTAGCGAATGGGCTAAATATTTTGTTGAAGATATTTCACCTACTGATATTCAAGATATACAAGCCGCAATAAAAGGTATATGTACTTGGAATAATACCGTAAGCAATTTGAAGATAGCTGATATTGAATTAGCTGATAACTATGACATTGTTATCACAGGAGATGATTCTATTGCTATTTATGCTAAAACAAGATACACTTGGGATAAACCTTATAGCAAGAATGAAGATTCAAAAGTGTTTACCTTTGTCATATTAGAAAAAGAAGATACAAAATATTATATTTCCACAGATTATAATATAACAAACAATTTCACAAACTCGACAACAAATAGTATGGTAAACAAATGGTAATGTAAACATACAAAGGAGGGAAATTAAGTGTTTATACTAATATATTTTATAATAGTAGCAATATCACAATTTGCCGCTAATAAAATATTAGGCATTTCTGACGAAGTGGAAGAAAGCTATTCTTTTTCAAAAAGAGATAGTATTATTTTAGCTGTTCTTTTTCTTGTGGGGATAATTGCTCAAATATTAGTTCCTAAAATAAGTCCTCTAAAAAGTGCTTATTGGGGTATTGTATTAGGCTACGCTGTTATTTCCCTTATTATTATGATGGTCTTTATGACTATCAAAAAATCTAAAGTTGAAGAACAAAGAAAAGAGATTCAACAAGTATATGAAATCCTACAAAAAATGGTTGACAAGAAAGGTGAGGGGTTAGATTATAATAAAGTACCTTTCAAGTTAGGCTATAAGTATGGTAATATCAATAAAATAGATGTAGAAGTTGAACCTACTTCATTTGATGAAAAAGTATTATCTATTATTCTTCAACAGCTTAATTCTTTCTTACCAAATTTCACTTGGGGATATGAGTTACATCTTGAAGAAAGATATATGACCTTTGTAGGAAACGATAAACCCCCGAATATGGCTCGTTGGGCGGGTAGTTGGTTAAAACACTTTAGAGAGATGCCATTGGGTATTTCTGGTAAAGGTGAAGTGTCTTGGGTAATTGATGCTGTTCCTAAAAGTAGAAGATACCATAGTCAATATAAAGATGAAAAAGGTAATTATATTCCTGAAGATACTACTTTACCTCGACAGCCACAAAGTCTTATTAGTGGTGCGCCATTAGGATTAAATACTGTTATTCCTACTACAAAAGGATATAAAACAATGGCTACTATTGAAGTGGGCGATATGGTATTTGATATAAACAATAAACCAGTCAAGGTTGTGGAAGTACATGATATACTAATTCCCGATAAAGTTTATAGTCTTACCTTTGCATCAGGTCTGAATACAATAAATGTAATTTCTGATAAAATACATAAATTCCCCAAAGAATTAAAATCTGCTGAAACCTTTAAAAATAAACGCAAACTAAATGTAGGGTATGCTGAAACTTCCGCAGAAGAATTGAAATTATACACAGACAGAGTTCTTGGAAGCACCAACAATATATTAGAGAGTTATGGATTAATAGCAAAAGATGAAGTGTCTATTGAGCCAGTAAGATGTATCAAGGTTAATTCCGAAAATCATTTATTTTTAATTACCGACACACAAGAGCCATTATGGAGTGGTGGAAATATATATCCATATAAAGCCCTCTATACTCGTAATACGGGTGGAGGTAAAGCCATTTATATAGAACAAATTATTGAATAATTAGGAGAAGAATTGTTATGGATAACTTGTTTGATATGTTTACTTATGTATATGTAGAAAACGGGGATGATGAAAATGTAAAAAAGATGTTTGCTGATATTGGGTATGATGATGTAGAAGATGGTATGTCTGTTGACCTTGCCACTATTTATAAGTTTGACATACCCGATAAATATGTTCATTGGGATAGTAGCGAATTTATGAAAGATGAGTTTGAATATTATGTAGAAACACTCATAGATAAATTTCCCCATTATCTTGTTATGGCTCACGGTTGCAGATGGAACGGTGCAAGTGGATATAAAATAGTGGACACAATTGGAAAAGCCTTTGAGAGAGGCTATGAGGTTAGTTTTTCCGTAATATCCAATACTAACAAATGTATAAAGTTGTGTGAATCTTCTCATGATGTTCCTACGGGTTCTATTACCTATGTTATCGGATTAACAGTAGACGAATACGATGACCTTGAAGAATCTGACTTTGACTCCGTAGTAAGTTGGGCAGACACTATAACTGCATCTATTTCTTAAAAGAGGTAATAAATGGTAGCTACTGTATTAAAAGAATTACAAGAAGCCACAAATTGTTATTATGAATATAGGAAAGACAGCTATGGACAAATGGCAATGTTATTTCAATCTGTAGAAGATATGGAACAAGTTAATTCAAAAATAGGAGAAATATTATTAGCTAATTCTTATATCACACAAGAAGATTATGATACCAAATTAAAAAGTCAATGTGCCTTTATATATTATATAGCTGATGCTTTTTATTATTCAGACGAGGCTTATATTTGCGATGGGTGTAGGCGTATTACCCCAATGTATATGGCTGACTGGAGAAGAAATTACTTCGAGCCGACAGAGGGTGAAATATATTGCTCGGACTGTGCGGTTAAGGATGCCGATGTATATATAGCATATTTGTTAGAAGCTCCGTGTGAGAGATTAAATGTGTTTTTATCAGAGGATATTCTTAAAAAGCATGGGTTTGTTGCTTTATCCGATACAGAATACGAAACAGGTTTATATGGACAAACCGATTCCCCAAACCCGATATATTATAAATTACGCAAACAGTTTAACGATGTTATATTTCACGCAACTTGTGTAACTCCGTTTGCAACTGAATGGAAAGTGTTTGTGCGTGGAGAACAACAATAATTACATATAAAAATAAGGGGGAGCGTTTTCCCCCTTATACTTAAAAGGCTTCAAAATCAGTAAGTTTAGAGTTACGGTGCTTATTCTTAATGAACACCAATCCTTTCTTACTCTTGCTCAATGTGCCATTTTCAATAGAACCCTCTCGTATAAGGTCTATGCACTCATTGGGTGTAACAATTCTCCCATTGTCAAGCCTATAATAGAGGATTTGTCCCTGCTCCGTGTGAATACCATTGATTTTCATACTATAAAATCTCCTTTATAATTATTAAGCGTTTTTCTCGCTGTTGGTATTATTATATGCAAGGAGATTTGAAATATACACAATTGAAGGAATGTTTTTTTATGAAATGGAAAGATGTTAAAAGAAAGCATAAATTTAAAGATGGTTCAGAGGTTACACAACGCCATCAAACACATCTATACGATTGCTATAAGTTAGTTTATATAGATAATGATGGAATAGAAAAATCATTGATAGCTTCAAAAGACCATCTTATAGAGGTAGATATTTCTGCGTTTCCCCAAGAAGCAAAAGATTATGTGGAGCATTATTGTTCACAGGGGAAAATTCCTTTGAGAGAAAATATATCTTGTGAAATATTAGGATATGTAGATGATTTACAAAAAAAATTAGTTTATTCTTATGTAATTGGTGGTATTGATGATTCTGCTTTTCAGGAAGTTATAGATATTAGTCAAGACCATTTTGAATGTTATCAAATAACATTTAAGGATGGAACATACAGGGAAGTCTTTGTTAAAAGATTTACCATAGAAGAAGAAAGCCAAAAAATTGATGATGTTCATTACTGGGTTCCATTAGAAGGAGTGGCTTTCTTGCTAAATACTTTTGGAGAATTAAGTATATAAATGAGGGATATATATGATGCACAATATACCTAAAGATATAGATATTGACAGGCTTATGTGTTGGATTGAGGAGAATCCGCAAATATATGCAGATTTTTTGAAAAAATTTGGACTATATGAAATCTTACAAAACGGGGATATAGTTCATTTGAGAATAGTAAATGAATTTGATACTTATTTAGGAGAAATAGATATTAAAGATTTAGTAGATGGGGGTTATCTATAATGAAATATAAAGATTGGAATATAGAAGCTATGACAGGGTATAAGCCCATAACAACTTTTTATATGGATTTTTCTATTGCCGATGCTTTTGGTATTAAGGCAATAGAGGACACACATAAAAACGCAATGGCTTATGCAAAAACAGACTATAAAGTTTTAACCGAACTTGTTATGGCTCTTAATTGGAAAATTTGGGAACATAATGAAGTCAATGAAACCTATGCAGAGCTTTATAATAAACTGTATAATAGTACAGCCAATTATGCAACCTCCACCCTAAAAGGTGAAGAACTGTCTTACTATTATCGTACAACCGACTAATTATTATGAATATTAAAACTTGGGAAGAAATGATTGAGTTAGACAATTACGACTATGATAATCTTCTTAATAGTCGAAAGAAATATGTAAGATATAACCCTTATAGACACAGTACAACTAAACACAAGTCAACCTTTGGTGGAGAGCTTACACCATCAAATTTCACATATTATTTTCCGCATTCACCTAACCATAAGATATTAGTTTCCAAGTGGACTGGGGAAAGATAATACTTCATAGTATAGGTGACTTTAATATATACATATTTTCGCTACAATCTTCACGGGTTTGACACAAATGACACAACTTTGACATAGTTTACATAGATACATAGAAAAAATGCTTATAAATAAAGGAAAAAGAATTCCCCCCTATTATTGGTATAGTATAAATAAATATAAATAATAAATTATAACTTTACCAATGTTCAAGCATAGCGAAGAACATTGAACATCATCAATTGTGTATATGAACGAAGTGAATATGCCAATTGTGATGTTATAAGAATATTATTATAGAATATTATGGTGTGAAATTTTTTGCAAATTCGCCTTTTTTCTATTCCTTTTTGTCTGTGTAAATTGTAAGTATTTTTGTTTAAGTAAAACATCTCCCCCCTATTATTGGGGTACTATATATAATAATATCAATAGATTAACTAATGAATAATGAATAATGAATATAGTATGAAGCATAAATAATAATATTATTATATAAGAAAAAAAATGTATAATGAGAATATAAGAAAAAAATAAGCGTATAAGCAAATAAGAAAAATAAGGATGAAAAAAAATGATAAATGTGCGTATAGGAACATTTGAAACTAATAGTTCATCAACCCACTCTCTTGTAGTAATGACTAAATCTCAATATGCAAAGTGGGCAGAAGATGAAAGAAATTGTCTAAAGTTATCAAACGAATGCTTTTACCCTCCTGAAGAAGTGCAAATATTAACTTATGAAGACATTGTAGAAAAATATAAACAAATATTCCCAGATAGAGAAGTAACGGAAGAACGAGTAAACAATTTTGCGAGTCGGAATTATCTTCCTTTTTATGACCATGATTATGGGATAGAGGGCGAGTTTGGTGACTATAAAATTATAAGTATTTATCTTAATGATTAATTTACTACACAATATATAGTATTAAAATAGCAAATACAATAACTATATATTGTGGTGAAAAGTACAGTAGTCAAAAAAGGGCAAAAACGAGCATAGGATGTATAAATACTCATAAAAGTAAAAAAGTTGCTCAAAAATGGCACTTTTAGTGTTTTTTACCTAATTTTCTACCATATATAGTGGTTAGCTGTTTTATAAAACCACTATATATTGTGGTTATTTTTAACTTTCATTTTTCTCAATTTTTTGAAATTTTTGAAAATTGTAGTTTCGGATGAAAGGTCAATCTGTTCCCGAATAGATACATTTGTTGTATCTTTAACCGTATTGAGAATTAGTTTATTTAATAATAAGGAAGTATACCAATGAAGATTACCATAGAAGATATAGAAATAGTACATCTTGAATATGATGTGGAAGAAATTAAAAAAGCAAGTATTGATTCTATGCTTTGCGATAGTGGAACAACATTAGTCACTCTAACCTACAAAATACCGAAATGCTCCAATGAAGAAGAAATGGCTGTTATAGATGTTCGAGGTGAGGTGCGAGTTGCCTATAATGGAAGAAACTACTATAGGGCTTCTGAATTTCCAAAAGAATTAGTAGAGATTTTTAGAAACCCAGAAAATTGGGGAGAATATTTTGATAGATATAATATTACAATTTGGGAGAATAATTGGTGTGAGACTCTATTAACTAAAAACGGAGAGTTTGTAGGCGATTTTGGCGATATATGCGATGGGCTATTTGATGAAACAGAAGAAAGTATTAAGGCATATTTAATAGATATTATTTTACAGTTTTGGAATTATGAAATGAAAGCAATTCCAGATTGATTATATTATAAGTAAGAAAGGAAACTATAAAGTGAAAAAAATAATCATAGCAATAGTTTGTTTTATTATGTGTATTTCAATATTGGCTTGCACATCTAACAATAACAATCCAACACCCGTACCAAAAGAAACACCTACGGTTGCTCCAACAGAAGCACCAACAAACACACCTGAACCTGTTATTACAATAGTTAAGGATTGGCAAACAACTGTTAATCTAATGGATTCTCTTGCAGAAGCAGATTTTCCATCTTATGACGGAGAACCTATAAATATAACCATTAGTTATAAATTTAATGAAGATGGAACTTATGTAAGAATAGCGGATAAAGAATCATATATGACCGCAATGGATAAGTATGTAGATATAATACTTGCTTTCCTAAAACAGATGGCGGTAATGGGTGTTGAGGATGGAGAAGAAATCACAGATGAAAAATTATGTGAAGTATTAGAAATAGAATCTTTTGATGCTTTTAAACAACAAACAAAAGATGAATTGCTTGAAGAAATAGTATGGGAATACAATGGAACATATACTTTTGAAAACAATGTATTATCTTTTTATAATATAGATGATGAAACAGTAGCACAAGTATTTAATGTTTCCCTTACAGAAAATAGTCTATCTTTAAATGAGATAACTACTCAAAATGATAATGCTGATATGGTAATGACAATTTCAGACGGAATGTTGCCATTAGTATTTTATTCAAAATAAATAATTAAAGAGGATTAAGATATGCTTACTTTCGATGTGATATTAGAAACTATGGTGTGGGAAGTTATGATAGATAATGAAAGTTATGGAGCAGGGTGGAATTTTGTCAAAGGGGCATATCTGCCACAATATCTAAAAGACCATCAAAACGATAATCCTGTATATAAGCCACAAAATTGGAGTTGTCAACCCTCTAATTTGTTTGAATTTTTTAGAGCTTGGTTGCATTATCTTGTAACGAATAATATAGATTATCCTTATAATGAAGAATGTATAACAGCATTGGAAGAATTTTATAAAAAATGGGTAAAAAACCCCAATGCGTATGCGCCTGAAATGTTACCTGTCATTTGTAGCTTACGAGCGGTAATCGAGCAAAATATTAACGCCAAACAAAAAATATCTATATTTAATTGTATTGATAACTTTATTATGGGTACATATTCCGCTCATATATGGAGAAAAGCATTGGACAGATTAGAAGGAAAATATTTTGATGTAGTAAACATTGAATCTGACAGCAGAACTATTTCCGTTACAATTCAATCTATGGATTTAACAAGATGTAGAGACCTGAAGGTTGTCGCTGACCTATTCTCTATGGAGTCCGACTGATAAATCAATACACTAATGGTTGTAAGTGAGGTACAATATGCTTTACACTAAACATGGTGCGGTTAGTATCAAAAAAGAGATACCTTGCTTTGTTGTAAGGGAGAAGGACACTCTTATTGATAGAGAACCGTCAAGATTTCAAAGAAATATTAAAGTAAAGGTGGAAGTCCCAAAATATAATCTTGAAGCGGGAAAACTGCCATTATAATTTGAGGTATTATATGTTATATACTAAAGGTGCAGTAAATCTAAAAAAAGAAATCCCAAATTTTGTTTCTCGAAGCAGAGAGACCGTTTGGGATAAAAAAGAACCATCAATGTTTCAGCGCAATTATGAAGTTCAAATTACTGTCAATAAGTACAATCAAAAATTGGGTAGGTTAATAATATAATAAGAAGAAAGATAAAAGAAGGTTTTTATGAAATTAGTAATTTATTTACGCATCTCTATAAATGCCTATGAAGTGTTTGACAAAATTACAACATTAAGTAAAGCTGTTGAGGATAGTCTTGCTTTGAAGAAATTTAAGCCACAGGGTTTGTTTTTCTATGGTGATATTCAATTTGATAAACTTCATGCGTATGATGTATTGAAAGACACTTCAATAATGGATAACTTGATTCACAAGTTTTCATACGATGCCTCTGAATTAAGTTTTTTAGGGTGTTTTAGTAATAATGAAACTTTACAGTATGACATTCCATTATATTTAACAGGCGATGATGTTTATACTTTATTAGATGCAATGGGGTGAAGGAGAAATAAATGAAAATTATTTTAACATTTACAATGCAAGCAACTTCTATGTTTAGTCAACCAAACCTTGAAGAAGAACTCATAACTGCTTTTGATATGGTAGACAATATTGGTGAGGTTGCAATCAATACTAATTTATCCAATGATGATTATGATAAGGTTTTAGACTGTTTAGCGGATGATATACCATCAGAACAAATTATAGCTAATTGCACATATAATATAGAAGACCTTACAGCAGAGTTTTCTTCCGAAGATTTAACAGATGTCTATATTGAGTTTAGACTTCCTTTGATGCTAAACGAAAGCTATATAAACAAACTGCTAAATGAATAATGAAGTGTTGTTTTTTCGTGAACATTTATAACTCAAAAATTCAGAGAAACAGAAATAAGATTATATGGTACTACATCATATAATAACAGAGAGAAAGCTACATAAACAATGATAGAACTCTATGGTGTTTGTAGTTATGTGGAAACAGATAGATTCAAGGAGCAATCTATGGCTACAAAACAAAATCGTTATAATAATTCCACTTTTACAAATACAAAACAATTATCTGAAAGTATTAAGAAAGATATTGCGCGTTTTGAATTAATAAATGATTGTACTCATTATCAAAAAGTTATAAGTCAATACGGGCAAGGTTGGCTATCTATAAAAGATAGAATTGATTTTCTGCGTTATAAAAAATATATTTTTGTACCTAATAATCAATTACCATTAATACAAAACTATAAAACACTATATAGAAGTTCTAAAACAGAAAAGAAAATAGTAGCGGCTATAAGAAAACAATATAGTGGTGCTATTATTGAAAATACAAAACAAATAATATCCCCGTATGAGTTAGATATATATTTGCCTGATGTTAAATTAGCTATTGAATATAATGGACTATTTTGGCACAGTACAAAAAATAGTACCTCCGAGGATTATCATTTAATGAAATCCTTACGATGCAGAGAAAAGGGAATAAGGCTAATCCATATATACGAATTTGAAGATTTTAAGAAACAACTTTCTTTATTGCTTAATCTTCTTAATGGAATAGATAACTACCCTGATGATGATTTTAATAAAAATAATTTAATAAAGGATATACCAACACCACAAGTTATTTATAATGAAAATGGTTACATTATATACGGTGCGGGTTGTCTTGGAAGGAAGTATATTGATGGGGGGAGATAATATAGGTGTTAGTGCAAAGAACAGAAAAACATATAATAGATAGACAATCCAAGTGGTACAATCTTTTATTTAAAAAATGTCACATTGCCAAGAACATATATAACCACGGCAATTATCTTGTTCGTAAGGAATTTCTTGAAAATGGTAAGTGGTTGAGATATGGCGAGGTTGATAAATTAGTTAAGAGTAATTTAGAATACCCTGACTATTGGGAATTAGAATTATCAAGCGGCAGTCAGCAAATTCTTCGCCGTTTGGAAGATAATTGGAAATCATTTTTTGTTACTATAAAGGATTGGAAAAATAATCCATCAAAATATAAAGGCAGACCACAACTGCCTAAATATTTGAAAAAAGATGGTGTAACTGAATTCTCATTGACAAAATCAAATTGTAGACTAAAACAAGACGGGCTAATTCATTTTAGCAAATCTTTGTGTGGATTTACACTTCAACCACAATTTATTAAAGATAGTAGACTTGTAAACTTTAACCAATGTAGATTTGTACCCCATAACCAAAGAATCATTGTGGAATTAATATATACTATTGATATTTCAGAACAAATTAATGAATGCGGGGCAATAGGTAGTATAGACTTGGGATTAGATAACTTTGTAACCTTTGTTGATAATATGTTTAATAAACCAATTATTATAAATGGTAAAGGTCTAAAATCTTGTAATAACTACTTCAATTATCGCATTAATTCAGTAAAAGCTGAATTAGATAGAAATGGAAATGATATTGGGTATAGTCATCTATTATATGGTTTGCAAAATAAAAGGGCAGATAAAATAGATTGTTTTTTGCACCGAGTTTCTAAATATATTGTAAACCATTGTCTTTCTTTGGGTATTACCTCTATTGTGGTTGGACACAATAAATATCAAAAACAGGGGGTACGCCTAAAGAATTTTGCTCAAATACCATACTATTCATTTATACAAAAATTAAAATATAAATGTCAGGAAGAAGGTATTAATTTCATTTTATCCGAAGAAAGTTACACTTCGGGTACAAGTTTTTTAGATAATGAACCCCCTTTAAAAGAATACTATAACCCAAAAAGACGAGTAAACAGAGGATTGTTTAGAAGTAATGATGGTACATTAATAAACGCAGATGTAAATGGGGCTTATCAAATAATGAGAAAAGTATTCCAAGATGTTGAAAAACCATTGGATATTGGGTGTGTACTAAACCCTGTTCGGGTAAACCTTATAATTTGAGGTTGATAGAATAAATTCTTTTTAGTCACTAAAAAGAAATATTATTATCTTGAAAGGAAGTAATTATGAAACTATTATCTTGTGAACCTGTTGGCAAACTACCTTGTTTTTGTGTCAGTACAAATACAGGCTCTTATATTACCAATGGAATTAAATCTCATAACTCCGTTTTAACCCAGAATCTTATAATACATTGTATCGAACACCGAGATAAGATTGCATTAGGATTGATTGATATTAAGCAAGTTGAATATTCTAATTATAAAGGAATGAACGGAATAGTTGGTGTTGCCAATAGTGTTAAAGAGGCGGTTGAATTATTACGCATTGCAAGATTATGTATGTATAAGCGAAATAAGGAAATGGCAAAGATGGGAATAAAATCCTTAACAGATTATTTGCCAAGTAAAAAAACTGACAAGGTTTATGTTACAGGTAGGGAATATAATGAAAATGATACTATAAAAGTAAGAGTAGATGGAGAGGAAACATCTATGAAAGCAAGTGAACTTGTAGAACTTTTACATAGTACATAATATATTAAATTGGGAGAATGTTGTAAAGTATTATGAAGATTATTAAGAATGGTGAAGGAAAAGCTAAACATCCTGCAAATTTAGGTAAGGTGTTTTTAACCATTACTACAAAGGCATTACAAGATAAAGGACTTATAGATTTATTTTGTAAAGACTTGACAAAGTTTAAGACAGTTATTACGAGAGTGTTATCGAAGTATGGTTATTCAGAAAATCTATTAAAGTTTAGTGAATATAAAAAGTCTGCTAAATATAGAAGAGTAGAAGTTAAGAAAGACGATAAAACAACTTATAAGGACGAATTGGAATATCATTATATTACAGGGTATTTTTCTATTGAGCTTCCTTTTGAAGATAATAGAAAAGTCTTTGCCGAATTGTTGTTAGAAACCAATAATTTAGGTGGTGGAATAAATATTGATTTTACTCTAACAGAAAATACCTTTGCAAGTCTTAAAGCAAAAGCTACCAATAACGCTATTGATAATATACACATAGAGATACGCGGAATTGCAGAACATTTAGGATATGAGGGCGTTGAATTATCTACTATCAATTTTAATTTTAAAACACAGTCGTATGGTACTTTTGACGAAGCAAGAATGATGAAATGTTCAAGTGCGCCAACTAACGAAGAAAAAATAAAAGTATTAGACGAGATGCTTTCAGAAGCTAATGACATAACAGTTACAAGTGTTTTTGAAAGTATTTGGGAGATATATTAAATGAATTGTTATCTTTGCGGAAAAGCTTTAATTCCAGGGGATGAAGTATTTGCGGCTGACCCCCTTTGTCCACAAGAGGATTACGAATATGTTTGTAAAGAATGTTTACAACATCATGTACTATTAGCGGAAACTATTTATAGAACAGTAGAATATAATTATTTAGATGAACCACAGAAAGGGGATTCAGTTTTAGTATTAGCATCTCACCTTACTAAAGACCCTGTAAATAAGCGATTTAATGATGGGTTGGACACAAAAGGCAAGATTACTGAAATCGTAGATAAGAACGCACATATAATAAAAGGAACTTGGGGTAATTATATATTAGACCCCACCAAAGATTATTATATAGTATATGGTGATATAGAAATATAATGAGGTTATAATATGGTTAATGTTTTTATTGAAGATGAACTCTTTCTTGAAATGTTGATGGATAGAGTTAATAGGTGGATAGATAGTAGTGATGAATACGACTTGTGGGAATTGTTTTATCAAGACCAAATAAAGAAAGGTAAGTTTAATGGTATTAAATTTGACCTAAAGGCGCGTGTTGATAATGATGCAATAAATGAATATGTGGTAATTAAAGAAGATGATTTTAACAATTATCATATAGACCTTGAAAGAAATCCAGACAGAGTAAAAGCACAGTTGAATGGATTATATTTAATTACAGCAAGGGAGCAATAATCTATATGGATGTAACAAAAACAGTTGCTTATAAAAACCAAGTTTTTTATGAGGGGTTTTATGCATCTGACATAGCACATAACGCTGTTGTTTATGTGGATAAACAAGATGGAAAATATTTATTAAGAAATATTAAATCTTTGAGGTGTTTTTCTAATTGGTATAAAGATTATTGTTATATTGAGGAAATAGGTTCTCTTATAAAACAACATTGCTTACCCGATGAAATAATTAATATATTACAAAGTATATTTGTTTATATGCAAAACAAATATGCCGAATATGAGTTTGTTAGTTATTGGACTTATAAAACATCTGTTGTGGATTGGGGACTGACTGATTCTGATTTTGAAAAATATAATATTCCTTTAAATGATTATAAAGAACTTGCACAACGCTTTTTATCTGAAACTTGTTTAGACCAATATCTTGAGGATTTGAAGGAAGTACAAGACAGATATTCCTTCTTACATCAGTTCCTTATTGAACCGCTTATAGAGTTAGGCAATCAAGACCGATAATCGTTAAACGCGAACGATATGTTTATAAAACAACACTCAAATAATGCGTGTTGATATAGTGGGGAAATTATTATAAATGTTCTAAAAGTAATTTCACCTTATGATTTATTTATATTCCAAATAAAAGAGTGAATATTCACTTAATTCGCTTTTATGAGTGAATAAAACGCTAATGATATATCCGCAAAAGTGATGAAGTTTTATAGTTTTGCGGTTATACTTGCTTTTTTAGAGTAACGGTTTTTATAACACCTCTAATGTTGATTTTTATAATGGGTTATGTTATAATAATACAAACGATTATGCCTATCTTAATTTGTTTGGAATATACAAATTGACAGAAACAACGAGCAAAAACTATGTTAAGAATGTAGTTGTTTTTAAGAAAGGTGGTATTGTAATGAAAGAAGTGGAAGTTTGCCTTAATGGTACGGATTGGATTCCTGTTAATGCAAACTGCGTAGATTATATATATTCTGATGAGTTACAAGTATTATTGGTGATTTGTGACGAGTTGGCAGAGTTGACACAGCATAGTGGTATGAAAAGTGCCGAAGCAAAGGAAGAAGATGCGCTAAAAGATGAAATAGTATCAATCTTATCATCAATAGCACAGTTAGGTAGAAGTGCGGGTATACATATAAGTATAGCTACACAGAAACCAAAAGCAGATATTGTACCCACAGTATTAAGGTCAAATCCTTTAAGCCTTGATACTTTGGTAGAAATAGAAGAATAGTTATGAGTAGAGACTTAACACCGAGAGAAGTAAATATTATTCAACAAAATAATCCATCTCTTATTGATTCTGTAATAAATATGACTTGGGAGCTTAACGGACAATCTTATCCTATGTATACTGAAGAAGAAAAAACTTGGATTGTCAAATTTCCAAAATTAGGAGCATTCGGTTTTAATTTTTTGAAACAATGTAGACAGTTAGGTGTATTTCATTTAGTTCATATAGTGGAAGATTATTTTAATGGTGTAGAGGTAGATAAAGACTTGGCTGAAACCGCTCAAAAATGGTATGAGGGACAATTAGAGTCGGGTTATTTTATGGAACAAAATGATATTGCGTTTGCCGAATATTTAAAGAGGAAATATTATGATAGTATATAATGAAGTAAGAGATTTTATAGATACTCTTAAAAAACATAGAGATACATCTTCAACATATTATTCAACTATACTTAAACAAGGTCGGAAAACTTGGGCTGTTGTATTAGCTTGGGTTGATGGCTTTGAAAACAAGGGAGATGATGGGGAATACCTATTAGATACTTACCGTATATGTGGTAAGGTAGCTTATAATAATAGTTATATGAAAGAATATGATATGGATTGGTTAATGCCTGATGATGGTGAAGAAGTCTATAATACGGAAACATCAATTGAGGCAGATGATGATATTGGTAAGGCTATTCATTTTTTTGAACATTGTTGGACAGAAATAGAAAAGAATTATTTGGAAGAATAGCAGTAGAATATCCTTTATAACTAAAATTATTTTATAGGAGAATCTTTTTATATGAAGAAATTACTTGTGTTCAGTTTAGTCGCTATTATGATTATGGCTCTTGCAGTTCCCGCTTTTGCCGAAACACTCCCCGCTCCTCTTTTGGGAGATGTGAACGGAGATAGTGCCGTAACCATTGCTGATGCTATTGCAACAATGCGTTATGTTATGTTGGGAATTACCAACGGTGTTTTTATGCCAGCGAGGGCTGATATGGATGGCGATGGTACAGTAGGAATTGCTGATACCATCATTATAACACGAATTGCATTAGGATTATCCTAATTTAATTATGAAGGGAAATATAACTTGAAGAAAAAGCTACGAGATGTAAAAATAGGAGATAAGGTTATTGGTTATGATGGTAAACCCCACACAGTATTAGACCTTACTCCTATCCATCTCCCTTTAAGAATGTTTCTTTTAACATTTGATAATGGGAAGGTAAAATGCTCTTGGAATCACCAATGGCATTATTATATAAACGAACTAAAATATATAACTGATACTCTTAACATCTTTGATGATTTTGAGTATTTTCAAACAGTCGATTTTTGTGGTAGTAAATTATTATCTATACAGGAAATTAAACCCGAACCAGTAAGATGTATTACTACTGACACAGAAGATAGTTTATTTGTAATTTATGGAGAAGATTAATTTATGGCATTTTTGAAAGTAAATGATTTATCCCGCATTTTGAACGGGTTAGATGATTTTAGTTATATTATTTTTAAAGAACTTGTGCAAGCAGACAGAAGTTTTACAATAAACATTTCACCAAATACTTTTAGCGGTGATATGCCTGATAATGTAGACCACCTTACTATATATTTTTCTTCTTATGAAAGATTTAGTATAATCGACCATAACAACGAGTTAATTATTGACTTGGAAGCTCTTGAAACGGGTTTGAAATACAATGAACTTAAATCCGATGATGATATTAAGGATTGTATAGTTGTTTATGGAGCATTTAAGTCTATTGTTCCAAAACTAATTGAGTATGTAAAAGGAAAAACGACCATTATAGAAGATGACTTGATTAAACTTGTCTGTCAAGAATTATCTATTAAAGCAGATGATTATGATGTAATTTATGAGAATTCACAAGGAACAGACTTGGTAATTATGGATTTGTTGTAATACCTTAATTTTTTAGACGGGGTGAAAAACCACTTACGGGAATAGTATGAAACTACTAAAAACCAAAAGCATAGATAAATATATTATAATCACTATTTTCTTTTTGATTTTTTGGATTACCTTATTAGGAAGATACTCTAATGATTATGATTATTTGTGGCATATAAAAATTGGAGAACAAATAACCAATACAGGAACGATAACCACAAATAATACATTTACTTGGCTAACAAATAGTGAGTGGAATCAACAAGAATGGTTGTTTGATGTATTATTATATAATGTAGTGCATATATTTAATATCTATGGTTTTTATATTATACACGCGGTTTTTAGTATTATATTATTCTATGTAAGTGTTAGAATAGTTAAACCAAAAAATATAGTATTATTTGGTGGAGTATATTTATTAGTACACTTATTATTATATGCTACTCCAATAAATAGACCATCAGAGTATTCTACCTTTTGTTTTATAATTATACTATATTTATATAATAAGAAGATTGATTTTAGAAATATACTATTCTATTTTCTAATAGGGGTATTTCTATCTAATTTTCATTGCGGACAGGCAATAGTATTATTGGGATTTATGTGCGCTCAATTTGGATTAGATTTTATATCTGCTCTTTTGTATAAAGATAAAGAAGTTATATCTATAAGATATATAGGATATAGAATTTGCTCCATTCTATTATTTAGTATAGGGCTGTTAGTTAATCCATTAGGTTATACTCCTATTATAAGTATGCTTAAAGCTATTTTGGCTGACAACTCTTATATTTCAGAGTGGCAACCTTTTCAGAGTAGTTTTGTTCCACAGATAATTGGCACACTATTCTTAATAATAGTATTGTTTTGTTCTAAAAGAAAATACAGCCGAAAAGATTTTATAAATATAGGCTTATTATGTATATTATTTGTACTAACTTTTAAGGCGATAAAAAGTAGCACATTATTAGTATATTGTTATCCGATTTTAGGATATACCTATATTGAGCAGTTGTTTGACAAAGCCCCTCTTGAATATAATAAAAGAGCAATTCATCATAAATGGTGGATTATAATTTCTACAAGCATACTATCCACAATCTTTTGCTTACTGTCATTTGTTTACTCATATAGTACAATGGATAAGTATGTATTAAACACTTCATCAGAATATATATCATCTGACATAGTAGAATATCTAAAAAATAATAAACCAAGTAGACTATTAAATGGATATGCCGTTGGAAATATATTATTATGGAATGATATAAAAGTGTTTCAAGATACAAGACAGCACCCCTATATAAAAGAAATGGGATATGAAGATTCGGTTCATATTTTTATGCAAATGAGAAAAGATAAAGATGGGGCAATTATAGACCATTATTTTAAGAAATATGATTTTGATGCTATAGTTACTAATCAAGAGCTTGATGTTACTTGGTGGCTAAAACAACGCCCCGACTATGTTAGAATTATTGATGGGGAAAATTGCGACCTATGGATTAAGGATAAATGATTTGTCATTTTTGTAACAAACTGTTTACTACAACTGAAGGATTTAGCCGACATCTATCCCATACACATAATGTTATTCCAAAAGAATATTATGATACTTATATAAATGTGGAAGATGGTAAGTGTTTAATTTGTGGAAAACCAACTACTTTTATAAGTTTGTCCAAAGGGTATAGAAAATTTTGTTCTACATCTTGTGCTACCACATATCAAAATAAACATTATACAGAGGAACAATTACAGCAGTCACATACGAAACGACTTTTTACCATTAGAGAAACCTATGGTAATGAGTTTGGAAAAAGAATATCACAAGGGTTATCTCAACGAAGCGAACAATCAAAACAAGCCACCAAAGAATTGTTGCGGGAAAAGTATTATGCTCGTTATAACGCTCTTTCAGACGATGAAAAACAACAGTTTCGTGCTACATTATCAAATAGAAATAAAAAATGGCATAGTATAAAAACTACATCAGAAGAACAATCCCGCAAGGAAAAAGCAAATATTACCCGTTGAAAAAACATTCATTCTTTTGAGCATACTCATAATTGTATTGTCAAGAAAACACTTATAGCGGAATATGGACAGGGTTGGTTTGCTCTTAATTTACCTACAATAAAAGACGGGGTAAATACTTATATATCAAAGGACTTTCTAAAGGATATACAAGCGTACAGTAGCCAATCTCAAAGAAGTGAAGCCGAAAATAGAATATTACAACTTTTAGAAACATTATATAATGGAGAAATTCTTACTAATACACGAAGAGTAATTTCCCCTTATGAGTTGGATTTATATATACCTTCTTTGTCGTTAGCAATAGAATATAATGGTACACATTGGCATAGCATTGAACATTGTCCTATTATAGATAAACATTTAAATAAAAGTCTATTATGCAGAGAAAAAGGCATTAGACTTATTCACATATACGAGTTTGAAGATTTTAATAAGCAACTATCTCTATTAAAATCTTTATTACAAGGAACAGACAACTATCCTATTGGAGATTTTAACAAGAATAATTTGTTACCTACAATTCCCGAACCGATGATTATATATAAAGATGACAAACATACAATTTATGGCGCGGGAAAATTATATTAAGGAGGTTGCTTTTTTGTGGGGAAAATTTTGACTTCTAATTGTGGATTTCGTTGTTTTTGTGGCAAAGCAACGGAAGCGGGAAGTAGTTTAGTTGCATTAGATAATACATTGGCAACTACAATAGATAATACATATCCTGGTATGGCAGTTATTCAGTCTGCGGGTACACCTTTATTTGCAAGAGTATTCTTTTCTAAATTTGAAGATATAGAAGAATATTATAAATTAAGAGGATTATCACCTATGGGTTATAATTCTGATGAAATAATTAACACAGAAGAATTGCTTGATGAATTGGAAGGTACAGAGGAAATCTCTTTTGCTGATGATAAAACAACTTTTGAGTTTAATGGTGAAAGTGCCGAAATAGACAAGAGAGAAGACCAAAAATGGGAAGAAATATAAATTTTTTAAAAGGAGATTATTATGCCGTTATTGTATATCAAAGAAGATACAACTGTTGGAGAACTAAAAAAATTTCTCTCCGACATTCCTGATGATTCTACAATACTTACGGGAGATTTATCTATAAGGTTTGATGACTATTCTCCTGATGGAAGTATACGCGAGCTATATATAGAAGAAGTGTAGGAGAAAAACAATGGTTAAGTTTAATATAGTTGAAGATATGTGGAACAAATGGTTAAATGATGTTGCTTATTCCATTTTTAGAGAAGAGAAATACACGAACATGGAGGATGTGTATGACAGTAAAGAGTGGGGTGAGCGTATAGCATCAGCCCTATCTAAATGGGATATATGTGAGACCAATTTAAATAATCTTATGTGGTATTTTGCAGTAGGAGAGTCTTTTAGTGGCGATATGTTGTATAAAATAACTGCGTTTTTATTATACAAATTACACCCATTTAAAAATGCAGAAGAGTTAAACATAGCTATCCAATGCTATTCCCATTTTGATATGAATGACTTATCTAAACAAGATTTAGCATTATTATTAAATTGTGCAAAGAAATATGTATAATTATTATGTTATGGAATTGCAAACAAAACTATTGACAGAGGTTGAAAAATGAGTTATAATACTGATGGTATCTATCAAGTCAAAACACCTTTTGGTGTATATGAATGTACTATTGAACTTACAAAGTATGCAAATAATAACAATTTAGCAGTTAGACTTAATACTCCTGAAGAACCATTTGCATCTCTAACTGTAAATTTGGGAGAAATTCTTCCTGAAGATGAAGCATATATTGACACAAACAATAACCCGTGGGCTGAAGATTTTCTCAAAGAATACAATCTGGGAGAATATATGAATAGAGATGGTAGGTCAGGATATTGCACTTATCCGCTTTATAAAATAGATATACAAAAAATTAGAATCAATAATAAAATTGAGGATTAAATATGATACAGAAAACATTTATTAATCTGTGGACGAACTATGGTTTTGATATGATAAAAACCTTAATGGATGAATATAACTCACAAAATGAACATTCTCAAAGTTTTGATGATTTTGTGGTTGACCGCGTAGGTTGTGATTTATCTGATAAAGGTTTTTCAGAGGAGGAACAAGCAGAGCTAATCGGAGACAATATTTCTGAAAATATAAAAGGTAGTATAAGTATAGATACTCAATATCTGTTTGTTGCTTATGCCCTTTCATTATTAGAGGATTATTACAGCAAAGAAGAATTAGTAGCCCTAATGAACGATTGTGAAGATTGTGTGATGGATGAAATAGAAGAGGACGATATAAACAAGATTTGGGAGAAAAGTAAAAATCTTACATAAGTAAAGGAGAAGAAAAAAAATGCAGAATGAATCTATTGACACTTTACATCAAAAAATAATAAGTGGTGCAATAGAGAAAGACAACTCATTTGCAGTTAAAGTATGGAATATTATTTTATCTAATTCTTCTACAATTAAGGATTGTATGGATTGTCTTTATCAAGCTGAAGCATTCTCATTAGACTTTGATTTTCTTAAACAAGAAAGCAAAGTGGTGGATGCTCCAATAAGAATTGTTCGTAATCTATTAGATAGATTTTGTATGCAATTAGGAGCAAAGATAGAAATGCTTTGCACAAAGGGAGAATATATGCAACCCTTAAAGAATGAGTATTGCCCATTTAAAAGTGCCGAACTAATTTTATATTTATCAACTCCTGATGATTTAGCAATAGAAGATGTTGTAACTCGTGATGGGGAAAAGTATGAGATAATAGATATAAAATGTGAACATACGCCCTATTATGATATATGGGCTTATCAACTTGAAAGGAAATTTGTATAAAGATGCCGTGGATTATTGCAATTTTAGTAATTGGTGGAATTGGTTTTCTTATTTATAGAAATATCTTTATTGTTCCACAAGCAAGTCAATATGTTATAGAACGATTAGGTAAATATCATAGAACAGCAAATGCGGGATTGCAGTTAAAGTTTCCCTTTATAGATAGTGTAATAAAGAAAGTATCTGTTAAAGAGGGAACAATTGACACTCCCCCTCAAAGAGTTATAACAAAAGATAATGTAACTCTTGCTGTTGATAGTATTGTTTATTATTATGTTTTCGATAGTAAGTCTTTTTGCTATGGCGCGGTTGACCCCTTGCTATCATTAGCTAATTTGGCTACAACTGTATTAAGAAATGTGTTGGGCGGCTTAACTCTTGATGAGAGCTTGACTTCCCGTGATAAAATCAATGCACAATTGACTCAATTATTAGACCAAGCAACCGATAAATGGGGTATTCGTGTAACTCGTGTTGAGTTAAAAGATATTCTTCCCCCCGCAGAGATTAAATCCGCTATGGATAAAGAAATGATTGCGGAAAGAGATAAACGACAAAAGATACTTGATGCGGAAGCACATAAACTTGCTGTAATTACTCGTGCGGAAGGCGAAAAGCAAGCCGCAATCCTTGAAGCAGAAGGATTTAGAGAAAGTGCGAGAATAAGGGCAGAGGGTGAAGCAGAAGCTATAGAAAGACGCTCTCTTGCTGAAGCAACAGGTATTAGTTATTTGAAACAATCTAATATTGATGCAATGATTCTCACACTTAAAAAATATGAGGCTTTGTCTAATTTAGCTGATGGGCAAGCAACGAAATTGATTATTCCATCAGATGTTGTTGATATGACAACCCAAAATACAATTTTTTCTGAAACAACAGAAATAGGAGGATATACAAAGCAGGGTGTAAAATTTCCTATAAAACCAAAACAAGACCCCTGCTGTGATTGATACTATGGTGTTTATTACGGGCGACACACACGGACAAATTGATATAGATAAATTTATTCCCTCAAACTTTCCTCAAGGAAGTACCCTCTCTAAAAATGACTATATGATTATTTGCGGAGATTTTGGGGCTATTTGGGATGGCGGCGAAAAAGACAGCCGCACATTAGGTTGGTGGGAAGGTGAGCCATATACAGTATTATTTGTAGATGGCAACCACGAGAACCATAAATTATTAAACAGTTATCCCATTGAAATTTGGAATGGCGGTAAAATTCATAGAATAAGACCAAACATTATTCATTTAATGCGCGGTCAGGTATTTACCATTGAGAATAAAAAATTCTTTACTATGGGTGGGGCTGAATCTATTGACAAGTATCTTCGTAAAAAAGATATTAGTTGGTGGGAAGAAGAACTACCGTCAGAAGAAGAGTACATGGAGGGCTTTAATAACTTACAATTACATAATGATAGTGTAGACTATATCATAGCTCATTGTGCGCCAGATTCTATTCAATCATTAATAAATCCTACCTATATGCACAATAGGTTGACTAATTATTTAGAGATACTATGTAATTCTGTAAAATTTAAACAATTTTATTGTGGACATTATCATTTCGACAAATCGTTTGGAAAATATAGAATATTATATGATGATATTGTAGAAGTGGAATAATCAAGAAGGGAAGAATAATTATGATAAGCGGCATTTCTCTTATCATAAGATAATATAAAATGAATACTGAAGTATTAGAATTTATCAATCGAAGATTCAAAATCGACTGTAAATGGTGTACGGGAAATTGTTATTATTTCTCAATAATTTTACACACTCGGTTTAATAATGGAGATATAATATATGAACCTGTTATGGGACATTTCCTATACAAGATAGGGGAATATTGTTATGACTTCAAAGGTGAACATGAATTACCTAACTTCTATTATCTATGGAAGGAGTTAGAAAGTACAGAACCTTCTTTATACAAAAGAATAGTCATAGACTGTACTATGTGATAATATATGAGTATAAAAAATTGTAGAAAACCAAATTCTACTACTAACAAAAGATTAAAGAGAAAATATATACCATCGAAATCTACTTATATACCTCCTAAATTGAACTATAAAGTTAGTAGTTCTGAAAAGGGATATGGGTATAGTGGTTCAGCGTATAAAGCAACTCACATATAAGTTTTAATGGTATTACTTTACGGGAGAATATATTTTGTTAAATAGATTATTCAAAAATCCATCTGAAAAACTTCAAAAGATACTAAAGGTCTCCTTTGCTGTGCTTACTTGCGGTGGGGGATTTTTGATATTTTTACGATATTTAACCACAATTGTAGCAGTAGCAAAATACTATAATAAAATACAAAACATTTTATTTAACACTATGTATCAAATAGCTATGATGATAATTGTATTATTGCTCTTTGGTTTTGGTATGTATATCTTACATTTGTTTGCACACATGGTCGTAAATTATTTTGATGATGTGCATAATATCAAAAATTCACTAAAACAGAAGGAATGAATTATAAAAAATGAAATCAACTATATGTAAAATAATTAGTGGTATTTTAATTATATCCTCTTTATTTATGGTGGCTTGTGCTAAAAATACAAACACCCCAACTAACACTCCTACACCTACACAAGAAATAGTAGATACCACTCAACCAACAGAACCTACTGTATCTCCAACAGTAGCTCCTACACCTCCACCACTTGAAACAGATGCGCCAACGGAAGTACCAACAGAAGTACCAACCGTTGAACCTACTCCTGAAATAACAAAAGAACCATTTTCTATTGTAGGCAGTTGGCAAGTAAAAGGAGTTACGGTTGATGATATATATTATACATTGGAAGAATTAGATGCTGAAAAACAAGCACAATTTAATATACTCTTTATTTTTGATGATTTTCATGTTAAGTATATAAGAGATGAACAAATACAAGAGGAAGTGAGTTATACAAAAGATAGTGAATATCAATATCATTCTCTTGACGGAATGACCTATTCTGTATTAGAAGATAATACTTCAATGATAGAAGTTACTATGTTAGATTTTAATGATATTATTCATATTGAAAGGGTAGTAGGTTAATGAATTCTTACCTTGAAAAAGATAAACTGTTTATAGAGTTATCAGAACAAGAATATCTGAATATACTTGCGGAATGGGTTACACATGGATTAAATCATTTACCTTATCCACCAAAACAAGAATTCTTTAATTGGTATAATGCTTTAATGGCTCAATCTAAAAGGATAGTAGATATTCCGTATGAAAAATTAGAACTTTATAATGAAGAATGTTTAGCCTTAAATGAAACAAAAGATGTTAAAGGTATCTATCAATGGTTAGTAAATGCGGGTAAATATTGGTTTGAAAAAACCTTTTCTAAATTAGCTCCTGTATTTATAAATCCCGACAATAGAGATGATGACATAGAAAACGGTGTTATAGAAGATAACCATATACTTTTATATGATTCTAATGAGAATTGGATATATCAAATACCTTTTAACATTGTAACGGAAATACTTTTAAATGATGCTAAAATAGACTAATAGGAGATAGTTATGAGATTCCCTAATAAAAAATATCAAATACCTGATGGTAGAGAATTAACAATTACATTATTACCAGACCCAATAAACCATTCAACTATATTTAGGTTGGAATATGAGGGGGCGGCTGTTGTTTCTTTTGGAATTACAGGATTACAATTTGAAGAAATGAAGCAACAACCCATAGCGGAAGATGAATTTGTATTGGACACTATTCGATATAATTGGGCAGAAGATTGGTTAGTTGAGAATAAATTAGCCGAGCCAACAGGAGAACATAGAACATGGTTAAAAGATAGTAAATATTCTTTTGACACTACAAATTTACAAAATTGGGAAGATTCCGCAAATCCTAATTTTGGAATACAACGACACGATTATCCTGTATATAGAGTTATAATGTCAACTATAACACAGGGAGAATAATATACAATTTAATATTATAAGAAAGGAGAAGGGAAGTTTTTATGAGTACAGTTAGATGGTCGCCCGTTACTGCTCAAATGACTAATAGAGCTTCTGGTTCAGTTGTGATAGGTTCCCCAGGCAGCGGAAAGCCGATCGCTAATAGTGAGCGGATAATAACCCCGCAGGGGATGAAAACAATAGCAGATATAAAAGAACAAGATTATATTTTTGGACAAAATGGGCAACCAACCAAAGTATTAGGTGTTTTTCCACAAGGGAAAAAAGAAATGTATCAAGTGACATTAGCCGACCGAAGAAAAATAGTTTGTTCTAAAGACCATAGGTTTTTAGTCGGTACAATTTCTCACAAAAAATATAAGTGGGAGATAATGAGTGTAGAAGATATAATAAAAAAGGGTGTCACAGATAGCACGAATAGACATAACTTTTATTTACAAAACAATGGTGCGCTTCAATTCCCAAAGCAGTCGTATACTGTAGCACCATATATAATTGGAGCATTTTTAGGTAATGGTTGTCGCAGTTATGGGGACTTACAGGTTTCTTCTGGAAATGAAGAAGTTCCAAATAAAATTGCATTACTATTAAGTAAGCAATTAAATACTACAATTACTTGTAAAAAAGAGAAAGTAGGATATACTTATAGCTTTTATTTTGATAATAGTAATAACAGAGTACACGCAAAGCATTTAACAGAAAATGAAGAAATACAAAATTTATTGACAAATTGTTATTCTTATAATAAGTATATTCCCGATTGTTATAAATATACTACCGAGGAGGATAGGTGGGAGCTTATACAGGGGCTATTTGATACAGATGGTACAATAGGTCTTCCACCACGATATAATATTTCATATTGTAGTGGTTCAAGACAACTTATTGATGATATTATAGAGGTTGTCCGTAGTATGGGTTATATGTATTGTTCAGAAAGAAATCCTGACTTACGAAAAGGTAATCCAAGTTACAATATATTTGTTGGTTGTTTTGCAGAAAGAAAGCCTAATTTTTTCTCATATAGTGCAAAGAAAGAAAGAGCATTAGAAGCATCATCTATTGTTAAAAAACATTATCGCAATTATAACACTTTACAAATCATAGATATTCAACCATTAAATAAAGAAGAAGATTGTACCTGTTTTATGGTAGATGCTCCAGACCATCAATTTATTGCAGGAGATACAGTAGTTACCCATAATACATTTTTTCTATTAAATGTATGTGCAAATGCTTTAGGAATGGGGCAAAGGGTTATTTGTATAGACCCGAAGAATGACTTCAATAAATTACTAAATGTAAGTAGTTCTGTTGAGTTTATAGATATAAATAATATTCGCCCAGGAGCATTAAATCCTTTTACATTTTTAGATAAATTTGATAGTTCTACTCTTTTATCTATAATAGAGATAATATGTGGTAAATTAGATAAACAGGATATTATAGCAATTACACCTATTATTCAAGACTTTATTATTGCATATAACCGAGATGGTGTTTATAAAGATATGCAAGATGTCGCTGACTATCTTTTTAGCAGAGATAATGAATCTTGTCAAAAAATAGGCAATATGCTAAAAATGTATGAAGATAATAAGTACGGTAAATTATTATTCACCAGAGAGGAAAATGTTACTCCATTATATTTAAATAGAGGAACATCTTTAATTATTACTTTACACGGAATGAGTTTGCCTGACTATACAAAGAAAGTGGAAGATTATGATGCTAATGAAAGATTCACTTCTGCTATTTTGTATATTATTACAACTAAATTATATGAACTCCTATCATCAGATAATAAAATACCTACCACATTAGTTTGTGATGAAGCTCACTTATTGTATGGTAATAAAAAAATGTCTGACCTTATAGATAAATTCCTTGTTATAGGGCGTTCGCTTAATACAGCTACTTTATTGGCTTCACAAGGCATCTCACACTTTCCTGATAACATTGCACAGTTTATGTCAACCAAAGTAATGTTTAGAAGTTCTATGGAAGAAGCTAAACTATTTTTAGATAAATTTGACACATCTAAAATAGATGCATCAACCGCAATTGATACAGATAGTGTTATTGCAAGTACCACAAAATTAGCCACAGGTAATTGTTTTATGATAGACAGTCAGAACAGAACTGGATTTATTCATATAATTTCTAATTACGATGTGAAGCTATTAACAAGCAATCCATTCCAAAAGAAAAGAGATTAATTATGAAATTACCCAAGTCTAAATTGCAAGAAATATTAGATAATGCAGACCCACAAGGCATTCTCAACATTAAGATTGACTCTATTGATGATAATGGTAAGTTTACTATTAAGGGAGTTGACAACCAACCACAAAGCATTGAGTTTAATGGTTCAATTAGCTCATTAATGAAGAAACTTTTATCCTATGTAGAACAATATTCCAATCAACCATATAAGCATACTATATCAGAAATTGGCACTAAAGTTATAGAAATAAATGCTATATTAGCTAATGAAGCAAAAAACTATCTTAATAGTAAATTAGATAAAGTTGAAGTTCCCCCATCTTTTACTTGTTGAATTATTTGAAGAAGTTTTATCAGATGATAATATAAAATATCACGCAGTTATGAGTAAAGGAACTATCCATTCCGAGCATAGAACCATTGTGGATATAGAGGGAGCAAAAAAAGAACTTCCCGATTTTAATAAATATACAGATGTAATATTGTGTTTGTATGAACATTGTCCTGATGCAATTACGGTTTATGATACTTGGAATAATTTTATGTTGTGAGGTAGATATATAAATGTATACTAATTATTGGAGAAGAACAGATGAACCATTTACAAAAGAATTTGTAAATGATGTATTAGCTATCATAGCAAGCTGTTTTCAAAAACGCATAAGAATTTGCGGAGGAAATGGAGAGGGTATTCCTGAAATAAATGAAAATACTATTTGGTTTAATGGGTGTAAAGAATTTGAAACATCTTACGATTCTTTTATGCTTACATCTAATCCAGAAGATGCGGTGTTTTCATTTTGTAAAACAGGAAGAATGCCTTATGACTATGCTGTAAAGGAAGTATTAGAATCTGCTTTACGCCACAATATTATAAGTCGTTGGTCTGCTGATGGAGATTGTGAACAACAAACAGACTATGAATATGTTAGTGACAACTGTGACTATAATATATCCAAAGTAAACGCCTATTATGGCGATGATGATGTTACGTCTCTATTTTAATCTATTTAATAATAAGAGGAAAGATATATTGTAGTTCAATATGAAGTGTATAATTTGTGGGGAAGATATAAAAACACAAAAAGGGTTATTATATCATATAAAACATAAACATCAATATACTATACAGCAGTATTATAATTTAATATATCCTAATAGTGGGGTTTGTCCTATTTGCGGACATCCCACTTCCTTTTTAGGATTTACAAAAGGTTATAGAAAATATTGTTCAAACAAATGTGCGACTTCGAGTACAGAAACTACACAAAAGAGAAAACAAACTGTATTAGAGAAATATGGCGTAACTAATATAAGTAAATTGGAAACCATTAAACAAATAAAGGCACAGAAATTTGATTATAATAGTATAAGGCAAAAGGTTATATCCACTAACCAAAAAAGATATAAATGTGATTGGTTTACTCAAAGTGAAGAATTTAAACAACAGTATGTATCTATTTGCAGAAAAAAGTATCATACAGAAAATTATGCTCAAACAGAAGAATATATAAATAAATGTAGACAGAGTAAACAACAAGATATTCTATATATGAGAGAATTAGGATATATACCTATATCGGAATTACCCTTCAATACAGGATGGCGACAATCTCAAATTCTTCCCATTGTGCGGTATAAGAATAAAGGGTATATAAGAATTGCTGATATTTCGATTATTGAAGGATATTACAGTTCACGCACACATCTTGAACAATCTATCATAAATGATTTATCTTATGATGGAATAATTATAACTCATACAAGAAAAATTATTTCTCCGTATGAATTAGATATTTACTTACCCGAAATATCATTGGCTATAGAATTTAATGGTACTCATTGGCATAGTGTAGAATTTGGCACTCCGAAAGATTATCATTTAACTAAAAGTATATTATGTAAAACAAAAGGAATAAGATTAATACACATCTACGAGTTTGAAGATTTAGAAGAACAAATAAGACTTGTCAATCTTCTTATAAATGGAACAGATTTATTTCCACAAGAAGATTTTAATAAAAACAATTTATATTTAAACAATCCACCATCTCCTTGTATTATATATAATGATAACAGACATACAGTATATGGTGCGGGAAGATTAGTATTGTAGGGAGGTAGAAATAATGGCACTCTTTAAAGATAATATAGCAAATGACAAACAGGAAGAGGTTGTTCTCAAAGGTATACAACCAAGAAATCAGTTTATGTATAGGGTATTCAAAACCCTACGCACCTTGTCTATTATTGCTCTTATAATAGCCGCTCTTTTATTTGCTTCTACTTTTGTCAAACAAACTGCTAATATTACAGGACATCCTATTTTCAGACACATTATTTTATATTGTGGTGTTTTAGCTCTTGGATTGCTTTTATTAGCTTTTATTGTTAAGGGATTATTCTTGAGAAAAGCTCCATTCGATGATTGGGTGTTCGAAATCGCACAAAAAAGATTAGGCACAGATGTAATATTTTATGACAGAAAATATATATACATAGAATATGACCGTTCAGGAAAAGAAGTTGACAAAAAAGAATTTGTTACTGAAATGAGTGACAAGTCCATACACTTTTCTTATTTCTATATAAAAACATTTATTGACAGAGGTGTTATTCAAGTAGAATGTAAGAAAAGGCAACCTATTCCTAAAATGGCTAAATTCAAACAAGAAGATGACCTCTTTTGGAACATTATACCTGTAGGTTTATGTATTAACACTAATACTCAACAAGTATCTCCTATTGCTTGGTATCTTAACGACCAAAATAAAAACCCCTCTTTATATCCTACTATTCCCTCCACATCAATGCTCATAGCGGGGGGTACAGGGTGTTTTTCTGAACAAACTCCTATTAGAATGTTTAATACATTAGAAAGACCTTATGATAGTACAATGTGAAATATGTGGAAAAGAAATCCAAATATGTGGGATAAGTAGTCATATACGCCTATCGCATAGTATTACTTTGAAAGAGTATTATGATAGTTACCTAAAAAGTGCAGATGAAGGAAAATGTGCTTTGTGTGGAAAAGATACAAAGTTTAATGGTTATGTGAAGGGCTATCTTAAATATTGTTCCTCTAAATGTGCAAATTCTGACACTAATGGAAATCTACAAAAACAACTGCGTTCAGAAGAAACCAAAGCAAAGAGAACTTCTACGGTTAAAGAAAAATATGGTGTATCTAATGTATTGAAATCTCCTATAGTAAAACAAAAGATAATTCAAACTAATTTATCTAAATATGGAGTATCAAATGTTTTTGCAAATAAAGATATTCAAGAAAGAATTAAACAGACTAATATTTCTCGGTATAATGCAGAAAACCCATTTGCATCTGAAAGTATAAAAGAAAAAATAAGACAATCATTATTACAAAAATACGGTGTAAGCCATCCTATGTATTCTGATGAAATCAAACAAAAAATGATGACTACCAATTTAGAGAGATATGGGGTGTCAAATACTTTACAGTTAGAAAAAGTATATTCTGATGAATGTTGGAGTAAGAGAACAAATACATTACGCAAGAATGACAAAAGAAGCAAGATGGAAAAATATTTTCTTCTATTATTAGAAGCCTATAATATATCTTCTTATATAGAAGAATATAAAGATAGTCGTTATCCCTATTTTTGTGATTTTTATTTACCACATTTAGATTTATTTATTGAAATAAATAATCATCCTTCTCACGGAGGACATTGGTTTGATAGTAATAACAAAGTAGATTTAGATAAATTAGGTGAATGGAAATCTAAACAATCATCTTCATACTATCAAAGAGCTATTTCTATATGGACAGTTGAGGATGTGCAAAAAAGATTATGTGCTGAACGAAACAATATAAATTATGTTGTATTATGGAATAAAGAAGATATAGACAATTGGTTTAATGATAATTTACCAATAAGAAAAGATTGGTTACTGTAACTGTATATCTTGATAAGCCCTTGTAATGGAAAGAGTTTAATATTACTATTTTTTTTTACACACATGAAAAGAAACACAACAAAAGAGAATACCTTAAGTCGCGTTAAAAGAAAAAGGGTTGGTAATTTCACTACAAGGGTTTATTAAGAAAAATATATTAAAATAAATTAGTATAATCTATTGACAAATTCTTCCATATATGATACAATATAAACATCAAACAAAGGAGGACAAGCTAATGCTTAACTACAACACCACTCGTAAAGAGGATAGCCAGATCGAACAACACCTTAACGGACTTGTAACCCGAATTCTCAAAGAGAAATTCAATTCGGTGGAACTTGTTCATGATAAGAAAAGGCAAGTCCGTGGAATTGATGCCATAATTGACGGAATGAATGTAGATTTTAAGATGCTTTCTTCCAAAGCATCATTGAAATATCTTCCCCGCACAAATAATTGGGAGATTTCCGTTCTTAATAAAAACGGCATTAGGTATGATGGTTGGGGCGTAAACGCTTCTCTCGAAACCACGCACTTGCTCATTGGTGTAATCCACAAACACTCCGTACCAGATGGTGAAAATATTTCAAACGCTTCACAACAGGTAGAAGAGATGGAACTTATCTTGGTAAGCAAAAAAGCCATGTTGGAATACATTGAAAATTCCATAGGTTTTGATAGAATAAAGAAAGACCTGTGGAGGGTTGAGGGCTGTGATGATAGAGTAGTTTACAATGACGAAGTAAAACTTATGTGTGCTACGAGACTTGCTGAACAGCCTGTAAATCTGCTTATCAATCTTCGGGTATATAGAAGATTGGCAGACAAGATTATTCGCTACACAAAGGCGGCATAATTAAACCTAATATAATAACAATAAGGCTAACCTTAAACAAGTTAGCCTTTTTATATAGACGAAAGGGAACGATTATGATATGAACAGAAAGTTATTTGAAAAACATAAGCGTAATAACCGTATTAGACAAACACGCCTAAAAGAACAAAGGCGATTTGAAAAAGCAATCAATTATGAATACGGACAGGGATTAGGGTATTATTTAAAAACTAAAAAATATAATACAGGATATGAAATCTGTTTTCTCCCTGAACGAAATGTTCCCAAAATAGAACTCTATGGTAAAGTAATTGTTGAGGGAGGATATTACCCACCAACAGTTACAAAAAGACCTGTAACTTTTAGTGTGGTAGATACTCCTGAAAGAGTAGCGAGACTGAATATAAGGAAAAAATCACACAAGAAGCACAGTAATAAAATAATGCGACATAGCCAAGATATTCCTAATTATAGTGGATATAAAAGATATTATGACTTGGCTTGGGAATTAACCTAATAAAAAAGGAAGGAAGTACAAAGCGAAAGGAAAAATGAGATACAGAGTATATTTAGATGATAACTCTTTTATTATTGGAAATGACAATAAACAATTATTTGTATTTAAAGGCTTTCTATTCCCAAAGAAATATTGCTTTTCAATTTCAGAATTATTAGAAATGACCGACTACTTTAAATACTATCTTATAGATAATATTAATGGTAGAAGAATAAAAAGGTCTTTCCGAATAGAAGAAGATAATTCAACCCTTCCTGTTGATGCTCGATATAAATTAGCAAAAAATATTGAGCTTGGAGATTATGTGGTTGGAGAAGATAATACTCCCCGTCAAATTACTAAATTACATACAGGACTATCAGATATGTATGAATTGACTATTGACGGAGAAACCTTTTATGTAAATGCAGAACATATATTATCTATGGTAGATAAAGAAACGGGTGAACATATAGATATGCCTGTTGATGTTTTTCTACAAATGGATGAATCCTTCCAAAGTAAAATGGCTATGGAAAAAGTATAAGTAAATATAACCTTACATTATTACTAACAAAGAGATAAATATATTCTCTTTGTTTTTTATTATACAAATAATAAGTAATTTTGTAAGTGCTATATATAACCCAATCTTGGGAAATATATATTAAGGAGGAAATTTATTTGAAACAAGTAAACTTTGCTGTAAAACCATTAAATCAAATTGGACAATATTATGGTTTTACATTGGACACCTCTCCAAAGTTTCAATCTCCTTTTGGAGCTATTCTACACAATTCAGGAAAGTCAGTTCTTGAACAGTCCATTGTAGGTCATGTATCAAGATTCCCCGACCACTTTCAGTTAGCGGGCGTAAACCAATTCGCGCATTCCTTTTGAACCATATTACTCATGGGTGTGATTTAGATTTTATTCTAAATTGCTAACGGTATCAGAAAAATAAGACTTCTCTATGAAATGTTACAACAAGATATAGGGATATAAACCATAGACGAATAATCTGAATAAGAGACGGTAAACCTGAAAAATGGTGAGATAAACCGAATACCGTGCTAAACTCAAAAAATTGAGGAAGTGTATCGACTATCCCATTAAGGGAGTACATCCGAGGATGAGTTACGGATGGAAGTGGAAGGAGTATAATAAATGATAACTTGTAAAATATGTGGTGAATCGTTTGAAACAGCAAAACAGTTATCATGGCATATAAAACATCATAACTTAACAAATGTAACATATTATGACACTTATCTAAAGCGGGAAGGAGAGGGAATCTGTAAATGTTGCGGAAACCCTACCAAGTTTATTAGTCTTAATCAAGGATATAATTCCCGATGCAGTAAAAAATGTCAGTATGCAGATAAAACGATTCAAGAAAAACGATTAGCCACACACTTAAGAGTACACGGATATAAAACTTCATTTTGTACGAGGGAAACGCAAGATAAAGTTAAACAAACATTTATCGAGAATTATGGGGTGAACAATCCGTTTAAATCAAAAGAAATACAAGAAAAAATTAAACAAGCAAATATTGAGCGGTATGGTGTAGAGAATGCCCATCAACGCATAGATGTTATAGAAAAAACAAAACAAACAAATTTAGAACTATACGGTAATATATGCACATTACAAGCGGGAGAGATTAAAGCAAAAGCCATTAAAACACTTGTAGAAAAGTTTGGGGCTGAAAATGTTTTTGCATCAGAGTATGGCAAAGAAAAAATTAAACATACCAACATGGAAAGATATGGGGTTAAAAATCCTCAACAAAACAGAGAAATTCAAAAGAGAACTTTAAGCCATTACAAGTATGATAATTTAAACTTTGATAGCTCTTGGGAATTAGCTGTATATATTTATTGTAAAGATAATAACATACCTATCAATAGATTACCAATTAGACTTGAATACTACGATAGTAATAATAAAAAACATTATTATTTTCCAGATTTCTTAATCAATGATGAGCTGATTGAGATAAAAGGACTTCAATTCTTGGATGAAGATAGACAACTAAAGGATAAAGATAAACGCAAGTGTATGGCTGATAATAATGTTATAATGTGGACAGTCGAAGAAGTACAACCACACCTAAACTATTGTATTAGTAAATTTCATGATAAACATTGGTATAAGCAGTTTAAAATTCACAAATAAGTCATTTATTATACAAGATATAGTCAGTTTATTATAGAAATATAATAAGTAAATGGGATTGTAAAAGAGTGGAATTCAATTTGTTGCGGGGGGTTAAAGGAGTCAAAGGAGTTGCGCTTGATGTAGCAACAGCGGCGGCACTTGCGGCAAACTTTCAAACTCTAATGATGAGCCGCTTCAAATTTATGGAGAAGCAACAAGTCAATAATATATATAAGTGCAAAGGAGTCGAAGTAGATTATTTTGAAATTTTCGGTAAAAAATGTCAATTCGATGAAATGTTTGAGCTTACTGTTGACTTGGACGAAACAGATAGAAATTATGCAAAGAACCTAATGATATATCCTGAAGGTAGACAACCCATTATTCTTACTATTGAAGATATATATAATGGTTTACAGAAGAACAAGTGGAAGCATCCACAATTACCCGAAGTCAAGGGTTACAATTCTTATGTGGATGCTAACTCAATTAGGAAAACAAGAGGGGAATATACCCCAAAGTGCATGATACTGTTATGTGATGAACTCAATGAGCTTAATGGTGTTATAGGCTCGGTATATAAAGGTTAATGTTTATTTTGATAACTTAACCAATATGTGCAAAAATTAACCTATTTAATTGCTGAAAAGCTATAATGTTCTTTTAACTACAACGAAGTTTTGAAATACAGACAGTCGTGAATGTTGCGAAAGCAGAAAAAATAAAAGAAATCGGCTATGGTGAAATAAAAGGTAGTAAAAGCAATCTACTCCTACGGTCGTTTAATAATTAGTAATCAGCAACCAACTCTCGAATAGAGAACGGTTCAGAGACTATCGAAAGTATAATATAAGAGAAAAACTTATATGAATAAATGAGTAGAGTACCGCCTTAACGGTTAGCGATATAATGAGAATAGTTATATATAAGTCTATTAAAGGGAAGTGGTAGGTATTTTATATATGGTAATAGTATATAGGATAAAGATATAGTCCATTTATGTATGACATCAGATGATTATAAATCGGTAGACACAGTAAAACAGGCACTTGGGAGTATAGCTCGCCTCGGAAGAGCCGCGGCTACCCACCTTGCTCTTGCTTAACCTAAAAGGAAAATATTTAATGGTAAAATGTCTAATTTGTGAACATACAAGTCCAAATTATAGAGGGCTTGGTTGTCATATTGCATTGGCACATGGTATGACAACACAAAACTATTATAATTTATATTTAAAAAAAGATAACGAAGATATTTGTCAAGTATGTGGTAATCCTACTAATTTCATCAATCTTGCTCTTGGTTATCGAAAAGTGTGTAGTGTCTCTTGTGGGCAAAAACATCCTAACACAAGAAATAAAATAGAGGCTACAAATATCGCTCGGTATGGGAAAACAACGCCATTATTAACAGAGGAATCATTACAAAAAAGTCATAATAAACAAGCGATGACTAAAAAACGAGCGACAATGATTGAACGATATGGCTATCCAAATTCGTTTTGCACAATGGAAACACAACATAAGGTACAACAAACTTTATTAAAACGCTACGGAAATAATAATCCTATGTGTGGTAATGTACTTGAAAAATATAATGGAACAAGGTCATCTTGGGAAAATATACTAAAAACCGCACTATTAGAACATAATATTCCTTTTGAGTATGAATATAATAAAGATTTGCGTTATCCATATCATTGTGATTTTTATTTACCCAATACTGATACTTTTGTAGAAATTAATGGTTATTTTACCCACAACAATCATTGGTTTGATGAAACCTCTCAAGCTGATGTAAGTGTATTAAACGCATGGAAAGAGAAAGCCAAAACATCTAATAAAATGCAAATGGCTATAGATATATGGACGAAAAAAGATGTAGAAAAAAGAAAGTGTGCTAAACAAAATAAATTAAATTATGTAGTTTTATGGACACTCGAAGATATTCATAATTGGATAGCTTCTAATTTTGAAATTAGACATGACTATTAAGAAATAAAAAAAAACAGGCACTATATATAAGCAATTATGTGTAGTTATCCCATTGAATTGCGGGAAGATATTAAGGTTCTTTTGACTACAACATAGACATGAAATAAAGTCAAGTGTGAATGTTACGAAAGTAGAAAAAACAAAAAGAAATCGGCTATGGTGAAATAAAAAAATAGTAAAAGTAATCTATTCCTACGGTCGTTTAATAATATATCAATCCGCATCCAAGCCTCGAATAGAGGAAGGTTCAAAGACTATCGAAAACATAACTTATAAGAAAGATATAAGTGAAGAAGTGAGTAGAGTAGCAGAAATGCGAAGTGGTGGGTAATCTATATATGGTAACAGTATATAGATTAAAGATATAGTCTTGGTATTTTTCCTTACCAGTGTCAGAGAGCATCGGGTAACACAATAAGTACAGACCTAAAGAACAATATACAGTTAAGCATTATACTTGGCGCATTCGATACGGGAGCCTCGACTTTAATGTTTGAAAAAGATATTAGTAATCTGGCTAAACCGGAGATAAAGGGGCGCGGTTTCTTACAAAGTGGTAATGAAATCATAGAAACACAAACATATTATACACAACCAGAGGATGAAAACCATTGTCCTCTATAAACCCATTTAATTGCTTGAACATCCTTAAAGCTATATATACCACAACATAATTAGAAATGATAAGTGTGAGGGTTTTAAAAAATATATAGATTGGACAATAAGCAACCAAAACTCTAAAATTAGTCTATTTAATAATTGATAGATAATCAAGAGAAAGGCTCAACGACTATCCCTGTATGGGAGTACCTTTTAAGCAAAAGGGAAAGAGTGGGTAAAGTTAAAATTATGCAATGTCAATTATGTAATGAAAATGTTAATGTTTTAGGAGTACACATAAAAATACACAATATATCTCCTAAACAATATTATGACTTATTTTATAAAACATCACAAGAGGGTATTTGCCCTGTATGTAGTAAAGAAACAACTTTTTTAGGATTAACTAAAGGATATAGAATATTTTGTTCTAATTCTTGTAGTGCATTATATAATCAAAATAGAAAAGATGTTCGAGATAAAACAAAACACACCTTACAAGAAAAATATCAAATAACTTGTGCTTGTGGAAGGGGAAACTCTTCATATAGAGCTAACCAAACTAAAAAAGCGTTAATGGCTAAATATGGAGTAGATAATCCATTTTATCTAACTACTATACAGGAACAAATTCAAAATACAAAAACCGAAAAGAGAACTTTATTTGAGCAAGAAAACAAATGTACTCGAATGAAAACATTAGTAAATTTATATGGTGAAGGTTGGAAACAAAATAAACAATTAAATATACCTCGTATATACTATTGTAATTCTGCTTTCATTCCAAATGAATATATACCTATTATAAAAGAGTATTATAATTCTCATATAGCAACTACTGATACTTTACCAGAACAAGAAATTGTTAAATGCTTAATGGGGGTATATCCGTATGAAATAATAAGGCATATAAGAACAATAATATCTCCTTATGAATTAGATATATATTTACCACATAGAAAACTTGCAATAGAGTACAATGGAACATATTGGCATAGTAAAGTACCGAAGGATTATCATTTGAAGAAAAGTTTACTATGCAGAGAAAAGGGCATACGACTTATTCATATATACGGTTTTGAAAATTTTGAAGAACAACTATCACTTTTAACCTATTTAATAATGAACGAAGATAGATACCCAAAAGATGATTTTAATAAAAATAATCTTATTGACATTATTCCTACACCGAGTATTATTTATAATAAAGAATGTGTTGTGTATGGTGCGGGAAATATAATTTTATCTGAATGATATAGTCTGACCTCTTATGAAAATAAGAGAGGAATATTTTTATTCCTATCATAGAGTAGCGAACTATGGTAAACATAATGTGGATTGGGAATTTGATGAAAGTCTGAAGATGACTTATGATAATCCCGTTTTCCTTGAATTAAAAAAACGGCGTAAAGAGGAAATCAAAAATGAAGGATGGGTTAGACAATACAAACTTGATGACCCCGATGGTGGTGTTTCTAATACTGATGAAAATGAAGAACAAGAAGATACTACCCCTGATTTCATCAAAAACGCTTTAAGTGATGAAGAAGACTTATTTAATAATAAGAAGGAAGAAACTCCTGAACCGCCAAAAGTATCAGAGAGAATAACACCTCCTGTTAGACCTAATAGGGATATTTCTGACAGACCTAAAATCCAATTTAATGTAGATACAAAACCTGTTGAAGCAAAACCTGTTGAACCATCAGCAGTAAGTCCTACTATTGCTCCTGAAGTATCAGAAAACCCACAACCAAAGGGATTTAAGTTGAACTTCCCGAAAGCAGAATCAACAGACACAAGTTCTACTGAAAAACCAAAAACTCCTTTTAAGTTCTAAATTTAGGTTATTTATTATTAAGAGAAGAATAATAGCTCTTTTGAATAGTTTTGCAAATACATTCGTTTCTATACTATTTAATAAATGACAATCTCTATTTGATTGAATAACAACTCTCTTAATGGTTAATATATCTTCTTATAGAATTAATATTATTTAGACTTTTTACATTCATATCTATATAAGAACTAAAATTAGTCTATTTAATAATGAAGGAATATTATAAACAATTCAGTTTTTCTATATTTGGAATAAATTGAATTATTTAATAATACCAGAGGGTATTAATCCCCTTAATACCCTCTTTAATATATATATACACATCTTCCTACAATAAGAGCGTACCGAATAGAAATTGTGGGAAACAAAAATATGAAAGGAAACCAAAATGTTCAAATCAACAAAAAGACTTCTTTCTTTTGTGATGGCGATAGCAATGGTATGCAGTATTATAGTGTCGGCTATACCTGTAACCGCTTTTGCGGAAAAACCCGATACTGAACCCATTAAAGCCAAGACGAGCTATACAGAAGTATGGTCTATGGTGGGTGCAGAATATACTGCATATACATCTTATATTGCGGCTCAAAATGCCCTTGATAATATGAAACAGGGTAAACCCGCAGGAGATGAGGGTATTGCTATTACAACAAATAATGAACCCGCTGTTTTCGTAATAGAAAAGAACGGAGATTCATATACTTCAAATACTCTCGAATTCCTTATTGGGGAATATTTCGTAATAGAAACCAAAATTCCAAAGGGATATAATCTTGATGAAACAATCCATACAATGAAGATTGTTGCGGGTGGCGAAGCTACTACCATAATGGATGGACTTGTTATCTCTATGGAAACTCCCAAGTTCTTTGAGGCTTCTATTGAAAAGAGGATAAGTTTAGCAACCCCTCTATATACTAATGAGGAATATTTAGCATCCCATCCTATTATTGGTGCTAAATACGCTCTTTTTACAAATCTCGCTGATGCAGAGGTTGTTAAAAATCAGATAGACTCTTACGCGGGTAGTAATAAGTACCCAAAGACCGTTCCTTATAGTAATGTTGCTCTTGATGTAAATGGTAATGAAGCAATATTTACCATTAGTAATAATAACGGTTCTTGCACCCCGAATAGCATTTGGCTTGACGAGGATGTTACTTATTACTGCATAGAGGTTGAAAGACCTAATGGATATTTGTTTGATAATAACATATATACCATTAGTGGCAATGGCAATACTCAAGTGAGCGTAACTTCTACTGAACGCGAAGCAACCACTTGGATTCGTGTTCGCAAGGTTTGGAAAAACGATGCTTGGGTACAGACCGTAAACCCACAAGAATATAATTTAGGTGTAACATGGACACTATTCAAGGCTGACGGCGTTTCTGTTGTAGCAACTGGTAAAACCGATGCTCGTGGTGAAATGGTATATGATACTGTATTCCCCGCAGATAATAAACCCGCAGTAGAAGTTCCTATTGGAAATTATATCCTTGAGGAAACAGCAATCGACCAAGATAGTGGTAAGATTTATGATAGGCAGAGAATGACTATTAATGCCACAGCAGATAATAATATCAATAATGTTGTGGAATTCACTCTCCGCAATGAGCCATATAGTCCTGAATTCTATTTTGGTTTAACTAAAACTTTATCCACAGCAGATGAACAGTATTATGATTTATCTCTTGTAGGTACACAATTCACAGTATATTATTTTCTTAATGATGAATTAAGTTATAACGAATTATTTACTACTGATGAAAATGGTAGAGTTGTTATTAAGGAAAGTATGAAGAATCGTGCCGCAAAGAGGTGGGTTCTTGAAGCCAAAGATGCTGAAACCCCTTCTCCTGTAATTCTTGATGATGGTAGTGAAGGTATAATGCTTGCTACTACTATTTACTATAATGAGGATTATCTTGTTGGTGGAGATACTTTCTACCACAATGAATTAGGGGAAACTGTTGCTCTAATCGGTACTTATGTTTTCGAGGAAACAAAGACCACAGAGGGCTTCTATGCTGTTGACTCTTGGATGTGGAATATGAGGAACAACGGTGCAAATACCCACATTGGATGGGACGAATATCCTACTATTCCTAAAGAATTAACAGTTGCGGCTAACCGTAGACAAACTGTTACTATTGAAATAAAGAAAAGCTCTAATAACTCCGATAAGCCCAATTATTATGGTACGCTACAGGGCGCAGAGTTTAGACTTGAGTTCTTTAATGAAAACACTGGTGCATGGGAGAATGCAACTGCTACTGACCTAATCCTTAATCAAGAAAACGATGCAAGTTTATTGGTTACTGATAGTGAAGGTAGGGCAACTTCTCTACCTATGAAGCCTGGTAGGTATAGGCTTTCCGAAATTAAAGCACCTTTGGGACATACACTTAATCATGTAGAAAATGGTACAATCAATAATAATTATTTCGAGTTTGAAATCTTTATTGACCCTGAAGAAGTTTATACTTCTAATGGAGCTATAAATGTTGTTTTCTATTATGATAGTGAATATACTGATAGGCTTACTAACCATACAACTGTAAACATTTTCCATAAGAACGGATATACTGTTAATGGTGATAAGAAACTCCTTATTGGCGCAACCGTTCAGCTTTGGGAAATGAATGGTGATAATTACGCTGTTCAACTTCCTCTTTATGGACAAATGGATTATGTTACTACAGGAGAAACCATCGACCTTTATGGACTTCATGTAGGTAAGACTTATCGTATTCTTGAGGTAAAACAACCTGACGGCTATCTACCCCCACAAGGACACGAAGCCTATGTTGAATTTACTGTTGCAGATGATGATGCTACATATAATAGAGAAATCATCAACGAAAAGCCACCTCGACTTAAGTCATACGCACAATTTGATACAGGTATATTAGAAGCGGGTTATAATACAGATGTTGTATTAATCGACCATTTCTGGGTTGAAGACCTACTTCCCAATAAAACTTATACCTTTAAAAATGTTGCTCTCCGTAATAGTGTTGATGGTACTATTGTAGCTACCACAGATGATTATGTATTCACTACTGATTCCGTAACTACTGAATTTGATGTTAAGTTTGAATTTGATAGTTCTATTTTGTCAAGTGGCACTTATGTTGTCACAGGTGAATTGCATAGAAACGACCGTCCTAATATCACACAGGTTGCTATCCATTACGACCTTGCAGATTGGGATGAATCTATTGTTAAAGTAGCAATCGGCACATTTGCTTTTGATAAGAGCAAAGACGAAAGTGATAAATTAGCAAAATACCTCTTGAATGATGAAAAAGGTATTGTTAGAGACCGTGTAGACTATTACAGCGCAGTTTGTGGCACTACTTATAAAGTAAATGCAAAACTCGTTGATGAAGATGGAAATGTTGTAAGCGAAGTTACAGTAGATTATACTGTTCCTAATGGTGAAACTACTACTGATGGGTATTTTTATGTAGATATTCCAGTAGATTCTACTCTTTATAATGGACACACTCTAACTGTGTTTGAATATATCTATCACAATGATATACTTATTTCAGCGCACGAGGATTTGACTGATTCTAAACAGCAAGTTTATATTCCTTCTGTGAAAACCATTGCAACCGAAGTTGTTGTAACTGGTGAAGAGGAAAACGAGTATTGGTTTGAACTTTCCGACCTTGTTATCTATACAAATCTACCTCCACATACCGAATGTGTTGGTACTATGACCGTAATGGATAAAGAAACAGGCAAGCCCCTTGTTGATGAGGAAGGTAATACCTATACCGCTGATGTAATCTTTACTACTGACGAAAGTGGTAGCGGAAGTTATGTAGCTACTGTTAAGATTCCTTACTATCTTGTGCAGGGTAAGACCTATTCCGTATTTGAGGCTGTTTATACTGATGGTATAGATTTGGCACATCACTACGAATGGGATGACAACGACCAGATTGTTCACTTCCCCAAAATTACAACTAATGCTTGGTATGTTGTAAATAAAGATACTCTTTCTCTTGAAGATGGAGATGTTTATACAAAGCATATTCCACATACACAGGCAACAGTTAATTTGATGGATATTGTGGATATTACCAATCTTGAAAAGGGTAAAACATATTCCGTTATTGGTACTGCCGTAATGGTAGATGCTGACGGTGTAGAAACTCTTATTGGTACAGGCGAACAGGTTAAGTTTGTCGCAACTGATGATAGTGAAACAGTTGCAGTTAATTTCTATGGCATTAATATAGAACTACTTCTTAATACAAGCGGTGCAAGGCTTGTTATTGCTGAATATCTATATGATGACGGAATGAACTTAATTGGTAAGCATTATGATATGACCGATTACGACCAAACTCTACGCTCTCCAATATATAAGACCGAAGCAACCGATACCGCTGATACTGATAAATATATATATAATGTAGGCGAACAGGTTATCATTGACCTATTCACTTATGAAGATGTAATGCCTGGTATTGAGCAGAAGGTAGTCACATGGTTGGTTGATGAATATGGTAATGCAATCCTTGACCCGAACGGTAATAGGTATGAAGTTATCACTTACTTTACTCCTACTGAAACAAGTGGAGAGTTTATAATTGAAATTCCTGTAGACGGTGCTTATCTTGAAGGTAGAACTATTACAGTATTTGAGAATGTGTATGAAAACGATACTCTTATTGGTATTCACCATGATTTGAGTAAAGAGCATCAGACTGTGTATGTTCCCTATGTAAGAACTCACGGTTCTTATGCTTCTATTGTTGATACAAATACTCAAACACATAAGGTACTTGACCCAACAGAAGAAGGTAAGCAGTACATTGAAATTACTGATGTTCTTGAATACAAGAACTTCCCCGTTGAAGAACTATTTGGTATTATTACACTTGTTGATAAAGAAACAGGTGAGCCTCTTGTAGATGTAAACGGTGAAGTTATTGCAAAAGAATATACATTTAATAATGAAACCGAAAATGGCAGTTACAATGTCGTTATTCGTGTAGATATTGAAAGCATTAGAGAAAAGAGCTTTGTTCTATTTGAGGAAGTTTATCGCATTGTAGAAGTTACCAATGATGATGGTACTACTGAAATTAAGCGTATTCCTTTGGCAGAGCATAAGGACTTGAACGATGAAGAGCAAACAATTATTCTTCCTACTTTGGAAACTATTGCTCTTGACTATATCACAGAAGACCATGTTGGTTATACCAATAGTGATGTAACTACTGTGGTTGATACTGTTCTTATCTATAATGCTAAACCTAACCATCCGTATAAGTTGGTTGCAAGATTGGCTAATGTTAATGAATCTACTGAAGATGAAATCGTTTTCATTGATATTGAGCCTGTTGTAGTAGAAATTATAACTCCTGAAGATGTTCCAGAAGTTTATGAGGTTCTTGTTTCTATTGATGTTCCTACAGAACTCCTTCAGAATCAGACCGTTGTTGCTTTTGAAACTCTAATGGATAATGGTGTTGAACTTGCTTTCCACGCTGACTTGACTGACGAAAATCAGACTGTGGAATATAAAGACCCCACTATTTCTACAACTGCTGTAAATGCAACTGATGATGAAAGACTTGCTAATGATATTACTGTAATTCATGATAGAGTAGATTATACTAACCTAAAGGTTGGACAAGAATATACTTTGGAAGCAACAGTAATGAATAAGGCAACTGGTGAAGTTATGCTTGATGCAGAGGGTAATCCTTATGTATTCACTCATACCTTTACTGCTGAAACTGTGGATGGTTTTGAAATAGTTGAATGTGAATTGGCGCATCAGACAGTCAATGGTGCTACTATTGTTATGTTTGAACGCCTATATGTAAACTATGAATCCGATAATAAGATTCTTATTGCATCCCACGAAGATATTGATGATGAGGCTCAAACCGTACAACTTCCTCTCGAAGCAAGAGTTGTTGTAACAAAGAAATCTGCGGGTACTTACTATTACCTTGCGGGTGCTGAAATCACAATTTTCGACCAAGACGGCAATATTGTTACAGATAAATATGGTAAACCCGCTGTTGGTGTAACTGACGAACACGGAATTATTGTATTTGAACTGTTTGTTGATAACGATAAGAACTATTATGCACAAGAAACAAAAGCTCCTGCGGGTTATGAAATTAATCACACCAAGTTTATGCTTGTAAGGGATGAAAACGGTGTTCTTGTTGCTAATATTGAGCTTGAAATCCTTGACGAATTGATTATTATTCCTCCTACTCCACAAACAGGAGATAATAATTCTACTTGGGTTTGGATTGCACTTATCGCAATCGCCGTGTGTGGAATTGGTGGGCTTATCCTTGTTAATCTCAAAAAGGGTAAGAAAGAGTAATATATTATCTTATTTGCTTTGGGAGAGAGGATTCTTTCTCTCTCCCATTTTTAAAAGTTAGAAAGGATATGTATGAATAATAAAAATATTTTTAAGAAAGTGATAGCAAGCACTCTCGCAATTGCTTCTGCTGTTGGTGTTGGTATTGGTATTGTAAAAACTAATATGCACAACATAAGTGCGGATGCTCCAGACCCACAACATTGGACAGTATGTACTAATTCCGCAAATGTGAATAATAATATTGCGGATATATATGGCGGTGATTCGCATAACTTGGTACAATATGAGCGCATTGATTCTTCACTTGGAAATGTTGTCGCGCATGAGGCGTATGGTATTGGTTTTTCGTCTGCATTGATGTTACAGCTTCATCAAGAAGGGAGCGACATTTTGGCAGGGTCAGCCACAAAACCCACAATGATTTGGGCGGCATCCAAAGGTTATCCGAGCGCAACAAAGTATGTATATAATACAACTGATACAAGCCCGAACGGGCAAGGATTGTCAGCATTGTATCTGCCATATTATAAGCAACATCTTTATAGGCTTGATGGAAAAGTAGCATATTGTTTTGACTATACTACAGCAGACAAGAACGGCGGTAGTAACTATCCCTATGTTATGTCAAGTAGTTTAGATGCGGCTCAAATTCCTCACGATAATCAACTCTTTGGATATGCGGGAACAAACAGGGCAGCCCTTAACACCGAAGAGCTTATTATGAAGACAGCAAAGGCGGCACAGTTTTTATCAATGAACAACTTTGCGTGGTTCAAAGACCCCGCTAATATGTCATTATGGATAAAAGATATAGAAAACGCTCAAACATATACTCATGGGGGGGTAAGCGTATCAAATAAACTATGGGTTCCTTCCCTTAATAGATACGCTACTGTAGAGGATATTTATAATGCGGCACTATCCGCGGGAGACCGATTCTATGAAACATTGGTGCAGTTTATGGTGTGGAACACCTTAAATGGAAATCCGTGGAGTACAGAAACCAATACAGGCAACATTTACGGTTATGTTGTTCATGGCACAGGTGGTCAACCCACTACAATTGTGGACAAAGATGGTAATGTTCATACTTCCACATCAAGCGAATATTGGGGGATTACTCCTGGAGGCATTTTCAAGTTTCCTGAAATGCTTACGCAAGGATGGGAGAACTTTAATAATGCTTCGATGGAAATGTTTCAAACTAATACTTGGGTAAGTGAATACTCATTTGAGCCTGGTGAATCCATAACGATTTATCCCAATGAAACTTATTCCCAACTGTATGGTCTTGGAGAGGTTTCAGGTAGGGCTGTTATTAGATACCTTCAAGAATTATATCCAAACGCTCCAAGTACCGTGTGTGGAAATAATGATATTACAATAAGATTTGAAAATAACACGGCGATTTTACAAGCATCTGAAAACGCAACACCTTCCGACTGGTCTGGTTGGGATAATCTTCGTGGTGGTGGCTTCTCCTTATTTTCCACAGCACCATACCAATTGAGTGGATATGAAAGAAACAATTCAGAAAACTTTGGCTCTACATTAAATAATAATACAGGCGCGGGTCAGTTCATTGTAGATTGCGGTGCGCTCAAAATGCTTATGGTTAGAGTTAGAGTGACACAACCTGATAATAATGAGGGATATGCTTATATTAAAAAGACAGTTCCTTCAGGATATTCCGCACAAGGCGCAACATTCGGACTGTATGCAAGCCAAGCTGATGCAAATGCTGATAACAACCGAATTACTACTTTAGTTATTGGAACAGATGGCAATTCTCCCGCGTATTCTATTAGTATGGGTACAGCTACTTCAACAACTCTATGGGCGAAAGAATTAACTGCTCCAACCCAAAGTGGTGCAAACTTTGAATGGATTATGGATAATAGTCCTAAACAAGTTACTGTTACAACTGATAATACAGCAGAAAACCCCGCCGAATTTGCCTTTACAAATAATGTAAAAGAATATGGTTGGGGACAGGTGCATAAATCTGCTCCTACAGGATATTCACCCATTGGCGCAGAATATACTTTATATTCAGATGCTAATGCACAAACCCCTTTAACTGCTGACAAGTTCGCTAATAATACAGTACAGAAATTCACTATTGATGCTGAAGGCAATTCTAACAAGATTAAGTTCAATGTACCTACAGGCGGCACACTTACTGTATATGTAAAGGAAACTAAACTTCCTAACCCCGCAGACAATATTGAATGGGAGTGGGACACTACAATTCACACTCTTAATATTACTGTTGGTAAAACGGAGAGCAAACCCGCAATGGTAAATTCCTTTGATGGTGTAACTGAACAAGGTTATGGTAAAATTGTAAAGAGGTCTGATGTTCCATCAATGCAAAATGCTGTGGATGGAGCAGTATTCACCCTTCTTACAACAGATGGACAGATAGTAAATGATGTAAGCGGCAATCCTGTTGTACTTACTATTGTGAATGGAGAAAGTGATACCTTTGCAGTTCTTACTGGTGATTATATCTTGAGAGAAACCACCGTACCCGAAGGATTTGCACAAGCTAATGACACCCCTATTACCATTACTGTTGGTGAAACTACTACTGTAACTATTTCAAATCATTATCTCAAGGGACAGGGTAGAATTCATAAAACTGTTTCTGATGATGTAGACATTAACGAATTCCCCGTAGAAGGAATTACCTTTACAGTATATACTAACAATAAGTGTACCGAAATTGCAAGAGACATTCTCACAGGACAGCCAGTTATTTTGACTGTCAGCGCAAATGGAGATACTAATGTAGCTAACCTTGCTTTTGGCACTTATTATGTAAAGGAAACTTGGTGTCCTGATTATTTCACTATTAGTACCGAAATTAAAACACTTGTAATTAATAGTGAAACAACTATTCAGACCGTGGATTTCCACAACGCACTAAACATGGGTATTGGTCGTGTAGAAAAGAAACTTGGTTAATATCCAAAAAATCAGTTTGGCGGTATCTGTTATAAAAACCGCCATCTTTTCTAATATTTGAAAGGAACAACTAATATGCGAAATTATGAATTTCAGAAATTTGTTGACCTATATGTACGAAAGACAAATGACAAAGGAAAAGCAGTAAAAATTAAATTTGCAAAGACAGATGCTTCTACCGCTGAACTTTCTGAAATAAAAGCACTAATAGGAGAAGACTATTATAATGCTTGGGAAATATTTTGTAAAAGGTTAGCAAAAGAATTTAAAGCACAAGAGGAAATTGAAAATTATAAAGAGTTTGTAATGGCAAGTAAAAAGCCAAACAAGAAACTTACTTTGGAATATGCCCTTCCTACCGAAACCATTGTGCTTTAATTTATATACACCCCCGTATTGGTAATTGGTATCTTTTATCAGTACGGGGGATAACATTATTATAAGATAAAAATATATTATGCTTTTTCCTCTTGTTTTTATATAATTGTTATGTTATAATAATGTTATAGTAATTATAGAAAGGAAACTTGTAAAATGAGCAATACAACAGTTTATGAGCTTCGGTTAAAATTAGGAACAGAGAATACTATTGGTGAGTGTTGGACTGTTTACTATTTAGACAAGGATGAAGCCAATAGGGAGTATTGGAATCGTTATAATCGCTCACTTACCGTATCTATTGTGATGAATGCTCTTTCTATGGATGATGCAAGAAATCAAATGACACATGAAGAGTGGAATCAGTTGATGAAAGAAGGACATATCACAATACAAAGGAGGAGATTATAATGAAATCCATAGAATTTTCTGTTCGTGTAATTTGTCCCTCGGCAGTATCTTTACTCATTACAGAATATTGCACAAAGCACGAATTAAAGGCTGAAACACATAAAACAAGCAAACTTCCAAAAGATGAATGGGAAGTTGTTATAACTATCCCTAAAAATAGTGATGGTTTATTTGTTTCAGATATTCAAAAGATAATAACCACTTATGAGGATAATGTAGAAAAATTTAAATCTCTTTGTTACTATTTAAACAATATGTTTTATAGTACAAGCTATGAAACAGATGTGGCAACATTCAAGCTGTTGATATGTTCCCCAAGTATTCAAATACCTTATGAAAAAGGCAAACGCTTTAATTTGAAAATGCTGATTGATATATTGAAATCAACAACATACTCTAAAGATGGCTTCTATAAAATGCTTAAAGAATATTATCCGAAATTATCAGAAGTTGATTTATTAAACATTGCCGATACACATTATAACCTGTTGGCTAATCATATATTGATGCTCGAAAAGTTTTTGCTTGGAGGAAAAATATAATGGAAAATAGTTTTAAGAAATCTGCTATGACATATAACGATTTTGAAAATAAGTTGGATAAACTCTTGGAGCTTCATAAGGACTATACTGATTGCTGTCTCGATGAATTCAATGGTACTTGTTCAAAAGAAACTTACGAGCAAACATCGAGAATTTATTATGATGCATATTATGAATTTCTGCGTATGATACAAGACTTGTATGAGTGTGCTGATGAAACACGCCAAAGAGCGCGAGGATGGAAAATTTAGGTATAGTAAATCACCCATTGCTTAAAGTATATATTTTATAATAAATTGTAAAAGAATTTAAAAAATGTTAAATATATAATAATAGGAGTGAAACATTATGATTATTCAAGAGGGCAATAAAGAAGTTGAAGTTAAATGCCCAATATGCGGGAGCGAATTATACGGAACGCAGTATCTCGGTGAAATTTGGGGTAGAATTTATGTTGTAGAGGTTCATGCCCATTGTCCGAAGTGTACCTATAGAGAAGAAATGTGTTATTCTGAACCTGCTAAATTTATATGTGAAACAGATACCGTGGAAAATAAGGAAAAAGCAAATAAACTTGGAATTGATATTATTCCTGAAAAGGAATATGACTTGATTTAAGAAAAAAAAAATAAGAAGCAACAATTTAAAAAAAAGGAATAATATATGCACAACTTATCTTTTGATGAGAATACCCGACAAGGTATAGTTAATGAGAGAGAAATCTTATTCAACGAATACTCCACCATTAAGAAGAAAAACTTTAATCCATTCGCATTGGGATTAGCATTCTCTCCAATATTCATTATAATATTTGCATGGTTTTCAGGCAAACTTTTTGGGGATAATGTGACACTTGGGGTTTTATTTGCCTTTTCACCAATTATTATTTGTGGCATTGGTAGGTTTTGGTTAAATTTAAGAAAAATCAATAAAATAGAATATCTTGAAAAAACGATAGCAGAGTTAGACAATGAGGGCTATAACCTTGTTAGTCAATCGCTTTGTAAGTATTTTAATATCAGCAGTTCAAGGTTGACTGACGAATTAAGACTGATGTTACAGTCATATCCTACAGTAGTACGGAAAATGGGTACTAACTATTACTATTGGATAGATATTGGTTGTATAAACGAGGTGTATAATATATTAAGCCGAAAGTTTAAACAGGAATCGTATACGGATTCTACTATGGATTTGAATTTAGAAAATCTTAAATTGCAGAATGAGAGCATTGATATAGACAATAAGCAAAAACGATTCTGGCGATGTGATTATTGCAATAATATGAATCGTGCAGAAGAAATGAAATGTTTGGGTTGTGGAGCGGCAAGACCTAACCCATCTTAAAACATAATATATTGTTTTTTATAGTTGCAAATATTTATAAACTGTGGTATAATATAAACAAATAAACTTTTGTATGGAGGATGTATGAAGTCTTACATAGATATAAAGAATCTTCGCAATGAGGATATAATAATTGCAGGAGCAGTAACCCGTGCAAGAAACGATGGGCTTTTTTATAATGGTGATACTATTAGCATTACCGAAAAAAGAGATGGCTCTAATTTTTCTGCTACTTGGCAAGAGGGTAAGGTAGCCGCATTTTCGCGTAGAATGGAACTTGATGAAAAGAATACGCTTCAAGGTGCATATAACTATGTAATGACTTTGGATAGTCATATCTTTTCGGATAACCCTGACTATATTGTTTTCGGAGAATGGGGTTGCAAAAATAAAATCAATTATACTGACAGAAATAGTGTGTGGTATATATTTGATATATATAGCAAATCAAACGATTGTTGGCTTACTCCTGAAGAAGTTAAAGCTTTTTGTGTTAAGTATGGGTTGACTTATATTCACGAATTATATTACGGCAAGTTTATCAGTTGGGAGCATTGCCAAACATTCTGCAATTCTCCCGCTTATGGGGATAAACAAGAGGGAATAGTTATAAGGAATGTTGATAAGTTGAATCAATATATGCGTGGAAATCCCTTTATTCTTAAAATAGTTAATGCCGATTTTAAAGAGAGCCAAGTAAGCAAAAAAATGATAGACCCCGCAGTTGAAGCCGCAAAAGAACAGGCAAATATCGCATTGGCTTCTGTTGTAACCTATAATAGAGTAGAAAAACTTCTGCATAAGCTACAGGAAGATAATATAATACCAACAACCCTTTCTGAAAAAGATATAGGCACAATTGCGAAAGTTCTTCCAAAGAAGGTATATGAAGATTGTGTTAAGGAAGAAAATGAAATAATGAGTGCATATTCTGAATATGCGGGAAGGATATGTGGTAGTCTTACAATGGCGTATGTGCGTAAAATGATTTTGGGTTAATTAGTACAATGAAACTTGGTACGAAATGACAATAGATAGGTGATAACTATGGCGATAGAATATAAAACAGTAACAATAGCATATTTTGTAGATGGTGATTTTTCATGCAAAGTTTCGTATTTACTTGACTTATATGATAGATTAGAATGTTCCACTGTATTTAATGGTGATATTGACTGGGATGTGTACGATTATTTAAAGTCGCATAATTATATTCGTTCATATATTGATGTAATCAACATTACGCCATCTGGTAGAGAATTTTTTGAGGGATTATCAAAGTGAAGAAGCTTTTAACAAAATATATAAATGGAAACTATAATGTTCTTTTGTTTGAAGATGGAACAAAGGTTCGATATAATGATTTAGATAATCTTACCCCCGCTTTCGCAGAATCTTGTGATGTTTGCATTTCAGCCAAATGTGATGGGGGATGTGCTTTTTGTTATGCAAATTGCACTCCAACAGGAAAACACGGAAATCTAAACCATCCAATTCTTGATACCCTACACAGAGGACAAGAATTGGCTATTAACGGGAACGATTTATCACACCCTGATTTAGTTCCATTTCTTCACAGAATGAGGGATAAGGGAGTTATTGTCAATATAACTGTTAATCAAATTCATTTCATTAGGCTTTATAATCAAATTAAACAATTGGTAGATGATAAATTGGTTTGGGGAGTAGGGATAAGCCTTGCAGATAGTTCAGACGATAAACTATTTGAACTTATGTCCACCATTCCTAATAGTGTTTTACACACTATTGATGGATTGCTTACCGAACAGGATATTTCTAATATAAAAAATAAGCCCATTAAACTTCTTGTATTGGGCTATAAGAAAATAGGCAGGGGTAAGCCCTACTATGATGCCCACAAAGAAGAAATTGAGCAAAATATAGAAAGATTGTCAAAGTGTATTAATTCACTCGGAACAATTCTTGTTTCGTTTGATAATCTTGCTCTCGAACATTTGACTATGCAAAGTAAAATAAGTGCAGAAGTATGGGAGAAATCCTTTATGGGAGAAGAAGGAGAATTTACTTTCTATATTGATTTGGTAAATGAAACCTTTGCTATTTCATCTTTGGAAGAAATTAAAGTATGGAATATTAAAGATACAGACACAGTTGATACAATGTTCAATACTGTACGGAATAACAGAAATAAATAATCTTATGAAAACACAAAAAAGAAAAGTATATATAAGTGCGCTTATTATACCTGTACTATTAACTCTTATAGGATTGTTTGGATTTGTATGGGGGCTTAATCATCCAATATATACAGGGGAATATAAAATTAGTATGTACCCAAAGGAAGATTATGTAGAGAAAACCATAATGTCTATTGAAACCACAATGAAAAATCCTAAAGTTGGTATAGTCACCGTTACTCTCGAAGATAACACAACTCATACAATCACAGAATCTTCTACTTATATGCGCTTTTCTGATGCACAACTACTATCAACGGGAGATTCTATATGGGTTTTAGCTGAAACCAATGATTTGTTTCTTCTTTCTTTATTCCCACTAATTTTTGGTGCGTGGATTACGGTTGGTACTATATCTCGCGCTTCTTGTGGTATGTCGTGGAACGATTAATTTAATTGGGGGTTATATATATATGTTGTATGAATACAATTTGAAACTAAACAGGCTTTCAAAAATTAAGTTTATATGTAATGTATTGTTTTGGATTCTTGTTCTGTTTAGTTTACTTTCTATAATGGCACTTATTTTTACTAATGGCAATAAATTTTTTGAGTGTTTCACAATAACCACAATAGCACTAATGATTGTTGAAGAAATTATAAATTTGTTTTTGCGCGATAAAATAATGCAATACAAGGAATTATTAAATAAGGAGAGTAATATAGATGCTTAATATACGAAATGGTGTATTTGAAACCAATAGCAGTTCAGTACACAGTTTTATTATGCTAAATAGAGATATTGATATTCCAAACTATCCCCGTGAGGATAGTGAGGTTATAGATAAGGAAACCCTTATTGTTTATAGAAGTGACTTGTATTTTGACAGACTGTTTAATATTCTAATTTCCCCGAAAGAAAAAGCATTATACGCTTTAAGTGCTTTTTGTAAGAAAGAAGGAATATTAGATGAAATATTATCTATTCTAAAAAGCATATACCCAAAATTAAACGAGATAAAGTTGTGTTGCCCATTAGATGAATTACTTTTTGCAATAGATGAACAAAGTGATGGAAAATTAGCGCATTTTCTAACTACTAATAATATAACCTTGAAACAGTTTATTACCGATAATCACATCGTAGCAATAATAGATGGTGATGAATTTTGCATATTTGAAAAACTACAAGAGGTAGGACTAATTAGTAATACCGCCATCGTACAAAAAGGATAACATTAAATGAATTTATATTGTGAATCAAATAATTATAAGCTGTATAATGACAATATGTTAAATATGTTGGAGGATTTGGAAGAATCCTCTATTGATGTAATAATAACTGACCCCCCGTATGAATTAAACTTTATGAATAAGGGTTGGGATAATAGTGGAGTAGCTTTTCAAAAAGAAACTTGGGAAAAATGTTTACGAGTATTAAAACCAGGTGGATATTTATTAGCATTTGGACACTCCCGATTATATCACAGAATGGCTTGTGCTATTGAAGATGCTGGGTTTGAAGTGAGAGAAACTTTAATGTGGATATATTCAAGCGGAATGCCACACGGTATAAACATTGCAAATGCGATAGAGGGTAAAGTATTACACGGTTCAGCCAATAAGAAAGACCAAAAGAAATTATCAGGTACAAAATCAAAAAGCTCTCTTGGTTATCATAAAATGGGGGCAGAACAGAATTATCGTCCACATAATTATAATGGTCGAGAAACCATCATAAATCCTGACATCACAACCGTACAGGCGCAAGAATGGATAGGTTGGAATAGTACCCTTAAACCCGCATACGAGCCTATTATAATGGCAAGAAAGCCCTTTAATGGAAGCCTAATAGATAATATAATGGAACACCGTATTGGGGGCATTAATATAGATGAATGTCGTATATCTCATAGTGGAGAAAGTGATGTTGGTAGATTTCCGACTAATGTTATTTTATCTTATGATGATAGTTCTATGGAAGAAGTATGCGGTGGCTTTCCATATAGTAAATCCACAGGGGGAAAAGGAGAATCATCCATTAAAGGAGCATTAGGTAAGAATGTTTATAATGGTGGATATTCTCATACAAAAATACCTGAACATTTAGGCGGTATAGGAGATGAAGGAAGTAATGCTCGATTTTTCAAAAACTGCCAATATTCAGATGAGGATTTTGCTGACTATCGAAGATATTGTCATTGTGCTAAAACATCTCAAAAAGATAAGCACGAAGGTTGTGTAAAAAACACACATCCTACAGTTAAGCCCACAGCATTATTAACCTATTTAATAACGATGGTAGCACCAAAAGGAGCAACTATTCTTGACCCTTTTAATGGAAGTGGTAGTACAGGAAAAGCGGCAATGTCTTTGAATAAAAACTATAAGTATATAGGAATAGAATTATCTAAAGAGTATTGTGATATTGCTAAACAGAGAATAGATTACAGTTTGTCGAAAGGAACACTTTTCTAAATGAAATTCAAGATTAAGACCGTTGACTTTCTTTCTGCATTAAAAAAGTCTGGTAAATGTGCGGGAAATAAGTTTGACCCTATAGGAAATTATATTGCACTATCCGTAGTAGATAATATTCTTACAACAACAATTACAAATAGGATTACAGCATTGAATACTATCACAAAAGTAGATGGAGATAATTTTTATGCTTGTTTACCTTATGATAAACTAAATAAGTTAGTATCAAAAATTTCGTCTGAATATATATCTTTCTCCCTTGTTGGAACGAATGTAAAAATCAAGGCTGATGGAACATACACATTAGCCGCATTAGTTAATTCTGTTGGAGAGATAGCAGAAATAAAAGATTTTTACAGGGAAACAATGAAAGCAGATTATACGACAACTATTTCATATAATCAAATAGCTGATATTATTTCTATGGGAAAAGGTTCTCTACATAAGGGAAAGGAATACACCTGTTGTTATGAGAATTATTATATAGATGATACTTGTGCTATGACTACTGATAGTATAGTTGCAACTTATTTTTCAATATGTGATATATTCCCAACCCCTATTTTACTATCTCCTACACTTGTTGATATATTTAAGGATATGGAAGGTGCTATATCTATTGAATATAATGATAAACAGTTGAAAGCATATAATGATGATACTCAAGTTATTTCACAATTACCTAATGGATTAAAAGATTATAGAGTATCGGTTATAAAAGACCTTACCCAAAAAGAATATGAGGGAACTATACAAGTTTACCGAGATGCCCTATTATCTGCGGCAGAAAGATTATCTATATTTGTAAATGAAGTAGCAGATAAATTCACAATTCGACTTGAGTTTGATGAAAACAAAATAACGCTATCTACTCTTTCAGGAGATACAGAAACTATAAATGGTGATGGGGCAAATTGTAACGGAACTTGCAATGTAAATATCAATTGTTTTGTTGATGCCCTTAAATCAATGAAGGGTGATGTTATTGATGTATCGTTTGGAAAACTAATGCCTATTCGACTGTTCAATAGAGAAGCAGTATATAAAATAATTGCCCCCAAAGCATAAAAATATATAACATTAAATTAAAATAATGTGATTCAACTGTTGACATTTCTTTCTTATTTGGATATAATTACTATTGGATAGAAAAAAATTTTAAGGAGTAGTAAATACGATGAAATATAAGATTGATGATTTAGTAAAAGTAATCGTTTCCCATCCTATAGGCGCAGTATATAAATGCAAGGACAAGGTTGGGAGAATTTGTAACATTGCAGAAATGGACAACGGAAAAATCTTATATACAATAGCGTTTCATAACAAATGGGCGTTTGTTTTTGATGAGAAAGAATTTATACTTGCTACTGACAATGAAATTCGCAACACGCTCATAGAAGTTTTGGAGACACCCCATTATGTATGATAATTCTATTGTAAAGTGTCCTGTATGCGGGGCAGAAAATATAGAAACAGAATGCCGAGACTCAAGTTTTGGAGTTGTTGAATCTTATTATCATTGTGAAAATTGTTCCTATTTTCATAAAATGAGCTACAGCCCTATTTGGAGCGGAATTGTAGAGGGATTTCCAAAACAATATTCAAATAGGGTTAAAGAATTAAACCTTACCATTGTGTCAAAATACGATTTCGATATGGGGTATTAATATGTGGTTTTTTACGAAAAAGAAAAATATAAAGAATGAAAATGACTCTGAAATACTTGCATATATAACAAATAGTATAACCGATTATTCCCCCGAACACTCACAACCTACAGTAAAATCTTTTGACAATGTGGAAGTAGGTATACTGTTAGAAGGTGATAAGTTTGGATGCGGAAATTATTTTTATACTGCTCATATTATCTTTAAGTGGAATAGTGGTGGGTTATCTATAAGAAGTCTTAATCTTCACGGCAGTATTCAACTGTCCAATGAAAATGGGAGTGCTTGTGTAACTCTCATTTACAGTGATATTATGGATAACGACCTTATTAGTGTATTGAAAAAGGATGTGCCACAAATCCTTCCAAATGTTAATACTTCTAATAACGCATTCCACATCTCATCCGTTAAAACTTATAATTGAAGGGGTAGAGTAATATGAAGAAACATGACTTTAAGTATTTGGTAGAACTTGACACCGAATATAATCACGATATTGGCGAGTATAAAAAGGCACAAGTTGTGAGTATTGATACGAAAGAAGTATTATCGAAAATTTATAAAATGTTTAAAATAGATTATAAAGAAACTATTTTAAGATATTGTATAGAAAGAGTATATAGGCTGTTCTCCCCCAATGATATTGCCAATTACACAATTGAAATATCAGCGGGGTATTATGGTGATGAAATCACATCCGTTACTTGGGAAAGATTCGATGAGTTTATTAAATGCGTAGAGGATTTGTGTAAGCGTAATTCCGAATTAAGTCAAATCAAATACGCATTAGAGAAGGAATATGGATATATTATTCCTCGTGTAAAAAATGCGACTTGTGTTGTTTGTGAGCAAGTTTACCCATCCACAATTACGGTTGCTTTTTCTGAAGCGGCAGAGTACCAACTAATGAATGCTATGAAGGATGACATTACTAATGAGTATGTCAAACAAATTGAAAACGGAACATTAGGAGGTTATGATATATTCTGTATAGTAGACAGAGACTATCATATCATTGACGGCTTTCATCGTTTCGCGGCTCACTTAAAAACTGATAAAAACCTGTTCATTGGCGTTATCAAACTTTGTGACAAGCCGACAATATGATATATTATCTTAATAGTATAATATAATGTTGTTGATACTCAAGACTATACAATATATAAATTATCAGAGGGAGAATGTGAGTCTATATTTAATGGCTCTTGTAGGGTATTTAGCATGAAGAAGATTTTTGATGATTTCGCCAAAATTTTAGATGTTTCAGATGAATGGTTTGTTTATAGTTCAAATATAAATAGTCGGCATTTTTATACACGAGTACGACAAAATAATAATAAATATTATATGGATGTTGTATTATCTGCTACTCAAGAAATACAGTATTCATTATTATTAACACAAGAAGATTATTTTAATACAAAATGGCTTATTGATTGTTACGAGTTAATTAATAAAGTGTCTATCGAAGATATACGGTTAAATGGTGGGCGGTTTAGTATGGAAGAACTTGCCGATTTTATGAGCTTAAAACCCTATTGGCAATATATATCTCCTGTAATAGCAGATAACAATTATAGTTTATCCACATCTACCTTGATTGTTGGTGAAAATGAATATCCAATAACCTACCAACAATATATGGGAATAAATTGGTTAATAAACGCTCAAAGAATATTTAGTAAGACTATTTTATTAAGGAAATAAATATGAATGATATTAAACAAATACTTTGTACTCTTGCGGGATATATGCAACTTTCTTTAAAATATACTTTCAAAGTTGTTGTTAATTTAGACGAAGATGAGTATTATAAACTTATTCCACGAAAGCTAACAGTGCTTCGGAAAAAGGATGATTATGAGCTATTTACTCATGAATTATCACGGGAAAACTATGCCGAATTAAAATATTTGCTTGCCTCGTATGAAGCGTTTAAAGATTTTACAAACCTATATCAAGTAAAACATGAAATTAAAACCTATGATAAACAGAGTGCTTACGACTATGATTGGTTTTTGCGGAATCTTTCTCAAATGATAGGTGTTTGGAAACATTGGGAATCCTTTGAATATTTTGCAACACATTTTTACTCACGAGGAGACTATTCTGGTTATAAATTTTGGATAAGCGATGATAAGAAGTATCATTACGAGGTTTATGGGTATGGTGGTTTGTATAGTGGAAAATATTGGGTAGAAAACACGGTTGACGAAAGAACCTATAAGATTCTTTGTACTTTGGTAGATTTAAGAAAGACTTGTAGAGAAATCTATCGTGAAGCATAAATAAAAGATTGACAACTCTTCTAATATAGTTATATTATACTGTTATATAATAAATATTTGTTTAAAGAAGGAGTATAATTATTATGACGATTTCAGGCTTGCTATTTAACACATCTTTAATATCTGCTCTTTTATCGGGTAAAACGATGTGTAAATTCAATAGAATAGGTACATTTGTAGAAGATGTTCCTGCATATTTTTTTGATATAATAGATAAAGAAACCTCAAATAAAGTTATTGAAATTGGATTCTGCTTTACTGAAGATTATAGATATTGGGGTTATATGGGACAATGCGTGTTTGCTCATTTTGCTGATGAAGTCATTAGTTCTATTATCTTTGCACTAAAACGAGATGATGTTGAATATTGTTCACTTGCATTTGATGATTATAACAATGTGATGATGTTTCCTTCTGAAAATAATGTATATTTTACAAGAGACGAATTATTAAACTATGATGGAAAAATAAATTGGACACCGCAACCCCTTTTAAGTATTAAACAATAGTATATTTTCTCTTAATAGGAGAATCAACAATTGAAGCTAAAAATGTTGCATATCCAAACAAAAAACATTAGTTAGGGTTGACTTCTTTATAAAAATATGCTATAATGAATTATCAACCATCGGAGGTGTTCTATGCACGAGCTTCTTGAAAAACCTGAATATAGATTCGTTCATAAATATAATCCATTACTCATCGGATATGGTGGAAGTATTGCCTATGGAACAAATACTCCTACTTCTGACACGGATGTTAGGGGTGTTCTCTTTCCTTTTGTTGACGATATTCTCATCAGAGACTCATTTGAACAGGTAGAAGATAAAACAACCGATACGGTATTGTACGCTTTAAAGAAGTTCTGTTCGTTGTGCGCTAATTGTAACCCAAATGTTATTGAACTGTTGGGACTTAAAAAAGAACATTATTTGGTTGTTAGTGAGTTTGGTAAAGAACTTATTGAGAACGCCGATATGTTCTTATCAAAAAAGGCAATCCATACATTTGGTGGATATGCTTCATCACAGTTGCGTAGGCTAACAAATAAAGAAAGCCGTCAAGTATCACAAGCGGAAGAAGAACAGCATATTCTGAACAGTATTAATAATATGATGTTTTCATTTGCTGACCGATATGCGGATTATGCAGGGGATATTAACCTCTATATAGATGTATCATCCAAAGACGAGTTGGACTCGGAAATCTATATGGATATATCATTAAAAGGCTATCCTCTGCGGGATTGGCTCGGTATGTGGTCGGAGATGAAACAGGTGACGAATGAATACGCTAAAGTATCAAGGCGTTCACCTCAATTAGACCCGAAGAAGTTAGCAAAACATCAGATGCACCTTGTACGCTTATTCTATACCGCCTTTGATATTCTCGAAGATGGCAAGATTGTCACTTATCGAGAAAAAGAACATGACTTCCTTATGGATATTCGCAATGGAAAATATCTTGATGGTATGTTTGTTAAACCTGAATTCTATGAAGTAGTAGATGAATTAGAGCATAAACTTGAATCGTATAAAGAGAAGAGTTGTTTGCCTAAATCTCCTGACTATGATAGAATTAATGCCTTTATTAAAAAGGTAAACAAATATGTAATCGCAAACGATGTGTAATCTCAAATGAATAACAGATTAGAAGATAAAATGGCTGATATGTATAATTATCAGCCTTTACCCCTACCTTTAAGCATAACCTGTAAAGAAGAATATATAAACAATATTCCACCACATCTTAATATTAATGGTGGGGAGAAATTATATACAAAGAACGGCACTCTTATATGTAACGATTATCAAAGAATAGTTGTTGGAGATTATGGAGCATATATAGAATTTGATTCTCCCGCCACTCAATTATATGTTGAAAAAGGACAAGAGTATCGTTTAGAAGAAAGATATAACCATATTAAATATATATGGCTAACTATTCCTGATGGTAGTAATATAAAAATATATCATCAAAGACACACAGTAGCCTATGCTGATTATAAAGTGGGTAAATATTATGTATCTGTATACGAGGTAATATGAATTTTTATTTTGATATGGACTGCACCCTTGCGAGGTGGAAAAGAAAATACACACTTGAACAAATAAATGAAAAAGGATTCTTTGCTAATTTACCACCACAGAAGAATTTAGTAAAGAGCGTTTTTGATTTATTTAATAATAAGGCAGAAGTACATATTCTAACTCATGTATTACCAAATGCTTTATATGCTACTGATGAAAAAATAGAGTGGTTACAAAAAATATTACCTTTTATAGATGAAGAACATATACATATATTACCTACAACTTCTCCGAAAAGCACAGTAAAAAAATTATCAAGAGATGATGTATTGATTGATGATTATTTACCTAATATATTCGATTGGAGTAATAATGGAGGAACAGCCGTAATGTTCTATAATAATCTAAATAAAGACAAGTCGTGGAGAGGTTTAAGCATATATAATACTCAATCCTCAAATAGAATAGTATCTAAATTAATGAATATAGGGAGGGAATAACTTGGCACTTTTTGATATACCCGATAGGATAATGACTCCTTCCCAAGATAAGTTACTATTAGAAAGATTACGCATAAAAAAAAGTAGCAGTAAGTCAAAAGGACTTATAGATATAATAAATGAGATTATACAAGATGTAGAAACAAATCTTGGAGAATATAAACAACAATTTAAAGTATTAACAACTAAAGAAGAAGTAGAGGAATATATTTGTAAAGCAAATGCTAACGGTGTAATCGCTATTGATAGTGAAACCACAGGGCTTAATCCTCTTACTGCAAAAATAGTTGGATTGTGTTTATATACCCCAAATGAAAAGCCTGTATATGTTCCAATTAACCATTTGGATTATATATCATTGGAACGATTAAATAACCAAATATCAGAAACAGAAATAAAGAATATATTAGATAAACTAACCGCAAAGGTAATTATGTTCAATGCGGCATTCGATGTTAGGGTATTACGCCACACATTAAATGTTTATCTTAAATGTTGGTGGGATTGTGCTATTGCCGCCCGATTAATGAATGAAAATGAAAAGACTAATAAGCTAAAACCGTTACATAGTAAATATGTACTTAATGGTAATAAAGATGCAAAATCCTTTAATGAACTATTTACTATTTCCTTTGATTTAATTCCAATTCAGTACGCCTATCTCTATGCAGCTAATGATGCTTTAATTACATATCAATTATATGAGTTCCAAGCAAAGTATCTCAATCCAAATAGCAGACCAGATTTAGCAGACATTTATCATTTGTTTATGGATATAGAAATGCCTGTTGTAGAAGTTGTTTGCAATATGGAAGATACAGGAGTTCAAATAGATGAAGAGTATATACACAACTATTTAATGCCAAAGTATCATAAGTTGCAAGAAGATTGTTTGGCAGAGTGTTATAAAGAGCTATTACCATATCAAGAAAAGATTGATATTATGAGAAAGCGCAATCCTCATTGGAAATTAAGTAATCCTATAAACTTAAAAAGCACTTCTCAAATGGAAATACTTCTTTACAAGATATTGGAATATACTCCACCTGAAACACAAGATGACAAGGTTAAAGTTGATGAAGCCGCTCTTTCAAGCATTGATACTCCATTTACAAGAGCAGTCTTAAAATATCGTTCCGTAGAAAAACTACTGTCTACCTATATAGATAATATACCCGATATATTAATTAATGGTAGAATTCATTGTAATTATAATCAACTTGGAGCAAAAACAGGTAGGTTTAGTAGTAATAATCCCAACTTACAAAATATTCCTTCTCGTAATAAAGACATTAGAAAAATGTTTATAGGTGGATTAGATTATAGAGAAGTGGATTCTACTGATGGAGTGTATTCCTTTGATAAAACTGAAGAAATACAACTTGTTAATGGTGAATGGGTATTTGTGGAAAATATTAAACAGGGTGATATTACTGAAGATGGAGTTGTTACTTCCGTTAAAATAGAAGACGGTAAAAAAGGAAAAGTATATATTAAAATAAATATTGACAGTTAATTGTTAATGTGATATAATAAAACAAATTTCCTCATACAGAGGATAGTACAAAGGAGAAAATATTAAAATGAGTTGTTATTGGCAAGAGCAAACTTCCCAATTTCCTTCGGACTTGAACGCACTATACAACCTCTTGTTTGGTATTACTGTAAGTATGAACAAGAATAAGAAGCCGCCAACGGAGAAAGTTTCCGCAGAAAAGCCGAAGTCAAAGAAACCCGCAAAGCCTACTATTGCGGATGAAATAAAGGAAGTAAGATTTCAGGATAGGGCAACTATCGTATTTTGGAAGGATGGTACAAAGACTGTAACCAAGTGCCATAAGGACGATGCGTACAATCCCGAAGCGGCAATGGCTATGTGTATGCTTAAAAAGCTCATTGGAGACGGTTCATATAATGAAGCGTTCAAGCGTTTCATTAAGCCCGAAGTTTCCGCTGAAACCCCCGCAGACGATAATGCAGAGAACATAGCTATCATCACAGCTCTCTTGGAAACAAAGAAAATCACGGATAAGCAGAAAGAGGCTATCCGCAGTATTATGAGGGGTTAATTCCCCTCTTTATTATATATTGTATGGAAAGACTAAAACAACTATTATCGGGTATTAACCCTAACTATATCATTGATGATAATGGATTTTGTTTTTATGAAAATAAAAAGATAGCTGTTGCTTTTTTCACTAAAGAAGAAAGTAATAGTACCGTACAGCCTAATCGAAAACATTTTTCCCAATTGCGTGATATGTACCGTGCAAAGGGGATAAGGCTAATACAAATATTTGATTGGCAATATGAAAGAATGTATGATAAGATACACTCTCTTTTAACGATTGCTGTTGGTAATCCTAAAAGAGTATATGCTCGTCAATGTGAAATAAAAAGAATTGATAACCCCGAAGCGAAAGAATTAAACAATAAGATTCACTTACAGGGGCATAGAAACGCTCATGTTACCTATGGATTGTTTTATAATGGAGAGCTTGTTCAACTAATGAGTTTTTCTAAAATGAAATATAATCGCAATCTTAAAGGTAATAATGAATGGGAAATTATTAGAGGTTGCCCTGGTTCTAACAATATAGTAGTTGGGGGTTGCTCAAAATGTTTTAAGCATTTTATCCAAGATTTTAACCCTGATTGTATATTTTCATATTGTGATACTGCCTTATTTAATGGTGCATCTTATTTAGCAATTGGAATGAAATATGCGGGAAATACTGGGGAAACAAAATATTGGGTATTGGACGAAATAGACCCCTATACAGGAAAACAAGGATATGTTATTCCTCGCTGTCCGTCAAAATATAGAGAATTGTTAGAACGCAGTAAGGGTGTTACTATTTGGACACCTGGCTCGGATAGATTCGTTTGGACAAAAGAAGGATATGAATATCAGGGAAAAGGAAAGGAATATCTATAATGAATACACTTGAATACGGTAAATTTATAAAGATATTTTGTAGAATAAAAAAAGAAGATGGTACACTTATAAGAGTACCCCATTCTAATATAAGGGGATATTCCAAAAAAGATGTAGCGGGACTTTTACCCAAAATATCTACATCATTTTTGACAAATTGGGAAAAATATCTTTCAGATGTGAAAGCATCCGAAGATTGGAAAAATGAAGCCGAAGATTGGCGGCACTTTTTGTATAAACTAAATTCTATTGATAAAGATACTATTTGCAAATACAACCTACCATCAGATTATATTATTGTTTAATAGGGTTACTGATAAAAGATTAAAGTAAGGAATATATAATATGTCTATTACAGCAAGAACAAGAAGCGTAATCCTTTCTTCAGACTATTCCTCACAAGAGCCAAAAGTATTAGGACAATTGTGTAATGATGAAGCAATGCTAACCGCTTTCAGAGAAGGAAAGGATTTATACTGTCAAATTGCCGCAGTAGCTTTCCATACCACCTATGAAAATTGTTTAGAGCATTTTCCAAAAAACACCCCTATCAAGAAAAAAGGGGATAAGTGGTATTATGCTACACAAGAAGAAATTGCCAATAATGATTATGATAAATTAGCAGATGGTGAAACAGACACATATTCAGATGGTAAGAATAGAAGAAGCCAAGCTAAAAAAATTCTTTTAGGATTAATGTATGGTAGAGGGGAACGCTCTATTGCAGAACAGTTAGGTTGTACTGTTCAAGAAGCAAAGGCATTAAAGGAAGATGTTTTTAATGGTTTCCCCGCCATTAAAGAATTTGAGCAAGTTAGTTTGGAAATGGCAAGGAATAAAGGATATGTTACTACTCTTTGGGGTAGAAAACGCCGACTTCCTGAAATACAACTTCCTGAATATGAATTCTACTATCAAAATGGCAACCGTGTTCCTGATGGTATTACTCGAAGTTATTTATATAATCTCCACAAAATAAGAAAGTTTGACGAGAGGAAAAACTATATAGCATCTGTGGCGGCAAAAGATGGAATTATTATTAAAAGTAATCATAGCTTTATTGCACAAGCCACCCGTCAAGTTCTTAATTCGCGGATACAAGGCTGTATAAGTGGGGAAACTTTAATCCAAACAAAAGAACAGGGAATAGTACCAATACATACAGTAGTAAATACTAATGTTCAATTGTGGGATGGTAATGAGTGGACAAAAGGATTTATTATTTCATCAGGGAAAAAACAAAAATGTATTACTACATTTAATACAGGACAGCAATTTATTAGTAGTCCCGACCATAAATTATTAGTAGTAAATACAGCGGGAAATACCCTATGGAAAACTGTAAGAGAATTATCTGAAAATAATCAAAATTACAGAGTGGTGGTTAATCCTAATTATAACCCATCGGATAAAATATATAAATCTGATAGAACAACAAGTTATCCACAAGGCAATAATGTTTACATTGATAATATCCAAGATAGATTTTTAGTTGGTCGAATTTTAGGTAGACTTGCTTCTGATGGTTATACTTCTCATAGCGGTAGAGTTATGCAAATTGTTGCAGAACACGAATGGAATATACTTGATGAACTCTATACAGGAATGAAATTGTGGAAATGTAAACAAATTAAATATCAAGACCTTCGTGAAAACCGTACACAAAGAATTGCTAATATTATTGTATATAGTAAAACTCTTTGGGAAGAAATAAATTTCCTTAATATTAGAACTGCTATTCATCCAAAAATATTTGAAGATACAGAAATGTTAAAAGGATTTATAAGTGGGTATTTTGATGGTGATGGTGGCATTAGTGGTGACAAGATTCTTTGTTCTTTTGGGAAAAATAGAAATTATTTACCACTTATTTATGATATGCAAAAAACCTTATTATTCTTCGGAATAAGAAGTTATGTACGAGAATATTCTTCAAAATATATTCTTCAAATTCGTAAAGCTGATACTCAAATCTTTTGTCAACGAATTGGATTTATGAATACCGTTAAACAAAAGAAAGCAGAACAAATTGTTGCACTAAAATCAGATAAAGTATTTGGCAGAGCCTTAAAAATACAGTCTATTGAGATTACAAATGATTATATAGATATGTATGATGTATGCAATACTGATAGAGGATATTTTATTGCTGATGGTATTACAACACACAATTCTGCCGCTGACATGAGTAAAAAGGCAATGATAAAGGTAGATAATGACGAAGCACTTAAAGAGATAGGCGGTAAACTTGTTATTCCTGTTCATGATGAACTTATTATTATTGTGCCATTAAGATATGCAAGAGAAGCAAAACAATTATTCGCTTATGATATGGAACACGCCGCAGAAGATAGACTAAAGATACCTATTAAATGTGATGTAACTGTATCTGATAGATGGTACGGTGAGGAAACAGACCTTGAAACAGAATTGAAAGGATTGAATTAATGAAATTCCTTAAAATACGAAATGTAAAAAATCCTTGTCGAAATGAATTAGAAAATGCGGGTATAGATTTTTATATCCCAGAAAAGGATTTATCTTTTATTGAGCAAGGAAATAACTTGAATGATTACCAAGCATTTAATGGCAATGGTATTAGAATACCGCCTTATAAAGATGTTAAAATTCCTATAGGTATAAAAAGCAAGTTTCCTAACCATATAGCATTAGTAGCAAAAAACAAGTCAGGAATTTGTGTTAATAAAAAGCTAATAGTTGGTGCTTGCGTTATTGATTCTTCTTATCAAGGAGAAATTATTGTTCATCTAATCAATACTTCTTCTTGTGAAGTTAATCTTGACTATGGGACTAAATGCGTTCAGTTTGTTCCTTTTCTTATTGATACTTCTCCAATAGTAGTTTCTGAAGGCATTTCACCTGATGAATTCTTTGGTGAGAAAACCGCCCGTGGGGAAGGGGCATTTGGGAGTACAGGAATATGAGTAAAGAAGTTAAAACCTTAATATTAAGACTTTCTGCTATTATTCTATTCCTCTCCGTTGTTCTTACTGTTCTTATACTATTTAATAATAAGAAACAAAATAATCTACCCATAGAACTTCCTTATAAGAATATCTTTGTTTCTGATAAAGAAAAAGAATTATCAGATTTTGATAATTGGTTATGCGATGAAGTTGGGGTAGACTGGACTCCTTCATATATTATACTACAGGGACACGATGTTCTTGGAATAATAAAAGGAACAGACTTTAATACTTTTAAAAAAGAATTAAATAAACTTAATAAGTTAGATGTTTCAATATCTAATGATTTACTATACAATCCATTCTTTGATACTACTCATAAGTTTAGTGATATTTTAAAGAATGATGAATTAAATATCATTGAACTGCACATGATAGGTTGTAAGGATTGTGAAGAACTTGACAACAATGGAATTACTAATGATATAAGAAGAAATGTTAATGCTTCTTTTTATAGATATTATATTAGGTCTACTGTTGCTGATGTTCTTGATAAGTATATGATAAAGAATGGGTAAATAATATATTTTAAATTTTATAAAAAAAGTATTGACATTGTAATTTAAAATATGTTATACTATATCTGATGATGAAAAATTCTCCATTTGAGGAGAATACATCAAAAATAAACTTTTTAAATAAAAAGGAGACAAAACAATGATTAGAAAGATTTTTTCGATGATTATGGTTGCCGTTATGATGACGGCTCTCGCAGTTCCCGCTTTCGCTTCTGCTACGACAAAGGACAGCAAGGATAATGTTATTATTCCTTACACCGAACTTTCCGCAGAGCTTTCCGCATCGCCAGTTGACGGTATGACTGTTGCCGAGGTTATGGATTCTGTTATGTTTACTCACGAGCATTGTGATGTGGCAGAAGTACAGGTGTGGGAGCGCAACCCCCAAAACCAAATGAATGCCGAAACCGTTCTGACAGAAGGAATGGATATTGAGGTAAGGGTTTATGTGGAAGCACACGAGGGTTATCAGTTTGAGGAAATGTTCGCAGGAAGTTATTCCGCTATGGAGCTTATTGCGTGGAGGGGTGAAGTTCTCCCCGCTGATGGCGTTGAGCCTACCGAAGCCCCTGTTGAGCCTGTCGAACCTACCGAAGCTCCCGTAGAACCCGTAGAGCCTACTGAAGAGCCTGTTGAACCCACCGAAGCTCCTGTTGAGCCTGTAGAGCCTACTGAAGAGCCTGTAACGACAGAAGTTCCTATCGAAAAGGTAACTCCTACTCCTGAAGTAACCGAAGCTCCTGTTGAGCCTACTGAAGCTCCCGCAGAACCTACTGTTGCACCTTCAATTGACCCCACCACTCCTGGCACTCCCGCAACTGGGACTGTTGCCCTGATGGGTGTTGGTGTTGCCGCAATCGTTGGCGGTGGTGGTGCTATTCTGTTCCGTAAGAAGAACGAAAAGTAAATAGCTAACTAAAAGTTACAGATGCGGGGAAAATAAAACAGCCCCGCATCTTTTTTACAACCTATCAAAGAATAGTGTGTAGTTTAATATTATACACTATTCTTTTTTTTATATAATAAGGAATAATAAATATGAAAGCATCAGAGCTTGTATCTATTCTTGAAGAAGATATAACACCTGTTGTTATATTGGATAACGAAACAGAAATTAAAGACTTTTTAATAAGAGAATACCCGCAGTTAAAGAATGAGATACTAACAACAACATTAAATGCCGTAAAGTTTGATACAGACTTTTATCAACGGTTTGAAGTGTCACATAGATTTGGAAGATATGGGGTTTCGGGATTAGTTATAGCCGATTCTAAATACTATTCGGACATAACAATTACCCACATTAATATAATTAATACTGATATTTTATTGATTGTTGGTACTATAAGTTCATAAAATCAATCCCCCACATACTAATATATAAAGTGCAACTAAAAATGGTTGCTACTTATAAAAGCAACTTAATTTGGTTGCTATTTATTACAAGGAGTAGTGTATGAATAAAGAACAACTGCAAAGAACAGAAAAGGCTATAGTAGCAATAAGAGATATTTTGATGAATGAAGTAATATTTCCAACAGCAGAAGAACAATCTTGTTTGGACAATAAAATGGAAGATATTTTTAACGCTCTACATAAATTAAAGCAGAGCATAATAACATTAGAATCCAATTATGGTGCAGACTTATCTACTTATGGTATAGCAAGTCATTTTATCGCGGCTTATAATATAAATCTCGGAAAAATGTGATTCTATACCCTTAAACACCTTTGAAAAATGTGATTCTATCTGTTTATTGTGTTTGAAAAATGTGGAGCATATTTGAACGGTCTATATTCGCAAGGCTATTTATTCCTTTACTTGATACATAACATTCGGCTAAAAAAGCAACATTCAGAAATTTCAAAAAATCGAGAAAAATGAAAATTAAAATCTACCACAATATATAGTGGTTTTACAGAACAATTAACCACAATATATGGTATAAAATTAGGTAAAAAACGCTAAAAGTGCCATTTTTGAGCGATATTTTTAATTTTATGGTTATTTATACATCCTATGCTCATTTTTGCGCTTTTTTGGAATATTTCATAAAAACAAGTGAATAACAATAAACAATGGACTTAAAAAACAGAAAACATAACCCATTTAAATTGCGGAAATAAATAATATATTATGATTTTGTATTGCATCATTTCCCTATTTATGGTATGATATATATAAGGTGGATATAGTCTGCCTAATTTTGTATGGAAGGATTAAATATTGTGCCAAAATTTTTGACAGAAGATGAAGTTAGAGATAATGATAAGCACATTCTTGGTTTCGATATTGTTGAAGATAATGTTCAGCAGGGTACAGGTCAGATAACCACTTTTAATCAACTTGGTTTCAAAGGAGTAGCGGACAAGCCCGATGGTTGGTATATCCCTACTAATAAAAATGCCGTTGCCATTATTCTTGAAACAAAAAATAGTGATGTTGATTTAGATACTAAAATGTGTGTTGATGAAATCCGTAAGAATTGCACTATTCTTATGGCTAATGGATATAAGAAAGTTGTTGGTATTCTTCATAACGGATATAAAGCAAGAGGATTCTTAAACAATGAACCGATTGATATTCCGAATGAACTTCAGAACAAACAGTTTTATATCGGGTTAGTAAATGAACAGGGAATAAATACATCAAAGATTTACGATACTACAAGAAGTATCAATAATAATCTTCATGTTAATTTCGGTATCAAGAACCTGTATCATCGTATGATATTTACCGCCTGTGCGTTGGTTGCTGAAAGATACGGAGCAAGGCTTGAAGGGCTTAAAGGTAGAGAGTTCTCTATGCTCCATAATGCAATTTTAAGCACCATCAATAAATCGCTTGGAGAAGATAAGCGACAAAACGCTAAACTGCATATTTTGGAAGATGTCTACACCAAAATTGAAATGAACTTTACTGAAAATCAAAAAGCGATTGATGATTTTATTACTGATGTTTGTACCATATCTGATAGCATCAATTCTAACGAATGGCGTGGTGAAGATGTAATGGGTATCTTCTTTAACGAGTTTAATAGATATAAGAAGAAATCCGAAGCGGGACAGGTCTTTACTCCTGAACATATTACATCTTTTATGTATCGCCTTATTGGGGTTACACCTAATGATTATCTTGGTGATTTTACCTGTGGCTCTGGTGCGTTCCTTGTAAAAGGTATGTCCAATATGATGCGTGAAGCGGGTGGGTATGACACAAACAAGGCAAAGGATATTCGTAAGAATCATTTATTCGGTATAGAATGGGATAAAGAAATTTATGCGCTTGCTTGTGCAAATATGCTTATCCATAAAGACGGCAAGACTAATATTGAACAGACTGATATGCGTACACAATATGCCTGTGAATGGATTAAGTCAAAGCCTATTACAAAGGTTCTTATGAACCCCCCTTATGAGAACAAATATGGTTGTATGACTATCGTTGAGAATGTTCTTGATTCGGTCAAGGCGGGTACGGACTGTGCGTTTATCCTACCTGATAAGAAGCTCGAAAAGGCTTCAAAAACGCAGATTAAGCGTATTTTGTCAAACCACACACTTACAAAGATTATCAAACTGCCCGAACCATTATTCTTTGGCGTTGGAGTAACTACCTCAATTTTTGTTTTCAAGACAGGACAGCCGCAAAACAATCAAGAAATTTTCAGTTGTTATATTGAGAACGATGGACTTGAAACAGTTAAAAATCAAGGTAGACAAGATGTAAAAAACAAATGGAAAGAAATAGAAGATTATTGGATTGACAGCATCAATAAACTTCGTGATACCAAGCATAATACAGCACAATGGATAAACCCGAATGAGCATTTGTCATATCAGATGCCTGAAAAGCCTTTTGAGATTTCAGAGGAAGATTTCAAGAAAACTGCTATGAATTATATATGTTTTAAGAAAGGTATTGATACTAAAGCGTTTGGTGAGAAACTTCTTAATGCTGTTCTATATGCAAGTGAAGTATCATCTTATGATATGGGTGTTAGTATCAAGATAGGCGGTGGTGAGGATGATTAACACAAACACTTGGAAAGAATTTCGTGTGGGTGATTTGTTCCCGCCTATTAAAATCAATAAACACTCAAAAAAACCTACATCTGAAGGAAATGTAGAATTTATTACCTCATCATCTTATAACAATGGAGTATCATATTATTGTGATGAGGATGCTATTGATGGGAATTGTATAACTGTATCGACAAATGGCAAATGTTTTGATTGTTTTTATCATAAAAACGCAATTGTGGTCTCTACAGATGTTGAAGTTCTTTATTCTAAATTTTTAAATGAATTAAACGGATTATTCATTTGTTCTGTTTTACAGCAAGAACAGAAAAAATATGATTTTACAGATAAACCTAAAAATGGAAAAGTTTTTGACACTATCATTAAACTTCCTACAACACCTAACGGTCAGCCCGACTGGGATTATATGGAATCCTACATGAAAGCTGTGATGGAAGAATCTGAAAAGAGCCTTGAAAATCTGAAAAGAGCCGATGACACAAAACATCTAATTGATGTTAGTGAATGGGGTGATATGTGCATCGGTGATTATTTTGAAGTTGAGTATGGAACATTTAGACCTAAAGATAAATTAGGCGTTGGGGATTATAATTATATTACAACAAGTGGTTTCAATAATGGTATTACTGATAAAATTGATGTTGCAGACCATCAAGGCGGTTGTATTACTGTAGCATCAGACGGAGCGTTGATGGGGACTGCATTTTATCAAGAAGAACCCTTTTCAACATCTAATATCGTATCTACATTGACACCTTTTGAAACAACCCCGCTAAACAAATATAATGCTCAATTTATTTGTGCTTTGATATTTAGTAAGCGTTCCGAGTTTGGATGGCTTGGGTTTAAGTTTAGTGTTGATAGAGTGCGTAATCTTATTATCAAAGTGCCTGTAACCGCCACAGGCAAACCTAATTGGAACTATATGGAAGAATATATGAGAAGCATTATAAATAAGACTGAAAAGGCTGTTGAAGATTTGAGAAAGCCGTTATAGCAGATGTAGTGAAATATAAAGATAAAGTGATTGAAGCAACAAAGAAGGTTGTAGGGGAATGAAAACCTCTACAACTTTTTTATTAATCAAAAGCTCACACAAACACCTAAAAACAAATAAATTGAAAACATCTCCCCCCTATTATTGGGGTGCTATATAATAAATAACAAAGAATAAGAATAAGAATAAGAATAAGAATAAGAATAAGAATAAGAATAAGAATAAGAATAAGAAATATTGAATAAGGGAATAAAATAATGATGTAGCCGATGAATAGTGAACTAAATGATGTAACAGATAAATAAATATTAATAAGAGATTATTAGGAAAAAAATGTATAATGATAAAAAAAATGTAAACAACTATTCGGGAATAAATGACATATTTCCGATACATTATACACAAGTTTGACACAAGTGACACAACTTTGACATAGTTTACATAGATACATAGAAAAAATGCTTATAGTAAAAGGAAAAACATTTCCCCCCTTTTATTGGTATAGTATAAATAACAACAATAATAAATTATAACTATTACCAATGACCGAGCATAGCGGAAGGACATTGAACATCATCAATTGAGCTTATGAACGAAGTGAATATGCCAATTGTGATGTTATTATATCATTATTATAGTGTATTATATGAAGAATTTTTTGCAAATTAGCTTTTTTTCTATTTCAATATGTATTAGTAATGAGAGTAAAATTAGATAGCTAAAATGTATTCAAAAAACAGAAGTATCGTGTTATCCAAGAGAGCAGTATTATCCAAATGTAATCTCTACAAGAATAAGAAAACATAGCTAACAGGAAAAAAAAGAACTTTTATTATTAAAAAAACTAAATTTATAAAAAATATATTATTTTATATGTTGACAAAGTATATTTTTTAGGTTATAATATATGTATAGTAAGAAGAAATACTAAAAAAAAATTAGTCTATTTAATAATAAGAGAAAGTGAGGAAAAGAGCTATGAAGCGGACATTGGGAAAACTACCTTTTGGCGATAAGATTCATAGAGATACAAAGATAAGTATTCTCTATCTGTTGA